TACTTTACCTTTAGGTACAGTTACAGTTGAGGAAACTAAGGCTCCTAAGGGTTATACTTTAAAGAACAAGACTTTAAACACAACAGATGGAACAGAGATTTCTGACGGCGTTGCTCTATTTAACATTTCAGAAAACTTCGAGCATATACCAGGTGTTGTTGGTGGTAATGAGTATACAATTAGCGAAGGCGTTAAGCGTAGTGGTTTTGAAATCAAGAAGATTGACGAAGAGACTAACGAACCTATCGGCGTTGCTGAATTTAAGATTTTAAATACTAACGACTTCGATGTTAAGTATATTCATAAGGATGGTACTTCTGAAATTATCAAGGCAGGCGAAGAATCTGCGGAAACTATTGTTACAGATAGTTTAGGTCAGTACACTTCTGCTGTGGATGCTTTACAGTCAGGTAAGTACAAGTTGGTTGAGGTTAAGGCTCCAGAAGGATACTTGATTAACCAGTATACAGATTTTGAGATTTCAGATGAAACAGAAATCAACACTATTGGTGCGACAATCACAGTTAATGAAGTGAAGATGCATACAAAGGCAGTTGAGAAAGAAACTCAAAAGAATGTTCTTGATGGTAGTAAGACAGAACAAACAATCGTTGATACTGTTAAGTACAAGCACTTAGTAGTTGGTAAAGAATACACAGTGACTGGTGAACTGGCAATTAAACCAATCGGTAAGACTGTTGAAGAACTAATTGCAACTCCTTCAGAATTGTTTGAACGTGTAAAGAATGATAATGGAGATGTAATTACCTCAAGCGTTACATTTACACCAACAACTCCGGACGGAGAAGTTCAGGTAGAATTTAAGATTAACCCATCTAAGTATGCAGGTCAAAAGATTGTTGCATTTGAAAAGATGGAACAAGGTGACTTATTAGTAGGACACCATGCAAAAATCTTAGATACTGAACAGACTGTAACAGTTAGTATGGACTTAGAAGTGTCTATTGTAAAGGCTGATAAAGACAATACAAATAAGGTACTTAAGGGTGCAGAAATTACAGTGTTTAACGCAGATGGTACAGTTGCTAAGGATAAGAATGGTAAGGATGCTGTTGGAATCACTGATGAAAACGGTAAGGTTACTTTCAAACTCGCATATGACCAAGATAATGAAATGTATGTAATGGAAACTAAGGCTCCTGAAGGATATACATTATCTACTGAAAAATATCCAGTTAAGAGAACAGGCAATGACAAGTTAGGTGTAGACCAGATTTCTATTACAGTTCTTGATGACAAAGTTCCGCCTACTGGTATTCAGTCTAATATGTTAGTGTATGCTGGCGTATTGATTGTCGCAGGTATTGCATTAAGTGTTGTATTACTTAAAAAGAACAAAAACAAGTAACAAATGCTAAAGGGATAGAGTAAAATCTATCCTTTTTTATTTATTTTTTTAAAAATAGTAAAAATTTCAATAAAAACACTTGACTTTTATTTTTTATGTAGTATAATGAATATGTAAATAAAATACGGAGGGCATATTGCTATGTTAAAAAATATTTTAAACCATAAGAAAAAGTTAATCGTTGTATTATTATTACTTGTACTAGTCGGTGTATTTGCATACGTTTTATCAAATAAGAAGTCTGCTGTTAAGACAACTACTGAAAAGACTTCTGAGGTTTCCACTAAGGAAGACAAGAAGAATGAAGTAAAAAACGATAAAAATACCGATAAAAAGAACGAAACTAAGACTTCTGATAAGAAGGAAGATGTAAAGGCTGATGACAAGAAGGCTGAAACTAAGACAGAAGAAACACCTACATCTACATCTACTGAAAACACAACTTCTGTTGCTCCTAAGAATGATACTCCTACAAATAGTCAGTCTACTACAGCAACAAATCCGGCACCTACTCCATGTGTACCTACCTATACTACGGTTAATCACCCAGCAGTAGGTCATTACGAACAGCGTGAAATTATGCCCGCATACAACAAACCTATCTATGCAGAAAAGTTGGTAGGGGGTAAGACTGGTCGAGTGTATAATACATTAGATGAGTTTTATAACCAGGATGAAGACACAAATTATGCCGTACAGCGAGTACAGGTAGATACTGAATATGTTCCCGCTGAATATGATAACGTATGGGTAGAGGACCAGCCAGCATATACAACAACTGAAGCGTCTGGTTGCTAATAACCAAAAAGAAAAGAACTAGATTAGTTTCTAGTTCTTATTTTTTATTTTTTAACACAATAATGGAAATACCTACGACTGTGATAGTAACTAATATACCGGCAACTGTTAATAGTTGTTGGTTTTTCTTTTCTGCTTCTGCTCTCGTCTGTTCTTCTTGAGCCGTCTTTTCTGCTTGTTGCTCTTCCCATTGCTTGTCTTTTTCGACTTGCTCTGTGATTGTGTTCTTTAACAAATTCTTCATATCTTCTTCTGTTTCGATGTTATTAAATGTAATTCCCTTTTCTGCATGGCCAGGCACGATGAATGGAATATATAGGTTACTTGTTCCTTCAGGAATCTTATCTGCCAACTCTTTTGAGTGTAACAATTCTTGTGAGTTTTTAACAACTGCTTTTACATAATCGTCTTTTTTGCTTGCGATTTGGTTATATAAATCTTCATTTGTTCCGTCGATTGATAAGTATTTGGACTTGAATGTATCTTCTGTAAAGTTCTTTCTGTCAATAGTTGTATCTAAGTAGTTAAGCATTTTATTCATAAATGCTACGCCGTGTGCAGGGTCAACCTCATTAATTGCTAATTGATAACCTGCATATTGTGCAGAGTACGATTCTTCGGATTGACCGATAAACGCTGTGGGTGTGTAACGAACGACTTTGCCCTCTGTTAATGTGTCTGTGTATGAGTCTGTCAATTCTGTGTCGATGTATTGACATGAACCACATGCTCCGTCGTAGTACCAGTCAATAACCATTTTCCCGTTTACTTCTTCATCTGAAATGATTTGTTGGGTATCTGTTGATACGTAGAATGATGTTTTTAGTGTAGGCTCTTCTACAGGTGCCTCTTTGACTGATGGCTTAGAGCAACCGACTAAACAGGCAGCAATAGCCACTGTTGTAAATAATTTCTTCATTTTTTAAAATTATACCTTTCTTATTTGTGCTAATGATTATATCAGATTTGTCTTGCTTTTGCAAGTGTCTTATGATAATATAATTCCTACGGGGTGATTAAAATGAAAATTGTATATATAAATGAAGTTGAAAAAGAATTGGCGGAGATTTTGAAGGAAATTGAAAAATCTGTTACAAATTTTGACGTATTAGAGGATTTGGGAAAATGATTTTACACCACAGTCCGTGCGACTTTTTAGACCTGTTTTAGACCTAAAACCAACGGGCTGATACATTATTCAAATTTAAGTAAAAACACGCTTAAAACCGTTCTCCGGTAATGTCATAAACCACAAAAAGAAGAGGCTATTTATCAGCCTCTTTTTCTGGTTCAGGAGTAGTCTTTGTTTCAGACTCTTCTTTCTCTGGTTTTGTAAATGTGATTTTTTTTTCAATATCAACCATCCTCTTGGTGTCGATATTGTTAACCTGTTTATCTGTAATTGAGATTGAGTCCTGCATATAGGTCTTATACTTCTTGACCTCTTCTGTTTTACTCTTTACAAATTTCTCTCTTTCATTTACATCTTCAATCGTCTTAGCGTGTTGATTGATGTTTGTTTCAGCCTCTGCTACACGTTGATTGATAAAGTTTCTCTTACCGGCAAATGTTCCGAACTTTCTGACATTCTCATCAACAGATGTGAGCATTTCCTTACGCTTTTGAATGTCTTGTGTCTTCTCTCTGACTTCCTCAGGAGACATCTTCTCGACTTCGTTACGTAGATTATTTACAAGGTTCTGTGTTCCTGTAGAGTCGCCACCTTGATTTTCTATACGTTGTGCTTCTGTTTGCAGGTCGTTTAATACGTATTGTTTGTTCTCGTTGTCTCCGTAGGCGTTGGCATTCATCTGTGTGTTTTGGTTCATATTATTTAAGAACTGACGGTTTTCAGCGTTTCTATTAGCCTCTGCCGTTGCTCTATTCGCCTTGTCGATTGTTGCTTTCGCCTCATTATTTAGTCGTCTAGCCGTTCTGACACCAGATGCGATTAAACCACTGCCTCGGCTAGCCTGCATTGTTAAGCCTTCAACAGCACCATGCATAAAGCCTTGACCTGTAACTTGACCTGCAATACCACCTGCAAGAGTCGCTGTTCCGTAGTCTTTTGCTTTGTTTGCAATCTTGTCTAAACGTTCTCCTAAGGCGTTGCTTAATTGAGTACCACCTAAGTCAACCTTACCAAGTAGTTCTACAACATCTTTTCTATAACTTAAGAATACTAATGCTAATACCATTGAAACGACAAGGAGCATTGTACCATTTAAGTTCGCAAATACTGAACCATAAATATTAACCATTACAACTAGCAGGATGCCTACTGCAAAGTATTTCATCATTGCTGATAAGAACCCTTGTAACCATCCTAAGAAAATCTTTTTACCTTTGCCAGGATGAATACTAAACAAGATAAATACTGGTGCAAGAATAATCGTAATCATCGAAATGAATTTGAATGCTAAACCACTTAACGCAATTGGTAAGAATATGGCTGCCGTAATAATAGATGAGAGAACAGCAAATAGGCCAATTACATCTCTACCATTACCAACCATAGCATTCCACATGTCTTCGTTTTTAGCAAGTGTTGCCATAACATATGACTGACCTGTAACGATACGAGAGTCTTTTGATTCATAGGTCTGTGTTAAGGCGTTTGTTTCACCGAAGTTTCCAATAGTTGCGTTTGCTAAATATGCGGCCGCAATGTTGCAGACTTTTGCTTTACCGTTACCGTCTGTAAATGCGACTGTTTTTTGTTGCACATTTTGTTGTATCATATCCTCTGCGGATGTCGTTGCGTACATATTTACACAATAATCTTCTGGATTACCAGCGAGATTCTCTTTCGGAATGACTGTATATCCTTCAGGTGCGTTCATTGTGTAAAGTTCATTGAAGGTTCTACCAAACTGTTGCTCTGACCATCTATCAATCGCTATGCTCCTGACGATACTACATGTTAAACTACTGATACCCATCTGGTTTAAGTCATTAGGGTCTGTTGTGTTGCCATATGACGTGCAGAATTGGTCTAACTTTTGTTCTTGGATTTGAGGTCCACTATCTAAACAACTACCACTAGTTAGTGTGTTGAAGATACAGGTTGAAATGATATTTACACCTGTCTGTGGTATCTTTGCAATCTTAATTGGTGCAATCATGATAATGACACCAACGATAAATGAACCGATTGCCCATAGAAGTCCACCGAGTCCTTTACGAAGTTCGCCTTTCCATAATGCAGTATATAGCAACCAGAATGCGGTACAGATAAACGCAACTACTGTGAGTGGCATAAATACACCACGTGTTAGTTGTCCTATAATACCACCGTTACCATTCTCTTCACCAGCACTGATTTTGAGTAGGTCAATATAGCAGTTTTTACCAGAGCCGTCACAAATTAACGTATTGTCAAAGAATATTTGAACCACACTAGCAGTCATTTTTGCAAAAAACTTTGTAATTCCTAAGAATGTTGATTGCAAGCCTGTCATAAATCCACCTGTTACACATGCTAGGCTTTGACCTGTCTGCTTCACTCTGTCAATCGCTTCTTGATTAGGAGTTGACTCTGCCTGTAATATGTCAATAACAGTAGTTCGGTTCGCTCTTAGCCAGTCGTTGTCGTCTCTATCACCATTTACAACGGAATAGTTTACGGATTGCTCAAATAACTCCACACCTGTATACTTTCTATTTGTGACACTCTTCAAAGGATTATGAGCCTCTTGCAGGGTAAGGACATTAGGTGTTCTTGTCTTAGCCATGTTTGCAGAGCCTGTGCTACTACATAGGTTGGCCCATGCAAGTCCTTGCACTGATGATAAAGAAATTATACACATGATAACTGCTATCAGAGAGAATACTATTGCTTTTATTCTTTTTAGCATGGATTACCCCCTTTCTATCGTTGGTACTTGCTTAACTCATTTTGTAAATAATCTATTTGTTTTTGTAGTTGCTTGATGTCTGCCATATATCTAGCACAATTAGGGCACTCATTCACTACAGGTGGTTGTCCCCAACCGTTTTCGCATACATCAAGAATTGAAATATAAAATCTCTTTCTGGCGTCAACCGACATGTGGTTGTCATTGATTGTTGGTTGATAGTCGAATAAGATAAATCTAATAAAATCAGCGACCGATATGGATAGGCGGGCCGCACGCCATCTTACGATGTTTGCTTCATTAAATGTAATATTACCAGTGAGTTTATATATACGCTTTTCCTGTTTGGTTGATTTTAGCAGAGAAAGTCTTGATTCTACTTCTGCCAACTCTTTCTTTAATTCTTCAACCTCACTGGCATTGTCAGATAATATATCATCTAACTGGTCTATACTGTTAATGAGTTTTAAGCGTTGTTTATTTAACGATTTAGATTCAGTATCGCTGTTGTTTAGGTTTTTGAGGCCCTCTTCTGCGTACTCTCTCCACTGTTGGATGTCCAGTGTCAGAACAATCTTTCTGCGGATATAACTTGAAATACTAGGTAGTTTACCAAGTTCTTGAATACGCTCTCTATCACTGATAAGACGTTCTTTTTCATTTTCTGATAATGTAATTGAAACTTGCTGGTCAAGTGCCAATTTCTTCGGCTCTAACGGCTTAAATTTTGGTTGATTGTTAAAGAGTTTGATTAATCCTTGTTGACCTATACCAGCCAAAATGTTTTGTTTGTTTTCCAGTTTTAAAGCGTCAATATCTTCTTGTGTTATTGTTTTCATTTATCTCACCTACACCTTACATGTCTTTAATGCCTTTGCCAAGGCGTCCTTATCTGCCTGTGTTAAATTCATTTTATATTTATTCACAATCTCTAAGTAAATCTTAGCATAGTCACAGTGAGCCTCTTGTTTTTCTGGCATCCATTCGCTAGGAGTTTTTGCACCCTTTGCTCGATTTTGCTTGGCACTTGTAACGACTAAGACATACTGTAAATCGTTGGCAAAAATTTCTTTCTGTTCTGATGACCATGATTGTGCTCCCATCTTAGCGGCTGCATTTAATGGTACTGTGTGGTCCACATCTAGGTCTCCTGGCTTTGTGAATGTTTCGCCTGAATAAGGGTCAACCCATACACCTGATTTGATATAGCACGCTTTGTTAATATCTGTTGTTTCTTTTTTATTTTTGTCTAGTAAAACAACATCTTTGCCCTGATTGTATAACGCTTGCTCTCTTGTGTTCCAGCAAGTGTTGCCGTTCTGTGCAGACCAGTGTTTCCAGTCTTTTCTATTGTATTTGACATCATCATATTTTTCCACTGTTTGGATTGATTCCAATAGGCGTTCCGCAGATTCTTTTGTCATTTTAGTAGCAGACATTGTTTGGAGGCTAGACTCGTATGTAGAGGTCACTCCAATACCTAACTCCGTGTTAATATCGTTCGCTGTTGTATTTTGAACTGTAATATGTGTTCCATACTCATTGTTGATAGTGTCTGCCTCTTCTTGTGTTTCTGCATAACTACCAACCTTCAAGCCGATATCACATTTAATCTTGCCTTCGTTGAGTGATTGATTAACACACCTGCTTATTTCGGCACCTTTTAGTCTACCATAACGTATAAAATCGCTGGCGTTTTGAATATTGTTTAACTGAATGAAACCTAAGAGAAAACCACAAATTATAACGAGACCTACTACTGTTGAGATTAGTTTTTTAATTGTTTTCATTATTATAATTTTTCAACCTTTCCGTTTATTGAAGGTATTGGGTCTCCTACATCACCGATACCTATATTGAAACCAGATAATCCTAATAGTGCTAGATTGGTTGTCTGGCTGAAATCATTTACTTTTAACTTACCGCCCGGAAACTCTTCTAACAATAAGTCTAACTGGTCACCGTTTGTCCAGCGTAATGTAAATTCGTTGTTAGAATATTCTAATTTGATAAAAGCGATAAACTCTTTTAACTGTTCAGGAGTCTGTGCCTCAACTGTTAATCTATAAGAACCGATTAACCATGGTAAATTATCTTCTTCTAGGTCATGCTCTACCATCTGACGTTCTTGCTCCTTCTTAACAATGGCAGTAGAAACCCTTTGTTTAGATGAACTAAGGTTCTCAACTTCGTCTTTTAAGTTCTTCTCACTCTTCTCTAGCCTCTGCTTCATTTTTAATGTAGGTATTAATTGAAATCTAGCGTTGGCTGTAAATGGTAAGATTACATCACGATTGTAAAATGGTGGCATTGCTGATGGGAACACCAACTCTTTTGGGAATTTACTGAAACTCAATGTTGCTCGATATCCTGTAAAATCGACACCGCTGTGGTTTTGTGTGATTTTAACATATCGTGGTGTTTCTTCTATTTCTGCTCCTGTTTCATACACTATGTCATAATAACCCAGTCTATTTTGGTAGTCTGTTTCTAGGTATGGTGTAGGCATTGATGGGTATAATCTTCGTTTAATTGCTAATAATAGTTCTTCTGATGAAGGTCTTTTGGCTGCCAGTATACCACCAGTTAGTTGTGAGTATGTTGCCTCTTCAATCTGCTTGATTGTACTAACCTCTTGTGCAGAAATCTCAATCTCTTTAAAGAATAGGGCCTTTTTAATCGCACTGTAAATTGATGTCAGCAAATCCTTAAAGCCAAACTCTAACGGGTTCTTAATAGCATCTTCCATTGAAAGTCGGTTTGTGAGTTTGACACCAAGTAATATTTTACGTTGAAAGTAACCTTCGTTCTCTAATTCTGCAACCTGCTTGCTGATATAGTCTTGGAATCTACGTCTTGCCGTACCATCTTGATTAATGTTATAAAATGTATTGATGATATTGTTCCCCCATGGTTCTGGGTTAATCTCTTGATTTGAAATTAATAGATGACAGTCAACAGGTTTGTTACCACTTTTCGCTAGTTCACCTAAGGAAGAAATGGTCTGTGTGAAAAAATCACTTCTACCTTGTAAATCTAAAAACAGGTAAGGGTGTTCTGCGATAATGTAGTATGCCCATGTTTCGTCTTTAGTTACAACGATATTGTCAATGATTCCTACAGCAGGAATCTCAAAGTCTTTTTTATTTTTCATGCCTATACTCCTTTTATCTATTTATATATCAAAAAAACTAACTTACCTGTAGTAAGTTAGTTGTATCTGTAATCAAACGAGTTTTCTTTCCATCGTGGTTGCATGCCATTTTTCAATGTAAAATGTGTTGGTTGCAACAAACCATGTTCAGTTCTAATAGAATGCGTACTTTCCATATTAAATAAGTTTAAATTAATCTTTGTGAAAAAGTGACTTTCTAATGTTGGTTGATGAATAACGTCTGTGTATGTAATATACAAATCTGTAACATATTGGTACGCACATTTAAACAAATCTCTTCCACCTAAAATATAAATTGGTCGATAGTCATTCATCTTTCGTTTTAAGCATTGTGGCATATCGTGCTTATCAACAATCTTCACTTCACTCGCTTTTGATAAATCAATTTTATCCAAATTGTGATGTCTATATTCTTTATCAATAAGAACGATAGCATTTTTTGTTAATTGCTCAATCAGTGTTATTTGTGCTTTTGGTAAAAAATATTCTTGTGTTTCACCCATCATATAAATATCGTCAACAAGAACAATCATACCAACCTTGTACTGATTGACTTTGTTGTATTTGCCAATACCTTTTTGAATTGCCTTTTCAACACGCTCTTTTTGTTTTTTATCTGAATAGTGTACTAAACCATTATTGCTCGTTTGTAATAACCACAGGAAGTGGAATATCTGTTGTTGAACTTCAAAATCGTAAGTATTTCTAATTTCCAAAATTCTGTTTGGTGAAGCAACCGTTATGTCGCTCCATGTTTTGTAAACTTCCACATTTCCGTCAAACTCATAAAATGTGTCGTCACCGCTAAAAATATACGGTCTATTTTTCCAATCTTTTCTCATTATCTTTAAACCTTGTCCTCTATGTGTCCAGTCACCTTAACTTCTGAAATATCCATTGTGATATTCTGAATCTTTAAATCTTCACTAAGGTAGTGTTTTAAATCATTTACTTGTTGTTTGTTCAAGTGCATTGTGAGCATGTATCGTGTACCGTTCACATAGTCACCTTCAAAAATCGTAAATGAAATATTTTTAACAGTTAGATAGTCTATTATCTTCTCTGTTTCTGCTTTCTTTTCGTATAAATGTGCTAGATAAACTGTCTTGCTGATTTTAGACATAATAGTATCTGTAAGCGTGATAGAGAGGCCCTTACCACACACAAACGCTAGGACAGCATATATTGTATTGTCAGATGTGATTGACTTTAATAGGAAGGCGTATATCAAAGCGTCTATACAAGTAATAATGTATTGTGTTGTCTTGTTACCCTTAATCAGTAAGATATTTTTAACGTTACCCATTGTAGACGATAAAAGTGTAAGAGAAAACAATAGTATATAATTAACCATTATTCTCTCCCATTAATTTATCTACGATTGCTTTATATGCCTCTGCAAAAGATTTATCATCTAACACATCATACAGTCTTCCTTCTTCATAAGGTGTTAAGATTACATCTGAACGTAATGGAATAATACCTGCGATAGACTCTTCTTTGTATGCCTTCTCCATAAGCATGGCACTCTTATCTGAAATACTGTATACACGATTGACAATTACAAGTGGTCTACCGTTATACTTCGACAACTCTTGTGAGATTAGTCCGGCACATATAGCAAGGCTTGTTGTTGTTGGTTCTGTTACCACAACAAAGTCATCAGCCATAGGGTATGTCACCTGCTCTGTAATATCACTAACGTTACCTGCGTTTGTGTCAATTAATACAATGTCATAGTTATTGCTTAGGACAACCAAAATATCTTTATATAACTTCGGTGTCAGGTAATCAATGTTCTTGGCGCTCTTAGGTGCAAACAAGAAATCAATCCCTGTTGATGGAGAATGCCAGATGGTATCTAATACAGCACGCTCTGTTACATTATCTTCCTCAAGAATATTAAGTACGGTCTTTGCATCTCTAGGAGCATTATTCAAGAAATACTGTTGTCCCCCTGTAATGTCTAAATCAACAATACATACCTTTTTGTCAGGATAAAATTTTCTGAAACTTGAGGCAATTAGTAGCGTGTTTGTTGACTTCCCTACACCACCCTTTGATGATGTAATCGTAATAATCTTCGCATTGCCTCTTTCCTGTACTTCTTCTGTGTTGGTATTTACGGTGTCGCCCTCTGGATAGTACTCCGTGTCGGTATCTACCTCTTCTTCATCATTGATAGTGTTAAAGTTTTCAATAGCGTTATAGATATTCTCTTTTACACCATCATCAACCATACTATTGTTTGCAAAATCACGCAATGATGCCTCAATATCATCAATCATGCTTTGTCCATAATCAACAAAATAGAAAGGCATACCAACAGTACTGTTCAACTTCTGACGGTCCTTGATTCTATACTCCATTTCATCTTTGTAGTCTCTGTCTTCGCCAATCAATAAGATATTCATAACCGCCGCATCACTAATTCTTGCGATAAAATCTACAAAATCGTCTTGTTCTGTATGAAATAATGAAGATGAAACAACAATACAGCATGTGTCTATATCGAAGGTGTCATTATTAATATCTTCGTCTACTTGTTTTATACTTGTATATGGTTTTTGAAAGTCTAGTAGGTCTGGGCTATACTGACTAAAAACATTATACAACTCTGCTTGTCCTACAAAAATCATTTTTGACTTACTCATATATTTACTACTCCTTTACACTTATATTATACACCAAACAGGTTATGAAGGAAGAAACAGGCTAGTGTATTTCACCTGTTTCTTTGCTCTGTATATACTATATATCAATTAATTTGTACTAACGAGTTCTGGAGTTGTCTTAAAGATTTCTGTCCACTCTTCATCTGCTCGAATTTGAATTACTCCATGTCTGCCGAGAACATCACACATTAAACACTCGCCGGTTGATAGTGTATTGATGATACCAGCCCATTGCTGATACTCTCTAATACCCATCTTTTGACATGTTAGTATGTTATCTTTTGTATCATCACTTCTAAAAGCAAAGCGAATTTGAATGCCTGCATCCAAGTCTGTTCCATCTTGGAAGTCAAAATGCCCTGTTGCTTGTGACAGCAGTATGCACGCCATATTTTTAGAACGTCCTTTTAATAGCACTTCTTTAATCATATTTCTGCTTGATGGTAGTGATACAACAGACCAAGCCTCGTCTATCATTAAGAATTTAGGAATATTGACTGGCATACTGAACATGATATCTCTTATCATTCTGTTTAATAGTGAAACAATGACCAGCGAGATTTTTTCTTCTGATGTACATTCATCAAGTGGTTTGCCAGTTGTTGGGAATGTTAATCCTGACATGTTGATAATTGTTACACCATCCTTAATATCTAATGTCTTTTTTGTCGTTTGTCTGTCATGCATTAAAATCTTAGCGATAGGACTTGCAAACAATAGGTCTAGTTTAGTTGCGATTGCACGAACATCCTCTCTTTCATGACGTTCTAATTTGTCTATCAATCTTCTCATACTTGGAGCATGTTCTCGGCATAAGTCACGGACAATATTAGAAACCATATTAGTCTGTGCATCTGTTAGTTTTGCACCAAGTAAGTCTTTGATAACATCTAATGTTAATTGAGCGTTCTGGTCGTGATGTGGTGTAAAGCATGTTGGGTCTAGCATACCAACGGTATCTTTATCAATCACCTGTTTACCAGTTCTCTCATCTGTACTAACAGAGATATCCCATAGTTTTACAGTATTAATAACTCCATACTGGTATAGTTTTGCTAGATGGTTAAAATCTCCTTTAGGGTCGAGAATAACACCGACTTTTCCTGCTAGGCTATTTTGGGCTGCCAAGATTAAACCAAAAAACGTTTTACCGGAACCAGGTGCTCCTGAAATAACAGTATTTGGCGGTTTATTAATATAGGCAGCATAATTGGTGTCAAAGAATACAGGCATTTTAGGCTGATACTTAGAAGAGCCTATATACATAGATAGACCGTAAATATCTCTACTCATGAACTGCCTCCTCTTCTATCATCTCTCTTAACTTTTTAAAATCTTTTTCTCTTGATACAACATATACATGATTAACTTTTGTTTTTGTTAGTTCTTTACGTCCTACTCCATCGTAGTAACGTCTTGCACTAAACAAGTAACGAATTAAACACTTAGCCCATGAGGTAAAAGTCTTACCACCGAAATATGGGCCTGATAATAGCATTGTGCCACCAACAACAGGCACAATGTATAGGGTAAGCATTGGTGGTGTAAAACTCTTAAAAATCAGAATAAGTGGTAATGCCCATATACAAGACAAGATAAGTCCAAATACGATTGCCTTAATTCTGACAGGCTTATTAAATGAGATGTCAGAAATAGCATAGATTAACATTTCATCTGTAAATAGTTTGGTTGCATTTTTTACTCGAATCTGCCTCATAGACATGCTCCTTTCTAAAATAATTCAGAAAAACAATTATACGCTTTTTGCTGGTTAATTGTACTTAGAATTAATTTTTGGTTATCAACTTTTAAAATATCATATTTTAGGTTATCTCTAATTAAACAGTATTCATGTGTTACTAAGTTTACTGTTCCGTCCTTGAATACCTTATAGATGAACTTAACATTTCTGTCTGTAAGGTAGTCCATTAAATCTTCGATTGTTTTCATAAAAACTCCTTCTTGTTGTGGTTGTGTAGAAACGGTTTTAAGAGCGATTTTCGCTAAATCTGAACAGTTTATCAGCCCGTTGGTTTTAGGTCTAAAATAGGTCTAAAAAGTCGCACGGACGAGGGTGTAAAACGGTTTTAACGCAAAACATTTTTACCATAAAAGTTGTCAAGTTTATCGTTTAATTTTGTTTCTTTGGCCAAAAACAATTCATCTTTGTCAATAAAGTCCTTTGTTCTGTCAAGATAGAGCAAACTATCACCATCTGCGTAAGTATCAATTAGTATTTTTGCGTTTTGCCTAACGATTTTGTTTTCTTCGTCCAGAATACCGATTCTGTTATACGAGTTCCCAATATATTTAACTTTAAACACTTCATTATTCTTGATTACATAGATATTATATCCGTTCCTATTACTATATTTTATATCATCTATGTTAAGGTCTTTTAGGTCTTTAACAACAATGCCACTATCATCTACTGTTGAGTACAACCATAATTTATTAATAATAATCTTTTCCTCTAATGCACTATGTTTGTATGTGTAATCAATGATGGTGTTTTTTAAATCGTTTCTACGTTTATTACTATCTCTATATTTTGCTTGTATCGCAAGATACTTTAATCGTGCATTAGTGTATTCTTCCTCAAGCATGTCCAACTTAACATGGTATTTTTCTTCTAACTCTTTAAGTTCTTGTGTTTTGATTTCTCTTATTTGTTGTTTAATACCATTTAACTCATCATCTCTTGCAACATCTCTGGTCAACGCACCATGAAAACCTACATATGTTGGCAGTAAACAGTTATTCTTATTGAAAATTAGTCTGTTCTTGTTTTGCTTGTCTTTGTAGTCTAGGAAGTAAAATAGGTATTGTCCTTCTTTATGGAAATATTCCTCTGCTACTGCTTTTCTTTCTTCCCACTCTTTTGTGTCTTTAAAACCAAAGATATCAAGGTCATACTCTTTATACCCATCAAATAGTGGCTCGTACCTGTGTTTGACAAAATCTAGTTCTTTCTCGTAGTCCTCGATAATCTCAATATTAGGAGTACAGTATTTAACAGATGTTGCTAAATCTGTAGGATATATTTTTTCAAGATAGTTTTTTGCTTCTCCAAAAGTATCAAAAAATATATTTTGAAAAGCACCTATATTGTTAGAGGCTACAGGAACACGCTTGATTGTTTTTTCGTTGGTAATGTAGTATTTCATATGGAATATATCAAAAAAGCGGGAATATATCCCGCTCTATGTATTATCTCTTTTTGATACCACTTCTTCCTCTATCAGTTAAAATAATCTCGTCTGATAATGGCACTGTTGAGCATGATATGATTTCATCTCCACTCTTTAATCTATGAAGAACGTAACCACCTGCTCCTCGTCCCTTAGATGGGCAGTCTTCGACTGGTGTATATTTCACTTCGTTATTTGATTCTGTCCTGATAACATCATCATGAGAAACGAGATTAACATAAACAACATCAGACATCTTGGTACCGTTAATTAGACCGGCTCCCATATTAACTGATTTTAGTTTATCTAAATCCATCTTAAAGATTTCACCATGTTTGCTAATCATAATAAGCGACTTGTTCTGTCTATCATCTTCTGTAATAGGTCTAGCAAATACAAGTTCTTGGTTATCCAACTTACAGAATGTGCCATCTTTAAACCTGTTCTTGAAGATATTTAGGTTGCCATCACTAGAAACAACAAGTGTCTCATAGTTTGTATCGACTGTAATACCAGCAATATCTTCATTACCATTTGTAAATGTAGAAATGCTTTGTGGTAAATCAAGAGGAATATTCTCAACGTCTAATTGCTTGCATGAGCCATCTTTATTGATAGCAAAGATGTTACCATCTGACAATACTTTGAATTGAGAGTTTTCTACTTCTTCAATCGACTTACTAATCTGGCCATCTTGAATATTTATAAAGCATTCAACACCCTTTGCAAGTAATCTGCGTTGTTTTTCTAGGTCTTTTTGTTGTTGCTTTAAATCTTCTAATGACATACCAACAATCTCTGTACGTCTAGGTGATGAAATAATTTTGCATGTTTCTTTCAACTCTGTAATAATTACATTGTTGATTGCTTCAGGATTACCCATCATGGCAATAATGCTTTGCTTTTCTGCTACAAGTTCGTTTTGCTTACGCTCTGCCTCTGCTGTGTCTGCTCTTGTCAATTGGCGTAAAGGCATTGCAAGAATTTGATTTGCTTGTCCTTCTTCAATCTTAAATGTTTTCATCAATTTAACACAAGCCTCATCAGAGTTATCGGCGTTTCTGATAATGCTAATTGCTTTATCAATATCAACCAAGACCTTAACTAAACCATCTAATGTATACAGGTCTTTGTCAATTTGCTTTAATCTGTATTCAGAGCGTAACTTTATAACATCTTTACGCATGTTGATAAAGCCTTCAATCATTTCATACATTGAAATACCTGTCTTTGGAACAAAGTTGTCAATGATTGTAGTATTAACATTATATGAAACTTGGCAACGTGTATATTTATAAAGATTGTCAATTAACCTAGGAATATTTGCTCCAGCCTTAACAAAAATCTTTAATCTTACCTCGCTCTTATCCGTTTGGTACTTTGAGTCAGATAGGTCTTTGATTTCCGAAATCTCTGCAAATAACCCCGCCTCTTTCTTGGCGATAATATCAGTCATTACCTGTTCTACTGAAACATCATAAGGCAATTCTGTAAAAGTGATTTCTGCTCTACCATGAGGTGTTTCCTTTACATTGTATTTACCGAGAATAAGGAATTTACCCTTGCCTGTTTGCAGATAATCTGTAATACCGTCTTGACCAATAACAGTTGCTCCTGTAGGAAAGTCAGGTCCTTTGATATACTTAGTTATTTTTGTAGGGCTATTCAGTTTGCCTTGTAAGTATGCAATACATGCGTTCATGACCTCGTCAGGATTGTGTGGTGGTATCGTACAAGAGAAGCCTGTGGCAATACCTTGAATACCGTTAATGATTCCTAATGGGAAACGAGCAGGTAAGAACATAGGCATAACCTTGTCTCCCTGTTCATTCATAGTCCATGTGCAACCGTGCTGTTGTGTGTCTCTAACAAGTTCATAGCATGCTTTGTTCATACCGATTTCAAGATAACGGGCAGCCGATGCTTCGTCTCCTGTGAACTTGCCTGGCTGACCTGTAAACTTACATAGAGGAACTCGTGAGTTATATGCTTGTGCCCAACCATCAAGAACTCCGTTAATCGACTCTTCTCCATGTGGGTGATAGTCACCCATGATAGATGACTGAACAGTACCTTCTTTTATGTTACCCTTTTCAGGTCTTAACCCTAACTTGTACATACCCCAAATACTTCTTAGTTGTACAGGCTTTACAAAGTCGTAGTTAAACACTAAGGCACGGTCTAATAGAGTAGCGTATGCATACTCTAAGCCCCACTCGTTCATAATATCTACTAACTCACATTCAATAGGTTCTCTGGCATTTTCTAGTAGTTCGTCTATATCAAAATCAACATGTTTCTTTTTTGCCATATATTAGACCTCCTCTTCATATTCTACAATCTCTGGTTTATAAGGGCTTGCCATAATCCACTGTTTGCGGGCGTCAGCACTATCTCCAGAAATCAGTTCAATCATTTCTCTTGCCTTATCTACATCATCAACCTTAATCTGAACGATACGTCTTGTTGTTGGATTCATACCCGTTTCAAATAAGATATCTTCTTTTGTTTCACCAAGACCCTTAAAGCGGTTGATATGTTTAATTGTCTTATTTTCTCTTGCAAGTTTTGCTTCAACTTCTTCTTTTTCTTTTGCGTTTACACAATAGTACACTTCGTCTTTTGATACTGTAATAGCGTACAGAGGTGTAAGCATACGGAACAGTCTTCCTTCTAAGATAACTTGTGGCATAAATACCCAGAACCATGTAATCAGCAAGTTCGCAATGGCTGCTCCATCTACGTCAGAGTCAGTTGCCATAACGATATTGTGATAACGCATATCTTCGATATTAAAGGAGTCGCCGAACCCAGCACCTATACAACGAATAATATCCTGTGTTTCTGCATTTTGCATAGCGGCCTTAGGGCTTGCTTTTAATACATTGATAATCTTACCCTTTAGAGGATAGATTGCCTGATAGCGTGAGTCTCTGGCTGCCTTTAGACCACTAAGAGCAGATAGTCCTTCACCAAGATACAACTCACTAATCGGACTATGTGTAATCTCACAATCGACAAGTTTAACAGGCATAATACTGCTACGTGTTACCTTGCTCTTCTCTCTATTTAGTTCTTGTTGCTCTTGAATACGAGTGCGGTTCTTCATCGCCGTAATGACCTTTTTCGCCATTGTTTCAACATTATCTCTGTTTGCAGGACGATTCAACCATTCTCTTAGTTTTGCTAAAATATCTTCATATAATGCTTTTTGAAGTTCTTTACCACCAAGTAGTTGCTTTTCCTGACCAACGAAACGAGGCACATTTGTCTTAATCGTTAGAACTGCCGTAAGACCTTCTTGAACATCTCGTGGAATTACATCTCCATCGTTTTTGCTAAGTCCATTTTTCATTGAACGGAATTTTTCGTTTAAAGCGTCTGTTAATGCCTTTTCAAATGCTTGGGCATGCACACCACCAAGTGTTGTACGAATATCATTACAATATGTATCTAAGATGTAATCATAGCCACTATTATAGTTAAACGCTAGGTCGTAGTATAGTTCTCGTTCATCGTTTAACATATCTTCATCACTATACTCTTTGTTAATAAATTCTAAGAGTGTTGGACCGGTAGCACCTTTAGGAATGTTTGGATTAGGCTTTCCTTGACCTCTTTCCCTAAATGCTGTTGCACCACTGATAGTAACAATATCCGTGATGTTATTGCCTACTTGGATATCTACCAACTCTTTAATACCGTCTGATGACTGAAAGACTAAGCGATTGAACGAACCATCTTCCTGTTCGTCTAGTACTTCCATTGTTGTGTTAGGATATAAATACGCCGCACCTCTAATACGTGCGATAATATCTTCTTTGTCAAATTGGTATGGCACAATAAACCAATTATCGCATAGTTTAAACTCGATAGATGAGCCGTGTGGGAATAGTTCCTTCTCTTCTTTAGAACGATTGTCCTTGAGGGTAAAAATTTCTGAATTGTCTTTTGCTGGTTTAAATACACCCTTGTCATCAAACAAACCTGGCACATAGTCTAAAAAGTCTAAAGCATAAATCTTGCCATTTTTAAAAACTCTTACCTTGAACCACTCTGATGTACCGTTTGTACTTGAACCACCGACACCGTTTTGTGATGTTGTGAATTTACCTTTTTGAACACCTTTTAATGCTGAACCAGACTGTAATAGTCCTAATGCCTTAAAGATACCAGACACTTTGTTTCCATAAGCGTCTGTTGACATGTCTGTTGGAATACCGCGGCCGTTATCTTCAATCTTAACTACTCCGTCGTTGTAAAATACAACTTTTAGATGTGTTGCTACACCAATCGCCACTTCACCTAATGCGTTGTCCCAAATTTCACGAATCGCCACATTTTTCTGTGATGAAAATGGGTATTCTTCGCAACCACGTTCATCTCCGAAAGTTAGGTTTAACCTTTTTCTCAAGTGTTGAAGTGGTGTTAATGCTTCGATGGCCGATGCTTTGTAATTCTTAATTTTGTCGTCTTTTGTTAATTCTCTTTTCTTAGCCATTATGTTGTTCCTTTCTCTCACTTATATTATACAACAAATATATCAGAAAATGATGCTTGAGGCACTATTTTTAGGCATCGTTGGTTGCTTTTTGTAAGTTTTGACATCACTTTTATTAAAACCATAAAAGGGCACCCTTGCGAGTCCCCCCTTAATATGGTATTTTATTATAATATTATTCCCTATCTGCTAGTTTTGCTGATTCTCTAACATAGAAATTTTCATCGTTTAATAACCTGTCAAATTCTTCTTTGCTTAATAGGTTACCACGAGAAGCAACTCTTTGCCTTACTATTGAACTACTATCTGTTGCTAATTCGCTAAGTATTTCTTTGTTACAGCAAGCGGCGACTGACGACCTTACAGTCGCATCTTCATCATGAGACAAAATATCATGATATTCCTTTCTTAATGCAACCATACTTCTAACGATAGGTGAAGTGTCGTTTACAAGAATGTCTGTCTTATATCCTTTACTAGCAACCTCTCTTCTGATGGTCTCATTCTCGTCTTTAACAAGTTCGTCAATGCCTATTCCAGCATTAACGCACGCTAATTTTTGAGCCGTTGTTCCATGAATATATGAGTCTAATTGTTCTTGATATTTCTTTTTAAGTTTCTCGTCTTTTTCTTTGTCTATGCAATCTTGTGCAACACTTCTCGTAAAGTAATCATAGTCTATTGCAAAGAGTGCCGGGTTGTGTCCTTGTTGAGCCACTTCTCTTCTTACATGATAATCAGGGTCTTTTTCTAAAATATCTAATCCATATCCTTGTCCTGCACACAAGACTCTATCCCCAATATTGTTACTGTATAGTAGCCTATTCATCTTTTCGTTGTATCTATCTACTTGTTGTTGGAACTCCTCATCGCTCATGTTCTCTATTTTATGAAATACGTGGTTACATGTTCCGGTTCCGGGATTTTTCGCCGTGCACCATGTAATATTGCCATTTCTATTTAACGCTTTTACTCTAGGCATAAATTATATCCTCTCTTTCTATCGGATATATCAAAAAGAGGCTATATAAGCCTCTTTCTTTTAACCCCACAAGTCTACTGCTTCGTCAGAGTTTGCTAATGCACCGAAGATGTCTTCTTCCTCTGCTACTGCTGGTGCAGGTGCTGTTGCACGTGTTGCCTTCTTAGGTGCTGTTGAGCGTACAGGTGCTGTAGGCTTTGCAACAGGTGCTGATGCATTATTACTTGCATGCTTTGCAATTCTAATATCATACCAGTTGCTAATCTCTACTGAAACAGACTTAGCACGAATAGAAACTTCTGTTGTTGCTTCGTGTACAACACCTGAATTATCTGTCCATTCAGGACGGTCTTCCACAGTTAAGTCACCAACAATTACTAACTTAGTACCCTTAGGTAAATCGCAACTGCATAGGTATTCGGCCTGCTTACCGTAAATCATTACTCTCCAGAACTTTGTTCCTGTTTCTTTCCATTCTTCACCGTCTAAGTAACGTGTAGATTGTGCAAGAACTAACTGGCAGTAAGAGTTGCCATTGCGTGATTGCTTTAATTCTAAATCGCCTGCTAAATTTGCTTGTAGTGTAATTTGACTCATAAAAAATAATCTCCTTCTATGCCCTTTTCTATGGCATCCTTAGTTATAAATAGGGGTTTACCCCTACACTTATATTATACAACATTCCCACACGATTAGGATAAATTCATCAAAAATGTAGGAATGTTGTTAATATTTTTACAGAACTTCAATAAATACAGGTACGCCTTTTTCATTTACTGCAAAGGTTGTAACACCACGTACAGAAGATTTGCCTGTAAAAGCATTGAAGTAATCAGAACTTGGTTCAGAGGCCGCGCAACTAATCAACCAACGCTTACCACCTGTCTGCATAACTTGATGATTGTGGAAATGACCCATTACCATGATGTTGGCGTGGCTTCCTGGCATTTCAGCAAAGCACTGGTTCTTCCACCATGCTTCTTGACCTTGAATACCACCCTGTGCTTTATGTCCATGATTAAATGCAATCTGTGAACCATTCTCTAAATCAATGACTGCTGTTAATTGTTTATTTGCAGGGCGAACAAACTCGATATTACGTAAACATTCTTGCTCTGCATTTTCACAAATATCTTGTAACTGGAAACTGATTTCAATACCATAATCATTTTCAGGAGTACCTGTCGGCTTACGTGAGCCATTTCTAATCTCACCGTGGTTACTTGGCACAGCAACAACATATACCTTAGGTGCGTAAGGAGCAATAATCTTAATTACTTCTAACATTAGTCGTCTGAAACATCTAATTTGTTCACCTAATTCTAGGTCATTTGTGCATAACTGCTGTGGTGTGTTATTAATATTCTCAATACCATCTCCTAGGTCTGTAATGATAACGGAAACAGGCTTGGTGCGTAAGATACGCTCTTTGAACTTGTATGCGGCCTGCAATACTCGTTCGATTGTTTCTTTTGAACCACCGCCAGTTTCGTGTGCTTTACCTAACTGAACGTCTGACAGTGCAAATACCTCTGTCAATGTTCCGTCTGTATGTAGCCTTGGTTTTTCTGGCGCAAAGTTGTTAATAACATCATTTAACTCATCGTATGTATGCAACTGGACTTCTGCTTGTGCAATTTGTGGGTTATATGTAAATGATTTACTGTATGTACCATCTTTTAGTCTGTGTACTCTTGCACTCTTCAAGGCAACTGTTGGCACAGGATTATCTTCAAATAATTCTGTAAGTGATAACTGCTCTTCTTCTCGTGGTGTGGCAACTGTACCTGCCTCATGCACTTCCATCTCTTCTAAAATATCGTTAGATGGTGCTTTTTCTCCACGCCATTCTAATACAATATTCCATGCACTTATCATACGATTTACAGTTGTTGTACTGATGTTTAGTGTATTGGCGATTTCAATAATACTAGCACCTTCGCACATTGCATGTAAGACATAATCCACTTCTTGGTCTAATTCGGCAAATGCTGGCACAGGTTCTCCGAACTCATCTGTCAATAGACCAGCAAGACTTAACGCATAGCGTACTAGACGAACCCTTGACGGTGCCACACCGAAGATGTCTGATAATTGATATTGCTTTAGTTCTTTGTTGTTTCCGTTGTAGATTTCGATGATTGTATGCTCGAGGCCACCTTCTTCAAAAATGTACTCATAACCATCTGCTATGTATTTAACTTCTTTCATTCTTTCTCCTTTGTTATCTCTGAAATATCTTGATTGACGAACCAGTGCCCTATATGAATGGCGTCTGCTTCATCATCTGTGTTGTTTGTTAATTCTCTGTGAATAATTTTTGGTGCATTTTCAGGTGTAAACTCTTTTAATTGGTCACGTTTTAGATTTGCTATACCATGATAACTTTGCCATGTTTTCGGGTAAACCATGACAAGTGAACATGAACCTTGTAAAAGAGCACCAATAATAAGCCCTTGTGCAAGGCATAACTTCTTTAAGGTGTTCACGTTTAATCTACTAAAGGCGTCCTCAACGACTATATAATCAACTTGATAGCCCTTGACAACTTCTTTGATTTCTTGAGCCATGAATTTAACTCTGTCTATCCATATGTCTCCCTTTTTGGCCTTTTTATGGGCAGAGCCACTAATAATGCACTCTTTGTCATTCCATAGTGAGTAACCTGTTGTTGTGGTTGAAATATCTAATGCTAACGTATACATGTTTTAAGACCTCTCGCAGACTGGATAGTATTTTCTATTAAAGAAACCACTGTCATAGGCCCTACGCCTCCGGGAACGCTTGTAATCGTACATGTATCGCCATGCTTCTCTTCAATATCAAGAGCATCGCAATCGCCGTATAATTTTCCGTTGATACGATTAATACCGACATCAATAACAACTTTTACATTATCAGAGATGTAAGAACTGTCTATTGCATTTGCTCTACCAATTGCCACAATTAGGATATCAGCATTTCTGGTAATATTCTTAATATTCTTCGTTTTGCTATGACATATTGTAACAGTTGCGTTCTTGTCTTGACATAACTTTGCGACAGGCATGCCAACCAACTTAGAGCGACCTACAACAACTACATTAAGACCTGCTAAATCATGATACCCCAAATCAGATAATATCGTCATAATACCTTTTGGTGTACATGGTTTGTATTCTGCTGTTGAACTGAATAATTTACCCTGCTGAATAAGCGTTAATCCATCAACGTCTTTTTGTGGATTGAGATGACTTAATGCTTCGTTCTCATCTAGGTGTGATGGCAGAGGTAATTGTAGTAGCACACCATCAACATTATCTTGATTTGAAATTATCTCAATATAATCGTTTAAATCTTTTTGAGAAATGTTTTCTGTGATTTTAATTGTCTCGGCATCAATACCAATCTGCTCTGCTAGTCTTTGTTTACTTGTAACATAAGAAACACTTGCAGGACTATCGCCAACAAGAAGCACTTTTAAAACTGGTTTTCTTGTCATTGAAGAGACATCATCTGACAAAGACTTAACCAAATTGCTTCTTAATTCTTTTGTATTGTATATCATTCTCTTTAACCTTTCTAATTATATTATACAACAAATATGCCATTTTAGGTATAGATGTCTGATAGTTGATATATCAACAAAAGAAAGGAGTCGGCAATGACTGAACAGAATAAGAGATATCATTTTTCACCTCTGCTCGGCGAGGTTAGAGAGTGTAGGGCAAAATCGCAAGAAACATGCCCGTACTGTAATGCACCTCATTTTAGTAGTCTAAAGGATGCTAATGATTATGCAAATGAAATGCATGATTGTTTTGCAACAATGAAGAAATTTGACTTCCTAGACAATGATTACATGCACAAAGATAGAGGCTTATACGGAGATGGTGGTAGATTGGGAGATACAAAAATCCATTCATATAAAACTGTGTGGTATTATGATAATAAGAGTCCTGAAACAAGATTACAGTGCGAGAATGTATTGTTTGCGGCCGGTCTAACAAAAAGTGAGGTAAGTGACTTACTATTATACCATGATAGTTTTGTAATCGTTAATCCTAAAGACCCAGAGGTCGGTATAGGGCAAATGAAGGTAATCCTAAATGCTCAACAAAATATACCTGAATTAAAGAGTTATTTTGCTACACATACAAAGGACTCTCCACAAGAACAATTTAACAAAGTTATCGAGTATTATCGTTATACAATGACTGATGAATACATAACAAATAAGCGAAAGGAACTGTTTAACGGTGGGTATACGCCTACAAGGCACTTGTACGAAAGAGCGGGTTATTTCCCATCACCTCTTACAACAAGTATTTCAGAAAACTACATCATTGGGCTAAAACTGAACGATAAAAAGTTGGACAGAGATTTAAGAAATATCTATCCAACAGATAAAGAAGATTTTAAGACATTAAAAAAGTAGACTGATTAAGTCTACTTTATTTTTTCAAACATTTCTAAAATAACATCTTCATCAAAATTATCATCAATGTAACTACATGCGACACCATCTTCATTTACTGTAATTGTATATGGTGTGTGAATAAGGCGTTTAGAGTGTACTTTCAGTGCTTCTGATTGATTTCCACTATCCTCAATCCAGATTCCCAGCATATGATTGAACTTGACATCATCAAACGGTTTTTCTTCATGACTTGAAATTACCAAGTTGGCGTCTGTCTGCTCATAAATAGACGCTGGGTACAAATCAGCAGACAAATCAAATGTAGCAAGAACGCCTCGTTGTTCAAGTGATGTAAGCCCTTGAAATACTGCCTCTGTAAACTCACTAAAACTCATTACGGTGTCCTTAGGTAATGATGCGATATTTTCTAATACTTTGTCAGATACAAGAGGTGTCTTGACTGTTGCAAATGCCTCTGGCTCATCTTCGTCCTCAATATCTTCATCTAATAACTCATCAAACTCGTTTAGTAGGTTTGAAATTTCTAATAGTAACTCAAAATCATCACTGTTTTCCATGTAGTTGTTGACTGCGATAGTTCGCTTGGTCATATCCACTAACGCAACTGGATTTAACTCCCCCGGCTTGCTAATCATAATAATTTCATCATCATCTGAATTGGTATACTCCTGATACCCATGTTCTTTGACTGCAACGCTAATGCTGTCTCTGATTTCTTCATAGCGTTGTAGTGCTTCTAATAACTTAGATAGACCTTTCTCATTTTTGTTTAACATTTTCATACTTCTCCTTTATACTTTCTGCTTTTGCTTGCTCTATTAAAGACCTGTAGTACGACTGAATAAAGATTTTGTCTGTAAGTACCTCGTACTCTTGCTCATTAATCTTATCTAACACTTTTTGTGATTGTTCAGTCAGTGCATCACGGTCAATAATTCTTGTTTTCTTTTTGTTTAATCCCTCAATTTCAACCATCTCATTGTCATATAATTCCTTAATAAGTCTAAGAATATACACATCGTTGTAATCCTTAGGATTAAGTTTGATACCATTCGTATTCTGTGTATCAAAATAGACTTTTAATGCTAATAAACTACTCTTGATAGATGGTCTTAAACCGTCTGTCTTCTTATTATAGTCTCGTTTACTAGTAATGTTTAAATCTTCATATTGTACACCGACATCCTCGGCTGCCTTTTTAAGGTAGTTATTTTTTAGCACCTTGTCCTCTATATAATTTGTAAACAGTTCCTGTATTTTTTGAATATAGATTGTCTTAGACTCTGGTGTATCATCAACTAAAAACTTACTCTTAATAGCATTGTAGTATGTCTTTGTAATACTCTTTACCTTTGGTAGTGGCAGACCCTGTTGGAGCAATTCACACGGGTCTACTCCCGCAGGTAGCAGGGCTATATACAACATATTATGAAGTTCTGGGAACTTACAAAAAATATGATTCATGGCTTTTTTACCTGCTTGGTCACCGTCGAGCATAAGGATAATTTTGCCATCGTTGCCGATAATATTTAAAATTAATTTTTCTTGCTCTTTTGAGAAAGCCGAACCACTAACTGCCACTGTGTTTGTGTAACCAGCATTATGCATTGCCTCTACATCGAACTGACCTTCAACAAGATATATTGCGTTATCTTCTCTTGCTTTAAACCTAGCACGTTCTACACCATACAAAACTTTTGACTTATCGAAAATTAATGTGTTGGCAGAGTTAATATACTTACCTGCTTTTTTATTATCAATAAGTTGTCTACCTGTGAAACCAATAGCCTGACCGAAGATATTACAGATTGTGAATATTAATCTGTCACTAAATCTACAATAACCGTGTTCAGTGTTTACACCAACTTCTTGTAACTCCTCTTGCGTGTAGCCTTGTGCATTGAAGTAACGGTTAAATTGCTCATTAGAAGGACAATATCCGTAAACACTTGTAATTGGCAAGTTGCGTTTAATGATTTGTTGCTTTGCAGGATGTTCTTCTGGCAAGCATGAGAAATTATATTTAAAATACTCGTCTATCTTTGTCAGTAACTCTGTTAACCTCTTTTGCTTGGCATAGTCATCTTTGTTATTTTTCAAATCTAACTCAAAATTGTATTGGTCTGCAAGGAACTGAATTGCTTGCATTTTTGTTAAACTGTTGCGATTGGCTACATAATCAATGATATCACCATGTGTTTTACAACCAAAGCAATGGAAAGTACTGTTGTCTTTATATACTACAAACGATGGTGTCTTTTCATGGTGAAAAGGGCAGAGGCCTTTATAAATATTGGCTCCGCCATGTCTAAGGACAACACCGTCTTTAACGATAAAGTCAACAATATCTACTTTATTTTTTAACTCACTAATTGTCCCCATTATTGCACCCTTTCCCTATTCTTAAACTCATCTGTCATCTTAGAGGCGATTGCTTTTAATTTATCAATATCTCTTGCCAATTCAAAGTCATTGTTTTCAAGACATTGTTCTTTACATGAGTCCAACCTTCTTAAAATACCCTCTAAATCATACGAACTAATATATTTACTGCAAAAAGCGTTCCAAGTAACTAAACTTCTTGGCCCGTAATTGCTCATCTATTCTTTTCCACTAAATAGAAAAATGCATTATTAGTTCGTTCTTGTGTGTCCTCTTCAAAGAAAGTATGAATATAGAATGCAATACATGCTTGATAAATAGAATTATCTTCTTCTGCTAGTAAATTATCTATTACTTCCACATCTTCTACTGACAATTCCTCAATAGGCTTTACACTCTGATACTCTGTTCTCAATACTTCGATGATTTCTTCTGTAATTACCACATCTTCTGAAAGCCCTAAAATCTCAGGACTTTCTTGAAGTGCCATATAAACAACATATGGTGGTATTCCTTCTTTAACTGCCTTACTGATAGATTGCTTTATGTTACTATTCACTAGAACCACTCCTTAATTTCTCGGCGTGTACTCGCCTTGTTCTTTCTACGGTTATATCGAATATCTCCGTGGATACTGTTACCGATACCGCCTCGTGCTTGTCTTTCTCTGGATGCCTTAAACTTATCAAGTGATGTAATCTTCATATTTGTGTTCTTCATGTTTCTTACCAAGATAACCCTTTCTTAAATAAATCTGATTTAATTTTACTAATAGTAAACATATCTTGTTTATAAGACTTTTTATCATAAGCCTTCTCGTTGAAGTAGAATACAACTAATACGTGCTTTTTAACTATATCACGCATTACTGTCACCCGTATTCTGTCTGGGTAAATCAGAATCATTTTCTTTTTGTAATAGTTCATGCCTTCATATAAGACATTCAGTGGTTTCTTCTTTTGCATGCTCTTAGTTTAGCATGATTATAATATGTTGTCAACTCTTTTTATGAAAAAAAATATTTGTCTACCGGAACGGTTTTAAACACTCTTTCACTTGAATCTGTATAACTTATCAGCCCGTTGGTTTTAGGTCTAAAATAGGTCTTAAAAGTCGCACGGCCGGGGGTATAAAACGGTTTTAAGGCACAAAGAAAAGGCTGCCTTAAGCAGCCATACTCCATTCAATAATCTCTTTTGATTTCGCTAGGCAACGTGATAACCAACCGTTAATGTTGTTTAACACATCTGCTGTTAATGGCTCAATCTTTTCTGCGTAACTGAACACAAGGTATCTTGCTCTTACATGAGAGTAATCTCTGTAATCAACTTGGTCTGAACCTAAAATCACCTTTTGAATTTCATCGCAAAGTTTTAACATCTTTGTCGCTACTGTTCTATACTGCTCTTCTGATAATTCAAAACCATTCTTTAAACCATAATCAACCACACTGTAATAAAGTGTTAAAAGAACCTGTGATTTGTCGAAACTAGATGGCTTAATTGTCTGTGCTTTCGTCTCTTCAAAGAAACTATCAACATCAATCTTTCCTTCTGTTACTCTGTTCACACATTCAAGCATTTCAGGAGTGTCGTTTTCTGGTGAGAAAGCACCACCCATCATAACCCACTTGCCTGTGTTTTCGTTGTAAACACCTGTGAAACCCTTTGTGATAGAGTCTTTTGCCGTACGCATATCTTTTGTTAGGTCTGCAATAGGGATATTAATGTCAATACCCTTTTTACGTGCTTTTTCAAATCTAGCAAGAATGACTACTTGGTCCTCAGATGCTTTCTTGAATACCTTTCCTAACTCTGATTCTGCTGGTACATAACCAGAAATTCCGTACTGTAAGTGAGAAGGCTTCATTTCAATTAAATAAGATTTACCTTTCTCTGTCACTGTAGGAACTGCTGAGGCGAACTCTACAATTACTTCGCCTTTTGTTGGAGTGTTAAACGCTCCGAAATTCTCAATCATTTGTCGCATACTTATTTTCTCCTCTCGTATACCCTTATACTTATATTATACAACTTTTTACACCAAAAGGGTGCTTAAGTTAGTATTTATTTTCTTAAAAGCATTGTCTAACAACTTTGTGTAAATGTCTTGGTATTTTGTTGCAAACATCTCGTTTAATTCATTGTCTTTATCAATATCTACGCAGTAGCAAGTACCGCTCTGCGTACTTAACCAACGAATTAACTTAACTTGTCTAGTCAATGATACGGTAACCTCAAACTCCCCATCCTTGCTACGAGTCGTTACGATGTAATCTTTGGGTTTTATACCTTTCAGTGTTTTGCCACTCTTTGCGAACTTTTTATCAATTTTTGTAAACTGTTTATCTCGTATCTCTCTGTACTGTTCTAGCATGATTTTATCCTTTCACAAATAGGTAAGGAGCAAACTTTGTTACTAAGAACTTACCATCTGTTGTTGCTTTGATTGTGATGATGTATCTGCCTGTGAACGATACACCGTCTGTGTCTTTCCAAGTGATGTTTGCATCTACTTTGTACTCACCCTGTGTGTCTGTGTTGTAAATCTTATAAGACACGGCATTATTATTCTCGATAGAAACACTACCACCAAATCCTGCAATTAAATCAACAGGTGCGTTAGATGGTATATACTGGTCGATTTCGGCATGGCTATCTTGTGTTACCTTAGAGAACGCTTTGATGAATCCCATAATTGTTGGTTCCATCTTTGGTGCGATAGATGTGTTAGTATCACCGTTTCCGATAACTCCTTCTCTAGGTAAAGAACTTGCGTTTGCAATCGCATATGTAGGAATAATTGATGGTGTTCCAACAAGTGTAACCTTTTGTGTTGTTTTGTCATAATACACATTTAACTCAAAACTCTTCCAAGTACCTGTTAGTTCTGACTTTTCTGTTTCTGTGTTCCCATCTTTATCTGTCATATACACACTAAAGTCATAGGCCGCACTATAATCGTTAATTATTTTCTCTCTAAATAAGATAGGCTGACCAGCGGGTACTTGTTTTGTTTTCTCATCTGTAAGTTGTTTACCGTTAAATTGTCCAACATCTGAACCATTCAGCACATTCATCATTTGTTTAGAAGCACTCGAATCTGTGTTATTGAGATAGTTGTAAAGATATTCCTGTGCATATGCTCTACCACGCTCAATTGGGAACCCCTTATTATCGCTATGTTGAACAATCATATTCTGAATATCTTGTTTTGTATAAACATTTTCCGGGAAGAAGGCGTTTTTAATTGCAATACCAAATAAACTTAAAACCATTAATAAAATAAATGCTCTTAGGATATATACGCCGAACAACTTGTTTCTACGCACATCTAAGTCTTTATCTTTTACCTTTGCTTTTTTACCCCCAATAGGAACAATCTTTTTATGCCCTTTTAGGATAAATTCCTTTTCTTCTTCTGCTTCATTCAAGAGATTAATCTGTCTAGGTTCACTAATCTCTTCTATAGATGATTTCTTTTTAAAACCCATTATTTGGACACCTTCTTTCTGAATTTACTCTTGTTATTATGGAACTTGTCAAAAGATGTTTCAACTTTTGGTTTTTCAAGTTCTTCTCTCTTGTGTTCTCTTCTAATCTGTGCCTGTGTTTGATACTGTTGCTTGGTTAGTTGGTTGTTCGCCTCTTCAAAGTGTTCTATTTTAAAGTTATTATCACTTTCACGAACTGCCGGAGTAGGCTTTACAACGTGTTTCTGCTCTGGCACGATATTTGTCTTATCAAACCTCTTAAACTCTTCCGGTACGTCTTGTAGGACCTCTTTATTAGGCGTTAAGAGAATTTTGCGTGCAACACCAAACCCAAGATTGGCAAATTGATGTTCATTGGTTGATTTTTGAATTAAATAACATTCTGCTCTGTACCCATTAGATGCAGTAGGGGCAGCCAGGCGTTGAAACTTGTTCGGTAAAACTCTATACTCCAACACTTCTGACTTGTTAATCATTTCTTTACCTTTAGAGAATAGACCTTTACGCTCACCCTCTGTAACTTTATAAGAAATCTTAGAAGTTTTACCTAAAATCTTACTAAAACGCTCTGCCTCATCGTCTGTTGCACCGTTATGAATTAAGAAGTTGTTAATAACGTTCATAAACGCATCTATCTTGTACCCTGCGTTAGAGTCTGTATTGGCAGCCAACTGCAAGATAGACTGTACTGATAGAACAGGGAAACCGCAGGCTGAACGAACTTTGGCGACAATATCTGCAATCAAGTCAATATCAACTGTCTGGAACTCATCCATAAAGATACCACAAGGCAGTTTGTTGTCGAGTGATTCCTTATAACCGAATGCTCTCTTAATATCTGAAACAATGATACTGCCCATATACTTAGCAAATTCTGGCTCTGCATTAGGTGAGAACTGGAACAGCACAATAGGAGCATCTTCGTCCATACAAATCTTAGATAAGTCAATATGGTTATCTCCGTGGGAGCCTCTATACAAACTACTACTATAAGAACTCATAGTTAAGTTCTTCATTGTTACTGATAAGCCGTCTAACTGTTCTTTTAATAAACTCTTAGGAGCGATTAAGTCATTATATACTTCTTTTAAACTGTTTAACTTCAATTCCATCTCTCTATTAGGATTAGCCGGGTCAATCTTTCTTGCGTATGCTTGTATCATATCGAATAGTGTCGGTATTTGTAAGGCTGCCACAAATTGTGAAATACCACCTTCATGCCATGGGAAATTCGGCATGTCTTTTTCGTCTAAACTATTGATTAGGAAGAAGATTGTTTGAAGTAAACTAATCTGTCTGTTTTTATAAACTTCTGAGGCAGCATCCCACGTTCTCATACCAAGCACTAAGTCTGTTTGCCCTTCTTTTGTAGCAAGTGGGTCATAAGATGCTTGATACTGTGCTAATGGCCCCACACTCTTGCCATTAACAAAATGCAAAAACTTTCTATTATATTTCTTCGCACAACGAGAAGCATGGTAGGCTAAGTTAATGCCTTTCTTAAAGTCTAAGATAATCATTGGGTACCCAGCCTGTGCGGTATTCTCTATCATTTGTAGCATTGTAATAGTTTTACCAGAACCAGGCACACCCTCAATGACTGTTCCCTTAAAAGCGTCTTTATAGTACATATACACTGGTTCAATACCACTATATGTTTCACCATGCTCTAGTTCCACATCTTCAATTAGTGTTCCTAAAGGAACTGCCTCTGCTGAATTTAACTCACCGTTTTCTAAATCTTTTTTGAGTTTGTCTCTTCTTAGTTTGTCTATAAAGTTTTCTCTGTATTCAAAATTATGGAATGGCCCTGCTTTCATCTTTTCTTCTGGATGCCTCTTTAACTGACTAGCCTTAGTTAAGCATAATATGATGCCTATCACAGGACCAAGAATACTTGTTGCCAAAATATACTTGGCTATCAATGCGTCAGGAAGTAAGAAAAATAACAAACAGAATACTAATACAGATGGTATTAAAATCACAGGGATATTGAACTTGTTTTTGTATTTTAACACTCTAAACAACACAAAGAATAGTAAATAACCAATCAGTATGGCTGGCAGAATAGTAAAGCAGATTATACCTAAAAAGACATATAAGCCTAGTTCACTACCCTCTTCGTCTTGTTTCTTTTCGTCTACTCTTTCGCTCATATGATACCTCTCTTTAGTATTATATCAAGAAAGGCCTAAAAGCACCTTCACTATCCCTCTCTTCATCGGTTCCATCTGTTTTAACAAACTTCTTTTTTATACCATTTGCTTGCATATATTCATTTACCTTTTTTGTAAACCAACGTTTCTTCCATGGTTTTCCATCTTGTGCTGGTTTATATTCAATAAATGTGTGCTTTTTAGCCATATCTCTATGTAGTTCTTCAAGTTGCTTGCCTCTTTCAGAACATGCAAGAATATCTTGATAGCCACCTTTGTTTGTACCTACAATATTTTCATAACAGTACTTGTCAATATATGCGATATTATATCCGTTATCTATACAATCTAAACAGTATTGCATATCTTCTAACACACTGTCCGTTTTAAACTTGACTGCTTTAGAGCGATAGCAACACAACGCTCCTGATACATTAGAGTAATCTGCTGGGCCATATTTCGCCTTAGATAGAAGTATAAGTTTGTTGGTTGACGGAACTAATCCCCAAGCAATAAGACCCCTTTCTTCTGCAACACTATCACAATATTCTAGCATGTCAATAAATTCTTCTCTTGTTGTAATATTGTCAATACTGCCAAACTGCTTTTCTTCTGTTGGCTCATTAAATTTACAGAACCTTTTAATATCATCATCAATGGTTAAGATTAATTTGTTTTTAAAATCAGCATTTTCTAAAATATAGTTTAAATGGTCTGTCTTTTTATGAAACGGAAAAGGCAAGACTATTGAAATGTCTCCAATAGTCTGTTTATATCCTTCAAAATCATCATTACATACATGGACATATATCTCATCTTTATAAATACCGATTTTATTTAGTAAGTGTGCTGTTAAACAACCATTAGGGCGTTTATAAGATGGAATATGAATTTCAATTTTCTTCACGATTTCTCCTTTACCATCTACAAGTATCTAAAAAGCGTTGTAGATTTTTAGTCGCCTTGCCAGGCAATTCTTCATCACGATACATTATACACATAGAAGCGTTGGTATACCCAAAGAGTTCGCCGTTTTCTTCGTTACGTTTTAGATACGCTTTTGGATAATGGTCGCTAAAACGAATTAGGAAGTTATCTCCTTTTGTAAATTCTAAAAATCTACGTTCATCAATATGGAAGCCCTTGTTTTCTAAATACTCTCTAACATCTGTTAAGCGTGTTTTATTTACAACAAAATATGCCGAACAAGATGCGTTGCTGAATGAATAGTCAACAATGTCCTCATCGAATTTGTTGGCAAAATCAATAGCCTGCACTCTTTGAGATAACAATGTATTTATGTTGCTTTCTAATTGCAAAACTCTCGACTCTGCTTTGCGATATGCACCACTTGTCTGCTTAAATTCTTCAAGCATCTTTTCCTTAGATGGAATTTGCCCTATATGCTTTGCTTGCATGTCTTGGACCTTGTTTTTATACCACTTTTCAAAGTCTTTTTTAATAACACGATTTAACTCACCACGATAGAATGGTAAGTTCCTGTCTACATTCTTTGCTCTAAAAATATCGTCTGAATAATTATGCTTTGTTAATTCAACCGATGTATTTTGTTTAGACGCACGGTGTATCATGCGTTCCATGTATTCTTGAGCATTTTCAATACTGTCAAAATGTTCAGAGGCGCTATAAGGGCATTTGCCGTTCTTCGCATGACATTCGTTGATTTGACCTTTGTGGTTAATATGGAATAGTTTGCTCATTTCCTATCTCCTTTCTATACTTATTATATCATTTGTTGATGATTCTATAGAAAGTAGGAAACTGTGCTTTGTACTTATTGTATGGTTCTTGAATTCCCTTTACTGCTTTTGCAACTACATCAATATGGATATAGTCTATATTCTTCATGCCTTCTTCTTCCCATAGTTTGTCTAAGAAGTAAATGAGTGTTTCTTGGTTTACGAGTTTAAAATTTTTCCAACCCTGTGACCACCAAGAATTATCACGCATGATAAATGAGTTAGGGTTTGCAATACAGATAAACGCTTGTACATTTACATCAATACCTTCGTAATATTTCTTCCACAAGAACTTAGATTTAACAATATTAGGGTGGCTACCACTGAACTCATTTTTACTTCTTAGGATTGCCCCGCCTTCACCAACACTGTATGACGCTTTTTCTTTCCAGTTTTTGCTATCAATAATGATGACTGTATCACCGATAATGAGCAAATGGTCTGTATCACCAAGACGGTTAACGGAGCCTTCTTCTTCATCAACTCCTGTTTCTTCCTCTTCCTCGTCATCTAATTTTAAGTGAATAGAGTCTACTAAAACAACATTAGGCTTATCATCAATCCATTTACGTAAAACTTCTGATGTAGATTGCTCGCCTTTTGCACCAGCCTCGACAGCCTTTCGGTTGATGCCCATTTCTTTGTATTTAGGGTCGATTAACTGGTTAAATAAACCACTGCCTGGTGAGCCAAAATATCTTCTGCCTTTTTGTTCAATAAACTTCTGAACTGTCTTTAAATAATCTTCTGAAAGTTCTGGGAATGTGTTTGTCGTAATATATCGAACAATCATTGGCTGTTCTTCATTAACAACTTCTTTATTAACAACATCTTCTGGTTGTGTAATAACATTTTGTTCTACGTTACTATCGCTTTTTATCTTCTTGAATGGCATTCTTATACTCCTTCACATGTTCTTTAAGTTCTCTTAACAATCTAGCATATTCATCCCCAAGGACCTCTGTAAAATTACAAATATCCTCTTCTGAATAACACTTCTTATTTGTATCAAAACTCTTTGATAATTGGTATGTGGCAATACATGCATGCATTAACTCATGATTGAGTGTTGTTGCCATCTTTAATGGATATTCTTTGTTTAACCAAATCTTAGAATCAACCGAAGATGTTAAGCCTAAGAATACGGCACCATCTAAATCAACTTCTTTACCGTTTCCGATAATATCTGTCATTTCTTGTGTTGTCAGAAAGTCTAATTCCCATTCTTGGGAGCCAATATAGAAGTTTATCATACTTAATCCTCCTGATAAGCACTTCTGCCTATTTCTTTTGCAATTAAGATTACTTTACCAGCACTAGCGTCATGTAAACATGTTTGTAGTGTGATGAAATTATCTCTATATTCAATTTCATTTAAACTAGCAACTCTTGTATGTGCTTTCGCATACGCAATCCAGTTATTAAATTCTTCTTCTGTAAAGTTTTGAATTTGATGGTCGAACTCTGACGAGTCTTTATTTACAAGAACATAACTAATCTGATACTTACGAATGTCATTCTCTGTATATAATGTGAATGTACTATTTTTCTTATAGAACTCATCATCATTAGGATATAGGTTTAAGTTAGAGAACTTTTGCGTGTTGATACTACCGCCTGCATGGCCATACAGAATTAAGTTTTTGTCTGCCAGCGTATTTTTGTAGTTCATAAATACTGTACCAAAAGCGTTGTAGTCTTTATTTACATCTCTATCTAGGTAATAAGCATTATCGGTTGTTTGTGCTACTGGTTCACTAACTAAACCAGAGTCAAATTGTAAGTAGGCGATAATATCTTCGTTTACTTGTTTTAGTTTTAGAATTTTATCTTTTGTAATAGCAGAAGTAATTTTATTATCTTTTACATCAATAATCGTTTTTACTTCTTCTAGTGCTTTTGCTTCTTCTTGGTTTCTTGCAAACTCTTTATACAACTGATAAGAAGAAAAGCCAATTACGCCCAGTAAGGTTAATGTAATTAGTCTTTTAATTAAACGTGTTAGTGTCTTTCCCATTTACCTTTACCAATTCATATACCGCAACTGTTCTTTCTGTCACTGGGCCATGGCATGTCAACAATGTTAAGTATTTATGTCCTTCTTTAATCTCGCCGTCTTTGATTACTTTAATTGCTGGTACCGACTTCATTTCGTTCAAGCCAGAAATTGTTATTGCTTTTTCAGGAGCAAAGTATCTATCATTGTCTATTACCCGCATATCAACAAGTTTGTATTCATATGTACCTTTATTTGTGTATAACTTAGCCGTTTCCATATTATTTTGGGACATTACATCTTCCCTTGATACTAAGTAACCAAAGCGTGTATTATCAAGCATAGAATGACCGTATAATGTTACCGAGTCATCTTCATAGGTCTGGTTTTGATAATACACCTTAATTGTACCAGCAATATTGTAATTGCCGTGAATATCAGAGCGTAGGTACTGCTCTGGCTCTGTCGCTTTAACAACAGGTTCTGTAATCATGTTATCACCAACTGTTAGATATGCACTAAATTTATCTGTACCATACTTCTGATTGATTTTATTTACAATGTTAATGCCATCGTTAATATAGTCTTGCTCTGTTTTATGCAAATCACTTTCTTTAATCGTGTTGTTTACTACTTCACGTACCTTCTCGACCTCTTTTTTATTCTGCCAAGAAGAGTAGTACTTGTATCCGATAATGCCTGTCGAACCAACAAAAATAATTGTCAGGACAACAAGCAATATATATCTTATCTTTTGTTTCATATTTATTACCTCTCTTACTGATTATATCAGTTTTAAGGCAATTAAGAGCAAGGCGAGAATAGTAACGGCAACATAAGTAAATCGTATTAATGTTTTATTTAAACTACTCACATATACTTTTTCACCGTTAAATGCATTTCCTAAACTTTCTTGCTTAGGTGACTGAAATAAAATCACTCCAAGCAAGAACATACTCACAAATGCTGTGCAAATAATCAAAATATGCCTCATCATTAGAACAACTCCTTATAGTTTGTCTTTTGTGTCAACCCCTTGATTTGGTATATGATTTCTTGGAATGTACCAACAAGAATCAATACAGATAATCCATTAATTGAGGCTGCAAAATCAATTGGTGTAAATACAGCAACTGCTAGTGAAAGTCCTGCAATAAACGCTAATACAGGTGCACCAATTAAGTTAATCTTAAATAGTTTTTTACGAATTACTTTTGCTGACTGTGTAGGGCGAACACCCAAGATATACATGGACCCCTTAGACAAATCGTCTTGTAGTGTATCACCGTTCACCTCAATAGAATTGTAGATAAATGTCATAAGCATAATCACTACTATATAAACTACGAAACCCGTTTTTGTTGTGTAAGATGTCCATGTCCAGTTTAAGTTCTTAAAGTCATTAATAATCTTTAAAACAGACATAATCATACTTGCAAATATAACAGGCATGACCGAACTTGCCAATAACTTAATAGGGAAATAGTGTGCCTCTATATACTGACTATTACTAGCAGAGTGGATAGGTAATTTAAACACTTTCTTATTTGCAACAATACATAGAACAATAACAGTAAACAACACAACCATAATAACTGCAAAATATTGCCAGTATGTAGTTAAATCGCTCTTTGCTAAGTATCTATTGTATGCTGACATAAACTGTAACACAATACTAGGGATATTGCCTAAAATACCAACTGTAATAAATACAGATATACCTTGACCGATACCCTTTTCGTTAATTCTGCTTGCTAGGTATGATACGAATAGTGAACCAACAACTGTTAGTAAAATCAGATAAATTGTCTGGTAAATATTTGTAACGGTAATACTGATACCAAGTTGTGCTTGTACTGTTTTACTTGCAATAATACCGTAAGTCTGTAACACACTAAGGATAACGCCTATAATTTGCGTTCTTCTGTACAACTTGACTTGTCCTTCTTTGCCCTGTTTAGATAGGCGTTCCCATGACGGAAAGCCTATTGTCCATAACTGTGTCACAATGCTTGCACTGATAAACGGGCTACAACCTAAAGCAAATAACCCAAATCTGCTAAGTGCCCCACCAGAAACAAGATTCAATAAACTACCGAGTTCTGATTGTGCTTGTGTATGCTCTACATATGGTAAAGGAATGAATGTTCCTATTTCAAATAGAATAATCATCAGTAAAGTAAATGCAATTCTATTTCTAACTCTTTTTGTCTTTAACCACTTCATTACTTGGCTCCTTTCACGGCTTTGTCGATAACAAGGCTAATCTCTGACAAGAAATTGTCGTATAAAATTTGAGCCTCTTCCTGATAGACAAGAATAGGATTATTACCTGACCTTGCTCTCCATGCAATACCAGTTTTGAGAGATTCCAGTTTTTCTAAATGCTGAACCCAGCAGAAGTCCATCGCTGATAGTAGTAACTGTTTTCTGATAATCACTCTCTCGACATCACTTAAGTAATCATCGTTGATTTGAACGTCTAGTTTAGCCAGGCATTCATCCAATTCTTTTACTGTATTGTAACGTAAGACATTATCTCTTGATTGATAAAACTTATTTCTCTGCTCACGAATAATGTCGTCATACTTTAATGCGTTTTGTCTTGAAATAGAGGCTTGCCCTGCAAGTTCCGTCTGTAACTCTTTAATCACTCTTAAAGTCATCTTAGTTGGAACATGGTCCTTGGTAGTAATCTTCTTTAACGTGTCAGTCAAGGAACTTCTTGCAAAAATACTATCTTCTGCACTAATGATTGTATGTGTAATACCCTTATCACCTTGGCGTCCACTTCTACCCCTTAACTGTCTATCAATTCTACCATTTTCATTCATTTCTGTCTGAATAACTACTAGTGGGTGGTCTTTATCTTCTAGTACAATATCTGTGCCTCTACCAGCCATATTCGTTGCAATCGTGATATCCCCCAACTTACCTGCCAAGGCAACAATTTCAGCCTCTTTGGCATCCTGTTTTGCATTTAATACTTCATGCCTAATATGTTCACGTGTCAGGATATCGCTCACAACTTCACTATCATGTACAGATGTTGTACCAATAAGAATTGGGAAGTCTTGTTCATGGTACTGCTTGATTAACTCAAGTACACGCTCCCATTTCTCTGTCTTTGTCTTGTACAACTCTGGTGTATGGTCTACTCTAATTACAGGCTTGTTTGTGTCAATCGGCACAACCTTTAACCCATATACTTCCATAAACTCGTCAGCCTCTTCTAATGCAGTACCTGTCATACCTGCTAGTTTATGATACATTCTAAAAAAGTTTTGAAGCGTGATGGATGCAATCGTTACTGTTTCACTATGAATGGAAACTTGGTCGCTATGTTTCGCTTCTAATGCTTGATGTAAGCCCTGATTATATCTTCTGTCAGCCATAATACGACCTGTACCTTGGTCGATAATTACAAGTTGCATACCATTACCAAAGTCCTTAATTGCATAGTCAATATCTAGTTTGAATACATAATTGGCAATCAATGCTTGCTGAACTAAATGCATAATATAAATATGTTCTTGACTATATAAGTTTTCAATACTTAATAATTTTTCAAGTTTTGAAATACCATCATCTGTTAATTTAACATTGCGATATTGAGTATCGACAATATAATCTTCTGTCGGTTTTAGTTGTTTTACAGCCTTGTCTACATTTATTATATTCACCACATCTTTATCTTTTTCACCACCAATAATGCATGGAGTTCTACCATTATCAATGAGGACGCTGTCTACTTCATCAATATTGGCGAAATGAAATGGCTTTTGAATTACTTTGTCATTTATACTCATTACCATTTGGTCTCTTAACCAGTCAAAGACGAATGTACTTTCAATACCATAGATAATATCATTCTCTGCGTAAATCGTCTTTTTAATATATTGTGATGACTGTTGCTTGTTAAATGCAGACTTTAACCCGAAGAATGAATATACAGGTGCAAGATATTTTTCATCACGCTCTGCAAGGTACTCGTTTACTGTGATTGCATGGACTTGCCCGCTACAAGCATTGTAAATAATAGGGTAAAGAGATGTTAATGTCTTACCCTCACCTGTTTTCATTTCTGCAATCTTACCGTCTGACAGGATAATACCACCCTGAATTTGAACATCGTAAGGAGATAACCCCAGTACACGCTGAATAGCAATCGTAATTAGAGCGAACATATGGACTTTCTTATGTTCTGCATCAACTTCGCTCTTAATCGCTTGGAAGGCTGTTTTTAACTCGATATCTGACATAGATGAATAAATACTCTCTTGTTCTCTAATCTTCGCTACCAACGCCTTTGCACGCTCTCTATCGGCAGTGCTATATAAACTCATTAATTTGTCTTTAATATTCATATATAACCTCTCATATATATTATACAACAAATTAAAAAAAAAGGAAGACCTATTCATCTTCCTTTAATTGTACTGCGTTCTTATCTCTTGCTTTAAATTCTTCTTGCTTTTCCTTAAGAACTCTTGTTACTTCTTGTGATACAACTTCAAATATGTCTGCATTATTTGCAAGTCTTGCACGTGTTCTTCCTTCACCAACTGCAAGTTTTAATTGTTTTGTTTCTTCGTTATACTCACAATTCTTTAGTTTTTCTTGCTGTTCTTTTGTTAAGTCGATATTTGCATAGAATGTAGTTCCTGTCTTTGAGATAACCCCGAACTGTACACCCAATAAGTAGATTTCACCAACTGTGTCGATACCACTTGAATAAGAAAGCAATGTACTACCAATACCACCCGGTGTTGATGCCTTGTTCTTTTCGACCTTTAGACCGACTTCTGTACCGATTACAGAACCCTCTGAATCCTTAATAGGTGACTTCTTATTTACCTTTACTCGTTGTGTTGCATAGAATTTTAGAGCGTTACCACCTGATGTTGTTGTTGGGTCACCGAACATAACCCCAATCTTTTCACGTGTCTGGTTAATAAAGATAACTGTACAATCATTATTAGAGCATGCCTCTGCCAATACAGGCATATTCTTAGACATATTACGTGCTAATTTACCTACGCTATCTTTTACCAGTTCTTCATCTGCTACACCCTCTGTCATTGCTGATACAGAATCAACAACAACCATACTAATTTCTCCTGAACGAACAATCTTTAATAATGCTTGGAATGTGTCTTTTGCACTACTAGGTTGTAGGAATAGTAATTCATTTGTGTTTACGCCTAGCACTTCCATAAATGATGGAGAGGCTGCATGCTCAATATCTAGGAATGCAACTGAATTACCACGCTGTTGCTCTTTTCCTAAGGCAAGCACCGCCATTGATGTTTTACCTGAAGACTCGGGACCGAAAAATTCAATGATTCTCCCCTTTGCTACACCACCACCAAGTAGAGTGTCTAATACAAGTGAACCTGTTGGTAAGAATGTAATTTGCTTGTCTTCCATCTCACCTAAAAAACCAACATTTGATACTCCGTAAGTCTTTTTGGCATCTTCTTGCAAGGTGTGTACCAAGTCCATTAAGGCCGCTTTCTTGTTACTGTCTGTTACTGTTACTGCTTTCTTCTTTGCTACCATGTTTTCTCCTTATCTAGGGTTTTACCCTTACACTTATATTATACAAGAAAAAGAAGTGATTAGGTACAATCACCCCTTATTCTGTTACATCTTTTAACTCTACCGAGCAGGTTACAGGACAGAACCTGAAATCAGTTAATTTTAGTTTACCACCTTTGACAAAATCTGCATATTCATCAACTGTTAAACGCTTGCGGAAGTTACCCATGATAACTTCATACTCTCGTTTACCTTTAGCAATTTCACCATGCCATACACCAGCACCCTTAGAAGATGTTTTTGAACCACCTTTTACAGTAACCAAATCGCTTAGTGTGAACTCTGTTTTTGCTACACCGTCTTTAAATGCTCTGCCGTAATTTACTTTACTGTTTAAGAAGTAATCAACTTCTTTTTCACCAACATTGCGAGGACTCTTGTTTACATGAATACGCATATCACCAATATATTTACCAGAATTGATTAACTCTTCTCGTTTCTTTGTTGCCCGCTCTGTTTTACTGCATGATATAGCATCTGTTTTACCATCTTTGTCAATAAAGATTACATTCTTATTACCAGGCATTCTGATTGTTCTTTCTTCGTAGTCTGAAATTAAATCTCGAACACCATCATAACCCTTAATACGATAGTTGTGATATCCCTGCTCTAACACGTCATAATCATCGGCAAGAATTTCTCCAGAATTAACATCGCTAACAACACCGTTATCATCGTAATAGATTGTCTTGGTTGAGCCCTGTGCTGATTTTGTACCGTTACATAGAGTTTTTACCTCAAACGATGACACAAAACTCTTTTCCTTTTCAGGATTTTTAATAATTCTGACAATATCCGCACTGAAATTATCATCAGGCCAAATATAGATACAATTACTATCTTCTAATATAGCATTACAGTCTTTTACCTTTAAGTACTCTTCATCTGAAACCATAATCTTACTCGCCTCAATATAAGATTGTAAATGCTCTTGAATAACAGGTGAAATGTTACCGTTTTTTATGACATACAGTCTTTGAGAGTTTTTGAACTCTTCCTGTTCGTCTGTTGGTGCAAAATTCAGTTCTTCTACTGCCAAATTCATCATTGAGTAGAACTCGCCAGATTTACTAACCTGCGTACCCTCATACTCAAAGCCTAGTTTCTTTAAAAATCCGTACTCTGTCATTCTGTCTTTACCACTATCATAGTTGTAATTCTTTAACGTATAGTAACCAGAACTTGATTTGGTTAATCTATTTTCATAATAACTGTTTGCCAACATCTGTGCTTTGGCCATATCATCTATAATCTTATTTTCTTCTTCTAGAGTTATTGTGTCAGAGAAGTGTAGGTTGTTACCATATTTGCATGTCGCCTGACTTTGCGCCGTGCATTTACTAAAGCCTTTGCCATTAAAATGTTTTTTCAAAATACGCAATCTCCTTTTCTATCTACATATTATATCAAAAAAGAGGACAAGTTTTGCCCTGTCCCCTTATAGATTGTTATAGATGGAACACCCTGTCGTGAATGTCTCCAAGTCTACCAAGGTTTACACCATTACTAATACGACCAAGATACCCACAAACTCTACGGACGATATTAAGTTTATCAATATTTGTTTCTCCGCAGTTAGGACATCTCCATATGTAATTGCCGTTTTCATCTTTAATCATTTCCATCTCACCATGGAAACCACAAGTATCACATACGTCAGTTCTTGTGTTACACTCTGCATACATGTTGTTATCGTAGATGAACTTAATAACTTCTAGCAACGCAGGTATATTCTTTTCCATGTTCGGAATTTCGATGTATGAGATAGAGCCACCAGATGATAATGACTGGAACTCTGACTCCTTCGACAACTTGTCAAAGGCGTCAATCTCTTCTCTTACATTTACATGGTAACTATTTGTGATGTAGTCATGTTCGTTTACTTCTGGCATAGTGTCAAAATCTCTTTGAAGTGCCTTTGCAAACTTGTAAGTACCTGATTCCATCGGTGTACCGTAAACAGAGAACGCTAGGTGAGTTTCTTTCTTCCACTTCTCACAATAAGCATTTAACTTATTCATGATTTGAAGTGCAAGTTCTCTACCCTCGTCGGTTGTGTGTGACTGGTGAATTAACGCTTGTACCGTTTCATATAAACCAGCATAACCTAGGGAGATTGTTGCATACCCATCATACATAACTTTATCTAATGTATCGTTAGGGTTTAATCTCGCATAGGCGCCATGTTGCCAAAGAATTGGAGCAACGCACGCTTTCGTCTTGTTTAATCTCTTCACAAATGTCATGTGAGCCTCAAAACAGAGGTCTGCATATTTGTCAAGTAGGGACCAAAACTTATTCATGTCTCCATTTGCCTCTAATGCAACATACGCCAGGTTAAGCGTTACCACACCTAAATTGAAACGACCATATGCATAGAAATCTCCGTTTCCATCATACCATGGACTTAAGAACGACCTACATCCCATTGAAGGAAAGCAATGCCCGTCTTTATTCTCAAACATTTTCTTTTCTGAAATGTAGTCTGGCACCATTCTCTTAGATGTGCATTCGGCTGCCAAACGAGTTAAGTACCAATATTCCTTTGTCTCATCACAGTTAGAACTGTCAATCGCATAAATCAACTTAGGGAATACAGGTGAACATAATACACCATGTTCGTTTGGTAAACCCTTTATACGCTGACGTAACATCTCTTCGATAATCAATGCTAAGTCTTTCTTTTCCTGCTCACTCTTTGCTTCATTTAAATACATGAAGATGGTAATGAATGGCGACTGGCCATTTGCCGATGCCATTGTAACGATTTGATGATTTAATGTTTGAATACCATCCTTGACTTCCTGACGTACTTGTTTTTCAACAATTTCGTTTAATTGTTTTGTTGTCACTTCTACACCTTGTTCTGTAAACTCGTCCATTAGTCTATGTCTGATTTTTCTTCTTGAAATATCTACATAAGGTGCTAAGTGTGTTAGGGTCATACTTTGTCCGCCGTATTGACTTGCTGAAACAGCCATGGCGATTTGGCTTGCTAGTGTGGCCGCAGTACTGAATGACTTAGGTGAATAAATCTTAGTACCGTTTAATACAGTACCATTTGTGAAAATATCTTCTAAGTTCACTAGGCCACAGTTCGTTATTCCTGCAATACGATAGTCTAAATCGTGAACATGAATAATACCTTTTTGATGAGCGTCTTGTACATCTCTTGGTAAAATGTACTTGTTTACAAGATGTCTGCTAATTTCACCGGCAGCCAAATCTCTTTGAGTACTTAGAAGTTTTGCATTCTTATTTGCATTTTCTACGGACGCATCTGTTTCCTTCTGCTCAAATAATGCCATAATGTTTTTCTCAAGGTCATTAAACTTATTGTCTCTTAATTTGCCTTTCAAGAAACGATAATTAGAGTACGCCTTTGTTAATGCGAAACTAGCGTTGTCGTAGAGTTCTTCTTCTACCATATCCTGAATATCCTCTACTGAAATTTCTGTATCTTCAGGAATGCGACTTACAACAGTATCAACCAGTTCTGCGATTTCTTCTTCTGTAAGTCTGTTTTCACGGCTAACCTGCATATTAGCCTTTTCGATTGCTGAATTTAATTTTTCAGGCTTAAATTCAACTTCGTTGCCATTTCTTTTAATTACTTTTATCATTCTACTCTCCTTGGTATAAGTTCTGCTATACCTAATCTTTCATAAACACTTGACTCAATGAGTCTATCTAATCTCTCTGTTCTTTTACTTATACATAAAATACTCCTCCTTGCTGACACTCTTTTTAGAGATTTATAAGATGGATTTTGTTTGCCTCCCTTATCTCTAAAATCAATGAGTCTGCTATTTATATCCATCAACACAAAAGAGCCACTACTTCGTCTACCTTTAACAAAACAAAGTTCTCCCATATACTCAACCAAATCAAACTTTTTAAAACCGAGAACTTTCCATGTAGGAATCTTCCTCTCTCCATGCATGCCTTGACAAAGTTGCCTATCCTGTTTTGATACACGTCTCTTTTGATACAGCACATCAGATAATTCAAAAGGTAATCCACCACTTGCAATAACACAAGCATCTATATAGTGTATTTTCTCTAACCCAAGATGATTTCTATTCTCACTTGTTACAAATCCAAAGGTCTCTATTGCATTAGGATATTTCTTCAACAGTTGACTTCTGATTATACTCATGTGAGTGGCATACTTCAGGTTTTTACTCTTCTTAGGTTTCTTGTTCAAGACTACTGTACCAGCATGAACACCCTTATGACAATCTTCGCATAAGGTGATTAAGTTCTCTTCATCATCAGTTCCACCGTTGCTTCTGAACCTAATGTGATGAACTTCTAATCTACAATTCTTCTTACCACAACATTGACACGTATAGTTATCCCTATTGAGAATCGCACTTCTTCTCGAAGAGTAACCGTAGTTAAATCCTTGTTGATAGCCCCACTTCTTAATCTTCTCATTAATTAAACTTGGATTTTTCATCAATGCAGTATCAAACTGACTTACTTCTAAGATTATGTCTGAAATCGGAAGTATTTTCTTACAGAACTCGATTTCATCTATATGGGCTTGAACCTTGTGTTTTACCGAAGGTGGTATCCTATCACTTTTGGTAGAATTACCACGATTTAGAAATCTTGGTTTTCTATATCTGGTCTTTCTGGAGCGTTTATTTCTTCTAAACATCCTTCTTTGTTCCATCTTTCGTTTGATATCATCTCGTAACTCTATTTGGGATTGGTATAGAACTCGGTCATTACTTACAACTGCTATGCCTACATGTTTTGAGCCAGTATCAACACCACAATAACATTCTCCAACAAAATCATTTTCTGGTTCAAACAATAATTTGATTGCAAATGGACAACGTCTTACTACTTTTGCTTTCTTATCTCTCAATAATCTCCGAACCTTACCACAACGTGATATTGGCATAAGTGGTTGTCCGTCTTTTGAAATTACATATACTAACATACGTCATGTCTCCTTTCGTTGATGATTAGTTTTTATGCTCTACGCCAGTACTAATCGAACTGTAGTGCCTAACCAACCTCTGTTACCAAAGTTGGTGTCGGTCTTCTCATCGACAAAGATAATTAGAGTTTTGAAATTACTGACACAGAGTTATTTTAGCACTCTCAACTCAACTTAATCAGTAATCACAGAGCGACGGTCTTGAGCGTTCAACCGAAGGTGTGTATGTGTTTCTTCTAACTATCGTAGGTAAGATTTCTCTAACCTGAGTCTTGTAAACAATCGTACCTTGACGGTATTAGGTTTTTAACCTAGTGCATGCCTACCCCACAGTCTAATTTATCCCAATCACTAATAGAACGTAAGTCTTGTGGGGTGCTTATGTTGCGTAAGTCAAGCCTTCTCTGGTTTTCTGAACCAGCATATTTTAATAGTAAATTACGCTTTGATAGAACAAAAGGACCATCAATCAAATAATCAATATTACATAAAATATCTTCTGTGTATTCAGTGTAATCCCTGAATGTCTTATCTAGTAGACTTTCAATTCTTCTACCGGTCCATATCCATATGTCTTTTGTATCACCAAATTCTGCTCTGAAACGCTGAATAATCTTTAAGACCTCTTCTTGATTTTCTTTTTCAAGTGGGTCTCCACCAAGTAATGATAGACCTTTAATATATGGCTTTTTACAGTCTTTAATTAGTTCATCTAAAACCTCATCTGTAAATCTATCACCATAATCTAATGCCCAAGTTTCTTCATTAAAGCAACCCTTACAATGTAGCGTGCAACCTGATACGTAAAGGCTGACTCTAATACCATCACCATCGGCGGTGTCATGTTGTCTATAATCACTATAAAACATATTTCTTCTCCTAACTAAAAAGGACTATAATAGTCCTAATACGATTGCGTTTGATATTGCATGCATTCCGATTGATACATACAAGTTGTCTGTCTTTCTGTAGAAGTAATGATAGGTAGTAGCATTTACAGTTGTTATAATTGCTGGATAAAATGCCGTATATAAATCAGTACTCTTTTGTATATGAAGTAAACCAAACAGAACAATCGAAGCAACAATAGACGATTTGTTCTGTGGTAAATATCTAAATATATATTCCTCTGTTAAAGGCGCCATCACGCAAGACAGAAGAATACCTACAAAGCCATATGACTTGGCAAGTATCTTTACTTTTTGTTCTTCTATTGGTTTTGGTAGTACATATATCAAGAAACCACTAACTGCCATGTGCACTAAAAGACCGATTACGATATATAGCGCCACTCTTTTATTTAATTCTGGTTTAGGGAATTTTCTTTCGTCTCGATAGAACAGATAGATAATGCTAAAGAATAAAACAGAGAATAGTATATACTTGAATGGCGCAGGGCCTATCGCCATTACAGACGACAGGACATAACTCGTCAGAACAATAAATATGTACTTTGATGTTGCTTGCATTATTTGCCTGCCTTAGCAATAAGGGCCATCTTGACAAAACACATCTCATACAACACACGATAGTCAATCGTCTTGCTTGCAATAGCATGGAATGTCTTTTCTAATTCACCAGTTAGTTTAATAAGCATGTTAAGATTTGTAAGTTTTGTTAAATCTTGATAAGGTATTCCAGATTCTACCTCAACTCCTGAAAGCATTAACATTAAATCTACAATAACCTTATACAATACTTCTGCGGTTGAGTGGAAATTCGCTCCGGATTCTGACATCGCTTTTGTTGTTTTGTAAATATTGATTACATCACCATGTAAGATATTTTCTAACAACTGTCTTGAATAAGAAGCACTAATAACACCACCGTTTACCAAGTTTTCTAGGTTACTAATAGCATCTCGGATTGAACCACCACTATTATGAACACAGTTAAAGAAATCTTCTTTGGTAAACTTTTTATCTTTGATTCCTTGCAGAATATCTGGCTCTTTTTTAGCGATGTTCTGTAGAACTGTTAGAATTTCGTTCGGTGTCGGCACTCGTAAAGAGAACTGTTGCATACGGCTCTTAATTGACTTAGGAATTCTATCAGGCTCTGTTGTACAGCAGATAAATAGTGAGTCTTGGTTTGTACTCTCCAAGTCTGTGAGGATAGATTCGAAGGCTGCCTTAGAACAGTTGTGGAACTCGTCTAAAATAAATACCTTCTTCTTGATTGGTTGTGATACAAAAGACTCTGCCATAATCTTTCTGACATCTTCTACACTAGCATTCGCCATAGACACCTGTTTGACGCCGATAAGAGAATCATTATCAATAGCCTCTGTGATTTCATCTTCAATCGGATTTAAGTCATCATCTAATTTATGGCAGTTCAGCACTTTTGCAATTAATAAAGCAAGCGTTGTTTTACCTGTACCTGCTAAACCACTGAAAATATAGCCTGTAGGTATCTTGTTTGATGCAATAGCATTTTTTATCGGTGTAATAATCGCCTCTTGACCGATAATGTCTTCCCATCTTTTCGGTCTGTATTTTTTGTATAACTCAATGTATCTGTCCATACTATTCATCTCCGTACTCTACATAGTCATTTAATCTGTCTGTAATAATCTTAGGTGGGTATGCTCTACCTAAACCACATAAATAAGTTGCCCATGAATTATATTTACCTGGCTTGAATGGGAAGGTATAGTCGTTTGCAATACACTCTTCTAAAATACTATCTGCTTTTTCACAGTCTGCAATTACTTGCTCTCTAACTTTTGGATTATGACAGTCAACATTGACAATCTGTGGAACTTCTGCACAAGGGAATATCAAACATGCACTATCTACTTTCATACCTGCTTGCTCTAAGAGCATCGTATAAAATGTCTGCTGCCGCCAGTAATCGAATGGGTTATTATCACTAGGTGCCTTACTAGGGTCATAGTCATGGATTTTTGCTCCTGTTTTCCAGTCTTGAACGATTAAGCCATAGTCACCCTCAACAAGTTTATCAATAAATCCTAAGCATGTTCTTTTAGCGTTACCAATCTTACCTGTAACAAACAATTCTAAGCCTTGCTTTTGTTCTCCCATAAGGAACACAGAGGCAATCTTTTCATCTTTTGCACCACTAAGCCATGTGTTTTTGTAACCTTGTATTGCTCGATTTAGCCAGTCTTTGTTTTCCTGTCTTTCAAGCATGTGTGGGTATTTTTCTTTTGTTACTGATACAGCGACTGCCGACAAGTGTTTAAAATCTCTGTTCACTGACGCTAACTTAAAGAACTCTTCCATAATACTGTGGAACCATGTTCCTCGCTCTAATGCATCGACATATCCATCAATACATAGTGGTTCAATATAAGCGCTCATTACCCAGTCTCCTGGCGAGTTCAATAATGCACCAACTAAACTAGGCGACAATTTCTTCTTATTGATTTCCTTCCTAAGGTCTTCGTCTAAAACTTGAACACTATTGTTTGCAATTCTAACTTTCTTATTTGTTTGCTTTTCTGTTTCTAAATCAAATAAACTAAATCCCATATTACACCCCCAAAATCTCGCCTAACTCATCGGCAGTATGTTGTGTTGTGTCTATTTCGATAGAGTAATTTTTATATTCTAAGCATTGTGTTTCGCTTGGGTGCTTTAACGCCTCTTCTGAAACAGTAATCTTATCTCTATCATATAGTCGCTTTAATCGAACTTCTAACGGTGCTTTTAATAAAACCGTGGTGGCTCCGATAGATTGTAACATTTCTAACTCGTTGATAAAGCGTGCGTCTGTAATATACGTTGCTACACCATTAGAAATATTTTCTTCAATCTCTGCCTTAACAATATCTACCCAATAACTATCTTTTTGTTGTCTGCGGACCTCTGTCCCCCAGTATTGTAATAAAAATCTTGTCGCTGGCGTTCTATCTCTTGCTGTAAAGTTTGGATGAATGTAGTCCTCTTCAAGAATTGCATCCTTTAGTTTGCTGATGTGAATACAATTTACTTTCATTGCTTGTGAAATCTCTGCCACACCTTCATTGTTTCTTACTCGTTTAATTAACTCGTCTACTTCATCCTTTAATGCTTTTGCAAAACTTAAATGCTCTACCTCTATTCCATTCTGGTTGCATAGTTCTTTATATGCTTCACCAAATGTGTCTTTGCCAGCGGCCATACCGCCACTGAATGAAATTGTTTTTACTAACATACTTTCCTCTACCTCTCACTTATTATTATACACATTTTTATACTCAAAAGGCACACATTTTAAAATATGTGCCAGAACGGTTTTAAGCGTGTTTTTACTTAAATGTGATAAGTTATTCAGCCCGTTGGTTTTAGGTCTAAAATAGGTCTAAAAAGTCGCACGGACGAGGGTATAAAACGGTTTTAAACAAAATAAAAAGAGTGAGAAAAATCTCAACTCTTAGTATATTTAATTAAATACCGACAACAAACAGTGCGAATGCTAGAAATACAATTACTCCTAACAGTACTTTCTTTTGAGCCTTGCTTAAATCTAAGAATAGAACCGTATAAACTAATACAGACAACAATACATAGAGCAGGATGTGCAATAGCACCGATAACAACGTAATTAACATGAAAATATTACCCCTTTCGCTTTACAGTAAAAGCATATACTACCCATGGCTTTCTGTCAAGTGCATACTCTTATGATTGTCAATTAATATCTTCTGTAAGATGAACTCCTGAACTTCGTATAAGAAAGAACAGTCTATGTCTTCTACATCTTCAAAGTTCAGATAACAACCACCATCATAATCTTTTAATGATAAGTTGATAATTAAATTTTTTGCCAACTCTCTATTTGTATTAAACAACTTAGGAACATCATGTGCTGGTTCTAAAAAATATTCTCCTGTATCGCCATCAAGCATTTCTATATAGACTGTGCCTGGATTACTGGTCTGAAAAACAATCTTAGTATCATAAGGATAACCAAGTTCTGTTAGTCTATCAATCAGAGATTTTAAATAAACAACTAACTTCCACTGCCCTAAAAGGTTATATACAAAATCTAATGTGATTTCATCAGGAGAGCAAACAATTATTTTATCATCCTCGACCTTTACATTCAGGTAGTATTTCTTTAACTTCTTTAAAATGTATTCAACATTAGGGTCAAACTTATTAATCGTACCATTATTAAACATGATAATAAATTCTTCCAGTGTATTAAAATACTTTTGTTTTGAGATAATGCGCCTGATTTTGGTATCAAACTTCTTTGCAAAAGGCATTAAAGCCTGCATAACTAATCACTCTCCCTAAACATATAGGAAATAGGCTTTTCATTAGACATATCATCGTCTACCTCACAACTCAAGGCAACTCTCTTTTCTACTCCTGCAACAAACTGGTTCTCTTCTGAATAACATAGCACCTGCTTGTCATCTTTATTGTAGATTAACACAAACTGGCCGTCTGCATCCTCTTTTAAGGTTAAATCTACATAAGGATATTCTAAAGAGTATGATTGCACAATCTCTTGCCCAGACTTTGTTGGCTTATCTTCTGCTGGTTGTTCATCATCAGCAACTGTCGGTGATTTTAAAATCAATCTTTCAAAGTTTTCAAAATCTTGTTTCTTAGGACCTTCTGTCGGTTGTGTAACTGTTGGGGTCTTTGCAGTACTTGTGAAATGACTGACAACAAAATAACCAATACCTGCAAGAACAACAATAGAGACTAAGGCAATAATGCCAATTACAACACCTTTCTTCAACTTCTTTGGTGTCTTAGCCTTTTTGCTTTCCCTTTCTTTTACAATTTCTTCTAATGCCTCTGCCTCTTCCTCTTCTGAATATTCGACTTTAGGCTGAACAGGCACGACTACTTGAGGCTCTTGATAAGCCTCTTCATAGTCTGTATCTTCGTCAGTATTGTACCCATCTTCAACATCTTGGAACTCATCTGTAATGTCTTCTACATCTACCGGCTCAATAATATCTTCTTGCTCTTCATGTTTGACAACCGGTTCGGGAATAGTGTTTTTAGTTAAATCTTCCACAGATGGTAAATTCATTATTTTCATTTTATTATTCCTCTATAATTTTGTTAAGACATGAAATTATATATTTAGATATTTATAAATTACTCTAACATCTCTATATATTTCATACCCTCAACATATTCTGTTCTATATTTCATCCTTATACATAATGCACTACTTCTAGCACTTACTCTTTCACAATCCAATAACTTAGGTATTTTGTGCCCTCTAGGCATACAACTAAAGTCTATCTGGCCATTAAATATGTCCATAAGGAATACATATCCTCCTTTAGATTGTCTTCCTTTAATGAAATACTCTTTTTCAAGATACTTAACCTTGTCAAATTTTCTAAAACCTTGTATTTTACCTACTGGAATTTTCTTTTCCCCACAAGGGCCTTTACATAATTGGTAATCACCCTTAGCCACTCTACGTTTATAATAAACCGTATCAGATGGCTTAAATTCTAAACCACCACTTGCAATAACACAAGCATCAATATAGTGGCCCTTTGGTAGTTGCAAGTGATTCCTGTTTTCACTTGTCACGAAACCAAATGTTTCAATCGCTTGTGGATAAATCCTTAATAACCAACTTCTGATTATATTCATATGGGTAGCGTCTTTTAAATTCATTTTCTTTGGTTTCTTAGTCAGCACAATCTTACCCTTGTGAATTTTCTTATGGCAATCTTCACATAAAGTTATGAGATTTCTTTCATCATCAGTACCACCATCACTTCTAAAAACAATGTGGTGAACTTCCAATCTACAGTTTTTCTTACCACAACACTGACAAGTGTAACCATCTCGATGGAGAATTACCTCTCGTCTGCATGAGTAACCATAGTTAAAACCTTTCTGATAGCCCCAACGCTTTATCGTTTCATTAATTAGACTAGGATTTTTCATCAAAGCCGTATCAAACTGGCTTACCTCTAAAATCAAATCTGATACAGGTAAAATCTTCTTGCAAAATTCAATCTCATCTATATGAGCCTGAACTTTATGTCTTACCGAAGGTGGAAGTCTATCTTCTCTAATAGAGTTTCTTTTGTTTAAAAATCTACACTTTCTGTATCTAGTCTTTCTGAAACGTCTATTGCGACGGTATATTCTACGAGAATCCATTTTCTTTTTAATAGTACTTCTCAACTCCGTCTGCGACTGATACAGAACTTTATCATTTCCTAGAACTGCTACTCCTACGTGTTTAGAGCCTGTATCGACACCACAGTAACATTCCTGAACCACGTCTGTTTCAGATTCATAAAGTAGTCTGATGGTGAAAGGCTCTCTACGAACAACCTTTGCTTTTCCTTCTTTTAGTAATCTACGAACCTTGCCAAAACGTGATGTTGGCATAAGCTGTTGTCCGTCTTGTTTTAGTACATACACCAACATACGCTCTCGCTCCTTTCATAAATAGTTAGTTCTTTGTTATAAGCCAGTACTAACTGAACTGTAACGCCTAACCAACTTCTATTACCAAAGTTGGTATTGGACTTCCTTTCGTCAATGTTGAATTAGGTTTTTAATTCACTAACACAGGGCTATCTATACACAAGCACCCAACTTAGTCAGTGAACTTAGAGCGACGGTCTAAGGCGACAACCGAAGGTAAGTAACCTTATGGTTCTCTAATTCAACGTAGCCTATATTTCTATAGACTTAGACTTGTAGTTGTAATATATCGTACTTGCGTGTCTTTTTGGTTGTGTATTCAACTACTATCTTTTTTGCCATTTTACAACTCCTTACTTAATCAGTCTAAGAGCGGCTGCAGATACATAAATTTGGTCGATTTCAACGGTCTTCCACATATCATCTTTCACCGAATAGAACTCAACTAATATATCAATAAGTTTACCACCAGACATTTTCGCCTGCTCTGTTTCTTTGTTGACCAGTTTCTGGAAAGCAGGTAGATTTTTAGTTTTATTCTTATCTACCACAATTCTTTCTAAAATTTGATTATTCTTAGACACTTCTACAGGTTCAATGTCACTAATCATCATACTACCTCTAAAGCCCTTAGTGTATGTGAGTTTATAGATTGTATTGAATTTCTCTGGCTTATCTAAAGGCTCTAATGCATCGAAGAACGATTTTTTCTTATCGTCTGTTAGTCGTAGAAGTTTATATGCCTCTTGTCTGTCGCCGTTTGTTTTTTCCATCGCTGTTCCTAACAAGATTCTATTAGTAACCATGGTAGGTAACTTAATTTCTGCTTGAGAGACACCATTATTGGCGATACCAGTAATAAGAGTTTTGCCAGAACGTGTTTTCTTTTGTGCAACTGATAAGAAGGTGATGTATTGAGTACTATCACACTCTTTTAAGTCTTTTGTTTGGACGATGTCCTGACCGTCCTGTGTTTTTAGACCATCTAAAGGATTGCCTGATAAATAAGCCCCTAATGCCTGACCTTCATTAGCCATCTTTTCGAGTATTGGCCATTCCTCATCGTCTAATTCAACCATACTGATTGCCTCTTCGCCAACCATAGCGAATAAACTAGCAACATTATTCTTCTTGCGTTGTACGCTCTTAACCAACTTTTCTGCGTTATCGTAAATAGATTTTCTTGTATTACCGAAACAGTCTAAACAACCAGAACATGCCAGAACTTCAAGAACAGATTTTGACACAATGTCTTTGTTTCGGTTAATAAAATTCATCAAATCTGTATATTTGCCATTACGCTCTCGTTCTAATATAAACGCCTCTAAAATAGATGTCGGTACTTTCTTGATGTTTGAGATACTATAGACAATATTCTTCAGGTCAGACGTAGGTGAAATAAGCAAGTCAGATTCATTAATATTTGGTGGTAATATCTCTATACCGTTAGAACGGGCGTCTTCAATATACTTTGCTACCTTGTCTGGATTATCTGCATACATTCTCAAGGCTGCTGTTTCCCATAATACTGGATAATGAACCTTTAAATATGCTGACTGATAACTGTTTAAAGCATAAGATACGGCATGTGACTTATTAAAACCATACTGTGCAAATCCTAATAACTGTGCCCAGAACTCATTAACAGTACTTTCCGAACATTTGGTATTCTCAATGATACCCTTTTTAAACTTAGGTTCAAGCATGTTTAGAATTTCAATCTTTTTCTTACCCATTGCCTTACGCATCTTATCGGCTTCTTTTGATGTGAAACCGGCTGCCTCTTGTGCAATCTTCATAACCTGCTCTTGATAAATAATTGCGCCAAGAGTGTCCTTCGTTAATGTGTCAATCGGCGTACCAATAAATTCCCTACTGAATGGTATACGTTTGGACGGGTCATTCTTTCTGACCGCAAAATCATCATGCAAACCTAAACTCATAGGGCCTGGTCGATAAATAGCCGTAATTGCAGGTAGTTCTTCAAACTCTGACGGCTTAACCTTTGTAAGCATGGTTCTTACACCCTGTTCTGCGAACTGGAAGATACCACTTGTCTTAGCCTTTTGGAACATCTGATATGTTTTCTTATCGTCTAATGTGCCATCAATGATTTTAGACATATCAATATGTTTGCCAGTGTATTGTTCGACCAATTTAACTGTGCTACTAATTAAATGTAATGTATCTAGTCCTAAGAAGTCCATCTTGATTAAACCAAGTGATTCTGCCTCAGGATATTCAAACATTGAAACTTGATAAACAATACTCTTATCCCTAGGGTCTTCTTTATAAATTGTAGGCACTGTATCTGAAATCTCTTTGCATGAAATTAGTACTCCACAAGCGTGGACACCTGTGCCAGATGTTCTACCTTCTAGTTCGCTTGCCCTTTTTATGATTTCTAGCAACAGTGGGTTTAGTTTTAGTCTTGCACTTTCATATGTTTCATTCTTCTCATCAAGTACGTCTTTTAATGTGTCTTTTGAAACTGCTTCTGGTAGCAATTCACTAAAACTGTTGACTTCCTGTGGTGGTATGCCATAAACCCTTGCTACACATCTAAATGCATTTCTTGCACCATAAGGCATTCTCGTGATAATGTGTGTAATATTATTTTCACCATACTCTTCTTGGCAATGTTTAAATACAAGCGGTCGTACTTCTGGCTCAAAGTCTGTATCAACATCGGGCGCGGCACCGATATCTACAATCTTATAATCTGTAACTGTTTTACCATCAACTGTGTCACCAAGTTTGATTGTATATGTGTAATCATCCTTGTTATTGATGTTTTTAACGGTTGATACCGGGATTTCTTCAAAAGAATTGTCATCGTACGTAATTCTTGCAATCGCTGAACGGCCAGGTGACAAGAAACGGTCAAACATTAAATCATAACGAACAGGGTCTGTTTTATGAATACCTAGAAGCCTTGCAATACAACTACCACCTGCTGAACCACGCCCACAACCTGTTGGGTAGCCGTTATCTTCTGACCATTTGATGTACTCTCGTACAACTAAGAAGTAGTCTATAAAGTCGTTTGAGTGGATAACCTCTAATTCGTTCTTAATTCGCTTCTTCCACTCTGCCTGAACCTCTTTAGGCTTATCTGCAACAATCTTATCCCAGCCTTCTTGAATTAATGCTTTAAAGTAGGATAAACTATCTTGAAAAGGTGCTGGAATATGAGGAACAGGGCGCAAACCTAATTGATATTCTAACTCAACCTGCTCAATCATATCTACAATAGACTGATTATTAATAATAGCCTGATTTAGGATTTGCTTTGGCACATCTGTAACGTTTTCTTTTACATAACCGACTAATTCCTGTGTTGATTTTAAGTAATGCTCATTGCAGAATAAAGCAGGTCTCAAACCACCACGTGTTACAGGTGTCTCTTGTAAACTGTAATTCTTAATTAATGCCATATTGATTTCAGACATTTCAAAATCTGTATCATATGCATAGAACGTAGGATTCGTTAAGACTAAAGGAGTATTTGTTCTTTCTGATAATCTTGTGACAGACTGACTAATATTTCTACGATTTCCTTTTAGCAATGTAAATTCTAAATATACATCTTTAACTTTGTTTTTAAATTCTGACAAAAACTGCTCGGTTGGTTCTTTTTCATATGTATGTACAATCGCAACAATATTGTCTGTCTGCTTAATGTCTGTGGTTGTTAAGAAAGGCTCGTCTAAATTATTCCTTGTAGATTGTGTTAGTAACTTACATAATTCATGGTAACCATTAATGTTCTTTGCTAAGAATGTAATATTGTGTTTTTCAACTGTAAGGGTTACTCCGACAATCGCTTTAATATCATTTGCCTTACACTTCGTCAAGAACTTAAAAATACCCATCATTGAGTTGGTGTCTGTTAATGATAAAGTTTTAATACCCTTTTGCTTACAAACACTAATATATTCATCAATAGTGCCATACCCGATATGAACACTATAATCACTATATACAATTAAATTGCTAAATTCCATATTTGCTCCTTTTCTCTCACTAATATTATACAACAAAGACCCGCTATTTAGACAGGTCTTGTTTGTTTGTATAGAGAATTACTCCGAATACAATTTCTATTGTGAAATAAATTACAATGTAAATGAAAGAATTTACAGACTTTGTTAAATATGTAAATAACAGTAATGACAGAACGATTAAGATACTCACTAAGACAGTAATTAATAGTCGTTTTGACTTAACATTAAACTTGTCCATCAATAACTCATTTACAAAAGCAATAGATATTGTTAAAGGTATAAAAGTTGCAAGTAATGATAACTGCAACATGCTTTCAAATTGTAATACAAGCATAGCGACTACAACTTCATAGATAAACAGCCACATCAAATAAAATACGCCGTGAAAGAAGTTTGAAAACATCATAGAGCCTGTATATACAACAAATATTCCTAAAAATACATACTGAATACCATTTGTATTAGTCTGAAATGCTGAAATTGTAAGCCCTAGCAAGGCAATCATCACAAGGATTTTAAGAAAAGAATTATTTAGAAACTTCTTTACCAGTGCTGCCAAAACCGTTTGCTCCTCTTTCTGTTTCTGATAATTCATCTACCTGTGTGAATTTTGCCAAACATGGAACAACTACAATCTGTGCCATTCGCTCTCCCGGCATTAAGAATTTAATACTATCTGAATGATTATGAATTTTCACTTTGACTTCTCCACGATAATCACTATCAATTACTCCTACAGAGTTGGCGAGTGTACAGTCAAACTTGAAACCTAGTGAACTTCTCGCAAATACTAGCCCAACATATCCTTCTGGTATTTCGACATAAAATCCTGTTGATACAACTTCTGACTTTCCTGGCACCAGCGTGATAGGCGTACCACCATTATGAAACAGGTCTAATCCTGCTGAACCTGTTGTCTGTACCTTAGGCGCCTCAAATTCGCCAATATATTTAAACTTTACTTCCATCTAATTACTCCTTTACTGTTTTGAATTTCATGTAATATATCAGTTAAGAGAACCTTTTTGGGGGTTCTCTTTTAAACTAATGTTTAATTACTTTGGTTTTAACCTTTCTTGCCTGACGAATTAACTTGTCAACACATTCGCCAACTAGAACATAAAAATCTGAACCGTAAACCTTTGCATGTAGAGTTGCTTTATTTGAGATAACTGTTCCTTCTAATTTAAAGCAATTATCTTTCTTATGCTCTACCTCAAAACGCACCTCTGTGTCATTGTTTACTACAATTGGAAATGACTCTAATGACAGTACTTTCTTTTCGACAGCCTCATACATTGCCTCTGTCACTTCTCCATCTCGATTAAAAATTACAATTCTCATAAAATTATACCTTTCCCTTTTTGTCTCTCATATCTTCTAAACCGACATAGTACGCTTCAATCTCATCTGGTGTTGGTTTTGTGTAATACACAGCCCACACAACTACAGATAATAGTAAACCCGCTATAAATGTGTAGTATGGTGATTGCGTTGGAATTAAAACTAAGAATAAGATACTTAAAATACCAACCACAATTAATGACAAGTTTACTCGTTGCTGAAACGACAGGTCATTCAACCATGCTAGTTTTGATACCTTATCTTCTTTTTGCTTTCTAACAATCATTATACCATATGCGAATGTAAATGTAATAAAACCAACGCACAAGGCGACAATACTTCTAATTGTTGTGAATATAAAATTCCACGGTAATAAAATGTCTACAATTATACTAACACCACAACCGAGTGCGATTGACATTACCAATAAAGCGAAAAACACTTTCTTGTTGCCTTTATTCACCTTTGTCTTGATGAAAGATAAATACTTAAATAAAATCTGCATACGCTCACCTACCTCTCTATACCTAAGAAGTTGTATGCATCTTCTAGGGCCTTCTTTTTCTCTGGCGATTTATATATCTTCTCTGCCTCCATTTGGGCAGCCTCTACCAACTTTGTATGTTCGTTGATATCACAGAATTTCAGGTTTGTTTCACCAGACTGACGAGTGCCAAGAATATCACCAATATCACGTGTTGCCATATCAGCCAATGCAATCTGAAAACCATTATCACTACGCACCAGAGCGTTTAATCTAGGATTATCTGCTTTACCGTCATTTACTAGATAACAGTATGATTGAAGATTGTTGCGACCAACACGTCCTCTAATCTGATGAAGAGGGCTTGCCCCAAATCTATCTGCACCTAGAATAACCATAACAGTAGCCTCTCGAATATCAATACCTACTTCTACGATAGAAGAGGCAACCAACACGTTAAAATCACCATCTCTAAACTCTTTTAGTGTCTTTTCCTGTGTCTCTCTCGATTGCTTACCAGTTACGACTTTATACTTCACATCGTTCGCATACAACAACGGTAAGTGTTTTAGTGCTTTTTCAACTTTTGCGGTAGAAATATATTGCGTATCTTCATCAACTGCAGGAGCAACAATAAACATCTTATGACCTTGTCTTAATTCATTAATGATATTTGCCCACACATCGACACATTTCCCACTCAAGAAGCCTTCACTATTTACTTTTAACAGTTCTGTCTTAATAGGTATTCTGTCCTGAGGTTTTTCTTCGATTGTGATTAAATGCACATCACCAAAGAATGATGTTGCAACTGTTCGAGGAATCGGTGTCGCTGTTTGAGAAATTAAATCAGGCACTTTACCGTCTACTCTAGCCCCTAATAAAACCTCTCTTTGTGCAACGCCGAATTTTTGTTGTTCATCAACTACTACAAGACCCAAGTTGTGGAATTTCGGTACAATCAAGACGCTTTGTGTACCTACAAGAATATCTATCTCGCCTGACTCTACCTTGTCGTAAATTGCCTGTTTTTCTTTCGCTTTTGTCTTACCTGATAAATACGCTATAACAGGCTTATGTTCTAATGGTTCCAAGAACTTCTCAAAAGTATTAAACAACTGCTGGGCTAAAATTTCTGTAGGTGCTGTCAATACGCTCTGATAGCCACAATCTACATTGTATAAGCATGCCATCTGGGCACATATAGACTTACCTGCACCAACATCGGCTGATAACAATATCTTCTCCGGTGTAGGCTTCTTCATAGCATCCATAATCTCTTGAATAGCATTACTCTGACCGTTTGTCAATTTAAATGGTAATTTACCGTATGCCTCGTTTGTATAATTTGTCTTACCTGTAGGTATCTTGCTTAGTCCGATAGCCTCTTTACTATTCACTCGTCTATCTAAGAATACAAGTTGCAGATAAAGCAACTCAATATAGGCTAACTTATCAATCGTATCAATATAGTTTGTTACATCTTTTGGAAAGTGTAAGTCATATAGTAGTTCCCATAAAGAACTATCCATGTTAATATACGAGGCTAGGTCTTTACCGTCAAATCTGGTAAATACTTCTTGTACGCATTGTGTGAGTACCTTTGATGTAATCTTATTTGAAGGACTTTGTTTATATACGGGAATAATTGGCATGCTCTGTACATCTGTTTCAGAAAAGATATTCTGACCATTTGCCTTATCTCTTGCGATTCTAACCAACTGCACGATTACTACATCACCAGGCTTATATAATCTACCCAAGTAAGCACCACCAAAGAATGTCGCTTCAAGTGTTCTTTTACTTTCTACATCCTGTAATTCAAAATACGCTTTACCATTAGAAACCATAATGTTCCCAATAATACACTTTACAAACACTGACTCACCAAATGGGCAGTGTGACCATGATTCAGTTCTTCTTCTATCGACATACTTTATAGGTCGCTTAAACAGTAATTCGGCTGCATTTGTGTAACCTAACTTATCAAAACCCTCTGATTTAATCTTGTAACCATAAGCAACGGTAGACAATTCTGACAAATCAACAGACATAATATCCCTCATCGTGTTATATGAAGTTAATGGTGTCTTGACAATATCTTCCAGTTCTTCACTCACACGAAAACTAGGTAAGTATGGATGTTTCCATGATGTCAACATTCTGTACGATTCATATAGCCTACTGAAAGGAATCCTATATGTGTCACGCATGATATTGGTTGCACCCAAAATATTTAAAACTCGAATATAAGACTCGATAGGTGGTATTTTCACGCCAACGTAGCCGTCTGCAAACTTAAACACTTCTGGTTGTGGTACTTTTTCTGCTTGCTTTTTAATCAGCAATAACTCATTATCTAAAAAGTCAACATCATTACGGAATTTCTTTACAAAATTAAACGTTGCAAAACAGTTATTACTATAAACAGGAAACACATACTGGTAAGTACCCAGCATGTGTTCATCTTTTAAACCAACAAATTCCTTTAAAATTAAGAAACTTAAAGGTCTCTGTGTTCTAATTGTAATATGTTCACCTGTAGTGTCTAATCTTACCTGTATGTTCTTTTCCATAATATATTAACCTCTCGCCACTTCTAATAGTTCTAATAAAGGCAACATCTTATCTAGCACGTTGTCTGGTAGTGTCTCAATACCCTTAGTCAAATTCTTCTTTGCCAGAATAGCACTCATATTCTCGTCATAAGTATATGATGGGTTGTAGCCCTCTACTAGTTTTGCTAAACCACTGATATCCTGCATTTCAATGACTGCAAACGCAAGGTCTGTCGTGCCTCTTAAACTAAACAACTCTTTCAATTTTAAGATGTTGTCAGAGTGTGCCTTGTCAATAGTTATTATACAACTTATTAACCCAGAACGACTATCCTCATGCACAATATTCTGAATATATGAAATTGTCTCGGCGTCATAGGTGTCTATTAAGTCATTAATCGCCAAGACCTTCTCTACTAGAGGCTTAATATCTTCCACCGGCTTGTCTTGTGCATTTCCGGACGTTTCTTCAATTTCTTCGACATCTTCTGCAACTTCCGTCTCTTCGCTCTCTAATGCCTCTTCCGGCTCGTCATAGACCTCTTTGTCTTTATGTTCATCAACTTGCTCAATATTTTTCTGCATATCTGTTGCAGAGTCGCTATTCTTTGCGGCCATCTCTAATCTTTCTCTAAGTGATAGTGCCATATTTTAATCTCCTATTACGGCCTCAACAACAGAGGCAACAATACTAATCTCTAAACTTACAATCAATGCGTTAATAAATGAAAAATGAATACCAAAATAACTGAATAATAGTTGTGTTAATAAGGTATTAATTACAAAGGAAACAAATCCTAGTGTGAGAATATTAACAGGAAGAGAAAAGAAGCGTACAAGCGGCTTTACAACCTTTACCAGGCAAGTATAGCATAGTCCTATTATCAAGTATGTTGTTAACCCTTGAATACCAAATGTGTGAAAGAAATAATCTAACCCTAAAATGGTTAATGTGATTGCAATAAACGATTTCATCTCTTCTTGAATACTCCTTTCTTATACATGATGAAGCCTGCACCAGACACGGCTCCGATGACTACAGTACCAAGTATTACAGGTAATAGTAAACCATTATTCTGAACAGAAATGGTTTTCTTTTCTTTTGGTGAGAGAACAGCCTTAATATCTTCCTCAATCGTTTCTGTGACAGGTAAGTTATTTTTGAACACATCTGCCTCGTCTTTACTTAGATTAAAAGAACCGTTATCAATACCTTTTGTTAATAGTTCTTTTACGCTTTCTTGATTATTAATGTCTACCTTTCCTATCTCATCTGTATCTGTAAAGACTGAATAATTGATTGATACAGGTTTATCTAGCAACTCTTTGCCTTCTACCATGATAATATTATAGCCTGTCTTTGTAACGAAACGGTGTGGTTTCACATATAATACTGCCGTATGGTAATCATTACTTACAGAACCTACTCTGTATTCTTGTTCAATCTCTTTATCAACTAGCCAGCCAACACCCTGTTCTGATGAAACCACGATACCTACTGTCTGATTTGTGTTGTTATAAATCTTAATATCGACTGCTCCTGTTAGATTGTCACTCTCTAATGCCCTACGCTCTACTTCAATTCTAACCCCGTCTGTTGGGATATCGACTTCCTCTGCGTTGACATTATATGACAATGTGAACAGGAACAGTATACTTATTAATAATTTCTTTACCATAATTACTACTCCTTGTGTACTTCTTATATCAAAAAAGGCTCAATGAAGAGCCTTATTCTACATGCATAACAGAAACACCGACAGTAATGAAAATTGTGTCATCAACTGAATATGTATTATCTGCACCCTTAACTAGGGATTCAATCTTTAAAATCTGGTTACCCCTGTTGCTACCGTAATTCACTCTAATTTTATCAGCAATATAACCGACTAAGATATTGAGTGTTACTGCACCAAACTCGACAACTGTACGATTGTCTCCTGTATTTGCGTCAAGCGTAATATCAATCGTATCATGATTTGTATTACGGAATTCAATCTTGTCCCCTTTGATATTTAGCCAAATCTGGTTACTGTCAGGGCTTAAACGTGTCATGGCTTGAATAGCATACTTAAACTCTTCAATATTTGCAGTAAATGAGTTTTCTGTGGCCGCTGTCTCCTTAAATACGCCATATTCTAAAGGCTTCATATTAGAGAATGAAACAAGATGTAAAATATCGTCCTCGTTATAGAAACCAAAGCGTGATTTGTTATGAATTAACTTAACCATGGCACCTGGTGTAAATGTATTAAGCAAGACACCAACCTGTGCTGGCTTTAATAACACATGGAACACTTCTCCATTAAAGTCACATGTCTTTTCTACTAGGCCGAATGTGTTGGTTGCAACGATGTTTAACTTATCACCAGTTGAGATAATGTTTAAACATGAAGCAGGGTGATTTTGTAGTACACTATCTGTTGATAAAAGTTTAGACAGTTCGCTAATAATCTTGATGAACTCAACGCCTGTTACTGTACCATACTCTTCTGTCGCAGTATCTACCTTTGCAATAGGGGCATCAATTACTGGCACCTTAAACTCTGACGAACCGACCTTGATAGTCACAATATCGTCAATTTCTAAGCGTAAAGCCTCTTCGTTTACGATAATTAGACTTGTTGCTGTCTTTAATTGGTTGCCTGAAATACATAATTCGATTGGTTCTACTGTGTCGTCTGCAACAAACGGAACCTTTCCTGCGATAACAGAAGAGGCAGAGTTATAAGATAGACCTAATGTGTTATCTGCTCCTACTGTTAAAACCAACTGGCTTGATAGGTCTTTACCTACGCCTTTCGTTACTGTCTTTGCTAAGTTTACAAACTGTGCTGTGTTTACCTTTAAAATCATTCTTTATTCTCCTTTTTTCTGTATAATTGAAAACGCATACTTCTTTGTACTATCTATGTTGAAGTCAAAAACACAATTCCTTGATGTCAAACCCTCGTCTGATGACGATAAGACTATATTAATATGAGGGTTGCTCTTACAATAATTGGAGAACGCCTCTCTGAATTGTGATACTTTTACTGAATTTGTTTCTGGCCCAACTCTGTAACAATCTAGTATCATTAATAACTGTGTCTTTTTATCAAATAGTGTGGTTTTGTTAAACTCTGCCTCTGGTCTTGCCCACATCGCTTCGATACATTGTTCCATTGTTACAATTTTCACACTCTCTGGGCTGATACCTACATTAATCAGGTGTGTTGCTAAATCAAACGCTTTTAATTTATTCTTAATAATATTATTTGAGAATACTGCAATCCTCAACGTGTTGTTTCTGCGTAATGTTTCTCGTACAAACCTGTCTGTGCTTTGATTGAATTTAATCTTTGCGTATTGTCCGTACCCTTTTAAATTTAAGAGTGCTTTCCACTGTAATAAATTATCTAAAATGTCTTGTTTACTCATCGAACCACCAATCCATTTCACCAATATCTAATTCTTTATACTCTTGCTTTCTTGTTTCTGCTATTACATCTGCAAATTCACCGTTGTTGATACGCATATTAATAACTGAAACATTCCAGTCTGTTAGTTGCATTCCTGTTTGTGCAATAACAATCATAATATCTCTAAAATATTCTTCTGACATATCACCAGAGAGTACATATTTTGTATACAACTCTCTTATTTTTCTCTTGGCAACTGCTATATTTGTGCCTTTGTCTGTGGAATGAATTATTTTTCCTACAGTATCGGCAAACTGGTAAATATTAGAACGTTTATCAGAGCATGTATCTTCTTGGAAGTCTCTTGTTTTTGCATTTTGCAACAATGCTTCATCATCTGCAAACAATGACTTTTTAACTTGCTTTTCTAACTTATGTCCCATCAGTCGAACGCTCCATCAAATACGTCAATATCTCCGTCTTCATCATCGAAGGCCTCTACATTTTCTGTCCATAATGGTTCTTCTACATCGCTACCTGATGATGCAACCTCTACAGGCACATCTTCACCACCGAACCCTGCTAGGTCTTCTTCACTAGCATTGTCTAACATCTGGTTCTTAGCCAACTCGATTGGGAATGACATAAACTTACCTGTTTGGCCACCACGGTTCTTTTCTAAAAGCACAGTCATCTTTTTCTCAATACTATCATCATGTAAGTCTCTATGTAAGATTAACGCTACATCACTATCGTTGGCGATATCACCAGCGTCTTTAATATCTGACAAGTGAGGCATAGGGTCCTCATCACCTCTACGCTCACGATTGACCTGTGCAAGAATAACGATAGGTATTCCTAATCGTCTTGCCAAAATCTTAAAAGTTCTTGACAGCGTTGCCATTTCTTCTCGTTTACTTCTTCCAGAGATGGAAATTAAACCTAGATAGTCAATGAACAAGACATCTAAACCGTCTGTCTTCTTTTTTGTATATGCCTTTGCTGTAATTTTATCGAGTGTCAGCCCCGGCTCATCATCAACAATCACATCCCAATTTGAGATATTGTCAAAAGCCGTTGCAATTTTTTCTTTAGCGAAGTCGTTGGCAGATGCTTTTGTAGGAGACAAATCACTTAGGAAAATATCATTACTGTATGCAACCATACGCTTGATAATATCTGTTTCATCAACTTCAAGCGAAATGTACATTACTTTCTTTCCTAGACTGGCTGCGTGGGCTGCCCAGTTTGTTGCCATGACAGTCTTACCAACAGATGTTCTGGCTGCAATCGTTACTAACTGCCCGCTACCGATACCGCCGTCTTTTAAATATCTATTCAACTGTGTCCATGGTGACGGGATAACCTCTGCAACAGGAGCAGTTGGGTCTAACGCTTTATCAGCAATCGTCCTGAATTTATCAGCAAAAGGTACAGTATTATTATTACTTGTAATACTTGTATTCGCATCTTCAAGCGTTGTGACCATCTGAATTAAACCATCTGACGGTTCTGTTGCACCATTTAAGATATTCTCAACGACTTTGTTCGCCTCACCAGAGATACGTTTAACAACCTCATATCGCTGGAGACGAGTAGCAACGCTCAATAGAGAAGTGTAACATGGAGAAACAATAGTATGTATATCTTCTTGAGATAGGCTCTCTCCACCCTGTCTAACAGCATCTATAATATCGTCAAGGGTTGCATGATTATTTTCTTCATTTTCTTGTGCTTTTTCTTTCAGGCATGTCCATGCTAATTCATACTTTTTATTAACAAACTGGTAGTTGTCCAGAATAGACATTACATTTACGATAACTGTCTGTTCCTTTATACCTGCTTGCAAAAGTGTTAGTTCTGCCTGCATTTGTTCTGTTCTCAATTCCATGCAATTCTCCTTGTTCTGCTTACCTTTACAGTTATTATTATACAAGAAAAAGACCACTTTGGGTAAGTGGTCGTAATTTTTTAATTAAAATTGAAACGAAGTGTTGCTTCGACAGGTGTTGCTTTTGTGTAAGTATCATAGATACCAGCGTTTCTCAATGCTGTTGTATCAACAATTTGCTTATCAAACTCTGGCACATACACAAACTTCATACCGCAAGATGAATACTCTGTAAGGTTACTATCCTTCATAGATACAACTAATCTGTTCTTAACTTCTTTTTCTGTTGCTTCTAGTTGTTCTTTCTTTTGCTTTAAATCTCTTAACTTAGCAAGAGCCTCTCTGCCTTCTGGAGAAAGTCTTCCGTCTGTAATTGTGAACACCACATCGTCAGAAGAGTAGTCTTTTAATGACCTAGCGTAATCCTCTGCTACCCTAGCAAGTCCTTTATCAAGAATATCTTGCTCTGTTTCAATATGTTCTGATACATGAGACGTCTTAAGGAAATCATCATATAGTCCATCTCGCTTTAACGCTTCTACATCTGCGTTGTTTCGCATGCCAGGTGCTATATATGTTATCTTTCCTATCTCATCTGAAAGAGATTTTATTTGCTCTGCTTCTAATGTTCTTAATAACTGTTGTTTGTAATAATTAAATGCAGAGTCAATACGTGCTTTTGTACGTCTAGTTTTTACTAATAGTTGGGATGCTCTTTCTACTCCTTCACTATTATAAACATAAGCGTTGTTGTTAATTGTGGCAAATCCAATCGCTTGGTTTTCGTTTAGTGATTGAAGTTGCTGGTTGAGATTGTCGGCAGCCATCTGGGCACCCTCAATCGTTGTGAAGTGAGCCTCATCACCACCGTAAGGACATGGTCTAACCACTGCCTTGCATATTCTTGGGATGCCTCCCTTACCAATATGGTATTTTGTCATTTTCCTACTCCTTTGGTCTATAGTTATTAATGTCTAGCGATTTGTTCAGTTCCGGCATATCTTGTTTTAGACTTATATCTAAATCATTCATTTCGCCTCTCAACAAACTGGCTAATTCGTCTGTGCTAAGGGACTCTAAGTCGTCTTTCTTATCTGTTTTGGTATCTGACTCTACATTGTTATGATTACCCAGTTCATCAATATTTTTATCACGGATTGGAGTATCTTCTAAAAGAGCGTCTAAACTATAGCCCTGTCTGGCTACCGACTCTCTTACAGGCGTAGTATTGTTTGCTAAGAAGTCTGCGCCGTAGCCCTGCTCTCCTATTTTTTGTTTCAACTGTTCTCTTATGATATCTGCGGTATCACTGTCTAGCATATCATCTAAATACATACCACCATTCTGCTTACGCTCTATTTTTATGTTCTGATATGCCAGTACATCTGCCTCCATCTGTGCTTGCTCGATTGAGTCTGCCATAATATGTGTAGTATATGGGCACTTGCCTTCTTTTGCTCGACAAACACCAATACTGCCATCTGTTCTAATGTGATATTTTGTCATACTCTATTCCTGTCTAGTCCTTGGCGAACTCTGCTGTATCGTTAGGGCCTTCTCTCCACTTGTATCCTTCTTTTTCAAGAGTACATATTATCTTCTGTAGAGTCACTGTTGCTTGTCCGTCTTTTAGTTTAATGTTTGCCCATTCAAGTGGCTCTTTTAGAATTTTTGTTGCCCTTTTACCAAAGGCACCTGTTGAGAACTTTGCCCAGTATAGTTTACCACCGTCTGCATTTAAACCGTGCAAGATATCTGCCTTAATATCAGGGTCTTTTATAAATGCATCAGCGATATCATCAGTTGTAAATACATGTTTTGCTTCTTCAAGTCTCTTTATTGCACAATTCCTTACGATTGAACTAAGGTCATCTTTTAAGATTTCTAAACCGTAGTCTTGCTTTGCAACTGCTCTACGAACTAGCGGGCTTGGGTCATTAATAAGTTTGTCTAAATGTTTGCCTTGCATTGCAATCATTGCACGGACATACTCGTCTGGGTCATCTACCAACTTATCTAACCTGTAGCCATTGCGTGCTACAGCCTCTCTGACCTCTGGGCTCCAATCATTAATTAAGACATCTAAACCGTAACCAGACTCTGCACATTCCACTCTCTCGTATTCATAATCGCTGTACATCTTCTTAGTCATGGTTTCATTATATTTATCAATCTGTTTCTGAAACTCACGCTCTGTCATGTCGCCAGTTTGATGCAAAACATGGTTACAATTACCATGACCAGGCGTCTTCGCCGTACACCATGTAATTTCGCCATTTCTGTTTAATGCTCTTACCTTTGCCATTTTTAACTTCTCCTCTCTTGAAATCTATATCAAGATTTTAAATTTTACTAATGCATACGTTGCTCAGGAGAACGGTTTTAAGCGGTGATTTATGTTGATTAGGTATGGTCCATCATCCTCTTCATTTTTGACCTTTCCATACCTAAAAAAGTCACACGGATTCTTCCTAAAAACCGTTTTCGGCTCATTTTTAAAGTCGAAAAAATATTTAAAAAAGAGGATATTCTACTTATCCTCTTCTTCATCATCGAACATATCATCAACCACATTGTTTAAACGTTCTAGTTCTTCTAACAATTCAGCGTCAGACATGTCTTTTAATTCTTTCTTGTCCATTCTATGACCTCTCTGTTATATATTATACAAGAATTTAAATATCGTACTCATCAATAACTGGTTTTGGTTTATCCTCGTTATCAATTTCTTTTTCTAATTTTGCAAGTTCTCTATCAAACTTCTTTGCTTCTTCGTCTACATGCCTGCGTATTTCTTCGCCGTTTATGTTGTTTGCTAACTTTACTGTAGGGCCACTATATATATGTGTGTCAGTAGTGTTCTCTGTATTACTATCTTGTGTTGATGTTTCAGATAACTTCTGCTTTGCAACATCTCTTACTTTCTTACTGACATCATTTTTAAGAATATTTAAACCGTAACCTTGCTCTGCACATTCAATTCTATCCTGTTCATTTTTGCTGTTAAGTTTAGCCATCATACGTTCGTTATACTCATCAACACATTCCTGAAATTCACCATCAGTCATTCTAGCACCCTGGTGTAACACATAGTTACAATTTCTTTGTCCTGGTGTCCTTGCAGTGCACCAGGTGATTTTACCATCTCTGTTCAACGCTTTTACTCTTGACATATATTTCTGTCCCTTTTGTTTATAGTTATTTATATCCAACGATTTATTTAATTCAGGTATATCACTCTTCAACATGGTTTCCAACTCGTCAGTGTCTTTTTCAATTCGGCTCTCTAGTTCTTCAGGTGAGAGTGACTTCACGATTGCATCATCACATTCTTCCTGACTATCAAAATGTGACTTAGGAAGTATGTTTCTTCTTATGTTTCTACTTGCTATATCAACATCTATACCACTACTGCGTACCTGTTCTCTTACACCATCACTATCAAGTAATGCATCCATTGTGGGAACATTATCTCCGAACTTCTTTTTTAGTTCTTCTTGTTGATTTTTATATGCAACAGCGTCCGCTTCTATTTGTGCTTGTTCTATTGTATCAGCCATAATATGTGTAGTATATGGACACTTACCAGACCTTGCATGACAGATACCTATACTACCATCTGCTTTGATATGATATTTTGACATGACATCACCACTTTCTATTTATATAATCTCTAAAATATATATCAAAAAAGCATGATTTAATTTCCTGCTTTATTCGCTGTTAGATTTCGCAACGTTTGCTTAATAAGCATTTCTTTTGCCACGCTGGCAGTCCACGAGTCTTCATCATTTTTAAGAATTTCTAGGCCATAGCCTCTTCTTGCTACCGCTCTTCTTACCTCTGGCGATTCATCGTGCAACGCAATCTCTAAATATTTACTATCTTCACAATGTTCAACAACATCTGCTCTGATACGAGGATTATCATTATGAATAAGAATATCGAAACCATACCCTTGTTCAATAACAACAAACAATACCCACTCATTATCATCATGAACAAGAATGTCTAAGCCGAATCCTTGCTTTGCAACTGCACAACGAACGTGGTAGTCCTTATCGTGTACTAAAATATCTAAACCATATCCTTGATGGGCAACTTTTTCTCTAACTCGAGGACTTGGGTCGTTTACGAGAATATCTAGTCTATATCCCTCACAAGCAACGCCCCATCTAACCTCTTCTGATTCGTCATGAATTAATTTTTCTAGGCCGTACTGACGCCATGCCACATGCATTCTGACAATTTCATCTTCGTCATTAATAAGTTTTTCTAAATGCTTATCAGTACCATGCTGTGCGACACGTTGTCTTACACGACTGTCACTATCATTGATAAGTACATCTAAAAATACCCATTCTCTGCCAAAAGGGCACGAATTATCCAGTTTTTGTCGGTTAAGAGAGATTCTAAATTCTCACCATTTTGGATTTGTCTCATTTTTAAAGAATCTTCATACGTTCCTTCTCTAATAATCCACGTTTCAAGTATTGTACACATTATTATACCTTCCTGTCTTTTCTATACAACAACAAAATCCTTTAAAAGTCAATAATTAATTGCAATCAGTAATCCACTCATGCTCTGGTAACGTTTCAATCCACTTGCAGAACTCTCTCCATTCAGGTAGTCTATGATTTTTACGTTGATGATAAATAGTTTTTAACTGGCGATAGTTGGTAGTCATGGCAGCCGTCATTCTAAACCCACTAGGAATATTATACAAAATTTCAAGATATTTTTCTGATGTCTTTTCGCCATTGTTATACTCGTCTACCTTTTCTTGTAGAATTTTAACAATTCTATCATCTACATATTCATTACAAGCCTCTTTTAAGTCGAACTTGGCAATTCTATGCATAGTAGAGCCTGAACTAATAAAGTCAATAAAGTGGTATCTTTGCATTTCAACCCATGCCTTATTGCTAAACGTCAAATCAAACTGAACAATAATACCGTTTAAGAAATTATCGTGTCCACTCCCTATCTTTGCCTTGCCTAAAGAGTCTGTACTTTTGCTCTTTTCTGTCGTCAGATTTTCAAAATCTGTTGCCATAGGGAATTTGGCTGCCCTAATACTATTTTCTAAACCATAAACTTGTACATTATTTATCATCTTCATTTATATTGTCCTCTTTCTTTTTAATTTCATTTACAGCCTTGACTTCCTTTAAGTTCTGGTCAAACTGCTCCATCTTAGTTGCTACCCACTTGTCTGCCTCTTCTTGATTCTTAACATTGCCGTCTTTATCAAGATATGCGTTTCGATAGTCTTTTGTTTCAACTAATTTATCTTTCAAGACTTCTCTCCATGCATTCTCTAAACTTGCCTCTATTTCATTAATAGATTCGTTGGCTTTATCCTCATTCTGTGATTTAACAGTTAATTCTCTCATATCACTATTCATCAAGGTTGTTCGCAATGGAGTTGGGATAAACACGCTCTTTACACTGTGGTTTTGGTAAGAATTTCTTGCATTCTTTACATCGTCATACACAATAGCCATTGAGTCTGAGGCTTGCTGAATTGCCTTGTCTGCGTTCTGGTTCTTAGCCCATTCATCTATTGTAACATGTGTAAGTTTATCTTCTGTAATCTCTCCTGCTTCATTCTTATGCAATACTACTGCCTTCTCATTACCTGTCGTAAATGAATATCCCTCGTTATGAGTGTTTAGTGTTACTGCGAGTAGGTTTTCAAAGTTCATTGCGGCTGCACACTCTTCACAATAATATAGTCCGTCTTCGGTTGTATATACAGTACCATCTGTTAGTTTTACACCACATTGAATACAGTGGTGCTCGCTCTCATCATGGCGCATTGTGTTAATTAAAGTGTTTGTCATTCTACCCATATGACTTCTATACATCTTATCTTTAATCGTTGATACAGCACCTGCTTTAGCACCTCTCAACGCCTCATGTATAGTGTCTTGTGTATTACTTAGATTGCTAAATCCTAGACCGTTTCTAATACCTGCTATACCACCAACGACTGTGTTTTGAGCAACTTCCCCAACATCTTTACCAACTCCTGTAACCTTGCTTGTTGCACTACTTAAATGCTTAGATAATTGTAATTGCCCAAAGTTAGTTAGTTGGAACATATTTAAGATTTCATAACGTTTTCTTGAAATAACAACTATCATTACAATCATAAATACGATTGACTGTACGACACCAACTGTATTAACAAGGCTCATAGAGTTGGTTACTAATACAATAGAAATCATTAACAATAGCGATGTTCCGATACGTTTCATTGCTGTTGCAAGCATTGTTCCAAAGTAGCGTTTGGCAATATCTGTGCCTCTGCCTGCCCAACAACCGAATAGTAAGAAGATAGGAGACAATACACCATAGAGTGTTAGTTGCACACCATATACAATTCCCATCAGGGCGAACATAATAGGTAAAATAGAACCTAAGCACACAAACAAGAGTGTGAGTGTCGCTTGTCCAAATTTAAGACCTGTGTCATTACCGATAAAATAGTTCCACTCTCTTGTTGCTGTTGTCGCTTTCACAACAGGAATATTACTGATTAACGACTCTGTTGCTTTTGCATCTGTTGGTGTATCACCAATATCTGTCAAATACTCATCTGCTCCACCATTTGCATCAATATAAGCATCAATTAATGCCATTGTGTTTGCTCTCTTCTTACCTGTGCCACTTGTTGATGTGAAATATACACCACCCTCTGTGGCAGTGTCTAAACCACCATGAGCATTGGCAAATGCTTTGTCATCTTGACGTTTAAAGGTTCTATTCTTATTTGCAAGTAGCGTTTGCTTTGCTAACTCAACCACGGCCTTGGCGTCATTAAAGTTTTTAGCATTATCAGGGTTGCTATCAAAAGCACCGAAACCAAACATATTTGCACCTGGTGATGTTGCAACACCTGCTGTGCCGAGTGAACTCTCCCACATGGCAATAGCGATAATTGCTCGAACATCTACTTTAGAAGCGTTCTGCCATTCTAACAGTAATTTACCATTAATTCTGTTTTTATCATACTGAATACCAGTAGAGTTTAGGAATCCGTCAAGTTGCTCTGCTTTAATACCACCTCTAATATGACCGACTATATCATGACTATAAGGGTCACCTGATGTCCAGTGATTTGCGTTAATATCAACACTGGATGGTAGATTTGCAACACCGGCAGTAATATCTGAACCTGCTACGAAACCAGATTCTTCATAATTAGAAAGTGCGTCAATAATTCTATAATAGTCTTTATTTAATCCTGATACAGATGCTGTGTTTTGATTGTCTAAAGGCTGGTGATTTCCTGACATGACAGAAACATAGAACAATCCCCAGTTTTCGATTGAATTATCTTTGCCAACAAATACTTCTGGCTTACCAACCCATTCTTCATTTTCATTAGTTAATCTGCCTAGGTTTTCATAATCAGTACCGAACTGACCTTTAATTGTTGGTTTTAATAGATATTCTGACCACATGCGGCAACCAATTATCTGCTTGATGTAGCCGGTCTGTACATCTAAGTATTTCTCATCAAATATACTAACATTATCGTCTGGCTTTGTATATACAGGACACATACTTACATTCTCATTCGATATCGTATTAGTAAAGCCTGACATTATCATTGCTTGTAATGCCGTAACACCTCTAATAGGTAGTTGAAGTAAGCCTGTATTAACCGATAGCATAATAGCAAGAATATAACATATTACTACCTGTACAAGATTGCCTAAGCCTTCACGTATTTTACCTTTCCACAACATTGTATAAATAAGGTAAAGCATCGTAAAGATTAACATTAACATCATGAGTGGTAAAAATATCCCTGCATACAACTGCGTAAAGATAGTTTTTTGGTTTTCTGCTGAAAGCCCTACAATGGCAGAGAAATCACTAAAGCAGAAACCAATAAAAGCAAGAGTTAGGGCGAGTATAAACTTAGCAACTCCTAATAAAGTATTAACAATCGTATCTGTCATTGCCATCATTAGAGGTGTAAGTGAAAACACACTAGGTCTAATATCATGACTTCTTCTTGCTCTTCTATCTAACGTGCTGGCTGTTTCTGTAAACGTTGATAGTGGATTCTTTCTTGTTGAGTAGTATTGTCCATAGTTGGACATCTTTCCTTCTGTACCTGCACACGGGTCAACGTCATAGTATGCCCATTCACCTAAGTAAGAACTATATTGAATGCCTGAAAATCCAAAACGCTCAAAAGGAGTTGTTCCGTCTGACTTACCCACATTATAACCAGCAACATTCAAAATCATATTACTAATATTTGCTTCTGCATTTTCTGATTTAACAGTTGTTGCCTTTGATTGTGTAAGATACTGTATATAATCTGTTCTTGCCAGTTTTAATGCTATCTTACCCGGGTCGCCTAACGCACACCCAATCGTTTGCGTCACGTCTGTTGCTTTACTTGTTTGAATTTGATTATTTGCTAAACTGAAAACTACCATGACTGTTGCAAACAACGAAAACAAAATATTTTTAACTTTAGCCATTGAGTGTGTTCCTCTCTTTCTTCTATATATATCAAAAAGAGCAGGCTTTGCCTACTCTTTATTTCTTACGGAATCTGTTTCTAAATTTATTAGTACGCTTATCTTCCTTGGTAATCTTTAAATCTTCATGAATATCTAAGTAGTCTTCCATTATCTTACGTTTCTTCTCTGGAGTATAACGGAAGTTGATTTGAGCGCCCCTGTTATTTTCGTCTGAACCCTTACCTGCCTCTCTCTTCATAGGGTCGACTTCAAGAGACGGTTTACTACTATCACCATTTCTGAAAAGCATATCTCGAACCGCAACACTTTCAGGCGTCTTACCCTTAAGGTTTTCATCTTCGTTCTTATGTAGTCTGCCGTTAACCAACTCGTCAACACTCTTTTCTTCCTCTGCCTCATATCTTCTATGTAGGTAGTCATCGTAAGACTTCTGTTTTCTCTCTGCATTTGTCATCAGATTATCGTTTATCTTATCATTTACATTATTAATTGCCTTGTCTACGTCATTAACAACACCATTTACGGCTGATGTGGCTGTAGCAACTTTATTTAAGGTGTCTGTTGATAATCCTGTAGGAATATAATCTTCTTGTTTATTTGACTTGTAAGAGTTGATACTTGTAACGAAGTCTTTTGTAAAGTCGTTAATATTGTCTTTAGTGAGTTTGTCATTAGGAATTAGAGTGCCTTTGATTAACCTGTCTAATTTCTTGTCACCAGTAGAATTAAATCTGTCGATATTGTCTATATCATGCCCACTGTTCATCTTATTTAAGATGTTTAGTGCTTTCTTCTCTTCTTGTGTGATTTGACTTCTTGCTGACTTTTCTTCCAGATTACTTCTCATTAAGTCATAAGTTTCTATCATATCTCTTGATGGATTATCAAAGCCTGTTGCTCTATTACCTGCCATATATGCTCTTGCATACTGTCTAAATATACCGAAACCTTCTCTTGCCTGCTGACGGTTTGTAACCTTAATACCTCTGTCAGAAGCAACGTCAGCACCGTATCTAAAGCCTTCGACTATTGGGTTGCCAACTACTTCAATACCATGTTCTTTCCTCATTTGGCGACTAATTCCCGGCATAACAACTGCACCTGCTACACCACCTGCAATGCTTTCTCTAATATCACGAACCTTTAAGTCAATGAATTGTCTAGCACTCTTAGGCATTAACTTTTGATAAGAAAGGTTTTCTCTAATTGCCTTACCTGCGTCAGAAGAACCTGCGATAATACCAACAATTTCTTTCCAGTACATCTGAATACTAATTAAGATGGCTGCTGACATAACTGCTGTCGCTACTGCGTTCACGGATGATGTCGATAGGGCGTTTAATAGGTATAATGTAATAGATAAAATCACTGTTACAATCATTCTCTGGACTAAAATAGACCACATCTTACCAACATACTCTGTCAATTTAACTGGTCTAAATAAACCGACTAGTGTTACAAAAGGTAACAGCATCAATCTTAAAGCAAAGTCTAATGAGGCTCCTATCTTAAAGATTGTTAGGCCCCCAACCACTAAAAACATCGCAATACTTGTGATACCAGCAAGGAACAGAATCATACCTCTGTTATTATTGTCTCCTGCCCATGTACTTGCAAATCTTGTGTCTCTGCCCTTTGCGTTGTCTGGACCAAACTGCATATCAACTAATTTATACATCTGCTTAGATTGACTATTCACAGGCGTATTAATATCATTCTCTGTAATTGTGCCACTAATTGTCTTGTCTAACTGGTATAAAGCCCAGTTTCTAGGCTTATTTGTATCGCCCAAGACAACTTCTGGTGAACCTATCAATGCCTTGGTCTCATTACTATATGTCATTTTATCCTCATTTAAGTCTGTATAGTTCGCACCCCATTGGGCTGATAACCAAGGTTTAAATGTTGTAATATTCCAAACCATACATTGCATTTGTCTTATCTTGACTGTTGTACCTAAGAAGTCATCAGGACTACTTGCTTTACAATAGTCAACTGTATTATCATCTCTTGAAAGTGTACCAAATAGTGCAAGTTCTGCCTTATTAGGTATTTCCTCTGCCAGCCTGATTAATGTGCCAGAACTGAATAACGCAACAACTGACAAAATATAGATACCGATTAGTTGTACTAATTTTATAACTCTGAATTGCCCTGTACTAATTGCTTGGAACAACAGGCTTAAAGCAAACAAGATGGCTGCCATACTAGCGAATGGGAAGAAAATACTATCTCTAAATGTCTCTATCGTTGTTTGAATAATCATATCTAGGTGTAGAGAACTAATGATATTTGTAAAACTATAAGACAACAATGTAACTGTCAATTTTGTAAAGAATGAAGATATCGTTGTACCAATGGTTCCTAAAATACCTTTACCATACACGGTGTGTTGTTCCTTAAAGCGAACATATCTCGTATCATCAGATACTCCATTAGATGTGCCATTTAACGCTCCGTGTACTGATGGTCTTACAACTGCACAACCTGTTAATTTTTCTTGTCCATTATTGTTTTCATCTGCATATACAGTATTCCAGTCTGTATAACTTGCAGGTGGGTTGCCTTCACTATCTGCACATATCCAGTGTGCCCAAGAGCGAGAAGCATCGTACCATGCTTGTGATTTCAATGTTTCCTCATCTACAACAATACCTGTGGAGTCTATACCATTGTTTTTAAGAACTTCTTTTAGTTTTGACTGATACTCGTCTTTCCAGAAAGTAATCATCTCACTATTAGATTTTGCTTGTAAAGTTTTTGTAATGTCAAAGCCTAGTTCTTTATACCTATTAAACTGTGCCTGTACATTATCTGACTGTAACCACTTAGCAAACTGCTCCTCAACACTTAAAACTTCTAGTTTAGGTTCTTCTCCACATTTGGTCTTATCGTTGCCATTTTTAACTAAGCACGCCTGATAGTCATTATATGCTTTTAATGACTTATCTGTAAACTTACTTGTATCAAAATCAAAGTGAGGTGGATTAGACGCATCCATAATCTCTTTTAATACAGGATTAGAGTCTCTTAACGCATTAATATTCTGATTATAATATTGGTTAACTGCTCTATATAAAATCTCTTGGTCAGAGGCATAATATGCATTGTAAACAGTCTTAGCAAAGTCTGGTCTTGTCCATGCATGTTGGGCAATTACGTTCAAATCTGATGAGTCTACAATAGTTCCAATAACTGCTCCTGCAAAACCTCTATGAGGAGTACCCCAATTACCTGTTGCAAAATCAATCACTTGCCCTACAACATCTTTAGAGCCTTCCCATAATGCCTCTGCACCAACTCTTAGTTTCCCTACTGCACCAATATTAGCCATCAATCTTGTATCAGATGACACTTGAATTTTGTCATATTCGCCCAAGTATGTTGTTAATGGTAAATCATATCCAAAACGCTCTAATGCTGTATAGTTAAAAATTTTATTGTTTCCTACAGGCACTGTGTTGTTTGGTAGATTAATTGGTACGCCAAATCGCCAGTCTCCTGTGTATGCTGATACCGTGTTTTGACCTTGTATTCCTTGCTGAATGAATGTACCTAAAATACTGTCATATAGTTCTGTCATTCCTGCAGGTATATCACCGTTGTGATTTAGCAGGTTCTGCGGACCATTAAATGCTCCATTTACATTACCATCTTGAACAACAGTTTCATTTACACCATCAAGAACAGCACCTGAATAGTTGGATACATCACCTACGTAGTTGCCTGGCCCTAATAGGTATCCGATGTAATAAACAAGTGTTTTTGCTCTTTCAGAAGATACTTCCTTTGAGGTGACTTTATCCATAATTTGGTTTAAGTCTGTACCGCCATTTTCGCTGATGAATTTTTTGATTTCATCCTTATCTTTTTCCTCATCGCTGTCATCGGCGTGTGTTGTTTCAATGAGTGATTTATTGACTACAGGAGATATTGCCAATACCAAAAACAATACCGACATAAGTCCTAATAACCATTTCTTTGTCTTTTTAAGCATCGCAACTCCTTTCGTATTTAGTTCACTATTTATACTATATATCAGAAATATTAAAACCCTCGGTTGTTACACCAAGGGTTTATATTTTATATCTCTTCTTTCGGCTCTGGTAATTCCCTATCGTTATTAAATACATAAATACCTAATGCTATCACAGGGAATAGAACTCCTAGGTATGTTAGCCATTCGCTATAACCGTGCAACTTGTTATACGAACGGAAAACTTCATAGTCATAGATTATAGAGAATACCAACGCTATAATCAAGAATATCACAAATGCAAAGGCAATAAAGAGGATAACACCAGCATCTCCTGATGACGCAGACATGCCCATTGTACTAGTCTTAAATATACGTAGTATTGCTACTCCTAAGGCTGCATAAAATACCAGTAAGGCAATTAACACAGCAATAGATAAAGTTAATCTTTTCTTAGCAACACCCGGAGCCTTCGCAATATCTCTAGCAAAGATATACTGGTTGTAGATAGGTATAATTGCTTTCCAGACAGGAATATCATACCTATCAAATAAGATACCCATAAATACAATCGACAACAATCCTACAATGGAAAAAGATATTTGTTGCACTTGAACATTAATATTCATAATTAATCACTCCAATCAATTTTAAGATGGCTTTTGACTAAATCTGAACAATGTATCAGCCCGTTGGTTTTATGTCTAAAATAGGTCTAAAAAGTCGCACGGACGAGGGTATAAAACGGTTTTAAGGCTAATTACTTTTTGCCGTTTTTGCGTAAAAACTCATAGGCTTCTTTACGCTTGTCACCATCTGCGAAAAAGTACGGTTTCCAGAAGTCTTCCTGTGTTGTACCATTCTCTGCATTTAATTGCTCTCTTGTAATACCACGATGTAACTGACGTGTAACCTTGTCAAGTTTACATCTTAACTGATATGTTTCAGGATAGATTAATGTTTTATCTACCTTTCTGTTATAAACAACCACGTTGTGGACAACACTTCTTGTTACACTTGGCATTCCTGGCCATCTCCATGCACCATTTACAGCAATTTCTCTCTGTGCAACATCTGTGAATGCATTTAAAACATCACGTACATCGGCTTGGCTCATGCCTGTTAGTTCTGCTACTTCACGAATAACCTCTACTTTTTTCATAGCGTCTGTTGTCTTTGTCTCTTTTAACTCAATTTTTACGTTTGACATATAACTCCTTTCATTAGACACTCATTACGCAAATAATGGTTTGCGTTTTTGTCATTTCTAGTAGTGTATCTACCATCTTACTAGATATATCATCTTTTTTAATCTTATCAACTCCCAACCATTTAAAGGTTGAAACATCTACCATATCTTCTTTATCTGCACTGAATGTTGTGTCAATGAAACCATCACCCAATGAGAAGATGTTTGATACCGAATAATCAGCCAATTCTTGTGAAATGTTAGACAAAATATGGTATGTTAATTCCTCTCTATCAAACTGTTTGTTTAATCTTGCCCTCAACCTTTTCATCTCAATGTCAATAACATCAAGCATCTTTTCCTTAAGGTTCGGCAATGCAATTCGCAATACTTTTGTATTACTGACTGCCTCTTCTGGTATATCAAATAATCTCATATATTTATCTATCTCCTAGTGTGAATGTTCTATCAGCAAGCGAGTTGGCAAGACTACTGTGTGCAATCAAAACAATCTGCGAATTATTTAAGCCTGCGATTGTGTCTAAAATATTCTGCTCTCTATTACTTGACTGCGAAACAAGAACCTCATCCATTACAATCAAACCATTACTGTTGCCGTTTAAGAATAAACTAATTGCTAAGCGTAAAGCAATCGCAACCACAGACTCTTCACCACCTGACAGAGCATTGACTGGTAATTCTTGACCGTTGTTTTTGTTAACCGTGATATTAAATTGATTGTCAATCACAACATCTTGGAAATCATTATCTGTGAACTTTCTAACCAAGTCGCTGGTTAGTTCTGATAATTCAGGGATTGCTGACTCAACTCTCAATTTCTTAAAGTCTGTTAGGTTCTTAATTGTATTATTAATAATCACTAACTGATTTGAAATTGTATTAAACTTTTCTCTCGCCTCTTTTGCCTGTGATAACTGTAAATCAAGTGAGCGACCTTTTTCCTTCTCAATCTCAATATCTTTCTTCATAGCAAGGGCGTCAAGTTCGTGTTTTTGCTTTTGTGTTTGAATTGAGTTTAAAGACGATTCTAACTTAGCATACTCTATCTTTTTTAGAGCGTGTAATTCTGTTATTTCAGACTCTAATTTATTCTTCTCTTTATTGTCTGCCGTTAATCTTTCATTTAGCCACTTGATTGTTGCTTTTGTACTATTTATCGTAACTGTCTGTTGCTTTAATGCCTCCAATGATTGAAGTTTCTTAATCATAGTATTGTAAATCTTTGTAACATTTTCATGGTCTTTTGTAACTTTTTCAATTTCTATCTTTAAACCTGCAAATTCAGATTTTAGGTCAATTTGCTTTTGTCTGACTTCTAAATAATTCTGCAACTGCAAAGACTCATCTAATAATGCTGACTTATTTGCCTCTTTTTGAGTTTGTAGTTCAGACAGTTTTATAATCTCTGACTGAATGTCTTGAAGTTCTTTTGAGTGTGCTTTTCTCTCTGCGTTAATATCCTTAATCGGTGAATGGCAGTAAGGACATTCTGCAACTCCTTTTTCTAAGTCTTGTAAGAATTGCTGACATGACTTTTCCTGCTCTCTTAAGATTGTTAATCGTTGTAGATAATTTGCTAGATTTTGATTATTTAAATCTTGCCTTTGTCTTAATAATTCAACTGTCTTATCTAAATCTTTCGGCAACTTTTTATTAAATACTGTTGCTAGTTCGCTATATCTCGCATTTAATGTGGATAGACGTAAAAACAATTCATCTCTATCATTACTTGTCTTTTCAATATCTGCTTGTACTTGATTATAAAGGTTATCTGAATACTCAATCTTCTTAGGCAAACTATCTAACTTTGCTAAGGATTCATTTAATCGCTCCTCTGTATTTGCTATATTATTCTTTGCGATATTTAACAGGTTCTCTAGTTCTTGTTTCTTTTCCTGTTTTTCTCTCTCTGCTAAATATCTTGCGTTTAATTCACCTAAGCCTTTAGTAACCTTTTCGTATTCTGTCTTTATTTTCTTGAAACCATCTAGTAAGTTCTTTACCACTTTTTTCTGGTTTTCAAGAGATGCTTCAATATCTTCTACTGAACCTTGTTGAATAACATTTAATGACTGTTGCAAGAGTTTACTATCTTGCTTAGCCTGTGTGATAGAGTCTGTAATAACGTCAATACCAAGCATACGCTCAATAATTAAACCCCTTTCTTTTGTAGGTGCATGAATAATACTATCAACTTGTTTCTGCTGAATAAAGAAAGATGAGTAAAATTCTTTATCTGTGAACCCTAATAGTTCTTTAATATACTTCTCTGAATGAGATGTTGCTGGTCCTGCAACCTCTTTGTACTCATTATCTGCAAGTATATACACTCTACAAGATGTGGTACTAGCACCTGTAATTACTCGTTCTACTTTATATTCATTATTCCCTACCTGAATAAAAGACGTTACGCCAACCCTTTCTGTCTTAGGGTCAACTCCGTAACGGATATATTGTTTATTTTTTAAGCCTTGAAACTTTGAACCAAATAAAGACCATGCAAATCCATTTACAATCGTTGATTTACCTGCTCCGTTGTTTCCTGAAATTGCTGTCATACCATTCTCTGACGGTTCAAACTCTATATGTTCATGGGCTCTAAAGTTATCTAAAATTACTTTCTTTAAAATCATTAGTCAATACCTCTACAATTATATTATACAAGAAAAAGCAGTCCTTTTGGACTACTTTGTATAAATCTTCTGTAAATATGAAATAATATCAACTTGGCTCATTAAAGAATAAGAGTCAATATACCAGTGTCCGTCTATAAATACCATATCAACTGTGTACCCACTATATCTATTGCTATAAATATCTAAAGGTATGCGAACTGTATTAGTCTCTGGAGACAGGTAAACATTTTCTATATTTGTTGCTTTAACGGTTAGTTCGTTATCGGTCCCTAACAAAGAGTTAGTAATAGATAACAGTGCCAATGACATGTTTGCTTTGAGTTCCTCTGTATCAAAATTGTCTCGCTGATAAAATCTACTGACTACATCTGGTGAGATATTATCGGTATAGGTAGAACCATCTTTTGAAATAGCGTCATATCTATCTTTCATTGCGGTACTGTTATCTTTATCTACAACTTTATTCAATAAGGTTGTTAGAGTATCTATTGCTGATTTTTTGGTGAACTCTTCCTCTAATGACAAATCTGTTGGATTATATATCTTATCAGGGTATTCTTTCGACAAGACTTCTCTAACTTGCCCTATTACCTCTTCCGGCTTCACCGGACGTTCGGAATAGACCTTGATTGAAATAAACGACAACACCATCGTTGAAATCACAACAAGCGTTAAAACACCTTTTCCAACGATTGGAGCGTGTTTCTGTATTTTTGTTAATTTTTTACTATTTAACAAGTACATTAATACAGTTAACATTACGATTAATACAGATAGACCAATTATTAAGTAAATCATATTAATACTCCTCTACTATTGCCTTGATACAATAGAACCCAAGATGGTTCCCATAGTCGATGACTAGTGTGTTATTAGAGTACCATGTCCTTAAGTAACAAGGTTTAAAATTATGGTCGCTCCACCATTGTTCTAATTCCTGCATACAGCGGTCAGGTGTGTCATACGTACCTAAGTCCACTTCCACATTATTTAATTTATCGTCATAGATTAACTGGAACTTCTGACCAACAAGGTCATAACTGCCTTGTCTGCCTGTAATCAAGTTGAGTATCTTCTCCCAGTCCTCTGCATTATTAATATCATACTGTGAAACATCAATACGCATCTTACGAGATTGGTTATAGTTCACGTACCACTCTTCATATCTATCTAATAGATTAGAATAGTACTCCAACAACTTATTAGATGCTGTTGGTTGTTCAAATTCTCTACCTCGATTAACTATCTTGTCAAGGATATACTCCTTAGGCGCTGTTAGATATACAAGCAAGTCTGGTGTCTTCTGTGGTAATTCTTCTGTTTCTTCCATCATGATATTCAAACTATCCATATAAAGGTCATACTCTTCTTTTGAGATATTCCCCATATCATAGTTTAATTTTGTGAAGATTTCTCCCTCATAGATACTGCCATCTATTACAGACCTATCTGATTGCATAGAATCCTTTACTTGACTATATTTCTTATTTAAAAAGTGCAACTGTAATGCGAGTGCCCATCTATTAGGATTTACATAGTATAAAGGTAAAAATGGATTATCCTCTACTGGCTCTCTAAACAATCTCGCACCCAAACTATCTGCTAATTTCTCTGCATAGGTAGTCTTTCCTACCCCAATCATTCCTGCAAATACTATCATATCAAAACTCCTTTACACTTATATTATACAATAAAAACTGTAATTCGTTTTAAACTACAGTTTTAAATCTGCTAAATACTCTTCATCTTTTGTAACCACAATATGTAAACGACCATTATCATCTATGAACGTGTGCTGGTATTTGTTTGAAACAACATCATCAAACTTTACAAAATATTCTTCCCCATTCAAGTCAATACTAACAATGTCACTGTATTCTGAAATTCTCTTAAATGTTGTAGTCGCTAAATCTTCAACACAAAATGGTAAATACCTTGCGTCTGCACTCTGTTTTAGAATAATGTGAACATTGTTTGCAACTCTCATTATTTGTGTTTCGCCTTTGTAGTAGCGAACATTGGTATATATCTCGTTTAACTCAACTAATTCCACGTCTTCTTTGTTAAAGGTCATATATTCGCAGTTCTCAAATAGAACACCAAACTGGTTACTCACCTTATTAGGTAATACTGTAAATTTATCACCGTATTTTGATACAACGTCTTCCCACTCATCACCAAGATAAATTTTATTAAGTAATGGCACTCTTTCTAGCAGTTCTACATAATTTTCATACTGCCATAAGTTTTCAACTTCACCGAAAAGAATACATGGGACCTTATCTTCTGAAATAAAACTATTCTTACAGTAAGGTGAATTGACAAAACCATAACAAGGCTCAAACACCTGTGTGTCTAATGGAAATGCAATATCAATCGTTTTATCATAGAATTGGTCATACACTTCACCTGCGTTATGCTCATACGGTGTATCATCCCAGTCATCGCCGTAAATACCGTTGATTGTCTTGCCTAGATAAAATCTAACAATATTATCTTCTTTTTTAAAATCAACTATTTTCATTATCTGTTACTCCATCAATAGGTATCAAGTTTGGTTGTGTGAAACCACTTGGTACTAAATCTTCATTATCCGTGATTAAAATGTGCAAGTCGCCGTTCTCGTCAATCTTTGTGTATTGATTTTTGTTAAGTTCTTCTCTATCCGGTTCATAATCTGTAAGCATGATATATACTGATTCCTCGTCTTCAATATCGAAACTGGTGATATCATTAAAACATGTTATTCTATCAAAGACCGTATGTTCTGAATTTAGTGGTTCGTTGTATTCTTTATTGGCATTCTTGTCTAAGATAACTTCTAACTTGTTTGCCTCAACCATGTTGCCTTCTTTATCTATCCTTGTCGTGTTAATAGATTTGAATTGCTTAACATATTCACCGTTGATATCTACTGATTCTATTCCTTCAAACTGTATCTTTAATGTTTTAATCATTATTGAGTCCCTTTCTTAATTTATCCATTTTATGACTGTGTCTCCAGTATAACCCTTTTCAAATACAAACCAAGCATAAGCAACTGCACTAGATGGGTACTTATCAAATTCGCCATTTTTAGCACAATTTAATCTCCCACTTGCAATATATATATATATCTAGGTGGATTCTCTTCAAAAAACCTCTTTCGTTCTTTACCTTCTAAGAATAACACCTTTAAGAACATTGCTACCTTATTACCATCTGGAATAATATCTAAACAATGTTTTAGAATAGGTAGAGCAATCTTATATGGTGGATTAGTGATAATATCTCCGTTAAATTCTTTAATATCTCTACTGCTAGTTCCATCTGTTCAAGTCCTCTCTCACTTTCATTAACGTTTTACCAAGTAAGTTTTGTCCCCATTTATCAACATTTTCCATTGCTTTGTCTGAGGAGAAACCAATACCCCAAATATTATCAACAGGACTTGCTTCAACAATTTCATGATTACCTGTACTTAACAAGAAATCTTTTAATTTATCATTCTGTGAAAATTTCACATAACAAGCATTAAACATGAAATCTTCCTTATGTTTATCCCACAGTTCATTATTAAAGTTCTTAACCTTACGACCTAATGCTTTAATCTTTCTTACATCTGTTTCATTTAATACCTGTTTAGCAATTTCAAAATCATTAAATAAAATCGCTTTTTGATACATAAAACATTGTTCTGAGAAATTAAATGTTTTACCATTAAATTCAAATTTGCATGGATAGAAATTTGACAAACAAGCCTTTGTTACATTACTACCATGTTCTGTATGTCCCCAAAAGAATAGTTTTTCCATAGTTTCACCTCTTATACAATACATTATACAACAAATTTATATCATAGTCTTAGCAACCTGACGATTCAGTTGTTGTATATGCTGGCTGGTCAACAACCCATACCTGTTCTGTAACTGCTTCGTGGTATTCAGTACCAACTTGTACTGTTTTGACAGAATAACTATAATCTTCGTCTTGATTATCAAATTCACTTAGGTCATTATAAATACGGCCTGTCTGCCCACCTACTGCTCGTCTGTCATAAACTGGAACATATTCTGCTTCTTTGACAACTCGAGTTTCATAATGACCCTGTTCTGGGTGATTAACTGTTGTGTAAGTCGGTACACATGGAGCAGGAACGTCATTTGTCTTATTAGAAGTTGTTGTGTCTGTATTCTTAGGAGTATCATTCTTAGGAGCAACAGGAGTTGTAGAAGTTGTATTTTCAGTAGATGTGGATGTTTCCTCTGTCTTAGTATCAGCCTTCTTATCATCAGCCTTTACATCTTCCTTCTTATCAGAAGTTTTAGTTTCGTTCTTTTTATCAGTCTTATCCGTCTTTACAGACTTATCATTCTTATCTGTCTTACTTGTTTCTACTACTGACTCTTTCTTATTTGTTTCAACTGGCGCAGGTTTCTTTGACAACATATAAGCAACGATAGATAATACTACAAATAATGTAACTACAATAACAATATTCTTCTTTTTCATATTTCGTTCACCTCATATTTAATTTATTACTCTATCATTATAGCATACACTCTTTAAGTTGTCAACCCTTTTAAATAAAAAAAGGAAAGTTTTTATTCTTTCCCTTTCTTATTCTTAATTAAGATGTATGCAATACCTGCTAGTGAGGCAATACCTGCAACTGCAAATAATGCAATACCGAAATCGTTTGTCTTTTCAACTGGGATTAGTGTATTCTCGACTGTAAAGACGATATCGTTTTCAACCTTATAGTCCTCACTTGGCTTGATTTCATATTTTGTGTCATTTAACTTATAGCCTTCTGGAGCCTTAGTTTCCTGAACGTACATAATGTTATCTAAGTCAAAGTCGATACTGAACTTAACTTCACCATTCTTATCTGTTGTAGCAACTAACTTTTTACCTGACTTATCAGTAGCAACTGAACCGTCTTTATTGAATATTGTAAATTCAGCACCTTCAAGTTTGCGTTCTTTGTTCTGTGAGTCAATCTTAACAACCTTGATACCAACTTTCATTGTTACCTTCATTGTCTGACCTACATCTTCTAAGTCATGGTGCATACCAACACGAATACCGTTTTCATCGTAAACATCTTCAAAGACTACATACTTCTTACCTGCTAACTTGATACCACTTACTTCAAATGGTACTAATACAGTTCCATCTGGTTCTGTTGGTGTAAATGTAACAGTCTTAGTAACTTCTTTACCATCAATTAATAATGGCTTACCTGTTTCGTAGTTCATCAATGTTGCTGTTGTTGTGTACTGCTTGCCTGGAGTTAGATTGCGATACATTACCTTATCTGTAAAGTTCTGTACTTCCTTAGTTCCATCTAACCAGTGGTCACCATCAACATCGTCAGTCGCTTCTGTACGGATTTTTGTAACCTTAACAGTCTGACCTTCGTCATTACGGTCTTTGTGTGATACATCGTAGTTATGACCTTCAATTTTTTCGATACGGTCTAACTCTTCAAAGAATACGAGTTCTTTACCACCAAGTTCAGATGTATCAATATCTGCAAATGCTTCAAGAGTTCCACTATATTCTGTTAATGTAACTTTCTTAGTTTCTTTGCTTACCACTACATCATCTGCCTCAGTTTCACCCTTAGCAATAACTGTTGTTGTGTAGTTGTATTCACCTGGCTTAACATTCTGATACTCTGCTGTATCTTTTAGTCTTACTTGGTTTTCAGCAACTAACTTAGAGTTGGTTCCATCTTCAACGGCTACAGTCTTTAATTCAGGAGTCTTTTCCTCATCCTTCATAGCAACTGGTGCAACTTCGTCCTTATTTACTGTAAATTCCACATTACTAGCGATATGATAGTTTACTGGAGCCTCAACTTCACGGATAGCATAATTACCAACTTGTAGCATGTTATCCCAACCTGTGAATGAACCGTTTTCATCTGCACTAAACTCAAATGTAGATTCTGCACCTGCGAGGATTGTTTCAGCAACTGAACCGTCTGCGTTCTTTAATACTACGTCATAGTCATTCATGTTTACAATCTTAAACTTACCACCAACTAGTACTTCACCTGTTGCTTTGTCAGTCTTAGCAAACTTGAATGTACCACGTTCAACGCCTTCTTCGATACTGTATTCATTACCACCATCTAAACGAGGGATGTTTGTTCCTTCATCATTAACGATATTGAATAACGCAACACCATCGGCAATCTTCTCGTTATTGGCGTTTAAAGTCTTGTTCTTTAAAGTATAACCCTTAGGAGCCTTAGTTTCCTCAACTGTAACTGTACCTAAAGGTAAAGTAGGTAAATCATTATCTAAGTAGAACTCGTCTCCTGATACTTTGTATTCTTCTCCTAAGCGAGTAACATACTTATCGCCTTTCTTTAAAGTCTTAATTACCCAAGTACGAGTAGCACTTGCAGGAAGTGTTTCCTTAGTGTACTGACCTGCGTAGAATCTAACTGTAAATTCAGCACCCTCAAGTGATGCAGGGTTTTCAACCAAATCTTCTGAAATTTTAGTTAAACGAATATTTACAGGGTCATTTAAAGGTTTGTCGAATACATCAACATGTGTTAATGCTCCTGTAACTGTTACTGGCTTTTGCTCCACAGATACTTCAAATCCCTTAGGAGCCTTAACTTCAACTAATGTGTAGTTTCCTGCTGGAATACCCTCTGCCTTAGCGTAACCATTCGCATCTGTTGTTAATGTAGCAACTGTTAAACCATTTGCTCCACGTAATTCATAAACAGCACCTTCCATAGACTGTGCGTAATTATCATTACCCTCTGTCATTTCTGGCTTACTGTTCTTCTTTAAGATTTCTACTGACCCAACCATAGGCTCGTCTGTGAATGTTGTGAATGTCTGATACCAAGCATTACCTGATGAGTAAATCTTAACATTCTTAGTAGGCATACCACCGGCGTTTGCATAAGCAACGGCTGCGTTATACAATGCTCTACCCTCTACACCAATCTGACCTGCACGGTTTACATCACTTTCGATACGGTCTGCGATGTTGGACTGGGCACTACTGTATAACCACATTGCCATCTGTGTGACTGCCATACCACGACCACTGTGTTCACCGTGTTCAACGATGTAAGACAAGATAGCCATATCCCTTGTACCATACGTATGTGTATAATTTAAAGTACCTGCATTAGATGATGATGAGATTGCTTGTGAGTAAGTTCCTCCTGCAACTGCATCTGACGCACTAAACACTTCATAAACTGTTAAGTCTGCTGAACCGTTGTTTCCACCGGCATGAGCACCATGGTCTAAACAGTACGCAGGTGTTCCGTCAATGTAGTAGTATTCTGTTTCTGCGTTTGCGTTTTGTAAAATTGTGTGACCTGTCATTGCTGATACACCATCATTTACCGCATATACAGTCTGTGTATGAGGTGTACCTGAGGCTGCACCTGTACGCACAACATTAGGCATAAGTAATGGCAAAGATACGACAAGCGTCAACATTTTCTTTACTAAATTTCTCATTCTTTTGTTTCCTTTCTTTTTCTTTGTAGTTTATATATCACGATTCTTATGAACCGTTGATACCTCTTTGAACCCTTAACTATTGATATATCTTGTATAGTTAAGGAGATTTATATGTTTATATTAAACTTTATGGGACCTACTCATGCGTTATCTGGTCTCGCTATTTATTTGCTTATTTTAGCAATTAATCCGTCTTTTATGACGAATACCGTCTTACAGAGCGTAGCAATTTCAACCATCTCTGCAGGAGCATTAGTAACAACAGGGCAAGCATTGGGGCCCGATATTGATAATCAGTCATCAACAATCGTTAATCTACTATGGCCAATAGGCTATATCGTGTCTACGATTATCCGTACAATATCGAGTTTTGTTTACTCTATTACTCGCACAAAAAGCGAGCCGATAGAATCTGACCCACATAGACAACTCACCCATACAATACCATATGCAATCATTTTAGGCGTAATTACTTACTTCCTTACATCTATACCTGGTGAAGTAACTATCTTTGATAAACAGTTCTCTATTGGTACATTAATTGGTTTAGGTATTATTCTATTCAGTACTCAACTTGCTTTTGCTGGTATATTCAGCAGAGTGTTCAAGAAGTACAAGAATAAGGGTGTTATTGGTAATATCTCAATTATGATAGTGTCTCTTATTATTACACTAAGTATTCTTTATACCTTACCATCAGGTCAATCATTTAGATGGCTTGCTGGCTGTGTAACGTTAGGACATATCATTCATATCCTTGGTGATACGATTACAACTGGTGGTACACCTATAACCTGGCCTCTTAAAATTAAAGGCAAACACTGGTGGATAACCCGTTTATCAAGTATGAAAACAGGTGGTTTCGGTGAATTCCTATTCCAGATTTTATTTATCTGTATCATCGTATTCAGCATAGCCCGACTAAGCGGCTTATTCTAAAATACGTAACAGGCAATTAAATGCCTGTTTTTCTTTGGTTTGGCGAGGCTTGTCAGAATTGAACTGACATTTACGATACCATCTGCCTCATAGAAGGCTCTTCGCCTTCTCGCACCACAACTTTGGTTAGTGCTGTCATGCTAAGTTTCTCTTAGACTTTAACTGGTCTCTTTTATTATTAGAGAGGAGGGGTGAGGTGATACCCCTCTATTCAGTATTATACAACTTTTTTGCTCCCTAAAGGTAAGTTTTTTCTTACTTACTACTGTTTATATCAACTTTTTTGAGTTTTTTGATACCGAAGGCACTTAGAACTGATGTTGCTACTAAGCCTAATACACCGAAGTCGTTAGTCGCTTCTTTACCTGCCTTCTTAAAGATATGGACATTGTCGCCGTTCGGTTTTGTTTCAGTGCGAACGTAAACGTAGCCTGCGATATCTCCATGAGGTTGAATGCCTTTATCGTTAGGTTTTAGTGTCTTACCACCTTCGTCTTGCCATGAAGTAATGACCTGACGGTAAACATGAGTGATTAACGCTTTTTCTGGTTCTGGAATACTTCTAATGTATTCATAGCCCGGAATTTGCTTTTCATTCTGCTGTCCACGCTCACGTTCTGCAATACGTGATAAATCTTCGTCTACATAATCAGTATGGAATACAGCATAGATATGCTTTGTGTTTCCATGCTCATCTACCTCTGTACGACGGTAACTGTAATCCTTATGAGGTCTCTCTTTATGAGTTCCTTTATCAGTCGGATATACTTCTTCGCCTTCTTCTGTTACATAAGATGTTGTAACTGCCTTAAACTTATGGATTACATCACCTGTAGGTGTTGTTTCAGTTTCAACGAAGTAGTATTCTTTAATATCACCATGCTCTTTAATACCCTTAACTTTGTCTTTTAGACTTTCTTTCGTATCAATATCAATCCATGATGTAGTGTGCTGTCTGAATACATGTGTTACGTTTTCTAATGTATCTTCATCACTACGAACAAAACTATAACCATCAATGTCACCATGTTCTTTTGTAGTATCGTCAGTAACAGGTGTCTTTAATTCGTTACCGTCTTCATCTACCCACTTAGTTGTAACAGGTTTTAGACGATAGGCACGATTATAATGTATGGTTCTATCGACATTGATATCCTCAGGCTTGACTGGCTCTGTTGGTGCCTCACCAGGTGCTGTTGGTGCAACAGGCTCTGTAATTGTGTTTAATGTAGGAGCCTCAGGAGCAGTTGGTTCAGGCAATGCATCAGGCACTGGTGTATACTCTGGCTCGTCAGGAATCTTCTCATAATCAGGAGTTGGTGGTAATGGATAAGTGTCATCTGTAATCTTTTCAGGCTTTTCCTTAAACAAGATATTACGTGAGTTTAAGTCTAATCCCCCACCTGCACCACTCCAAGATGCTGTTAGTGTGTTCCCACTAAAGATACCAATAGTTTGTGCTAAAGGTGTTGAATTGTTGTTACCAACAGTCGTTGGGTCGCCAGGTATTTGACCGTGGTTAGCATTTGCATAGTGTTCATCACCGAATGTCCATGCTGTCTTTTCGCCCATCTGCTGAACTCTAGCATAGCCATGTGTTCCTTCTTGCCATCCCTTAGCCTTATCGCTAGGTGTCATAGGTACAATAGAACTTACTTTATCGTTAGATGCAATACCAAGGTTTTCACCTGCTTCAATATCACCGATACCAAACATACGAACCAAGTTCATAGGCTGACCTGTAGCCTCATCGTAGAATTGATATGTTGCTCTTGCTCCATCCTCGAAACCACCCATAGAGCCGTCTTTCTTGAATGTGTAAACGCCACTTGCACGTGACTGGTGCCACTTACCAACTGTTACATGAGCAGAGATAGTCTTACCACTTTCAGTAGTACCAAGATTATGCAAGTCGAATTGTAAGAAGTTATCGACTACTTGACCTTGTGCTACCAACTTATAGTTATGACCGTACTGGTTATCATATTCTGATACACGACTGTCCTTATAAGTAACATTCATTGTAGTCTTATTAGTAATACCAATATCACCTAATGAATACTCATAACCAAGTTCTTTTAGTTTACCCTTATTATACATCGTAAATACGCCTGCATAATATTTACTAGGGTTGGCATTACCATAGTTATGGAAGTCCATTTGAGATGCATCAGGTGTTCCCATTACAGCAGATTGATTATTCGCAATCCACCAGTTCTTATACGCTACTGATTCACCCTTATCAGTATAACCGTAAGTCTCATCATACTTACCACGTAATTCAATACCCCTATCAGCGAAGTTAAGTAGAGATGGGTTATCAGCCATAAACTGTTCGTACTCACTAATCTTGCGTTCGTTTTCTTCAATCGCATCTGTACGTACCTGAACTGCTCTATCGTACTCGCTCTTCTTAGTAGCGTTACGTGCCTCTACCCCAGCCTTGTCAGCCAGATAAGCGTTCTTTTTATCTTCGTTTTCTTTCTTAATACGCTTAATGTCAGCAACGTTCTGGTTATAAGCGGCCAAGTCGTTGTCATACTGTGCCTTCTTGGCGTTGTATTCAGCGGTCTTACGCTCGTTCTCTGCCTTTAATTCTTCGTTACGTGCAATATCAGCATCGTACTGGGCTTTCTTTTCGTTATAGATACGAACCATCTCATCATAACTAATCTTGGCTGCCTTGTAATCCTCGACTGCCTTGGCATAATCAGCCATATCCTTAGCGTACTTAGTTCTAATAGCCTCTACTTCTTTAATAGCCTCTTTCATCGTAGCAACTTGGGTACGTAAGTCACCATCTTTTACAGGACTATCCTCTACCAGAGTATACGCACCATCAGCCTTCATTTTTTCAAGCAACGCAGAGAACTCCGCATCCTCGATAAACTCTGCTCGTGGTCGTTCCCACTCTTCTTGAGCCATAACTGTTGTAATAGCAGGCATGCCGATAGCAACTGCCCCGAGGCCCACACTCACAACTCTATGGCCTAATTTAATTAGTTTAAACTTTTCTCTCATTTATCCTTTACCTTTCTATTCACTACTGTACAATCGGTGTAATTATCTAGTCTTAACATTTGGTATAACTACCAGTACCGGTTCTAATTAATGAATTAGTCCGTACTAGGTATAACCATCCTTATAGGTATTCGTTTTTATAATCTTAATAAAAGTATAGTCTCTTACAGAAATTATGTTTAGAACACCCCTTAGTTATAATTGCCATCTTATTTTAATTAATTTATAACTGTAATAAGAGTTACACCTATAGGAGTTATTTTTAATAACTGATTCTAATTACTTTAAAGTTGTTCTTAAACTAAAGTATTAATTTAGAAGTATATACCCTTACAAGAGTTATGGCTTAAGGTATAAGTACTAAGGCAACACAATGTTAATATAGAAAATTACAACGTACAATAGATTTTTAGAAGATTGTCAATACAACTAATCTTCTTATTGTATATCAGTTTTTAATAAAAATCCATTGATGATTTTTACAAATTTGATGCTAAAGGTATCCACTGATAGCCAAAAACTATCCAGTAACCCTATCGTCCTCGTGCTGACATTCATTCCTTAGGTTGTTGTATGAATGAACCGCTTGTTCTAAATTATCTTGGCAACTTACAAAGTTATAGTACATTGCCATCTTTGCCACATATTCTCTTGCTGTAAGAAGTTGTTTATATGTATGTACTTCACCTGTTCTAGGGTTATATGCGTTATACTGATACATCTCTCTATGCGTATTATCAAATGTGTTTAGCACGGCTCCTACTTGTGTGTATTCTAAGCCATTGCAATGACTAACTTTGTTATACGGGAATGGCATATACACAAGCATGTGGTCTAAGAAACCTAGGAAACCTCTAAGATAACATACGTACATAAGTGTACCATGATACTTCTTATTACCCTCTTTTGTCTGATTGATAAAGTTGACGACCGCTCTGTCTACTCTCTGAATTACCTCTAGACTTGTTTCTAGGCCTATATAAGCCTTGGCCATCTCTTGTCTAAATAGTTCTTCATTTTGGCGAGCCTGCTTGTTTAATAGGTTAATACCAGTCCAGATATTAAATACGTTGTCAAGGTTAAGAGACAGGTCTTGATGTAATGTTAATGTGTTAATCACATCTTGGTATCTTCTTAATCGTTCAGGTATATCTAGTGTCTTATCAGCAAAGCGAATAGCCATTAAGTCAAAACGTCTTTGTTGAGATTCCAATAAGATAGCCTCTCTTGTACTAGTGAACGCTAGTTGCTTTTCGTTTGTTTTATTGATTTCAGCAATTACATCAAGGTTTGTACCTTGTTTTAAAACTTCTTCTCTCACAATATTTATTTGCATTAGAGTTTTTGACAGACGGTTAATTGTCTCATCAGTCTTAATCCAGTTTTCTGCCAATACATCACCTGTAATATATGGTTGTAATGTAACTACATCTGGTCTAATTTTTTCGTAATGATGATGTGTTAATGACTTAAATAGATTAAGTAGTCTATTTATTTCACGGTACATACCCTCATCTAATACACTATATTTTTTACTGCTCATACGGCAAGGATTGAGATATTGAGCATACAACTGGTCTCTATATTCTTGAGGTGTAGATTCTAACAAGAAATGATGAATGAACTCTTGTTGCTTTGAGAATATGTTAGTTGAGCCTGCTCGTTGAATGGTTGAGCCGTTTAGGTAATCAAAGACTCTTGTTAATACCATCTTTGAGTATTCATCTTCTGGGTTGTCTATAATACGATATGCATCCCTAACACTTCTGTATTTTGTATCTGTATGAATTGTATACTCTGGTGAGTGTTGCATGACAAAAGGTGTAAAGTCGAAACCACCAACAATACACTGTTCTCCATTATATTCAACAATACCTGTTCTATTATCTCTTGTTCCTTTTGCTGTGTTTAATAGGCAATACAAGATTCTTTCAGTCATTTTTTCGATACCCTGTACCGTAGTCTTTCTGACTTGAATTAAGTTCTCTCTTTGACTTAGACCGGTATGGTACTGTTCACGCTTAATATGTACGTGGTAGATATGAGTGTCGACCATAGCACTTGTACTTAAATTATTTACATAGTAGTTATAATCAAATGTTTCACTTGTAGGGTCAAAACGCTTAGCCTCTGCTCTTGTCAATAAACGAACAGGGTTGCCTGGAACCGGATATTTTTCATTTAACTCGTTAACCATACTGTTGATTTGAGATAATGCCTCATCAAAAGACATGTCTCCCTCAACTAGCATATGATGGAATAATAAGTTTCTATGACTTGTTCTATAGCCGATACCTTCTTCAATAAAACTATCATAAAGTCTTGTATATTCTAGTTGTGATAATCTTCTTGCTTTTAAACGGTTGTACTCCAATGAAGATGCTACCTTAGCAACTTTCATATCTGGTACGTTTGCCCATTGGTTAAGTTCGTTCATGTCGTAGTAGATACCAGATGTGTAACCCTCGGTTGTGATTTTACAATCTTCAATCTTGTCATAAATGTTACCAACAGCACGCATAGGCTGACCGATAGGCAAATCTCTCTGATAAGAGCCAGTTTCCTGCTCTTTACCACAATATCTATCATCATGTGTGAAGATACGAGAGAAAAAGCCTTGCATCTTCTCATGTTTTTCTAACGCTACTTGGTTTCTAAAATAAACCGGTGAAGTAAATAGATACTTTAAATGCACACCTGTTCCTGTTACTACAATAATCGTAGGCATAGGAATAACGCCGTTCTCGATATCAGTGCATAGGTTACATGCTCTTTCGTAGTCTACATTATCAATATCAACATCATATCCGATAAAACCTCGAATGTTCTCTTTTTTACATTCGATGATTTTGTCTGTATCTGCTTTTACAATATGTGTTGCCATCTTTTTCCCTTTAAAGAAAAAGTCAAACTCTGCCTCATTCATTGAGTACGCTTTGTTTGTATCAGCGAACAGTACTTCGTCATAATGGTTTTCTTTGGCAATTTTATTTGCCTTCTCGATAACAATAGACTTAGAGGTTGCGTAGATAGCGTTTGTTACGTATAAGTGGTCTAATGAACTCTTACTTAAATTATTTAATGTGAATGAATCTAAAATGTGTGCTTTGTTTAGGTACGCTTGGTCTCTGTGTAACTCAACCATACCTAACTGGTAACCACCACCGATAACTGAACCCTTACTCATGATTGAATTATCAAAAGGTTCGTGCATGATTTGTGATAACTCTTTAATGTCTGAAATTACAGTTACACCAGTTAATCTTGTAAACACTTCATTTACGAGGTTGTTATTGTTTTGAATACCCCAGGCAACAGAGGCACTTGTTAAATTGTTATTTTGATTTACTGACATTTAAACAATGCCTCCTTTTCTTACATTAATTATTATACAAGAAATACACTCATTTCTGCTAAATTTGAAATATTTTTGTCGTGTGTGGGAACGGTTTTAAGAGTGATTTTCACTATTTCTGTGTAATGTATCAACCCGTTGGTTTTAGGTCTAAAATAGGCCTAAAAAGTCGCACGGACGAGGGTATAAAACGGTTTTAAAGAACCATATCAATACACTCAAACTCATCTTCTTTTTGCGAGATTGTGATTAATGTACCATTAGATATATTTACTTCTGCAAAATCATAGGTTAGAAAACGACAGTCTGGTGTAATTTCAAAGATTGGTTGGAGTTTATTATCACGTTCTAAATAGAGATTCATAATTCTGCCATCTCTATCAACCTCAACATTTCCGATGTATGTCTTACCGTTTCTTGAAATCGCTTCTCTTACCTGAATATCATCATCATTTTGGTTATACAGTTCCTTATAGTACATATCAGACTTCTTCTTATAGGCTAATTCTTGTTCGTTTTCAAATTCATAGAACCGAACCTCTTGCTCTAAATAAGATATCCTCTCGTCTGTTTTTAGACTCTCTTCAAACATTGTGATAACCAACTGGTCTGCCTTTTTGGTTCTGTTGTTTTCAAGTTTGTCAATTAGGTCGTAGGATTCACGATTTAATACTTTTAATCGTGAAATCTCTTCTTTTAGTTCTTTAATCTTTTCTGTATTGCTTTCCAACTCGCTCTTATAGGCATTAGAAGGCCTGTAAGTCTTATAATAGTGAGCTGTAGTATTTTCTGCACGAAAGGTCTTGGAGGCCTCTCCAAACGCTCTATACTGTTCAAGTAAGACCATTGCTTTGGCCTCTCGTTGATTATCTGCTTGTTGGGTATACACTAAATCATTTACTCTGTTACCCTGCTCGACCGATGAAAAATGGCAACCATACTTACACGGTCTAATAAACGCTATACATTTTTTAACTTCTCCATTATCTGTGATGTGATATTTCATACTATCACCCCTTTGCTAATATATCAAAAAAGCACCCCTGTTTATTAGGAGTGCCTGTTATGTTATTTACTTGGCTAAAAGAGCGTCTAACTTCTCTTCAATCGCAACCAACTTATCATAAATATCTTCATTAGAACGGCGTGTGAAAGGAACTAATTGACCATTGATTAATCGAACTTCTTGACGTGGTGCAGATGGTGCTGGGTTACATACACTACGTAATGCCTGTGTCATAACACTTTCAGTATTAAGAATAGCCTCAAGCACTTCGTCAGAATAATCATCAACCTCGTGCTCTAAGTCCTCGAAGGCGCTGTCATCATCGGCGCCTTCGTCTGAACCTTTAGTACCTGTTGCTGGCATAACGTAAACTGTTTCACCTTCGACCTGCATTGTGTAACCGTCTAAGTTGATGGACATTGCCTGGAGAACTTGACCTGCTGTCATTTCTGCTGGGACCTCAAAACGTTCGCCTTGGAAGTTGATGTAACGTGCGTTGTCAATGTTTGTTGTTGTTAATGTCTGTGTCATGTTTTTCACCTCTAAATTTTATCTTTCTTTTTACATGTTTTATTTTACTATTGTTTTTGTAACTTGTCAACACTTTTATTTGTTTTTATTTATTTGTTTTTTATTGTTGTTCTGTTGACGTTATTATCTTACTATTTTTAGTTTTACTTGTCAACACTCTTTTCAACTAAATTGATAATAATTTTAACAGTATTACGCTCAACTTGTAGAAAATACGTAGATGTACCTAACGTATCAAGAATTACTTGATTATAGAATGTTAGGAATCTATCTAACTGATTTGCTTTTTTGAGTTCTTGTAGGCTAAATGTTAATGTGATGACCGACTCATCATCATAACTAATGTATTCAGCAGAAAATGTCGAAACACAATCTCTATTAATATCTTCAATCTCTAAAAACTCTAATACAGCGTTTAGGTAATCTTCATTATAGTTGTTATATATCTTGAAACCACCGTTATCAAGGGCATATTCCATCTGACTTTCATCAGGTCTTAGGTAAGCATGAAGAAAATACTTACTGAAATCTAATTGCATTACAGGTACTGATATTTCTGCCATGTCTGGAATATTTGCACCATTTTCTCGTAAAAAATGAATAAATTGCTTTTTAACGACCTCTGACATTCCTAAGTTCATGCTAATCACCACCCATCATAATATCTGCCATCTCTCGGTTACCACCAAACATTGCTAATAGTTTTTGGTAACGGTCTGAATTTCTATTAATATTTCTTTGTGCTTTTATGCATACAACATTTGTATCAACATACTCTTTAAACGTCTCTCTGCCCTCTACTGGTTGTGTTGCTTTTGGTGCGTTTGTTACTTTACCGAGTAATGAGATTTTACCTTTATCACATCTCACGAAACGTCTGTTTGCCGGTAGTTGGGTTACAACACCACGCTTTTCGTAGATAGTTAAGCATGTGAACATCACATATTGATTATGGATGTCCTTATTTTTATCGTAGACTGCTTTATGTGCGTCTGACATCTGCCCATAAATCGTTTCTAATAACATCTGTTCTTCTTTATTGATTGCAATAACAGGGCACAACGGCATATACAATTTCATCGTCTCTGTAAAGTCGTAAGGCTCTATACTCGCAAAAACATTATCAAAAAGTAATGTAACTCTTGACTCAAATACACCCTTTTTATAGACGGCTGTCTCTCTAAAAGGAATAACTTTGAGTACTGGTCTATTTTGTTTTAATCCGATTCCTTTAATCTTCTTCATACAACACCTCTGTTCTTCTTAATCATTGTACGAAATAAATAAGCAGAAGTCAAGTACTTTTAGATGACTTCTGCATGATATTGATTATCTGCACCAATGAAGATATTTAGACGGTAGCCTTTATATTGGATAATACCAGGCTTGAGCAGAAATTGACCCGCAACTGTCGTAGGGTTTAGGACTTCATTAATCACATCTTCAAGAGAACCTTCACTATCTTCACTTGATAGTGTTGCGATAGCATTTGGCACAATATGGTAAGTATCTCTATCACGTTCAGTTGTTACGTAGAATACCACTTGCTTATCACCAATCGTTACACTATGTAATTCTCGAATAGAGGCTTCTCTTTTTGTAAGGGGTGTTATCTCAAAACGTACTTGTCGTTGCATTTTGTTTCTGTTAAGTAGTTCGTTAAATTTTATCATTGGTGTACCTCTTGTGCTGGTTGTATCTCTCTTACCCAGTTTTTGTGTGCGTTATACCATGCAGCCGCTTCTTCTGGCGTCTTAATATCTTCCTGTAGTTTTGCTAAGCCTTTGTATAGTCTATTGATGTTAGGAACAGTACAGGACATATCGTTGTACTGGTATCTGAAACTTAAGTCTGTATTAGGTTGTGTTCCTAAAAACTTCACAATATACGCCTTAGGATTTGATAGGATATCTGTGAATTTTGTTGACATATTTGCCCACCCTGAACCAACACATAGACAATTGTATAGGTGTCCGTCAATACGCTCTCTATTAGAATAAACGTTAGTAAATAGGAATGGTAAACGATTGCCTGATGTACGAATATATAATTGGTTGTCCATGATTGCAAAGTATGCCGTATTGGTCCAGTATCGCACAAAACTGTCAGAACATGCTAATCTCATAGAAATCAGTGTAGGGCGTAGTTTGAATACCAGAGTGTTTGTGCCTGCTCCATCCACATAACATAGACCTTCTATGATATCCCTCTCATCACGCATCATAGAAATACGAGTGTTAAGGTTAGCGGAGCCTGTATTTGGAACATTAATATGCAATTCATCATCTGGTGTAACTTTTTTAGTAAACATACCCTTTTTAACCGTTAGGTTTGTCTTATCTAACTTATTGTATTGTAACATAATTACTGCCAACCCCCAATTTTGATTTCTAATCGTTCTCCATCATCTACGTTTAGGTAGTAGTGTAGAGCACCTGCTGTATCTTTAACAATCTTAGTAAATACTGCTTGCTGATTGTTGATTGTTACGGTAGCGATACGATTTGCCCTGTCAGTATAAATTGTTCCAATGTCATCAGGACTGATTTGCATAAATTCTGCAAATACTTCTTTTTCTAACTGTGCCGGGATAGCACATATTTCCACATTCAACAACTGGTCTAAAAGATATCTGTATTGCTCGCTATGCTCAATCAAATAATATATGATTGGAGAAACAAGCGAGAAGTTAATTTCTTCATTGTTAAAGTAGTTTATATAGTCAGGTAACACGGCACCTTCCTGTTTAAGTCTTTGATACATCTGATAACATACAATATTTTTCATACAACCACCTCTATTTTTTACTCTACCATGGTAACATTAAAAAGACTGTCTGTCAACAGTCTTTAATACATTTTTTCAATTAATTCTTCATTGCCATTAAACATTGAATACAACATCTTGTAACGCTTAGACTCTTTGTCAATTACCTTTGCTGGTTGTACTGGTTCCCCATGTTGCACAGGTTCAGTAATCTCTACTGACGGTACTGTTTCTTGAGGTCTAAATAATGTATGCTTTAAATAAGCAATAAAGTTGCAAGAGTCATTATCTTCATCATAAATTTCAACCATCTTAGAGTCAACAGTGCTTCTCTGTCTATTGTTGAAAATAATGCTTGGGATAATCTGGTCCTCAGGCTCTGATGAACCATCAATCATAATGCATTCATTTTCTCTCAATGCTGGCCATCCTGCTGGTGCACCTGCAAGCATATAGTCAATAGAGAAGATTAGGTAAGGACTACCACTTGCATATTGACACTCCAATTCATCATGCATGCCTCTGCCATTAAAAGTAGCCATAATAACTTCTTTGTTTACAACATCTTTACGTATAGAAAGGATAGGGTTATTATACATACCTTGTGTTGGGTGGGAAGTATATAACAACATAGGGCGAACTTCTGCAACATAAACAAAATTCTTTATCTGTTTAAAAGCAATAATACGACCTAACTTAGAAATCTTTGTACGAAAGTACATATTGAAACTTGCCATTGGTTGGCGTGTTTTCTTAAATACCTGTGTAATCATCAACTGCACCTCTTTTTCTTTACTCTACCATTTTAATACAAAAAAGACTGCTTGTCAACAGTCTATTCGTTAAAGTTTTACAACCTCAATCTCACCGTTTTGCTGACGGTACACATTAAAGAAAGCACCAGAATGTTCGATAATACCCATAGGCAATAAAGGAATTCTCTTGATTTCGTTGATAATATCATCTTCTGAACATTCCTGCTGTTCTTCTAATCGCTTTAGAACAACAATCTTATTATCATTTGTAGGCTGATAGAAAATAGTAACAGGAGCAACAGTACTATTATTAATTGGGTTCAAGACAACACATTTTGTTGGCAAGTCTTGACTTGGTGCCTCTGCGATTGTGATTGAGCCATCTGTCGTTGTCCTAAACTGATTTGCTTGTTGAAGAAAAAAATCATCATATCTACTCATATTATCACCTCTTAGTTTGATGTTACTTGAACACGATATTTTTCTGGAACGGTTTTATTGTATTCTACCTTCAAATATCGTGGCAAAGCGTCTGCATTTTGTGCATACCATTGGGCAGCCTCTTCTTTCGTTTTAATATCTTTCTGTAATTCTTCCATCTTCTTGTAGGAGAAAATAATGAACTTTAGAAGGTTTGCCTTTTTGATGAGATAGTCGTCAGTATCATATGAACTACGCAATGAGAACGGTGCTCTCATCCATAGGTCTGTATTTGGTTGACCCTGTAAGATTGCGATGATGTATTCTTTTGCATGTGTAACTATACTTTGAAATGTTGTGTTTCTGTTTGCTAGTGTATGACCGATACACATACGTACTACATGGAACTTCATACCGTTAATATGAATTACATCTTCACCTTGAAATATATTTGTAAACAAGAATGGGATATTGTATCTGTCATCTGTAACAAAGTACCAATTGTCATCCTTGTATAAAATCATACAACTCTTAGTCCAGAAGTTTGTTGTCTTGGTTCTATCTTCGATTGACACAATACGTAACTGCTGAGGAGATAATCTATATACAAATGCCTTCTTATGGAAATCACACACAACGAAACCTTCTTCCACAACAGGATTTACAATTCCGTCGAAAATTTCATCAAGACACTTGCTAGACTGTGTTTGGAACGTGATAGGTTTTGCGTTAATCTTTTTATTAAATAACCCGTCTTTATAGGTCATATTTGTCAAGTTTACATCAAATTCTTTCATAGTTCACCTCTATTTACTCTAATAGTCTATCATAGCAAAGATATATTGTCAACAAAAAAGAGAACTGTTTTTCAAGTTCTCTTTATTTAATCTAAGTATTCTCTTTTTAGTTTAATAACGAGTTTTGTTACTTTATAAATCGCAACTGGTACAAGCATAAACAACACTGTACCTGCAAATACTGTACTATTGATGTGGAACTGCTTCACAAGGACATCCCATGTGAATCCTAAAACTATCATAGCAATGAACAGAATCATCGCTTTTAAGATACCTGCCATTGCAAAATTTCTACGAAATATTTTCTTACTCATGGCTTTAGTTTATCACATCAAAAATAGCGTGTCAACCGTTTTGTACTAATTCTTTGGGACGTAGCGATTTACCATAAAGTCACCAGCACCATTAACGCAGGTCTGCATCCAGATAGAACCATCGCCGTTTAATCTATGAGCGGGGATATACTCTTCTGTATGAGAACCATATTCAGTATGGTCATAAACATAAGTTCTACCACCAATACACACTTCGCCTGGTGTTGATGCAATCATCTGCCCTTCTGCTGTGTAGTTGTGGGCAGCATAGTAACCATTAGCCCATTCCCATAAACCACCTTTATCTACGTCTGCTTGTCCATTATATGCATAACCATAAGATGGTGTCCATGCACCTGATGCATATGAAGGAGCATAACTAGAATAGGAGTAACCACCACTTGCGTAGCCACCACGAGAGGATTGTCTTGCTAGGCGTTCTGCTTCTTCTCTTTCACGTTGTAGTTTCTCTTCGATTTTTGCGTCTATCTCTTGTAGTTTTGTCTGATAGACTTCTTTCTGATAATCTTTTAACTGGTCGATTTCGCTTTGAATTACTGCGATATCTTCCTTAACCAGGCTTGCCTCAGCACTAGCCAGTCTTGCCTCGATTGTGAGTTTCAACTTGCTGTTATCGCAAGCACTTTTTAGGACATCATTTGCTGAATAGTATGCCCCGATGGGTGCCTCATGGACACTTGTTGTTGTGGTATCTTCTTCTGCGTAAACTGAAAAAGAGCCTACGCTAAAAGTAAGCATAAATAGTATAGTTATTATCTTTTTAAACATTTGTGAACCAATTACCTTTCTTAACTATACTGTCTATATCAAAAAACACAGGTTTTTGCCTGTGTTTAATTGTAGTAAATTGTGAACGAATTATCTTGTCGTACTTCAAAGTAGCCAATATGTGTAAATCCGCACTCTAAGAATGTTTTGCGACTCTCGTTAAACGGTTCAACGTACAGGGCACGGTCTTCCTTACGATAGAAGATGTCGTATGCCATGCCTTGTAGCGATGTCTGCTTTAATTTGGCGAGTTTGTCTTGAATGATTAACTGAATATCTAAACTCATAACTTATCGCCCAATCTTGTAAAGCAATGCTTTAATCTTACGTAGCAATCTACCAGGAGAGACTGTACCATCAAATGTGAAGTAGTCGTCTAAGAACTGTGCAAGTACAGAGTACTTAGCGTTGAGATGTGTATTCTCAAAAGGCTTTCTGCCAAGCATAGTCTTTACTGTTTCAACTTCTGTAACATCTTCTTCCACATCTTCTGGCCAGTTTCTATCCCAACTCTTAGGAAGTGTGTAATCGCTGTAATCACCGTAGTAACCATCTTCGTAAGTATCGAAAATGCTTTTTCCAGTATCGTAAGGGCTTTTGTAGTGCTTCTGACCATAAGGACGAACTGCACCATGACCTGTGTAAGTCTGTGTACGTGTATTGCCCCAAGTAGGTGCTGTGTATACAGGTGTCTTGAATACTTGCTTTTCCCATGTAGCGATTAAATCTTCATCAAATGTAATATCAGATACCTTATCAATGTCATAGTAATACTTCTTGTCGTCTGCCAATACATGTTCTGGTAATTCTACAAAACGCTTTACGATATCTTCTGAAACGTATTCAGAAGTTAAGCCACGTACTGTAATCCATGAGTGCATTTGTACTCGATTTGTATTTAAGTGTCCGAACACTAACTGTAATGCATCGACCTTAGAGTTCGATAAGTCTGTACCAGAGGCGAATGCCTGCATACTGTTATGTGAATGTGTCTCAACATACATACCAATGTACTTGTTTAACGCTTCATAAACACTGTCATTATCAACAGATGTTAGGGCAGAACTGTTACGCTGTTTAGGTGTATAACTAAACAACTCATCTGACCAGAAATGTACACCCTCAATGTCTTTTAAGTTCTTTTCTACACCGTCTACATTTAATGTACGCATGCCCTTGGCGTTGTAGAAGTTAATCTGTGCTTCTTTGCCAGTTGCTAATGTAGTATCACGGTACCACTTAATAACGTACTTAATTGCATCAGCAGGAATCTTCGGTAAATTATTTGCTGTAACTGTAATCTTTTCTTCAACGACTGGTAAACCAAAGAACTGATAGTCGTTTACCTTACGTAGGGAATCACCAATCCATGATGATTGAATTTCAAACGTACCGTTACCGGCTAGAATTGTAGTCTTGAACTGGCCTTTTTCTGTAATTTCTTCGTTACTCTTATAGATATTCTGGAATCCCATATTTATTACCTCTTTCTTTTACTTTTTCAGTTTATCACTCTCTGTATACTTTGTCAACCCTAATTCTCTTGGTTTAACACTTTATTTTGGCAAGTCTTTAAATAATCAGAACTATTACGGTTAATTTCTGGCTGAATTTGATTGTCGTAATTTTCTTTTGCTTGCTCCCAATAGTGATTATAACTGCCTAGTAGTGTTTGTGCAACTGTATTTTCTTGGCGTACCAATTGTCTTTCTTCTTGAATTTCAAACTTTGTACCAAATGACAAGAATTTCTTGGTAATGTCATTAAATAGTTTCCAGTTTATCTGTTGTTTATTAATCTTAGAAATATTAATAAAATTTAACCTAACAATAGGGTTTTCATCTGCATTAATCTCATACAGTCTTTCTCCTATCAATTCTTCTATTTCTCTGATTGATAGATTCGTACAGTTTAGAACCACGTCATATTGAGGTCGTTGATGAATATTATGAAGAATTGGTTTAATTGTGCCTTTATCAATTACCCATTCTGTCCAGCCTCTGTCACCTTGGCTATCACTGAAACCTCGTCTAAATAATGAGCCACCATAGAATACCTTATTTTTAATTACCCAGCCTCTGTCGTGAATATGTCCTAGTAAGATACAATCCCAGTTCAATGCAAGAACCTCTTGAGGTATCACAATTTCTCTAGGTTCTGATTCTGTGTGTAGAACTGTGTTTGACTGTGGGTCGTAAATAGAACCATGTGTGCAGAGAATATTAATCTTACCATCAACAGGCTTAATATGTTTCATCGTGTCTAATTGTTTGCTATAACCATGATGAGACACCATATGGAGCAGGATATTGTCTGCTACTTCAACAACTACATATGGTTCTGTGTATGAGAATAAACCAATCTCTGGAATATTGAGAACATCGTTACTTGGTATTTCTTTGACGATATCGCTACTATCATGATTACCTGCCAAACAATAGAAAGGAATATGATTATCCGACAGTTTCTTAATTGCGTTCATAGCCTCATGTATCATTCTCACTGTAGGCGTAGGACTGTGGAAGAAGTCTCCTGTACAGACAACACAATCAACTCTACTTGCAATCATACCATCTATAACCTCATTAAGTGCATTATAACCGTCTTGCTCTCGTAAGTTAATTCCTTCTTCTGTTACAAGGCTGCCAGAACGATATCCCAAATGTACGTCTGAAATATGACCGATTCTAAACATTATGCTTGCTCTTTCTAATTGTATAGACAATATCTACATCTGATGTGTGGTAGGTAGATACTCCGTGCTTGTAGTCAACCTTGATAATTGCTAAGCCATTCTTTGTTAATTGTTCTTCTAATTCAAAGATACAATCAATTAATGTGCAGAAATTTAAGATGTCTGTCTTTTTGTTTTTGTTTGCTACGGACAGACTAAAAATATTTGTCTTTTTCATATTTGTTTCTCCTTACTTACATTCTATCATACCTCTTTGATTTTGTCAATAGGAACGGTTTTAAGAGCGATTTTCGCTATTTCTGTGTAATGTATCAGCCCGTTGATTTTAGGTCTAAAATAGGTCTAAAAAGTCGCACGGACGAGGGTGTAAAACGGTTTTAAGGAGAGTTGTTCGCTCTCCTTATTTTGACATTAATGTGATTTTTATGAGTAATGAATGTAATAGGTCATTACTGCTAGGTAAAAATGCATTTCCCTCTTTAAACTTAAATTCATATTTATATAACATAGACATGATTTCTTTTTCATGTTTACACTTACTACGCTTAAAATCAATCAGTCTGTATGGACTATTATACCCTAGCAATTCACAAATCTCTTTTTCTGACATCTTACTTGCAGTTAATGCTCTATATGTAACAAAGTCTTGAAATTTGTTTTTCAACAACTTCATGATAACTAGAGGATGTGTATTAGTAATTACTCGTTGAAATTCTTGCTCTAATAAAGGCATATTACCAGACATAACAGCATTGATTAGTTGCCATGGTGGTACAGCACCCATTTTATTAGGCAAATAAGAATATAATTCATCTATTGTGAGTCTGTCTGTGTCTGCTACGCCTGATAGTGTGTTTTTAATAATGATTAAATCTTCTGCACTATCACCCACATAGTATTTTACAAACTCTTTATTCTCTTTTGAAAGATTGATTGTTTCTAATATTTCATCAATAGATATTTCACCATCATAGGTACCGTCATACTCGTCTATTAAGTCTTTTAGCCATTTGCCCGGTGCCTTATGGCATACGATAATTACACCGTTACCGAACCAGTTGTCAAGCAACTTCTTTTTCTTCTTTAACAAGTCTTTAAAGTTAGTTCTATCTTGGTCTCTCGTTAAGTCTAACTTAACAAAATGCGACATGAATAAAGAGGTCTGTGAGGCTAATCCGTCTTGCCATGTCGTGTATGTCAGCATCTGTTCTGGAGTATAACCCCATGATGTGTAGATTTCCCTAACTTTGTTCAAGATGTAAACATCGCTATCATTGACAATAGCATAGAGTTTATTTGTCATTTTTATTCTCAATCTCCTTGCTATAGTGAATATCTTTAATCAAGAAGTCTTTTTCACCGTTTAGCACTCTTGCTAGGCTATCATATGAATGTCCTCTATTGTCACCCATAACAAAGTAACCGTCTAAGGTGATATCAACGTCTCCGGTTTTGTTCCACTGTGTGAACGTGGTACACAGAGTATCATTTACATAGAGTTTATTGCCGTTAATTTTAAGCCTATCTCCAGGCTTACCAATAACACGCTTAATCAACCATTCACCTTTTAACCCCCAAGATGTAGGTGATTTAAAAATGGCAACGTCATTATTCTTAATATTGTTAGTTTTTAAGAAAAGGATAACGTCTTTATCGTGGAGAGTATTTTCCATCGACTGGCCTGAAACAACTGCAATCTTAAAAGGGGCAAGAGCAGTAAAAGCAACAACCACAATTGCTGTTGCTAATGTCTGTAGAGTGTAGACAACCCACTTTCTTAATCTTCTGCGTTTTTTACGCATTACAACTTCATCTCCTGGCGAATGTTGAAACCAATAGTCTTAAGAATATCTAAATCAACTCTCAATGATTGTGAAATCTTTGTTAATTCGTTGATGATTTCATTTACATATGCAAGTCTAAATTCAAGGTCCTCACATTCAATTTCAGCAATACGTCTTTTCTGGCCTTCTGTTTTTACAGTAGAGTCTACCATTAAGCGTCTAAATTTATGCTTATATTCTAAGTCAAGATTGGTACGTTCTCTCTCGTAGTTGTTAATCTGACGTGTAACCTCTTTTAGGTTTAATACGGTTCTAATCAAAGTGCTATTTAAGTTATCAATTTCATGGTGGTCCCAAAATGAACCCTCGCTATGAACTGTGTGTAATGAGTCAAAATCAGGATACTCCGGTAGTTTAATAATATCTTCCATTTGTTTATACCTCTCTACTTATATTATACAAGAAAAAAGACCAGGATGACCGGTCTTTTTATGCCTTGAAGATTGCTCTGAATGGTGCTAGACTCACGAAATAGCCCGCAACTCTGACTACCCAACTTACGAACTGATTCCATGCCCAAAATACAACTGCGAACACATCATAGTTAAACATACTTAGAATAGCCCATAATACGCCTGCAACTAAAATTCCTGCTATGATGTTGCCGATTGAATCTTTAATAAATCTTACAAGTTTTCCCATATACTATCTCCTCTCTTTATGCCATCTCTATTAGATTGTTGGCTCTACGCTCTTTTAAACATAACTCACTCAAAAACTCTTTGACCCTTAACGGATTTTTAATATTCTCCAAAACAACGATAGGAGAGTTCTTGTCGATGGTATAGAGTATTACGTTACCTGTATTACATAATCTCTGTATTAGATTTACAGTACACCTACAATCAACAACACGATAGAGCATTACCTCGTCATACGATGTATTCACAATACCTTTTTCTACATGAAGTTTGTTGTAGACCACTGTGTATTTTGTAAAACTAAGCGGCCACGCTAGTAAGTGTTTCTTGTCTTGCCACAAAATATCTTCTTCCATAGTTCTCTCCTATCAATGCATAATCACTGTCCTGGCATTACCCAATAATTCGGTGTGAAATACTGAATGTTTGTAACAATAGTGCCATCGTTTGCGTTGGCTGCGTGCACCATAGAACCATTACCTAACGAGATACCAACGTGATAAGCACCAGCACCTGTATCATAGAAATATAATGCTCCATACGGTGCGTTCCAGATATCATAATGTCTAGTTCCTGTATAGGACTGCTGTTCTGCTGTTCTTGCACCGATACCAGTTAAACACTGGACCATTCCTGAACAATCCCAACCACCAGTCGTTGTACCACCCCATACATAAGGTACTCTACCAACTGCACTTAATGCTTGCTGTACATAATCGCCTCCACTAATAATAGGCTGATAATTAACAGACTGTGCATTATTAGTACTTCTAGTTGGTGCAATATAAGGTTTCTTTTCTAACGTGTAGATTGTGTTACCATTTTCTGTTTTTTGGTCTACCACATTGTATTCTGCAATATCTGAATAACCATTTTCGTCTTGAGCACCTGCGACTTCTTCTAATAAGTTGCCGTCTACATCATAATAATAGGTTTTCTGTTCTACAACATTTACCTTTAATGTCTGTGAAGCAGTTTTACCATTAATATCAGTGTATCTGTACTCGATGTCATACTGTCCAACTTGGTTTTTGTCAAAGTTTCCCTTGTCAATACTTAATATTCCTAAACCACTATATGAACCATTAAATGCAACAACTGTATTGAAGTCATAATCTGTTGTCTTAGTAATTGTGGTTTCATTTTTCTTTAACTCAATCACTGGGTCTCCATCAGTTATTGATAATGAAATAGTCCTTGTTAAATCTGGTACCAAAGAAACATCTTCTTTGTCTGTATAATGGAAATTAATAGACGCCTTCTTGACTTGTGTATTTTTATCTGTCAAATCAATTTCGTTATCTAATGTTATCTCCGTTTTGTCGTAATCAATATTTGATTTTGTAGGGTTCTCTTTAATGTACTCATCTAAAATCATCTTCTTAATTTCTTTTTTAAGATTTTTAGGTGAATTAAATGGAAGAGACACCATCATCATTTTTTCTTCTTCAACATTTTTAATCGGTGCTAAATCTTCGGCTCGTGTCTGCATAATCGTTGAACCAGTTAGAACACCAATTAATAAGGCTGAATATAATAATGTACTTTTCCTCATTTCTCAACTTCCTTTCTCTATAATATTATACAACAAATTAGGCTGTATCAACCTACTTGCGTATGGTATTGCTCTTTCTATATCAGAAAAAGGCTCTACCGTTTTAGTAGAGCCTGCGAATTAGATGTTAGTTTTCCTCTTCGTCTTTCTTCTTCTTGCCTGCTAGGTAAATAATGTACCCGCCTGTTACGGCTAATACTGTACCACCCGCAATGCCTGCAAGAACTAATGGGTCAACCTCAGATTTCTTTTCATCTTCTGTTGTTGCTGATACTTCTGGCTTGTCTTCACCAGTTTGTTTATCTTCTGACTTCTTAGCCTCTTCTGTCTTCTTATCTTCTGACTTCTTAGATTCTTCTGACTTCTTAGCCTCTTCTGCCTTCTTTTCAGCATCCTTAGTTGACTGCTCTAATGCCAACTGCTTGTTTTGAGCCTCAATACGAGCAAGGTTTGCAAGGATTGCCTTAAAGCCTTCTGACGCCTTGCTTAGTAATGCGATGTTGTTGGCGATTACCTTACTATCGCTTTCTAATGTAGTCTTAGATGTAGCAAGTTCGTTTAACTTGTTAATCTGTGCTTCAAGATTGCTCATAAGTGTATTGTATTCAGCCTCGTGTAATCCAAGTTCGTTTACTGTTTGGTAATCGTCTGAATGGCGTGCTTCATATTCAGACTTGAACTTCGCTAACTTGTCTGCCTCTGCCTGTGCAGTAGTAGATAGATTTGCAAGTGTTGCGTTGGCTGCTGTGATTTCATCACCCTTAGTTGCAATGTCTGCATCATACATTGTTGGGTTTAATGTAGGTAATTCAGCGTTAATTTCATCAACACGCTTGTTAATATTCTTTTGTGTTTCTAGTAATGTCTTAGCCTGTTCCACTAATGCTTTTTGTGCTTCTACAAGAGCATTTTGGTCAGCGACTAACTGTTCCTTAGAAGTCTTGTCAGCCTCTACAGGAGCAATAGCATTGTCTTTATTTGTGATTTCAGACTGCTTATTTGAAATCTCTGTGTTCTTGGCAACAATCTGGTTCTGGACATCTGCTAACTTAGTAGCGTTTTCTGCTAGAGCAGAGATTACCTTGTTAAGGTCTGCCTGCTTAGCATCCTTATCGCTTACTAATGCGTTCTTTTCTGCTACAAGAGCATTGAACTTAGCGTTTAACTTGTTGAACTCGTCTAATGCATGTTTCGCATTGTCTAAGGCACCTGTCTTTGTTTCGATGTTTGCCTTTAATGCGTTGATTTCATCAGCAAGGCGTTGAGCCTCTTCTGTTGCATGAGCAGCCAATTCTTCAAGTTCTGCTAACCTCTGTTCTGCCTGTGCTTTCTTTTGAGATACTTCTGTCTTCTTGTCTGTTGCTGTCTGAATTGCTTGTGTGGCGTTGTCAACCTTAGCCTGTTCAGCGTTAATGTTCTTAACAGCCTCTTCAATAGCCTTGTTGATTTCTGCTAACTTAGTATCAGCCTCGGCTTTTTCAGCCTTCTTAGCCTCAACTAATGCCTTAGCGTTGTTTAATTCATCTTGTAACTGTTGAGGAGCAACTTTATTTACCCAGTTACTAGCAAGTTCACGGAAACGTTCTTCTGTGAAGAAACCATTTTCTTCTGTCATGTATGCACGAATTTCAGCATCTGTCTTGCCTTGTCCTGCACGCCATAATGGGTAGATATGGTTTACGTCACCTGCTGATGATGAATAGTCTGCTGAATTTGCAACATCTAAACCAACACCAGAGTAGAATGTAGGTGTGTTTTCACGACCGACACCAGCACGTTGGTTTACACCTGTCTTGACGTACATGTAAGGTGCAACTGCGTATAACTTACCGTACTGGTCAGAGAACCACTTGTAATGTCCACCGTTTGAGGCAACTTCTTCATCCCACCAACCAGTCATAGATTCCTTTTCATAAGTTGAGTCATTACCAATCCATTGTTCTCTACCTGTCATTGTGTATAGGTTATCTGGTCCGTTGGCGTATGTGTGGTACCAGTAGTTGTTTGCACCGATGGCAACTGCAACGGCCTGTGTAAGCATACTGCGAACGTCAACCTTAACTGGCTCTAAGCCGGCTGCCTTACGGCGATTGTTAAGTTCTGTAACTGTATTTGCCATACGCATCAAGTTGTCCTTAGCGGTAGTAAATGCTGTTTCATCACCGTTCAACCATTCACGAACCGTCTTAACTTGGTTGTAGTTCTTGTCTTTCTGAACAACCATCTTAATAGGTGTTTCCATTACAAAGTTGAAGTACTCTTCCCAGTTCTTAGGCTGTTCTACACCATTGTTTGCGGCTGCTTGTACCTTAATATTTGGTACTGCACCACCATTTGTCTTTAAGAAGTTCAAGAATGAAGAGTTGTCAGTTGCCTGTGCAATCTTGTCCTCTACTTCTTTTTGCTTTGCTTCAAGTGTTACTAATTCCTGTGTCTTTGTGTCAATAGAACTCTGAACACTTGCCTTCTCTGCTTCTTTAGCGGCCTTTGCTTGTTCTGCCTGTGCCTTTGCCTGTTCGGCAGTTGTCTTGGCTTGTGTCTGTTCACTAATTGTGTTGTCTAATGCAGAGATTTCACCTGTTAAACCGGCAACTTCATCTTTCTTTTCTTGAATTTGTGTTTTCAATTCAGGAGATGTTACCTCTGCTAGACGGTCTTTCTTAGCCTGCAAGTCTTGGTTAAGAGTGGCAACTTCGTTTGTTAAGTCTGTTACGCTCTTTTCAAGATTTTGCTTTTGAATTGTTAAACCTGCTTCATCAACACCCAAGGCGTCAATTTCTGCCTGCTTGCTTGTGATACTTTGTGTTACTTCGGCAATCTTTGTTTCAAGCGTGCCCTTTTCCTCAGTCTTTGACTGTTCGGTTGCTTGTGCTTCTGCCTTAGTTGCCTCAAGAGTCTTTAATTCCTCTTGCTTTGCTGTTAATTCTGCTGTTAATGCTTCTTTGTCAGCCTTTAACTTGTCTAACTGCTTAGTAACTTCATCTAATGCATTCTGACGAGTCTTCAACTCTGTTGTCTTGTCATTTAGTTCAGTTGTCTTGGCAATTAGGTCAGCCTCTAAAGGTGCAATATCAGCAACCTTAGGTGTTAGTTCAGTTTGTTCTTTCTTCAAGTTTTCAATCTTTTCTTCTAACGCCTTCTTGTCAGCCTCTAACTTGTCTTTTTCAGATGTTAGTTTGTCAACTGTTGCCTGAGCCTCTGCCTGTGCGTTGGCTGCCTGTGTTGAGGCCTCTGTTAATTCTGCCTCTGTCTTGGCTAATGTTGCCTTATCAGCCTCGATTTCTGCTTTCTTAGCCTCAATCTGATGCTCAATTTCAGCACGTTCGTTTGTGTACTGGGAAATTTGACTGTTTACAGTTGCCAACTGTGAATTAACATTCTGTAAATTCTGCTCTTCTTGAGGTGTTCGATTATCTACTTCTGGCTGGGACATGTGTCCTACTTCATCTGGTGTCAATTCTTCGGCAGCCATAACTGATGTTACTTGTGCGCCTACTGATACTAATGAAGCCGTAGCAATTAAGCCTTTTGCTAAAATATGTTTCTTGTCCATTAAATAAATCAACCTTTCTTTCTGTTTTATACCACCCTTTTAGGGCCCGTATATATACTATATCAAGTTTTCTTTTACCTTGTCAATGATTTTCTTACATAACATTCTAAAACTTCTTGTGTTTAGATTATGCTTTTTGACAAAATCTTCTTTATCGTAACCGAGGATATTGTATTTTGAGAACAACGCCTCTTTTTCAAAATCTGTTAATACTGATGTCACTTCTTCGATTTTCTTTTGTGTGAACTCACTTTCAGGTGTCATCAAGTCCTCTTCTGACAGAATGTCTTGAAGTTCTGATATTTCACCTTTATAACTTCCTCTTGATTCAACTTGTTTATTGAGAGAAAGTGGGTTTAAACTAATATTTACAACACTCTCTATCGTACTAATAGGTACATTGATTTGTTCTGATAAGTCGTAAATTGAACCATCGGGATTCTCTGCGTAATACTTATTGATTGCTGATAACGTTCTAGGTATATGCTGTGATTTCACACCAAACACCATTACAGAGTAGTTGTCTTGCAATTCTCGTGTAATGAACCATCTTGCTCCTGTTGACACAACGAAACCCTTACTTGGGTCATAAGTATTTTTGACATACTTAATTAAGGCATACATGGCGTCTAAACAAGCCATATTTAATGTATATACATGTCGTTTATCTTGCTTGTTTGACAAGAACTGTGTAGCCCACTTATAGGCAAGTTCGATATTAGTTGCAATTAACTCTTCAACTGCATCCTCATACTTACTAAAAGAAATACTCGTATCTCCACTGCGATATTTAGTAATAATCGTACCGTATGCAATATCGTGCTCTAAACGCTCCTGCCCTAGTAAACGTTCTTCTGAAACAGGCACTAAAAGACCATTGTATAAACCAGAATACCTCTTAACACTAGTCTGTCTATCACAAACCATCAATTTATTATCCATTGTATTGTCAAATCTCCTTTTTGTATAATACTTATCTTATCATGCTTTTGGTGACTTGTCAATAGTTAAAATTAAAATAATCATAATAATTGCTAAAATTCCTAATAAAGACAAGCATGAGATGGTGATTAGGTCCCTACTTCTCATAATAGCAATAGCGATTTCTGACACTCCCTGTGTTGGGATTACATAGTTTATTTCCCTTGACAACTTTTCAAGATTATCAACATCATAAATACTTAGGAACGACTCCTGTACTACCAATACACCAATTAAGACAATGCCAAAAAGTGTAATCAGGATAAATGGTAATTTACGTTTCACTAAATACTCACAATCTCTGGAACAGACATTTCTGTTTCGATGTAGATACACTCATACTCTTCATCGTCTGTTTCATACTCTGCAAAGTCTTGAGAGCAGAAGCCTTCGCCTAAACCATCACTATTCTGTCCTTCTAGTTCCTGTTTTAGGATTTCTAGTTCTTGTTCTGTTAATTCTCGCTTAGAGATAATGAATACTGTACCTCTATCTGACTGTGTTAATACATAATGCATAGAGATGATGTCCTTTCTAAGTTCGTCATCATCTATATAATCAGCCATATCATCTTCAACTAAATAATTAAAAGCCTCTTCAAAGTCCTCTTCTTTAATTGGTGCAGACAACTTAAAGTTCGTCTTGTATAAATAGCATTCTATCATAAAATACCTCTTTCTATTTTACTTATTATATCATGTTTGTACTTGTTTGTACAGTAGGTGTGGGAGAACGGTTTTAAGCGTGTTTTTACTTAAATGTGATAAGTTATTCAACCCGTTGGTTTTAGGTCTAAAATAGGCCTAAAAAGTCGCACGGACGAGGGGGTAAAACGGTTTTAAGCAAATAAAAAAGAGTAGATTTTTTCTACTCTCTTACTTATTCTGTAATGCTTGTGCTAATGCTAGTTTAAACTCGTTGGAAATCTCTAAATACTTAATTGCCTCAAAATTATTTTGAAGTAATGTGTCTAAATCCTCATAACAGCGACTAGCAATCGTTGCTTGAATAATCGCTCTGCTTATCTCTGTTTGACGTTTACGGTCTCCATCTGATTTCTTTTGCTTTGTAAAAATAGAAGAGCCCTGTTTTTCTGTACTATTATCCCAGTTGATATCATTCGCCTTTTTGAGTGTGTTAAACTCAATGGCTTGTTCTAAGAGTGTAAAGTATTTATTCTTATCATCATATCCCATACGCTCTCTAATCATGTTTTCGTCTACCTCTGCAATATCAACACCTAGTTCAACTGCTAATTCTTTAGCGTACTTACTATGCTCACGCTGGAATACGGCTAACTCTTCACCTAAAACATCTGTACTCAACTCGTAAGGTCGATACTGTAAGAAATTGGTTAAATAAGCACTAAACGGTACTGGCTCTTTTTCATCAAAACGATTTAGCGCCACCATAATCCACTCACGAATCTGGCTCTCGATATCATCATGGTTATGGATATAAGTTCTAATTGTGTCCATATGTGGTCTCAAGCATTGCTTACTGAAATTACTATAGAACATCAGGAACCCACCTAGGAAATCTTCATCAAAATCAGACAAACTACGCCATTTGCGTTGAGTAGCGTTTCTAATCGTTAAACTATCAAATTCTAATTGCGTTAGTTGAGTCGCTAAAATCTGCATAATATATGATAGTGATGTCGTATGGATTTTGAGCAACTTGCGTATCTCATGATATGTACACCACGCATAGCCTCTTAATATCTTTTTAATCTTAAATAAGACATCTGTACCGTCTGCGTACACCATCAGAATGTTTGAATAATGACGAGGAACCTCTAAAAAGGCGTCTACCTCAGTTTTACCACCCCATACTCTTGGGCTAAAGTCATTCGGTACTATCGCTTTCTCAATATCTAACGAGTTTTCGTTGTACCATCTAAAAACCTCTGCTGTATCAACTCTATAAGAGTTTTGCTCCATAATAAGGGGAGTAGACGTGTTGGTAATATGCGTTAAGAGTTCTTGCTCTGTTACAACGGCAAGTCTTGCCCATTTATGAATCGTGTACCACTGACCAGAGTGGATAACAGCCTCAATTCTAAAATCTTTATCATAAGACATAAAGTCTTTTTTAATCTTTTGTGTGTTACAAATCTCTGGCATCTAGTTCCTCCTTAAACAGAAGTCTAGGATATAAATAATCATAGTCTGTTAGAATAGTGTCAATTACATTTAATAGTGTTTCAATATTGTTCCCTGACATGATGTTGATTGTTACTTCATCACCACGTTGAACCATATTATCGTAATCACTCATAACAATAAAACCGTTAAACTTATCTAATATTTCTTGATATGTGTCAAACGTATCAAAATCAATCGCTATTGTGATTGTTCTAATTTCCATCTTCTTATACCTCTCTACTTATATTATACAAGAAAAAAGAGCATGTTTAACACACCCTCTTAATTCTCTAAGATATATGAACCATCACTATTGCGACCAATTACGGCGCATCCGTTTTCTTTTGCAAGTTTGGCTCTGACTTTTAGTTCCTTATTCACCAACTCATCAACCAATGTCATCTCGTCCAATTTTAACTGTATATCAAAAGAGATGTTCTCCCCACTCTGAATTTTCTTGGAAATATCTGTACTCTTACGCTCGTTTACGCTCTTTAAGACAATTAAATCGGCTGTCTTTAAGTACCCGATTTGGTCTGAACTGATAAAGGCATTTGTCCAGTTTTCGGAATCCATATTGTTACCGAAGTCTGCTAAGACAAAATCTTCATAAAAGCCACTTTGTTCTAAAAAGTTTACTCTATCACTAAACTCTTCGCATTTTTCTTTACTATTAAAATGTGCCTCTATCGGCATAAGCGGACATCTTCCTGGCTGAGCATGACATTCACCGATACTGCCATCTCTACATCTATGATATTGACTCATTCTTCCGTTTCCTTTCTCTTTTTATGCTTAAATACCCTAATCCTTGTGTTTTCGTCAAGGCTGTAGTCTTCAACTATATAGTTTAATGCCTGTACCAAGTCTAATGCTGACGGGTCTTTATCTTCTATGTATTTAAAGATAGCAACCACATCACCCTGATGATTTAACAACTCTGCACTTGGCGATACAGACAACGGTGCTGTCATCTTGTAGTAGTTCTGCATATTAACCAGCATTTCTTGGTTCGCCATAAAGAGTGGGTCTCGCTCTTTTTCTTTTACCAAACCTTCTCTGTAGAAATCTCTGCCACCTTCATTACGCCTACGCCAGTCGTGTGTCTGCTGAAAAGCATCTATCAAGACATCTGTGAGTTTTGCCTTAACATGCTTTTCCATATCATTTGTGACTAATACTGCGAAACTATCAGGAGTACAGTTGTCTATATCACTAATCCATGATTTATCTTTTAGCCTATCTAAATTACAAGTGTAATCATTGTCTGGCGACAAGATTTCTTCATCTTGCAATAAAGGATATTTCATTTTGTCAGACTGCCATTTATCATAATACATCATTGCCATGTTCACGTCTTGGAAATGTTTGTGATATTTACACTCCCTGATGGATGCAGTACATAACTTTGGACCATCAGGAGTTATGTGGTATTTCTTTGACGCTTCTTCTTGACGCTTCTTTTCTTTATTTTCTTTTATTAACGTAGGCACAGGTGTTGTTAAAAACTTCCATAAACCCATACTTCTAGCCTCCTAACTACCGAAACAGTTATAAACACCTACTGAACCGCTGATGTTCGTTTCAGTAATTTTACCTTCTCTGTTTACTCTAACAACTATATCATTAAATGTTAGATTTTCTGTTTCTTGGAGAACTCCGTCTACATAGTCTGTACTGTATTTTGTATGTTCAATGACAACCTTATAGTGTAATACAACATCGCCATTCGGCAATATCTGACTATGTTTTAATTTAATACCCGTTGCGTTAGATAAGTGTAAGACATTGTCTGCAAATACTTTCTTCCCCGTGAAGTATCTATCTGTGCTGTAAGCAAAGTCTAGGTAAGGTGCACTTAAATCACTTGCTGTTATTCTGACTAAACTATGTATGCTGTCCTTGTTCTTAATCTCATCTTCTGTGCCTTGGTAATTACCTCTTAGATTGCAACTCTTTTGAATAAACTCTGTTGCTACCTCATCAGCAATTCTGACTTGCTTGTTCTGAATATTTAAGAAGTGGTCTGATATGTATAGGCCTGCTATTGTAGCGATTACTAAGACAACAACAAGTAAGATACCTTTAAGTTTATCGCTCATAAAAACTAATTGATACCTCCTTCTTCTCTTACTCCTACACACAAAATACTCCTTCTTGTGTTTAACCTCTTAATTTCATTATGTGGTGGTTTCTGTTTCCCACCCTTATCTCTAAAATCAATAGGGTTATTATCTATATTCATTAGAACAAATCCACCACCATTCCTTCTTCCTTTTACAAAGCAAACATCTCCTAGATACTTAACCTTATCGTACCTCTTGAAACCATGAATTTTGCCTGTTGGCAATTTCTTTTCTCCACGGACCCCCTTCGTCAAGGCTCTTCCTTGTTTTGGGACACGTCTTTTTCTATAAACCACATCTAACTCTTTAAACTCTAAACCACCGCTTGCTATTACACAAGCGTCTATATAGTGGTCTTTCTGCAACTTTAAATGATTTCTGTTCTCACTTGTCACAAAACCAAAAGTTTCTATTGCATTAGGATATTCCTTCAATAACCAACTCCTGATTATACTCATGTGAGTTGCGTGCTTCAAGTTCTTACTCTTCTTAGGTTTCCTGTTTAGAGTGACAGTTCCAGCGTGAACACCTTTATGACAATCTTCGCATAAAGTAATAAGGTTTTCCTCATCGTCTGTACCACCATCACTTTTGAATTTGACGTGATGTACTTCTAGTCTACAGTTCTTCTTTCCACAACACTGGCAAGTGTAGTTATCCCTATGGAGAATTGCACTTCTTCTTGAAGAATAACCATAATTGAAGCCTTGTTGGTAACCCCACCTCTTAATCTTTTCATTCATTAAATTTGGATTCTTCATTAAGGCTGTATCGAATTGGTTTACCTCTAGAATCAAATCTGCTATTGGTAAAATCTTTTTACAGAACTCGATTTCATCTATATGGGCTTGAACCTTGTGTTTTACCGAAGGTGGTATCCTATCACTTTTGGTAGAATTACCACGATTTAGAAATCTTGGTTTTCTATATCTGGTTTTTCTGCTTCTTCGATTACGTCTGTATATACGTCTCCTATCCATTTTCCTTTTAATATCACTTCTTAATTCTGTTTGAGATTGGTATAATACCTTGTCGTTTCCAACAACCGCTACACCAATATGTTTAGAGCCAGTGTCTACACCGCAGTAACACTCTTGAACCACGTCTGTTTCTGGTTCATAAAGCAATCTGATAGTAAACGGCTCTCTGCGAACAACCTTTGCTTTTCCTTCTTTTAATAATCTACGAACCTTGCCAAAGCGAGATGTTGGCATAAAAGGTTGTCCGTCTTTTGAAATTACATATACTAACATTTGCACTTTCGCTCCCTTCGTTGATGATAAGTTTCACTCTTTAAGACGGTACTCATCGAACCGTAGTGCCTAACCAACTTCTGTTACCAAAGTTAGTGTCGGTCTTCTCATCGACAATGATAGAAGGAGTTTTGAAATTACTAACACAGAGTTCTTTTAGCACTCTCAACTCAACTTAATCAGTAATCACAGAGCCTCAGTCTTGAGCATTAACCGAGGGTGTGTATGTGTCTCTTCTAACTATCGTAGGTAAGATTTCTCTAACCTTAGTCTTATCGGTAATCGTACTTTTTACAAAAGTACCTAGTCTTGAACCAGGTGCTACCGATATTTTTCCAACTCCAATTCTCTGACCTTCTCATGGGACCATGTTGCTGAATATTGACCTAATGCCGTATCAAAGTTCTTATCTATCTCAAACACTACCTGTCCGTTTAAAATTCTATAAAACAGCCGAACATTTACAATATGCTTTTCTTCTGCTTTAGTTCTGTACAAGAACTCATCTGGTATCACAATATCTCCACGCTCTGGCGATGCTGATGTCTGCCAACCGATTTCCTCTATCGTTAAATCAAAGTCTATATACTCATCTGTAATCTTGTCGATGTCTAGTTGTTTCATAAACCATGTTGAGTAAAAATACGGGAAAGGGTAAATTCCGTTGGGTACCTTATCAATGCTTGTGTATCTATTAACTTTATATGTCTTACTGTCTAAGATACTGATAATCTCTTTCTGCTTATTGATGTAGTTATTGCCTCTTGCCTCTGTGGTATTGACCTTTTCTGCCATATTAAAGTTGGTTGTAGTTGCCATAAAGTCACGGAATGACTCTTCTACACTCATATTACCATTATTGATATGTGTTGCTTGAATATTTTTGAAAACAAATAAGCCCAATAGCAAAAGGGGTATAGCAATAGCAACCCCTAATACTATTTTAACTTGTTTTCTTAATTTTCTCTTACGCATAGAACTTTGGAGCAGATTCTTCGTTCCTCATCTTCTTCTGCTTCTTCTATATCAATAATAGTGTTTACAGAGTGAATATATGTAATATGCACGAGGTCGAATACCATTTGTAGACTGGCGTCACTAAAGGCGATACCCATACTCTCACACAAGTCCTCGTGGTCCATCATATAGTAGTCCATAAACGCTGTGAACGCTCCCCAAACAAATCGTGTAGGTACTGTATCTGCGTTTAATTCAAATAACACATTGCATTTAGCAGTTGGTACTACTGGTTGAATGTGTTCCTTAAAGAATGTGATACCGTCTAGGATAGATTCACCCATTGTATCTTCTGTAAAACTAATTTTAATTACATCTTCCATATTTGGTCTCCTTTGAATACTTATAGTATATCAATAATCTGTTAAATCTTATACTTACTTATATTATACAACAAAAACCGCTCTTATACAACAAGAACGGTCTATTTTACATATCCTATTTTTAATGTATAGCCCGCTGACCTAAAATCCGTAAACGTATATTTACCTTGCCACTCCTCTGGTCTAAGAATACGCCAGTTCCATGTTCTAGGTGAATTATTTTCAGCACCAGACCAACCGGCGACATTCTGCTCTATAATCAATATAGTTCCGTCTTCAAAAACATGTGATACCATGCCGGTGTGCCCGGCAAGCCCCGGCCCATACTCAACACTAAAAATCTCCCCGGCATGTGGAACATCTGTCTTAGGCACTCCCTTTTGTTGCCAGAACGATGTTACTTGCCCACCGTTACCCATGACGTTTTCTGCAGGCTGTCCATCTTTAGACCACATATGGTAAGCAATATTGGCACTAAAGTCTGTACAGTTGGCGTAGTCATAACATCTTAGGCTCCATGACGCCTCGTCTGACCATAACAAGCCTACCTTGGTTGGGTCGATTGCGTAGGGAGCAATGCTATCAGGTAAACCTATCTGGCGTCTAGCGACATGAGGTTCAAATCTCGTGTCAGTCCAGATTGCTCCGTCTGCTGGATTATATGTTCCTGTACCATCTACTTTAACAGTACCGTCATTATAACTTGCATTACCGAAACCAGATGTGTCAGATGCTTTACCACCGTTCACTCTTGACTTACCTAAGCCAGAACCTAACATCTTACCAACAGAACGGTTTTCTTCTATATACTTTGTTAATTCTGCTATATCATAATCTGTTTCAGAACGGACTGCTGTTTTGGCACCAGAGATATCTGTACTATCTAGCGTAAATAGTGTTGCACCTTCTGTATGTCCTAAGGCGTTTACGACATCCATCATTGCCTTTAATTGAATAGAACTATCATACCACTGTTTATTTGCTTTATACGCTCGCAAAACAAGTGCGGTTGCATCTTTCCACTGGTCTGTATCTGTTGCTTGATAACCACCGATAGATAGCCCTGTCATTTCTCCGTTCTTTAGTTTTGAAACTAAACATGATGTGTTGCAGTCATCAGGTATCGTAATATTTGAATAATGATTATCACCGAAGGCTTTTGCTAAGTATGCAGAAGCACTTGGGTTTACTCCGTTATTGGCAAAATACAACCCGATAGCGTGTTCTCTTTCTTCCCCTTTGACAAAGTCTATATTAGGTGCCTCTGTTGAGAATGTATCGTTAGTCATAACATTAGGGCCATATACCTGTAGGGCTGAACTAACTACCAACAACACAATTAATAGGCCTTCTCCAATTAATCCTACTGGTGATATTAAGAAAGTAATAATTGACATCAATACATGTATGATGGTATGTACTGTCTGTTGTATCTTCTTAACGACATTATTTACTCTATTTACAACATTGCTAATAAACTCATCTTGCATAAGTTCATCTGTAATCTGATTTACCTGCTCTTGAAGTTGATTGTCAGGCTGTTGGGCTTCGGTATTAGGCTGTTCCGGCTGTTGAACTTCCTCTTGTTGAGGTACTTCTACTTCCTGCTGAGGCTCTTCTGTTTTAGGTGTCTGTTCTTCTTGATTGATAGGTTCTTGCTCTTGTTTGTCTGCTAGAACCTTATCTCTTTCACTCATCTACATCACCCCTTTGCTCTTTGACTTTTTACTCTATTGTATTCTTCTTGGAAACGCTCTTCACTCCAGAAACCACCCGTTTCATCGTGGTACATATCTTCTAAACGTGACAACTCATCATAGATGGCCTGTTCTTCTTCCACTTCTTGCATTTTCTTTTGGTAAGCCTCTTCTGCTCTGTCATAATCTGCTTGAATGAGTCTAAAAGCCTCTTTATACTCTTGCAACTCACGTTTAGAGTAGTCCACATCACTAAATAATTCCTCTAAACGCTTACGCTGAATTTGGTACTCAAAATCTTCTTCATCCTTACCGGCGAAGATGTCATTTTTACGTTCTTCTCTGATTTTAGGCAATAATTCATAATCAGCAATAAACTTGGCGTAGTCATTTATCTTTTGTTCATCTGTCCACTCTTCTAGGCTTTGACCGTTCAATTCTCTCTTATGGCTAACCTCGTCAGCACAAATAACGTAAAAACCATCGTCTACTGCTTGTGAGTGCTTTAAGACTGCTCTACCAGCCTGTGCGTAAATATCGTCTTGGTAAGCAAGCCAGTAACCACTCGCAACCTCTGCATTAGATAGATGTGTTGTATCTGTTATATGATATTTTGATAGTTCTGCTAAAAGTTCACCCGCATCAATCTGGTCATCTTCATCTTGCATAGTAACAATAATATGTTTAAGACCTTCTTGAATTTCAGACTCTACCTTATATTTTAATTTGTTCTTAATGCGGTTATATTTCAGTACCACATTATCATTAAATCTGTTACACTCTTCTTGGGAGTGTAGATGTGGTGCACCTTCTTTTCCGTAAGGGCAGTTGCCAGGCTGTGCTGTGCATTTCTTCCATTCGCCATTTACTAAATGTTGCATTTTATTGTCTCTCCTTCTTGATTTTATTATTCTTTTATGTTATACTATCTATATCAGAAAAGGTGACATCCCATGAAAAAGTTGATAGATTATGATAAGTACATCACGATGGTAAATGGTTTTAAGTTAGACACACTAATTAACGAGTTTAGGCCTGACATTGCTAACTTTATTGTCCATACGATGAAGATGGATAAATTAGACTCATACTTTGAGTTGGAAGTTTCAAAAAAGATGAACGATAGCATACAGGCAGCATTTTCTATATACCATGATGATAACGGCAATGTACTGCAAGACGGTAAGAAATTAACTGTTAATAAACAGTTTATGATTGATTGTGGATTACTCGGCAAGCGTGACACAGTGTTAGGTGTTATCAAACATGAACTGGTCCATTTCTACGTTGTCACGAAATTCGGTTATGAGGCAGCCAGAGACGGTGCGTTTATCTTTGAACAGAAATTAAAAGAGTTCGGAGCACCATCTTCCTCTGCAACACCAGAGCATTTACGTTATACAGATGTTACGGCTTCTCCTATGGTTTATACTATTTACAAATCAACAGATGGTGAGATTGTTCAGTTGCCATTGGTTCACACGAAAACACTATATAATGTAGTAATTGATAACATACACTACAAACACCTAGAAGCAAAGAAAATTCTGATTACAGACGAAGAAAAATAGAGTACCTTTGTAAGGTACTCTTTCTTTAGGCATTATACGCTAGAATAATAGTCTTGATTTCTTCGACTAATTCAGTAGGCATATCCTTAATGCTTGCTTTTCCAGACTCTGTATTAATTGTTAATGACATCTGTACATCTGCTACGTTGTTGTTAACTAAAATCTCTTCTGCTTCGTTTAAAGAGTCGGCTAACTTCATTGTTGCTTGTAACTGTTTTAGTTGAGCCTCCAACTCTTCTTGTTGTCTTAGTAAAATGTCCTTATTCTTCATATTTTAATAATCTCCTTTTATTTTTTACTTGTGTACTATTTATATCAAAAAAGTCGGCATTATACCGACTTGCCATAGTATGTTGCGTTACTCTTAAGGAATCGTTTAATGTAGTTTAAGCAGAAATCTGAAACCAAGAAATTGAAGTGAAAGTGTGCTAAATCCCTGTCCTCTAGGTTAAACAACTCTTCTGATACCATGTGCTTAATTGTATCATTCTTCACAATGCTTGTGAACACGATAGAATCTTTTACGATTAATGATAACATATCTTTACCGTCAATGTGGTCTACACGAACTGTACCTGTGCTGTCTATCTTGATTTCTACTGTATCATCGTTTAAGTTCGGAAGAATATTGTGGATAGACAATAGTAACTGGTTATACTCTCTATTCTTATTCAAATAGTTTAAAATCTTTGCTCGATTATTTTCAAAATTTAACAGATTCATTTTAGTACCTCTTTAATACCAGAATAACTTTGACTTGTTGTATCTAGCAGTCATATAGAAACCTGCTCCAATAAGAATAACTGATAGCAACATGATACCTAAGTCGTAAGATGTGCTGATACCTAGGGCGATACCGATTACAAGTACAGTAACGATAAGTGTTTTAACGAAGTTGCATACCCATTTCTTAAAGTGTTTTGTGTTTGTCATAGTTATTACCTCTTTCAATTTACATATCTATTTTAGCATAAAAGAGATGGCTATGCAACCATCTCCCCAACTAATTTATTCAGTTCATCAACAAACTCTTTTGCTTCGTTGTAATACTCCATCAGTTTGTGCTTGTCTTTGTAGTCTGTGTTTACGCTAGAAATCACAAATCCGAATAGGTCCTCATTTAAATCAACTGGACCACAACCAAATAACTCACCATCTGATGTCTTAGAGTAGTCATATAGTGTTTTGATTGTTACTGGTGCTGACCACTCATGATTGATACGATATTCTTGGTATGTTGTTTGTTCAGCGTTGCTCATAGTGATGTTGATAACCTTGACGATAAATGTTCCGTTTTTACTCTGTTTTCCTGTTAATAGCATGTTACACCTCTTTCTTTATTTGACATATTCTGAATACTGTACTCCGTCTAACCAATATACACCGTCGTCTTCGTTGTAAATGTACTCTTTGCCATCTACCTCAATAACGTTACCTCTGTAAACTGGCTTAACAACATTGTATTCAACTTCTACTACCTTGTTATTCTTTACTTCATATGAAATACCGTCTTGTATGATTATACCGTTACATACTAACTTTGTGTAGTTTACTAGACCTAACCTCTTCTTGGCTCTGAAATTAAAGTTAGATAATGCCTTCTTTACAGAGGTAGCGTTTGTAGTTTCTCTGTAAATATGGCATACTTTTCGGTTGTATATGTCTGTGATTTTTAAATCTGCTATGTATTTCATGATTGCATTATAACACGATTATTTTTATTATGCAAGTGTGGGAGAACGGTTTTAAGCGTAATTTTCGTTAAATCTGTATAATGTATCAGCCCGTTGGTTTTAGGTCTAAAATAGGTCTAAAAAGTCGCACGGACGATGGTATAAAACGGTTTTAAAGATTTAAAAAGAGTCTAGTTTTTCTTAGACTCTTCTAATTCTTTTAACTTCTCCTCTGCTAAATATCTTACCATCTCGTCCTTATCGTGAGTTAAGATGTCAAGATAAGAACCTTGACTAGCAACTTCACCTCTTACATACCTATCTGGGTCATTTACCAAAACATCATGCCCATAACCCTGTTTGACGACTTCTTGACGAACTTCCGGCGCTTCGTCATTAACAAGTTCCTCTAGGCCATATTTATGACTCGCTACTTCTTGGCGTACTGCCCAGTGCCTGTCATTTATCAATTTGTCGAGATGGTGCCCGTGTTTAGCAACCTCTGCTCGTACAAGGTCACTTTCATCATCTACCAATATGTCGTCATACTTGTCGGTGTTTAATACAATTCCAAAACGAACACGGTCATTTTCATCATGCACTAAGATGTCATGGCCATAGCCTTGTCTAGCGACCTCTGCTCGTACTTCGCTATCTTCATCATGAACTAACTTGTCTAAACCATATCCACGTCTTGCACACTCTAACCTGTCAAACCAAAAATCACTATTAAGCAGTTTAGCCATTTTTTCGTTATACTCGTCTACCTCTTGTTGAAATCGTTTGTCACTAATACCTTCGGTTTGGTGAAAGATGTGATTGCAATTACCGTGTCCTGGCACTTTAGCAGTACACCATGTAATTTCGCCGTTTGTGTTTAATGCTTTTACTCTAGGCATAAATTATATCCTCTCTTTCTGAAAAGTATATCAAAAAAAAGAGTAGATTGCTCTACTCTGGCTTGACTGTTTCAGTTTTGAATGAAATGAAGTTGCAATCGAACGTGAATTTATTACCTGCTAAGATACCGTTGTTTAATACGTTTGTTGCAACGTTAGATACTAAGCATCCTGCTGTTGCGTTCGCCATGATAGACTGCTCTCCACCCACCATATTTGCGTGTTCGGCGCAAGAGATTTCGGTTGGGCGACGGTTATCACCATCTGTTGCTTGTAATGCTTTATCAAGCACAACTTCTGTTTCAAAGACAATTTCATTGCTCTTCTTAATAGCAACATATACTTGACCGTTACGCTTACTATTACCAGACCCAATATATACAAAGTCTGGGTACTTTTCCATATGGAACATTTCGTTGATTAATGCACGTGTACCGTTATTATCAACTAATGAGATTACCATAGGCACACAAGGCTCTTCATCAAATAATGGTGCTAAATCTTCTGGAGTATCTAAATACTCTGTGCTGTATGGTAAATTATAACGCTCACCGAATACTTGTGACTTGTACTTGTTTACGTCACCCTCAAAGAACTCCTGACGAATCAAGTTCTTATTTTCAACTACGTCACCATCAACTAGGAATACTTCGTGTCCTTGGCGTGCTAAGTTACCGATTACGTATGACCCTGTGCCACCACAACCGATAATTACAATCTTCTTCTTTTTGTCAAATTCAACCTTGTACATATTTCTACACCTCTTCTTTAACTGTCTCTATTTTAACATGTTACTTCTTAACTGTCAACACTAAAACAGCAGAAAGTGTTAAACCTGCCACAAAACCAGCGAGAAGATATTTAACCTTTTTGTTATCAACGCACATACAATTCAATGCCTTTCGTGTATCTTGGCCCAAAGTCTAAAATACGATAAGAATGAACAGTTGGTAATTCTTTACCTGCATAACGTACATTATCTTTCTTTGGCATGTAGCCAACTCTGAATAATTCACCTTCAAGATTAACCATTACCTTAATTGCGTTACTGTCATAAGGGTTGTCTGGCTCTCTTTCTAATGAAAAAACAAACTCCTTCTCACGTTTAAACAATACCTCTAAGAAATCCTGTCTGCCCTCGAATGTTACTCCTGCTACTCTAAATACGTGCATTATTCTGCCCTCATTTCTCTTCTCTTCAAAAACAACATCTCTTCTAGTTCATCCCAATGTTCTGTTTCCCATGATGTTAATGGACCATTTTCGATACGTTGTTCAATTTCTGATAATTCCATCAAGTTTAATTCTTGTTCAAAATCAATCAATTCTAGTTCGGCCATGTTAACTCCTCTATTCTGCTCCATGCTTTATTCAGGATATCTTCTAATTCTTCTACGTCTTTTCTTAAATCGTCAAAACGTCTAAGAACGGATAAGTATTTGCTCTTCTTTTCAGCGTATGTGTTAATATCATCTACTGAAATGGCAACTAATAGTTTACGTGTTGATACAGGTTCATAGGTATAAATATAGAAATAAATACCTTTTACCCTTTTTGTATCAACTGTTAGTAGCCTATGGATATCGTCTATCAGATTTTCAGATACAAATGATACAAGAACTCTGTCCTCAGGCATTTTCTTAGCCTTGATAATATACTTCATATTTTAACTAGCCTCTTAAGATTGAGGCATCCTCGATTTGCATCCCGTAGCCGTTAAAGTACGTTGATAAAGCAATCGGCTTGCCGTTGAAATAAAAGAACATCTTAGACTCTTTTGAAATCTTAACATCAAATAGTTTTTCAATGTTGTTAATGTCTGTGCTGTCCGAAATACCTAATGCAATCTTGCTGTTTAAAATATCTCTCTTAAGTGTTTTGTTCATTCTTCTCACCTCTTACCTTATCTATCTTAGCATGCTTGCTTTTGTCAATGACCTAAAGGTCTTTTTACTAACTTGTTACATACCGGGCACTTCACGATTTCTTTTGTGATAAAGTGCAACTGATTGTTACAATATGGACATAAACTGATTGTACGGTATGGTTGACTACCGACAGTGCTTACAATCTTCTGCTTGGCTGGTGCGATGAATACAAAATCTTCATACTTGCTCATAATTGGCCTCCTCATCGTTTAACAACGATATCTTGTTTTACTTTTGTCACTTCAAGTACTCGCTCTGTCTTGGTGTTGTTGGCAACCAGTTTGTTACTGTTAATGCCACAACCACAGGCGAAGATAACTAATGCAATTAATATTTTCTTCATGCTATTTGCCTCTTTCTGCTTTCTCTTGTCTATATTTTCTCTTGATACGCACCGTAGGTGTTTCAGGATTGATGAGTGACCTAATAGTGTACTTCTTATTTAATGAGACATTGAAATTCTTAGTAAATTCAACTGTGCTACACAGGTTGTCGTCCACATCGTAGAAATCAGCAATCAGGTACACATCTTTATTATTTTCTTCTGCTCGTCTAAATTCTACGAACAGTGCCCTGTTGGCGAAATACTGATGGAGAATTTCACTTACTAACTCGCTCTTTCTTCGCTGGACTGGTAGCGATGCAAGGTACAACTATTCTAAACTTGTCTTATTACTAATATCCCATTCTTTTGTCTGTTTAACCAACTCGTACATCGCATAGAAGATGAGAACAAGGTAGAATGGGTTATCAACTGTTGTTGCTATCATAAACAGCCCTGCAACAATAAACGGTAACACTAGATTCACTCTTGCTATATAGGCTCTATAATCAATTTTACAGGTCTTTTCCAGCGTGTCTAGTGTGCAGTTATCTAATTGCTCGTTATTACTATTTGGCATCTTCTAGACCTCTTTTCCGTGATGGTGAGTTCACCTATAAAGAACTGACCGTTTTTCTTTTATTCAGCACCCACACTGGGAATCGAACCCAGACCAAACAGTTTAGGAAACTGTGACACTATCCTTTATGCTATATGGGCATGTGAGCCTCTTGGTAGAGGCTTTATTTTAGCGTATTGTTAATATTATTTTACGATATCAGACAGGTATTCGCCGTGCTTTAAGACAATTTTTTCATTTGGGTCCATAGATAAATCCTCTATAAATTTCTCATAGTTGGTTTTAAGTAGACTTACAAAACTCTCCTGATTACCACGGTTTAAGTAGCGATTAATCATCTCTTCTTTCATATCTAATGATGGAAGGACGATTGTGTATCTAATACCTTGTGCTTGTAACGCCTCTCTAACCTCTTTATGTGAAGAGATTAAGACATTAAATCCCATGCTCGTCAACTCATTAATCTTCTTGATGTAGTTTGCTGGGAAATCAGGATTAATTGTCTTTGCTGTACCCTTACGTTCTTCAATCGACAATGCTTTGTCAATATCAAGCCACTTATAATCTGACGACTCAAGGTCAATGTAGTTTTTGTTTGTCTGAACTAATGTTGTTTTACCAATGCCTGGAAATGCTGAAATTACTTTATTCATACTCTCTCCTATAGGTTGAAGTACGCTACTTTTAGCAATGTACTTCAACCTTGACTGCATACTTCACCACAAATTTCTTTGTTCTACGCTTTAACTCTAATTCATTAATCTTTTTACGCATTGTTGCAATCTTTTCTTCAAGTTTTTGTGCTTTAATTGCCTTTGTCTTTGGTGTAACATCTGAATGGCAATGCTCACAACGATATCCCCAAAATAGATTAAGGCTAGTTCTCTTACCACAATGTGGGCAAGTTAATGTTTTCTGTGTCGGTCTCTTTAATGCACTAAGTTCTTTTCCGCACTCTTGAACCTTGTTTTCAAGTGTTTTTTGTATCTGTGTTTTATTCTTGAGCGTATAGTCTTTAAAGCGTACTGCTTTGTCACTATATGAACCATTAAACTGTTCAAGGTACTCACAAGCCTCTTCATAGGAATCAAACTCTTTATTCAGAACCGATAGGTTTCCGTGGTAACATGAACTTTCTTCATGGTCCATGTTTCGCTCTGCAAAATCACAAGCATCAGCGAAAATTTCTTTTTCGTTATCAACAACTAGTTTCAATACAATGGCCCATATAATTACCTCGCTTTTATTTACAAAATAATTATACACCAATCATACATCGTTTGTAAAGACACAAATTATAGAATTCCAAACTTATTTAAAGCGGCCCACTCTTTGATTGCTTCATATTCAGGCGAACCCTTACTGATAAATCTATTATTCATGTCACCTTCGACTTGAGTTACCTTCTTGTCTTTAACTTCGATTGTAACGTATGGTACTTCTCTATCCTTGCGTAGGAAGTAAATCATATCTTCTCGTCTAATAACCTTATCGACATAGACACCTACACAGTGATGGAGTGCTTTACCTTCATTGATAATATCCTGTGTTGTCTTAGGAATAGTGATAGAGAACTCACCATTGTCATATTCTTGCACATTTAATTGACTAATGACTTCTTGGTACTCTTGCTCAATCTTGGCATTTGTGACTTATCCTTAAGATTATTAATTAACTACACACTCAACTTCATCGGTTAATGTAGTATTTTTGCTTTCATCTTCTCTGTAATCAACCTTTACTTCGCCAACAATATGCAACTTATCACCTTGCTTAACTTCAGTATCTAAGTGGATAGTCGTTACACCAAAAATCATGTCGTAATCATCTTCTTTTAAGAACCTATACTTATCATAAGCATCAACAATTTCATAACCAAGCATCTCACCATTTTCATTATATACTCTCAAAATTAAATGACTAATGCTCGGAAACTTTCCAACTCTTACATTAGTGTTTTGAAAACGATAACTAACTTCTAGTTTCTTATGATTTGTCGGACTGACATAAGGGAAACTCAACTCTGCAATATATTGTGGATTCTTCTTTGCTACACCACAACCTGCAAGTGCTACTACACACATTACAGCACAAATTAATTTTCTAAACATTATGTAGCCTACTCAAATACAACCTTATTCTCTGCAACTAAATCAGAGTTCTTAATATTTTCTGCTGTTACAGAACCTGTCTTTACATGAATCTTTAAATCAGGACTACAAGACTTTGAAAGACAGAATATGTTAGATAACTTTTTAACATTCGATGGTAAATAAATATCCTTTAAATTCTCACCACTAAATACCCAAGCATCAATCTTTTCAAGTGACTCTGGTAATACAACCTTCTCTAAAGATGGTAATGAAAGCATAGAGTCTTCACAAAGAACAAATAAAGACTTGCCAAACTCAACATACTTTAACTTTGGATTGTTTGATAATGCATCTTCTCTGACAGAACCTACACTATCAGGAAGAACGATTGCTTCTACATTTGGTAATTCAGATAAAGCATGTGGATTAATCATCTTTACAGGTCTGCCATTAATCTTAGAAGGTACATGTACCACTCTTGACTCTGATGTACAACCTGTAATGTTGTAACTGTTACCGTACTCGTCCCACTCATAAGTAAAATAATTTTTACTTGTTTCGGGAAAACTTCTGAAATTCTCTTCTGTAATTTCAACACCTGTTAAATCAGGTTCTGGCTTTTTCTCTTCTACTTCCTCTTTCGGTTCAATATAGAGTTTAGCACCAGTGTCAGTTGTTCTGTACTCACCTTCTCCGTCATTTTGTATTCCATCTTTTTTGGAACTGTTTTCTGTTTGTTGTGTTGTAGTGCTTGATTCTGATTGAGAATCGTTCTTTTTAGAAGAGCATCCAATCGCAAACACCATTAATGACACTAATCCAATCTTGATTAATTTATTCATCTCTTAAACCCTTTCTCTTAGTTAAAACAAATCCTAAGCCTAATACAGATAATGCAAATAACTTTAATGTGTTCATCATACCATCACCTGTAGGTGCTGTATGCTCTACAATCACTTTGTTCTCTGTTGTGGTGTTATCTGTAGGTGTAGTTGAATTATTGTTAGGTACTTCCTCAGTAACGTGCTTCTTATAAACATGAGTTCTAATACCATTTTCTTCTGTAGTGTTTACATAGTCGTATTGTTCATTCTCATAAATAATATTACTATCTTTTTCTACAAAGCCCTCTACAATATTCTTCAATTCTACACCGTTTGTATCAATGAATCTGGTTACCTTTAACTCTGGTACTTCTACAGTTGGTGCATCGTTAGGAATTTCTGTTTCAACTTTAGTATAAACGTGTGTTCTAATATCACTTGTTTCTGTAGTTTCTTTGAACATATATCCATTAATGTCTAACTTCTCAACAAAGTTTTCTTCTAACTCATGAATATCAGTACCATTCTCATCTACAAATCTTGTTACCTTTAATTCTGGTAATGATACTTCTGGAGCATCGTTAGGTACTTCACTATGGAACTCTTCGTATACATAAGTTCTGATACCATCTTGGTCAGGTAATTTTTCCTTAAAGACATACTTAGTTCCATTGAATGTGATTTCATCTTTCTTATCTGTGAAACCATTTTCAAACTCTGCAATCTGTTCGTTATTACTATTTACAAAAGTTGTAATCTTAAATTCTGGAATCTCTACTGTTGGTGCATCACCAGGTAACTCATGTTGTTCGTTCCAAGTGTTTGTTACATTGAAACCATTATCCATATCACCTGTAATAGATGTCATATAGAAATTCATTTCATCTTCTTTAATAGAATACTGAATTTCTTGATTTCCATTATACTTACGTAAACCTGTAAAAGTATATTCCCAATTATTAGATGTGTCTAATGTTACAGACTTTCCTGTATCTACATTATCAGCGTATAAATGCATAACTGCTTGTGTACCTGTGTTACCTACCCAAGTCTTAGATACCTTAATATCTCTTGTAATAGGTTCATCTTTTACTGTAACAATATTATCTTGACTTACTGATGTCTGAATTGTGTACACTGTATTGTTTAACTTATATCCAAAAGGTGCTTCAATTTCTTTTACTTCATAATTTGCTTCAAATACAACGTTAGGTGTTACTGCTGTACCATCTGCACCAGTCACTAGAGTCTGTGTTGTATTGTCATCTAAATCTTTAATCTCAAACTTAGCACCTGCAAGTCCTGCACCTGTTTCAGAGTCTTGTTTTACAATCTGCAACTTACCCTTTGTAGTTACACCTGTATCACCACCAACATCTGCTAGTTTATACTGTGCTGTAACATCTTTCGTAACTTCATCACTTGAAATAGCAATCTTATTCTTTTGAAGTGTACCATTTGTCATGGCTGTTTTCATGAATAACATGTAGCCTTGTGTACCAATATCCCCTAAATCTAATGTCCATGACTTGTAATCAGGTGCGAACTGAATCTTATCTGTTACATCAATAACCTCACCCCAGTTAGAAATACCTGCATTTTCAGTATATGTTACTTTCTGCAACTTAAATCTTTCTTTAGAAACATCAACTGGATGTAAGAACCAACCATTATCTGTTACCAAACTATCAGATAAGACTACATGATGTAAGTCCATACCACTCTTGTTAACACGAATAATCCATTTAACTGTGTTAGGTTCATCTGGTAATCCTTGACCCCACTTAGCAATTACCTCACCATCTGTACTTGGTCTGGTAATCGTTGTTTCTGCTGACATTTGGTAACCATTATAAATACCATTACCTTTGATTGTGAATGTAAATACGTTCTTTTTATTCAACTCAATATGGTTCTTATTGAAAGGCACCCATAAATAAACGTTACCGCTTAGGTTAGAACGGTTGTTTGCCTGTTCATTAAATACTACGCTAATCTTACCACCTTCAGTACCATTAGGATGTAATGTTCCTTCACCAATATTATCCCCTGTAGCAGAATCAATAATAGGGAAAGTTCTATCTAACTTATCTGAACTCATATCAATAGATTCAGGCACAAGAATATCAAAATAATCTCCTGTATGTATTGTTTCAGTTGAGTTCCATGTTAAGTTTAAAAAGAAACTTGAACCGTCAAATAGGTTGTTTTGGTGTACTTGGTTACCACTATCTCTTAATGATACCTGTACTAATTGTACGTCTAATCTTCTTGGTGTATTTTCTTCTGCATGTGACGGAATTGCCATGCAAATTGTCATAAATAGCATTGTTATAAATGTTAATAATTTCTTCATTCCCTATTTCCTTTCTGATAATCTTTTTAACTCTTCTGCCTCTTCTTGAGTGGCTACAATTTCTGCTTTAAGAACATTTAACTGTTCTTTCATTTGTTCGACCTGTTCTTTCATTTGTTCAATGTCTGAAAGTTTTTTATTATACATCTTAATGATGTTCTTTTCTTCTAGTCTTTGTTTCTCTTCGATAAGTTCTTCTTTTGACATATTGAAATAGCGTAGTTGTGTTTTTACATAGTCGCTATATCCGCAATCAACCTCGAATGCAATCATATTATCTTCAATATTAATATCAGTAATATGTCCGTTATACACGTATTCATTGTCTACAACTGGAATGATTTCGTCAATTTCTTGTAACTTTGTTAAGATTCCCTTATCAAAGTCTGACATATCTTGTTTCATTTTCAAAATCTTGTCTGTTAATTTCATGCATTCTCCTTACTTTACCAATGCGCCGTATTTTTCTTCTAATTTCTTATTTGCTTTTTCAGCACGCTCTATATCCATCTTACTTATACGAATAACAGATAGGTTTCTCTGATACTCTTCTCTAACATCTGGCAATTTTTCAACTGCTTCACGTGCCAGAGATAGGGCACGATACATGTCCAAGTCTTTATCAGTAGCATTAAAAATCACTAATGGAATATTACATTCACAAGAAATGTCCTCATCAACTCCCCAACAACATACAGAACAATCAACTACCAAATGAACCATATCATTTTCGACAGATACACTCTTTACTCTAACGATTTGCTCTTGAATGTAAAGGAGTCCTAAGTAACTTTGAATGTTCTGTAGTTTGTCAGTAACTTCTCTCATTTGTAATTGATACTCTTGTTCTGCTTTAATTGCTTGTTCAATTAGTGTCATATTAGTTATTCTCCTTTAATGCGACCAATTCTGGTTCATTCATTTTTAATAATTCTTTGTCAATGGTTATCATCATTAAATTCATATATCCATCAAAGCAAAAAATATCAAGAATGCCATCTTTTATATCTAATATATCATCAATAACCAAAATAGTATCAGGAATAGTATACTCGAAATCTTTATAAACGAAATTACAACCAAGTACTTTTCTAATTAGTTTTAGTTGTGTCAATAATCCTAAGTCTGCCTTTTCTTTTGATTTATATATTCTGTTAAGTTCTTTTAAGTCTATCATATCTATTCTCCATGTTCTAGTATCTGCTCAAGTGTTCTTGGTGTGTAGTCCATATATTCTAACATACAACCAACATTGGAATACTGTGCATTTGTTTTATATCTACTCTTTGCTTGTTCTGCCACTTCTTTACAGAACTCCCACTCATCTGAATTGTGAACATGACCATAAAGGTGAATACTGTTAGGGTATCTATGACTCCTGAACAGCGGCATAAAGTAGTGACTAAGATATACACGATACTCTTTACCAAATGCTATATCCTTTACTTCTTTATAGTCAACCATTTGCAAGACTTTATTTTTGTTTGCTTGTGTATGTAGGATTCTATCATGATTTCCTCTTATTAAAATTATTTTACCGTTTAATTGATTAAATAATTCATTTGTACGTTCCGTATTGCCAAAGCAAAAATCTCCTAGAACATATACAATATCATTCTTTTTAACAACACTGTTCCAATTATGGATAAGAGCGTTATTCATTTCCTCTACATCTTTAAAAGGTCTATTATCAAATTTAATCACGTTTGTATGGTCGAAATGCAAATCGCTAATGTAATACTTCATCTCCTAATTCCTTTCACCTTCTTTGAATGCTTTTAAATGTTTTTCAAAACTAATGGATGATGTGGCGCACAACTTTTCACCAACATTGTTTATAATAATTGAGATACCACCTCGAAAAGGTTGCCAAAAATAATATCCGTCAATTTCTGGCACCTCTTTACAATGTTTCTTTACATCTTCAACAGACATATGAAGTTTCTTTGCAACATCTTCAATGATTTTATTATCCATTCTACTACTCCTATGTATATATTATACAACTCATGCATCAAAAACTATACAATATTTGATGCAAATTCATTATTTCTCTATTTCTGGAAATGTATCTCGATATGACTTTAACTCTTTACGAACTTTCTTAATCCACTTTGTTAGTGTTTTCTTACTCTTTTCTAACTCTGCATGATATTCTTCCTCTGTCTCACCGAAAACATCGAAAGACGCCCAACTAACAAAATTTTCGCAAATAGCATTTAACACTTGTTCGATGAAATCAGGTGCTTTTTCTTGTGCAAACCATTCTGCTATTTTTAAACGTTCCTCTAATGTCGTGTCAATAATATTAGAGTCGATTTGGTCTAATCTAGCCAGCACTTTCTTTCTAAGTTTAAAAAATGCATCATACTGACCTTTACTGACATTATATGTATCTGACACGATTACCAGTCCAAGTTTAAACACTAACCATTTCTGTTTCCATCTTGGTAATAGTGATTTGTTGAATTGTCTTTCGTTGTCTATTGTCTTTTCGCCATCTCTTGTGATTTTTAACATATATTATCTTCTTTTACTCCAATGTTCTTTATAAAACTTTTCATATTCCTCTAACATATTGTGCCACTCACCATCATAGTAGGCGTGGAAAACGTAAGAGTCGTCAATCAATTTATACATGCATTCAACTTCATTAAATTCACTCCGAAAATGGACCTCTGTTGGGAAATTCAATAACTTTAGTAGTTTCGTATAGTCGTATTGTTCGGTCTTAATTTTATATTCTAAAGTGTGACAGGTTGTAGGAAAACAAGATGTTACTTGAAATAATTTGCATCCATACACTTGTCCTATTTTTGTAAGACGTTGAATGGCTAATCTATCTAACTCCATTGCTAATTCATTGAAATACTGTACAGGCATTTCACTAGAAAAATTAATGGAAAACAAGTTTGGATGGTAATCAATACTATGACCTTTCTTTACAAGGAGCGTATACTTTGTCCAATCACCCCCATACGCATTGTCTTGAAGTTCCAGGTCATGAGTTAAGAACTTTTTATAGTCTTTCGTTAACTCATTCTTTAAACCTGCTATATAAGTATTAAAATAAATCAAAAAATTTAAAGGACAACCATGGATATTAATATATTCTCTTGCATAAGCAAAGCCTTTATCTCCATTTAAAAAATCTTCTTTATGTTGAGATAGTTCTTCTAATCTAGTTGAGATTTTTAAGACTTCTTTAGCATACTTCTCTTCAAGTTCTTTTAATTTGGCATTAAGTTGTGTTTCTTCGTTAATGACATCAATGTATTCCATATCTAATCTCCTACTTTAATTACTAAAAATATTCAACGCAATGTACCAGTAATTTTTCTAGTTCTTCTTCGCTTTCTACAGTACTAGAAAAACTAATGCAATATTTGTATATTTCCCAACGGTCAGTAATAGAATTTAACCAGTCTACATCTTTTTGATTAAATGTTGAGTAAACATCTAAGCAAATACCTACACCTACTACAGGTTTGGCACTGTTGTAGTCTATTGTAAATGCATGTTTGTTACAATAGAATGAAACAGAATTACCTGTATAGGTTTTAAGCACAACATCATATTCACGGTTTTCTAAGTCTTTAATAATATCTTCAATTTGTTCTTTAGTCATATTGTCCTCTACTTGGTGATATTATTGTATCATATATGGGAAAATAAGTAAATAGAAAAGAGAGAAGTTTTTACAATTCTCTCTAATTTGTACTCCTTTGTCTACAAGTGGTTCTGACTAATATGTTCTCCTACCTCAGTCAAGTTTTCACACACCGTTACTTTACCATTTAATTCAGTTGGCAATACATACTTACCATCATAGATACCGGTTGTCACTAAATAGTTTTCTATTATTCCAATATTTATGCTTGCTAATACATCAGATGTCTGGTCGCCAACCATGATACTGCTATTCATGTCAATATTGAATAATTCTCTCGCTTTCTTAAACATACCAGATTTAGGTTTCATACAAGGACAATTATCCTCTTTGATATGAGGACAATACAAGACTGCTATAGTGGCCTTTCCCAATTCCACTCTGATTTGTTACGACAATAATATCATATCCTAATGATGTGACTCTTTGCATAAATGATACAGTATCAGGGGAAAATTCTAAATCATCTATTAAATGTGTTTCGACCTTATCAATATGAATAGTTCCATCTCTGTCCATGAATACTATCTTTCTTAGTTTATTCTTGTCATATCCTCTCTTAAGATATGAAATATTATCTATTTTAATCATATTTAATCCGATGTCCTCTCTCTTGGTTTATTATATCACTTACGAGTAAAAAAGAGGTCTTTAAGCCTCTCTTTTAATTATTATTGTTAATTAGTCTGTTGTGTTGCAAAAATAATACAACTCATCACCTTTAAGATGTTCACCAGCATAAGTATCTGCCTTTTCCCATAAAGTGTTGTACAACTCTGCTAACTTTTCGTTCTTCTCATAGTGTTGCCAAATCTTCCAGTTTAGAACCATAGTAAGTTCAGTTAAATACTTATAGTTTGACTTCCATTCTTTAAATGCTCTATTGAAAGTGTCTTTTACAGCGTTGAGCCCAAATTTTTCTGCAATCGTAAAATCTTCAAAGAATGTTGTAAAGCATTCGTACCCTGTTTGTTCTAGCATAAGTTCTTTAAATGTCATGGCTATCTACCTCGCTCTTTGTTTTTACAAGTACATTATAGTGTGATTTTGGTATAATGTCAAGTCTTTTAAACGTTCCGGAGAACGGTTTTAAGACTAATTTTTGTTAAATCTGAATAATGTATCAGCCTGTTGGCTTCAGGTCTAAAATAGGTCTAAAAAGTCGCACGGCCGGGGGTATAAAACGGTTTTAAGCGGTAATTACTGGCTGTAAAAACAAACAAAAAGAGAGGCTGTTAAGTACTCTCTTTAATTTGGTATGATTTGTCTTTAATCCCGTACTCTGCAAACAACCACTCATCTATGTACGCTTGCGTGTTTACGTTATTGGGAACATACACAGATTTTTCAAAATTTAAATCTCTGACTGAAATTATATATGTCATAATTTTTACTTCCTTTTTAAATTACAACAAATATATCAAAAAGAGAAGTTTGTTAGACTTCTCTCTTCTTAATTATTTTTCTATTTTTCAATTTTAACTAATTCTTCTATGACAGATTCAATTAAATTGTATTTTTCTTTTAGTGATTTTTCACCAACTTTAGCCTCTGCTTCTGGTTTGTAATCAATTCTTAACATGTGAGTTTCGTCTAAATATAGCATAGAGATAATGGTATTATCTTCACCGAACTTAGAACCATAAACCCTTAACTTGTATCCGTGATAAGTTCCTTCTTCTGTTTCTACGCTCTGGAGGTATTTATTCCATGCCTCGTACTGTGCTTGAAGTGTGCCCTTTTTTAAATCTTTCTTATCCATAGTTATGGTTGATACTTCAAAAATATCGTCACGCACAAATAATGGTTTTGACATGTCTGCCATACCGGTCGTGATTTTGGAAATATGAAAGTTGCCTAACTCTTCTAGTGTATGCTTATCAAGAGTAATTTTTCTTTCGTTTTCTAATTCAGGATTTGTTACTATGTAATTTACAAATTTCTTATTTTCCACAGTCGTTGCTGTTGTATAGTAAGAGTGTGGAAATTTTACTTCAACATCATAGTCAAAACTGTCGATACCATTGACTCCATGGACACCATCTTCGGTTGCATTTAACTTGATGGTGTCATATTTATCCTGTTTCAATAATCGAACATCTGGTACTGGTTTCTTTTCTGTTTCTTGTGTTTGTTCGTGTGGAATGGTTGTGCCCTGTTCTTTGAAAGCACACCCAACCAACATTAGTATCGACAATGTAGATAATAGTAATTTCTTCATTTAATCTCCCTTATTTCTTTTTAATTGTTACGTAGTCATCAAGGAATTCAATTACTTCCTTGTTTGCATCTTCCTTAGACATGTCTTTTGTGTTCTTATGCTTATTATAGTATGTGAAAGATACTTTGTTTGCATTGTCTAAATATAAGAAACATTCAATATATCCACCATCATCTGTATCTACTTTATTAGTGTATAATGTATATCCCTTATAATCACTCTTCATTAAACTTTCTTTCTTATCAAACTCTAGGTAGTATGAATCAACTTTTTCTAAAGTATCTCCACGTTCCTTAAACTCAAAGTTCTTAGGCAAGAAAGTACACATGAAAATTAACTTATCATAAGAATAGGTATCGTGGTCCTTCTCAAAACCTGTTGCAACAATCTTTCCTACATAATCATTATTGAGTTCATCTGTAGACTTCTTGTACTCTTCATTCCAGTAATGGTCACGTTCTTCTACTTCTTTATTCAAACGATATTTGTCTGAAATATGTCCATTCTTATCTACTACGATTGCGTTTACTGTATAATTAGTTGGTAACTTGACAGATACATCATAGTCAAAATGTTGTACATTCGGTCCAACTGGATTACCGTCATCACCCATAATACGATTACCATTCTCATCAACCAATTTTCCTTGGTATTCTGCACCTGAAGCGTTAAACTTAAATTCTTCATAATTCTTTTGAGCAAAGATGTCAAATTTTGAAGTATCTTTTTCTTTTTGTTTTGGTGCTTCTGTTGTCTGTTCTGTTGTAGTCTGTTCATTTTCTTGTTTAGGTTCTTTAGGTCCACAGCCAACTAAACCAGATAACATTACTACAGCACATAATCCTGTCAATAATCTCTTGTTCATTTTATCTCCTATTTCTTCTTAATTGTTACAAATTCATCTAAAACTTTTAATGCCAATTTAACTATTTCTTCCTTGTTTAAGTTTTTAATATTCTCTGTTTCTGGTTCATACTTTACCCATAGACAAGTATGGTCGTCTAAATACGTACTCCCTCGGTGGTTTTAACAGGTACTACTTTTAGTTTATATCCGTGATAGTCTAATTCTGAAACATCACTCTTCTTAGGGTCAACAAGGAAATTATTTTTAGCATCTTTCTCCTCGTAATTCTCTGTTGAGTATGTTAAATGTGCCATAAGTATATCTGCAAGATTACTGTTGCTATTTTCTGCACACATACCTGCACAAATCTCCCAAACGTGTTCGTTATTTTCAATATCTTCTACCGTTGCTCGGTTTTTTCCTTCTGCTAGTGGGCTGTTTTCCAACACCTTATCCATCACATCATTCCAACGTACAAACTCTTTTGCATCATTCTCTCGGATAGATGTTACGTGCATATAATAGTTTGATGGGACTTTAATAGAAATATCATATTCACCTGAATCGGTACGTGCTTTTGTTGCACCATATCCTTTACCCATACCTCTAAGATGAATAGTATCATACTTATCTTGGTTGAAGATGTAATAATCATCTGACTTATTACCATAAATTGATTTTTGTTCTGCTGTTTCTTTTGATGTTTCAGTGGTATTTTCTTTGTTTTCAGACACTACTTTTTCTTGCTTAGCACACCCTACAATAGGTAATGCTAACAATGATACTAAACCTAATTTAATTAATTTATTCATTAAAGTCTCCTATTTTAACCACTAAATTTCCGTTATCGTCTAACTCTGTTGTTTGGAGTTTATTATCAAATCCATGTTCAAACTCATCATAAGACACATAATACACGACTTCCTTACCATTTTTACGAACAGTTGCTAAATTACCAATTAAACGTTCATTCTCATCGTAAGACCCATGATATGTTACTTCTTTACCATCATCATAAACAATCGTTAAGGCTACGATGTCTCTACGTCTCATCAAGCGTTTAAATACTGTTGTTTCATCAAAAACACCAAATTCTCTATGAGGTAAATTGGCATCCTTAGACAGTATTAAAGTGACTCTATCAGTAGTACACATTTCTCTTGTTGTTTGACAAACTATGTTTATGTCTTGAGGCAACTTATTTATTCCATATCTAAAAACTTTACATCTTTACTATCAACCGTAATTACATCACAATTTTCTAAAAGGATTCTAATTTCTTTCATTATTTTAATCTCCTCGCATGTTATATATCAAAGAAAAGGCAAATCGTTCTGGAAATGCCTTTATTTGTTTATCTACATTCATCTGAACTCAACTATTCGCAAAGGTACATTGTATTTTTTAGATAATTCAATATCGTTCTTTGTACCTTTAGATTTACCATCCCAAAAGACTACACAACCTCTATTTTGAAATAGCGATGCATATTCAAACATTTCCCTATTTCTTAAAATGCCTGCTTTCTTCCCATGTTTATCCCAATCTGGAAGAAAGACCTTTGTTTTGATACCTCTCTCTTTTGCATACATGGCTGCACACTTATCAGCACCATTTGCACCACCATGAACAATAAGAACCTTATCTTGATTCTGAAGGTAATAGTCTAGTTTATTGTACATTAATGACATATCGCTAAAACTTCTTGAACCTGCTACAATTACCACGAACATACGTCTTTTCCTATCTTGATGACTAAGTTCCCGTAACTGTCAAACTCTACTAATTGGAGTTTGTTGTAGCATCTTAACTCATCCTCTTCGTATGTTACGTAGAACTCCTCTTCTTTGTCGTCATCATGGACAAGTGTTAAAGATACAATATCTCTACAATCATATAAACGTTTAAATGTTGTAGTGAACTTACCGATACCAAACTCTTGATGTGGTAAATCTGCACTCTTAGAAAGTGTCAATAATATATCGTCTGCAACCAACATTTCTAAGTTCATATTTTTAGAGAAGTGATACGTCTTGTGAACCTTGTATATTGAAAGATTAATAACACTCTCCCAAGGTACCTTAATCATATCGCAATTTTCTAAACAAATTTGAAGTTCTTTCATTACTCTACCTCTTACATTCTGTATCAAGAAAAACCACTTAACCTGTGGCTCTACTCATTTATAATTATTGCTCTATCCATAGCCTCCATCATGGCGCAAACTAAGTTATTGCTATATGTAGTTGCAAATAAAATCTCAATAATTAGTTCTTTACCTGCAGGACAGTAAAAAGCACTATCTATACTAACAGGTTTACCATCTCTTGTATTATGCACATTTAACCATGCTCCATCGTAAGTCATGTAAATTAACTCACGTGTATCAATTTCGGATGCTGTGAAAGAATACACGCCATCTTTAAGAGTATTCAAGACCAAGCATGGTCAAGATTTCTTCTACTGACTTGTTGCTATTTTCTTCTGCAAATTCAAAGATGTCATTACGTAACTTTTCCTCTAATGCTAATAATTGTTCTCTCATATTATTTTCCACACACTTTCAGATAATTACGAACACTCGTAGTCTTATGCACTGTGAATGTTAAATTCTCCGACTTGCGATACTTAACTACTTTTACTGTAGAGTTTAAAATGTCTTTTATAAATATTTACCTTCTCTTTCTACAAATATCGTAACACAGCGTCTTACGGTTGTCAGCAATTCTTGCTTATCTTTAACCTTAAATGTAACTTTAATGAATCCGTTGCAAATTTCCCAATGAGTCGCAAATTCGTTTATAAAAGTTACACATCGTTTGTCGAATGTAGTTCTAAAATCAAGTGGTGCAGTGAATACTGCAGTCACATTACCATCAGTACAACTAATATCAATCCAAAAGGAATCATAGTTAATACATGCGGATTCATCGTCATTTTCAACATCTTCAGGAGTCAACCCATTCTTTGTTAGATACTCGATAATATCATTAATCTTAATTGTACTCATTTTATTTTCCCCACTGTTTCAAAGCATTGCGAAAACTTGTAAGTTTATATACTTCAAATGTTAAGTTCTTTGGTTTGACATGTTTAACTGCTGTCACTTTTGAATTATTTAAAATGTCTAGTGTTTCTTTAATATTTACTTTCATATTACTTATCCTCGCTCTTCATAAGATTTTCTGCAATACCTTTTGCACATAGTATGATTGTGAAAAATGCTACTGTTTTATCTAGTGGTGAACTACCCCAACTAAATAATTCCCAGACTGATAGTCCTAAAACAAAGGTATAAAACATAACTGCTAAAATCTTTTTACTTACCATAATACATTCTCCTTTATTTGTATATAGTAGAAGTCGCAATCAATTCAATCGGTAATTGAACCACACTAACTTCACCGTCTTTTGTTTCTTGTATTGCTTTGATTAAATCTAATCCATACTGTTCTTCCATATTAATATTATACATCATTCTGTCCATTCTGTATATAGATTACTTAATTCTTCTGCAATTTTCTTTAATTCTTCTTGCTTTTCTTGAACATACTTCTTATTCTTATTCCCTGTGTTTAATTCATTAATGAATTGTTTTAACAATTTGGTAAGTTCTTTTGGCTCTCTACGCTCAAACTTATTACCTAAATTTTTCCAGTGCTTAACTTTAATTCCAAATCCCTTAGTACTTCGACCATGAACTAAGCACGGGTAATGATACTTGTTGAAGTCTTCTTCATTAATAGGAACAATACTAATACAGTTCTCTAAATAATTTGAAGAATAGTAATCACTATTAATCAATTTGTACCCATAATTATTGAACACCCTGTTCCAATGTTTAAAAATCGGAAGTGTTAAATCAAACTTATCACCAACCACCTGTGCTACCTCCACCACCAAAGCCACCACCAGACCAACCTGATGAAGAACTAGAACTACTACTTGAACTATCACTAGAGTAAGAGTGACTGCTATAAGAACTACCTGAATAATAATGGTGATAATGTGAACCAGAACTTCCACCACCATAGTAACTATCATCGTCATCCCCACCACTAAATATCTGAACTAGTTTAGTCAGCAATACTCCTATCATACATGCTACTACAGCAAAAAACATAAAAGACAAAATTATTCCCATAAACTGTGCCTCTTTTGAAACTGGTTCTTTCCCACTTACAACTCTATCCATCATTTTAGTGTATTCATTTAAATACTCGTTTACACCACTATCATAATCACCGTTTCTAAAATCATATTTAACAGAGTCATTTAAGATAGATGTTTGATAATCGGTAATATAAGTAGACATACTATTAGAGGTTTCTGTTCTGATTTTATGGTTTTTAATGTCAATCATTACTAACATACCATTATTAGTGTCAGAAAAACCAATCTTCCAGTTTCTCGCTGTTTCATTGGCTACTTGTTCAATGTTACCATTAATTTCATTCATAATCACAAAACCAATCTGTGGTCTCAAATCACTTTCTGCGTACTTGTCGTTAATTTCTTTAATGCGATTGATAGTTTCATCAGTTAGATACCTATTAGGGTCATAGACACCATTTGTAGGTGCTTGTGTGGGAATATTCTCTGCTCTAACAGTCAATGGTGAAAATAATAGCAGAAACAATAATATAAGTTTCTTCATAACTCACCTACTTTAAATCAACGTTTGGTACTTTGTTAGATTCTGGACTTGCTTGGAAAACTTGAACTTCCTTAAATCCAAACAACTTAGCAATAATACTTGTAGGGAATTGTCTTAACAATGTATTGTACTCTGTTACTGTCTTAATGTAATCTTGACGAGCAACCATGATTCTGTTCTCTGTGCCTTCTAGTTCAATAATTAAAGCATTTACATTTTCATTCGCTTTTAACTCTGGATTGCTTTCTGCTAATGCAATTAACTTAGAAATTGAATTATCTAGGTTTGAACCACTTTCAATTTCTGCTTTACCAATCTCTTTACGTGCGTTAGTAATTTCAGTTAGTAATTTTTCCTCATGAGCCATATAACCTTTAACTGAATTGACTACGTTAGGAATTAAGTCGTTTCGTCTTTGTAAGGTTGTTTCAATAACAGAATAAGCACTTTCCACATTGGCATGCTTATCTACTAAATTGTTGTAAGGTGTAATCAATGTAGCAGTTAAACATCCGATAACAAACATTACGATAAAAAATATTTTAACAATCTTAAATTCTCTATTAAATTCTCTTCTACTTCTCTCAAATTCTTCTTCAAATTCTCTACTTGTAAACATGTGTCGTTTTCTCCTTTAGTTCATATAGTTTCTGTAATCAACAGTTCTTGCCATTGACAAACCATTAGAATACGCATCTTTTGCTACATAATATGTTGTTACCCTTGCGAGAATTCCTTTATAAACTTCACCCTCAGCAATCTCACCAACATATACTCTACCAAAATCCTCATTAAACTTTTCGATAGTTACAGTTGTCTCCCCCTTATACTTATCCTTTTCAGTAAGTTCATAGTCATCTGGGTGTACTGGCGGGTTAACGTATGGGTTTTCTTCTACCAACTTCACTTCAAACTTTGCCTTATTGGTCTGAACATAAGTTACACCACCAACTGAAAATTCATCATTCTTAGCCATAAGATATTTAAAGTAAATGTAACCATCTTTATAATAGAGTTCTCGTAAGTTTGCCTTATTATTTCCAGAAACTACTTGTTCATCTGACACATTTACATCTGATACGAACTTTGTTTCAGCGTTGGTAGAGCAATCTTTTTCAGTAGCAACATTTTGGTCTTTATTTTCTTCTCCAATAAGTTCTTCTGCTACTTCTTTCCCAATACGTTCTGGATTCCAATCAAGCCTATTAAAGTTGGCAATGATAGAACCTAAAATAAATACAACAATCACTAACACACTAAATCGATTTTTTAATTTCCTTTCTCAATTTTTTCTTGTTTGTCCGTGATAATGTCAGCGATAGAATAGCACTCACCTTCAACTAACTGGGCTAAAAGATATTTGACATCTTCATTATGCTCTATATCTAACATTTTACCACTAAAACTTACATCGCATACATATAAGCCACTACCATACTTTGTTAAGAAATATTTGTAAGACCTGTTTATAACATCATATAGTTGCTGTTTAACACTAATAGGGCAATCAATAACATTGGTTGGTATCATGTACTTATTCTTTAGCATCTTTATCCTGATAAGGTCAGTCATTGATGGTGCTATAATATGAATTACCTTTTCGCATACGTTCTCATCTGTACAATACAATAGAAATAATGGAACAAAAAGTATAGCCCCTAAGATTCTTCCACACAGGTATTCTAACATAAGATTCCACCCTAACCACTTATAAACAGCAAAATGCCGTGATTTCTTACTGTCCTCAATTAGTTTAGCCTTACGTTTGTTTAGTTGTTGTTTCTTCTTTTCTTCCTCTAATAATGTATCAACCTCTTGGTCGATTTTGACACATTTGCATATCGTTCTCGTGTATATTTTATTATTCCTTTCTTTAATATTGTGCGATGAAACATTGAATACTATCTTTTAATACAGGTCTTTGGTACATCCTTATTGGATTCTTTGATTGTAACAAATCACATTCTTTTAATTTCTGCATTAAATTATAGGTTGCAAAAATCTTCCCAAACTGAATAATAAAATTAACTTTAGCACTGATGGTTGTACTGATGTCAATATTAACAGTCTCATTTGGCTCTTCATTTGTCTTGTCATCTCTACTAATAAAGTTGTTTGTGAAATCAAGAAGTGGGTTAGTGTAGGTATTCTCAAAGACATAGTTATCAAAATCATACTTCTCAACAAGTTTTGTTTGATACTGTTCTATTTCTCTAACTAAGACATCTTCCATTAGTTTGAAAACTTCTTCAAACGGTACTTCAACTTCTTCACCATCAGGTTCTTCACATTCTGGAAAGCAGTCTTTACCAACAAGTTTAGATATTTCAGTGAAGAATGTATCATCCCAAAAGTTGTTTCCAAATATCTGGGTGTTCAATACCTCTTTACCATTCTCTTTAAAAATTAGATAAGTTCTAATCGCCATTTTATTGCTCCTTAAATGCATTGTCTGTTAAGATATCCGCAATTCTGTATATCTTATCTCGTACTAGTTGGTCTCTGAAATAATGAAACTCTCTTGAATAGTAGATTTTACTATCATTATAATCTAATATCTTAACACACTTTTCTTTACCACTCTCGGTAAAGTATTTCATAGTTTGATAATAGAAATTATAAGAGAAATACACGTAACCTTCTTTAAGTTGGTAGTATAACTCTCGTTTAACCTCAATAGGGCAGTCCACAATCTCACTACTAATCACGTAGTTAGGCTGTAACGTTTTTTCTTCTATCTTCCTAATTCTAGTGTGCGCCGCATCTGGCATCTCATACACCAACTCTGCCGATAACAATATAGCAGGTACAAGTGACAAAAACATCCAGAGAACAATCATATCAGTAGCGATTGCCTTGTGTGTAAGTAATATCTGTACAATGCTTAGTATAGTGGTTAGAATAGTTGCGGTAGCAAAACTAAGACATACAAATGCCATATTTGGGTGAACAGACATTGCCTCTGGTAGCGATTTTTTACCAATGAAGTTGTCTATCTCTTTTAATGATAATTCCTTGGTTGTTCTGATGTCTGCTACAGAGTTATTGAATTTATTACTTTTGTCTATTTCAGCAACATTCTTATCAAGTTCTTGTTCCTCATTTTTAAGACGCTGTTGCCTGCTATATGAAAGTTTATAGTTATCCATAATTCCCACTCCTATCTTCTCATAATGTGTACTCTTATATTATACAACTTTTTAAAGTTTAAAGTTATTAATATCCAGATTCTTGTCCAATTCTGGAATGTCTTTCTTTAATCTAAGTTCTAGTTTTCTGACTTCATCATTAAAGTCATTTAACCTTTGTCTGTACTTTTCTTGACGTTCTTGGTCCAGTTTTAAGTCGTTGCCATATTTCCGTAGTTCATTGACCTGTCTAAATAATAGGTTTAAACGTTCAACCGAAGTTTTTTGCATCTCTCTTGCTTCGCTGATTAGACTACGAATTTCTTTTATCTCTTCCATCTTCTCTGTTGCTAATTTATAATCGTCAGAAATAGTGAGGTCTTCCTTCTCGCTCTTCTTTATTACGAATGTGAAATATTCCTCTCGGTCGTTATCACATAGGCCTCTATCATCAGCCTTCTCAAATTCAAGATGATAGCCACTATACACACCCTTAAATAAATTAATCAGAGAGTGAATGGCAGGTAATGGTATTTTACTCCGTGCGTCTGCTCTAGTTAGTATTACTCTACAACCATTATGAAATTCTACACAGTGGTCCTCAAAACATAGAAAGTCGAATAAATTGTCTTCCCTATCAGTGTACATGATATTAATAGGAATCTCACCACGCTTAGCCATTTCCCGTAGTCTGTTCTTTGTTAATGTTCTGAAATTATACTGTGTCATTTAACCAAACCTCTTTCTAAGTTCTTGTAGAACATTTGTAACATCTGTTAATGTTGGGTTTACTGAACTCATATTATTAAACTGCCTTTGAATATCGCTAAATAGTAGGCCATCAGCCGTATCATCTTCTGCACGATAGTTGCCAGAATAGTTCTTCCTTGCAAATCCGTATGTGTCATTAAAACTGTTATACCAAATCTCTGTGGTGTTGTTTAAATAAGGATTGAAAAATTTAATCGAGTGTTCTGTTTCACAAACTGCACACCCTTTAAACCACTGTCTTATTAGATTGCTATTTTTCATTATATCTACCTCGTACACATACTAACAGAAAAGTGGCTACTTGTCAATAGTTTTCGCCCAAAGACAAATATATGCAAGTTCTCTATATAGTCATTTTAAAGTGTATAAGAACGATTTACCTACACCGTTCAGGAGGAGCGGTTTTAAGCGTTGTTTTTGCTTTTTCTGAACAGAGTATCAACCCGTTGGTTTTAGGTCTAAAATAGGTCTAAAAAGTCGCACGGCCGGGGGTATAAAACGGTTTTAAGAGAAAATAAAAGCATGGTTTTATCCCATGGTTTAAGTTCTTATTTGATATTATACAAATTAAAGTATTCCACCTTGTTTTAATCTTAACTTCAATGCTTCAATATACGCTTCTTCTGTCTTGGTAGCATACTTGGTTGTACTCTTCCATCGCTCAATGCACTTGCCAATACCCTGCTTATTAAACAATTCTTCTAATTTCTTTTCTAATTCTTCAATCATCATTAGTCGTCTTCCCCATACATCCTATTCCAACAATCACCACAAATACCAGTTATTAGAGCCTCCCTATCTTCATTAGAAAGGTGTGGCATGCACTCTTGGATTCTGTCACCGTTTTTCCACTTAATAAAGCCTTCGTGTGGAACCCTGACAGTATATACTTTCCCACATACAGGGCAACGAACTTCAACATTGCACTCAACCATAAGATGCACCTCTTTCCTTATTTAACTGCTTTATACAACAACCTATCTAATTGTTTTAACTCTAATGTTGTTAATTTACCAAACTTAATTCCAGACTTGATGTCTTTCTTAATATTTTTGATGAGGCTGTTTCACTGTTTAGTTGCTTTTGCACATAGGTAGTCTTACCTGAACCATTAACACCAATGCATACATAAATTTTCTTCATTTAGGACCACCTCTCTTACAAGAATTATTATAAATCAAAAATGGCTATATGTAAATAGCCTTTTATCAATTATTCTTTATTGCTCCGTGCGTTATATGTCAACAAATCACTAATAGAATACACATATCCCTTAATCATTTGGTTGGATATTTCTGTGGTAATAGGTATTTTATGTATGCACAGATATACTCTCTCTTCGTCAATATTGCCAGAGTTTCTATAAAATAACGTATATGAATCATTACTATCTTTTCTGATACCAACCAATCTCTCTTCTTCTATAAACCACTCTGCGATTTCCGTACGCTCTTCTAATGTAGTATCAATAATGGATGAGTCAATTTGTTCTAGTCTGGTTAAAACTCGCTTTGAGAGTTTAAAAAATGTATTCTTATACAAGACACAACCATCTTTAACAAATATATATGTAAGTAATAAATGTGTTACAAACATAGCAAAACATAGAACAGTTTTACCTTCAACTCCACCATTTGAACTCAAAATGGAATAATATACGAAACCTGTTGGTATGAGAAGTATTAAAAATACAACAAGGAAGTCAGGCCATAATGAATTAAATCGAAACAAATATTTAAAAATTAATTTCTCTTGTTTTCTTCTTGACAATAAATCTTCTTTAAATTTCATCTTTTTGTCAATGATTTTTGCACCATCTCTTGTGATTACTAACATAACATTAAACCTCTTTTTACTATTGGATTATATATTATTTTATTATTTTTGTAAATAAAAAAGAGGAAATTTTGTTTTTCTCCCTTACAATTAAATACCACAACGTATCATAGCGAAAAGATAGAATTGGGTAATAATGTCTCTAATAATGCTCAAAGCATCAACCTCTGAATTAAATGTTTGTGTTGTTGGGCTCTTAATTTTTTCTTCAAATTTAGCCAACTGGAAAGTCAGTGAATTGTCATCTAAATCTACCACGAAAAAGATGCCTAAATTATCTGGAAACCCTGTTACGAAAAATTTAACCTCTTCTGTTGCATCTACTCCGTCATACATCACTCCTAAATTTAATTGTGTGATAGAATCGTCTAGTTTCACTAATTGTAAAAATTCATTTTTATCCATTTTGCATCCCTTCCTTCTGTTACTATTACATTTACTTTACATTATTATATCTATCCTTAAGGTATTGATATGTGTATTTTATTAATGATACGACTTGTTCCTCTGTTTTAAGCGGTTTTATCTTAGGTAGCATTTTCATCGTCATGAATCTTGTTTCGATTATATCAGGTTTTAATGTATATTCATTGTATTCCTGAGCAACTGTAAATACAACAAATGCACGGCTACACAAACGACCAACAAGATGCAATTCTGTATTGTTGTCTTCTATGAAAATGCCAAAATCCTTTTCAAACTCATTTTTTACAAGATTAATTAACTTTTCTTCCATTTTAATTCACCCCCTCAATTACTATTACATTTACTTTCTTTGTTAGTGTCGTACAGGCATCTAATGCGATAATACCTAAATCTCTAAATGGCTCAAAGCAAGCATCATCACCAAATTCAGAGCCTTTGCCATGATACTTAGAATTACCGAAAGAGCAATGCCAATGACCACAAATAATTGTCTTGTCCTTAAATCTATGTCCATTCTTCCAATACGCCATACCGTTTAACCAAGAATACTCTTCAAAGTCTTTGCAGTTCTTATCTTGATAGTTCTGAGGTAACCAACCATGACAGCAAACAATAGTATTTCCATTCTTGTCTGTAAACTCAAAATAATCTTGTAAACTATTCAAGTATTGGGATAGTTCTAGGTATTGGTTTGCGTATTGGTAAATTTCTTGGTCATAAATGTTTAAATGCTTTCTGCCTGATACGTATTTTGCGATTTCAAGAATTGTATCAACCGTGCCATTATGTTTATCAGCGTAATCAAAACGATATTCTCTTAGGCATTTCTCCAAGTTATACTCATGGTTGCCCTTAATCAGAACTTTATTGGGCAAAGAGTTGATGTACTGTAGACATTTTACATTCTCTTTACCTCTGTCTAGCAAATCACCACAGATTACTAAAGTGTCTAATTGTTCATTAAAGCCTTGTTTGTCTAGTTCTTTCTTTAATTCTGTATAATGCCCATGAATATCACTTGTAATAAAGTATTTCATGTGTTAGTCCTCTTTGCTTACTGGCACTGTATTGATGTCAATTACTCTAACCTTGACATCACCATTCGCCTTAATTCTATGCTCGACTGTGATATTGCCATACTCTTCTCCTGCTGTCAAATATTCACCATCATAGTTCCATCTATCAGCAAGCAATACTACACCTTGTACATCACCAACAATGCCTGGCTTTAGTGTCTTTAGAGGCACATATTTACCTAAGAGTAATTCTCGTTCGTCTTTGTCTGTTTTTCTGTCAAGATTTTCATATAACGCTGGGAAATGCTTCTTAACATTAAGTAGAAACATTGGCATATACCTCTCTTGGTATTCAGCGATTTCATTGCCAAAAATCGAACATGGTTTATAGTTGAGAATATCGTTAATTAAGTCTACAGTCCAAAACTCTTTTTTAATATAATTTGTATTTCCATTTAAGAAAACATCCTTATGCTTTGATGCGAAACTACCGTCTGCAAAGGTATTATTAATATATGGTAGATAAACATACACATAGGAACCACAATCCTCTTAGATTCATGTTTAACAGTTCTCCTGCTGGAGTGCCTGCTTTAATTCTCCAAGATTTAACCATCTTAACTGGATATTGGTCTAACGTTCTTGCACCGATATATCCGTTTGTGTTATCAATTAAAGAACTTGATGCACTAACAACCTCTACAGTAGAATTAGGTGACATCTTAATAGGCTTACTAGTTGTGTCATATCTACCAGCATCTAATATCTCCCTGCTTGCATTAATCGCAATATCATCGAAGTAGTGAATAGAATTTCTCTTTGACTCATCGTAACGGCCGCGTAATTCAATTCCATTATCTAATTGCGTAATGACAGGATTGTTCTGTGCCCACTGTGCTATTTCTGCTTTCTTTGCATTATACGCAGATAATTGAGTTTGATAGTCTTGCTCTGCCTGTTCATTACCTTGTTTAATCTGCTCATTTTGAGCCTTAACATTTGCTTTTGCTTCTTCATAAGTACGCTCTCTATCTGCAACTGCTTGCTTATAATTTGCTATTGCCGTGTTAATTGCTTGCTTTTGTTCTGCAAGATTTGCTAGTGCTTGTTCTTCTGAATCGAACACTTTTGTTTCACCTTGGCTAAACTTAAAATCAGAATTCTGTTCCTTTAATTGATTAATATAATCTAAAAATTCTTGACTCGTTACTTCTTTATTCTTTTGTTCTGCATAAGCCTGGACAATACTGTTTTGAACTAACATTACTGCTCCAACGCTCTGGGTTAGTGCTAATGCACTTAATAAAATTGGTTTATTTATTTTTCTTTTCATTATTTCTCCTTTGAAATTATATATATCAATTTGTTACATGTTGTGCTAGAGCATTCTAGGACAATGGTAATAGGTGATTCTTGACACCTTATTCGTTTAAATGAGTACAATATCATTGGATATCAAATCGCTCTGGAAATGTACTTATCTATTGTTGTGTTATAAAACAAAAAGAGAAGACCTTAATCTTCTCTCTTCTTTTTATTTAAAATAATGATTACTACGCCTACTGCAAGTAGAGCAATACCACCTAATGGTAATGCAATACCTGTAGGAATGTCGATACCTAAGTTATTTGTGAAATTAACTTGTTTGTCGCTATTTTCAACATCAACCGTTATAGTCTTGCTATTTACAACATCTTTGCCAACTTCTTGGACTGTCGTATCATATTCATTATCAGCCTCTGTGATTTCGGCACTCTTAATCTTTTCTTCAAAATTAGATAACTGCATGACATCACCATGCTTCATTTGGTATGTATATACGTTTTCAGAATTAGGTGTCAACTCTTCCTTAGTACCGTTCTTTCTAGCGATTGTTACTTTACCTGTATAGGCACTGCCATCTTCCTTAAAGAACTTAGCGTTAAAATCAAAGTTCTTGTATTTATCGCCTTGATTGCCTGTTACAGTTTTACTTGTTACAATAGTTTGTTCTTTGCGATTATAGAACACATAGCCTACATAACTGTTATTTACATTACCAGCAATATATGGTGTAGCCATCTCTTTACCAACTGTTGTATTATCAGTCATAAGCCCATTCATATCTTGATAGTTAGATACAAAACCTTTCGTGTTTGCATGTTCAATAGCAGATACCTCAGCGTATGTTGGAATATTGAATATATCTATACCACTACCGTTAGATAGTTTAATATCAAATTCAGTATATTCATCCCCACGTGCTTCAACTGTCTTGTTCTCTTCACCATAAACTGCATAATAGATACGGTCGCCTTTCTTTAATCCCTTAATAGAGATTGTAAAGTCGAATGGCTCTTCTGTTTCGCTACCTTCTACTACCTTAGATAAGTTATATTGGTAAAGGTCGTAAATATCGTTTGTAATAACTGCACGATTAATCTTACCTGTCTTGGCTGTATAAGTCTTAGATACAAAGTCTACTCCCTTTTTACCACCTACATTGTCCATCAAAGAAGTATCTTCATAGACCTGCATAGATGGAATATATGTATAAGTGTCACCTGCGTTAGGAGCCTTCTCTCTAATTGAATATTTAAAACTACTTAAACCATTACCAAGAATCTTAACTGGTGATGTCTTTGAAATTGATAAATTCAACATTGCAAGACCGTTTTCATCAGAGGTGAAGTCTTTCGTTTGACCAAATTGCTCGTACTGATATGCTGTGTTCGGTACGAGACCAGACAAGGCCACTTCAAAAATAAACGAGTTGTCACCATTATATCCTGTATAACTTGCTGGAATATTCTTTTCAATATTCAATTCTGTTACACTATCTGATACATTTGGGAATGTGTCACGTGTATTAGTGAATACTGCCTCTGTGTTTAAATCTAATGTTCCTGAAGTATTTTCTTGACTTGTTAGTGTCCAGTTCTTTACTGCTCGTTCTGTAATAGTATATTCTGTTCCTTTAGGTAATTCTAATGTGATAGACTTGTTACCCATTAGAGTAATAGTACCTACACCATCTTTAAATAGAATATCATTGATTTTCTTAATGCCAGAAAGAGTTGAATGTTTTAATGTGACATCAAAGATGAACTGTGTAGAATCTTCGACATCAACGTTCTTTCTAATCGTTAAGTTTCTAACTTCTGTATTCGTACTGTTTATGTACTTATTAACAACTGTTGCTGTTGTTTCATCTTTACCAACAACTGCTGTGGATGCTTGTTTACCATTCACTGTGGTTGTACTATCAGTTCTAATAAAGTTAGGGTTTTCATCTTCTACAATGTAGTGAGTATCTTTTCTATCAAAGACTTTCATATTATAAGTCATTGAGCCATCAGCATTAGTTACCCACTTATCATCTTCTGTTTCATAAATTCTACCACCAGACAATGTAGGACTGTTATCTCCTGCTACTGGTTCTCTTACCCAATAACCATCAATACCATTAAAATCTGCATAAGTAGAAGCATACTTTCTATCAGCCTCTGGAACTACAGAACCATCTGAATAATACTTTAATAACCATCTACCTGTATAGACTTGTTTAAATCCTATAAATTTATCGAAGATACTATAACTACCAATACCAAGACCATTACCATACTGAGGATGAAGTTTAGTTCTCATAGATGTTTTAATTACCTGTACACCAGATTGATTATCTAGTACATTAGTACTTCCTATGTAATCAGTACTATAATCAGATAGGTCTAATGACTTCTGGTAAACTTCCCACCAACTACTATTATAAGAGAGCATATCCATATAGAATATGTTACTTCCACTACCATTTGAGTCATAACCAACTGGCTTATAAATTAGTTTTGGTAATTTACTTGTATCAATTTGCATACTTAATCGAGAGAAAGCATAACTGAAATCAGCACCTTCTCCAGTATTACTACAAGCATTTCTAAAGTCAAACTTAAATGATGGTGCCTGTAAAGCACTAAACATACCTTGATAATCACTTCCTGAACCACCACCATTAGCCAAATCAATACCCGTTACATCAAGTGGTTCATCTGTTACGTATAAACTAAACATATATCTACCTGACTTTAGATTGTTGATATGTTGGCGTGAGAACAAATCTTTGAAATCTACTCTTGCTGTGTCAAACATACGACTTCCGTAACGTAGGTTTGTTAAGTCTAGTTTTGATAAGTCAATCTTTTTAATTGTTGCATTACTAAATGCACTCTCTGTACTTGTTGGCTTAATATCCATGTATTCAAATCCAACAACTTCATTAATTACACTATGATAAAATAAATTACTAATATCTCCTATTTTTATTTTAGACCAGTTCTGACCGAAAATAAGTTTTTCAATACCAATCTGTGAAAATGTGTTTAATAGATTAATGCGGGTTGAATCTGTATTTTCTTCCTGTCCAGCATCTGTGATAGGAGTAGTCTTAGATAAATCAATTTCTTTTAGTTTGCTTAACGATATGGTACTACCGTTTGGTCCGTAAGTTTCCTTAGCCCAAAAGTTTTTAAAACGCCACCAGAATCCCCCTTCAACCTTGCTAAGAGATGAAACTAATAATCTGGTATCACTATCATAAACGAGTGAAGTCATATCAACCGTAGGATTGCCATCATAATAGTTTTTGATTGCGTTAATTACCCATACGTTATCTATTTTTTGTGATTGTTCTACTGTGCTATTAGATTTAACTACAGTATAACCATCTTCGTAAACCTGTAAAGTAGCATTGGTTGTAATACCACTTGTATAATCTGCTAAGTTCATGGTTTTAATTACATTACCATGACTTACTGTAGGCAGAATAGGAGAAGAACCACCTTCTGCATGTACACTATGAGGCAGTAATGCGATAACACATACTACCATAAGTATAAATTTTAATATCTTATTTCTCATGTTTTCTTCTCCTTAATTCTGTGGAATATCACTTGGGTTAGTGTAAATTCTAATCTTAGGAATATATCCATTCGGATTACCACCTACCCATTGTTTTGTAATTGTAATAACATCAGTTGCGATTTGTGTGTTCTTAACTACATAATCATCGCCAACCTTTTCCATATCCAGTGTGAAAGTACCATCTTTCTTAACTTCAAGAATATACTCTCTACTATCACGTAAATATGATTTGCCATTACTGTCTGTTGGATTTGGATTTTCTTGAATTGTGTAAATACCTACAGGAATATCTGCACTTACAACACCTTTCCAATTGACTGATAGTTCTTGATTGATAATTCTACCTTCTGAATCTTGTCCTGAAAGTTTGAATGAAATCTTACCAGCAGGAATAGGTTCGTTTGTTTCAGCATTTATCTTCTTAAAGGAAATAGGAACTAATCTACGATAATTGTACACTGTATCTGTAGTCTTACTCTCTGTTACGTTTGTAATTGTTACAATACCATTTGCATTAACTACTACCTTAAATTCGTCAGTAGATTTTGCATATACTGTAGGCGCTTTTGTTTCAAATAATTTATAAGTACCCATTTCAATGTTCTTAAATTCTACTGTACCATCATCCTTAGATTTTGTTGTTTCTAGTACATCGTTGCCATAATCAGAAGTACCTTGTAATGTAAACTCTGCATCTGCTACAGGCACACTAATACCAACACTGTTAGGATAAGACTTCTTATTGAACTTAATATCTGCACTTACTCTAGGTTTATTTTCAAGTGTAATGGCACTTCTTGTTTGACCATCAATTAATACTTCACCTTGTTCTGTTACTTCTACAATATGTTTTGTATCATCTAAGAAGTAATTAGGTGTGCTATCTGTTTCAACAAGTAAATACTTACCAACAGGTATCTTCTTAAATTCTACAAGACCTTTAGAGTCAGAGGTTCTTACCATAGATATTTGTTCTCCATAAGCAGAAGTTCCACTTAATGTGAACTGAACACCTTGGGCTCCTTGTTTTGTATCTGAATTTAATTTATTTACGAACATGTTACCTGTTACTTTATATGAGTTAACTGTATAACCATTGTTAATAAATGCTGTTGTTTCGGCTCCACTATCTGTTGCTGTTACATGAGCATATACATTGTTGTAGTTCTTATATACAACTCCTGTTGGAAGACTTGCTGGTGCTTTCATGTTAATAATAGATACAAGAGATTTACCTCTACCTAATTCAGCCTCAGAACCATCTTGCATTTTACGGCAGTCGATAGCGATTGTCTTAATTGTAGAATAATCTGCAAATTCTGAAATAGGTTTAAATTTACTTAACATCTCATCTGTTGTTAGACCACCAAACGTTGACAAATCTAATGCTACATCACTTGCATATACAACTGGTTTGATACCCGCTTTTTCAATCTGTGTTGTGTCGATTGATTGTAAGATACCTTTCCAGTTAGATGTTTCACCAGAAGGTGTTGTATAGTTTTCTAATGAATCAAATAACACAATATCTTTTGAAACTGAAATCGCAGAGTTTGCCATTGTCAATTTATATGAGTACTCTTCATTCTGTGATACTTGTGTTGCTCTTTGATATTCAGAATCTGTGCTATTCTTAATTGACTTTGATAGTCCTGATGAGAAGTAAACAAGTGTTGTTAAATTATATACTTTTTCAGCATAAATAAAACGTTTACCTTCATCGTTTGTTAAGTTGCTCATTTCTTGACTATATCTCGTTACTCTTGCTTTATCTGCTGTACCGTTAGAGATTTCTTTATTACCTGTTTCATAAGCAACTGGGTTATAAATTACATCACCATAATCTCGTACACTATTATATGATAAATAAGTTGTAAAGAATAACTGAGGATTACTTAATGTATCTGTACTTGTGAACTTATAAAGAGTTCTACCTGTATTTCTATAGTTCGGTGTACTTGTAACAGATACACTATGCTCTTGTCCTGTCAGTCTGTCATAAAGTGTTACAGTATCTTCATTTACAACTAAACCAGCAGGCATTAAATCATACCAAGTACCACCTGACTGTTCAATAGGAGATTCTTCCGTGTTAGAAAGTTTTGCAACCTCATTTACTTTAATTTCCCATATTAATTCATAGCGTTTACTTGTTCTATTATTACGGACATTTACAACATCTTTTGTAATTTCACTTACTGTTTCTGTCTTACGTGCATAGTCATACTCTGTAGGTGCTGTGTATTCGTAAATCTGCTTACCTGTACTATCTAACATTTCAGCATTTACGCTAGAGGCTATTCTAATTTCTTCTTTATTTCTTACATAGTTATCTACCTTATCTGAATGCTTTAACATGTATTCAGCACCAGATAGAATCTTTGTGTAATAGTAAGGATTTGATGTTGTTAATTTATAGGCAACTACATTATCATCTAAGATAAGTTTATTACCTACTACATCAATACCATCTTTTACGTTTGAATATGTCTTGTTTAAAGGTGAGTAATCTGCGATATGTACATACTCACTATTACTATTGTTATACTTCGCATATACGCCTACTATATCGCTGGCCACAGGCTTTCTAGTTGTTTCATCATACTTATTATTAATGTTCAACTTGCCATCTAAATATTGCGTATAGACTGAAATATTTTTAATTTGATAATCGTCTGAATTTAAATCTGATATTGTTGTGTCGTCATCATTTACTAAACTGATACCATTAATAAATTGATTATATGTAACACTTTCTTTAAAGTAATTACTTGGTATATTATCTTGACCTTTCGGTACACTATGTCCCATAGGCATACCGAACACAAAATAACCGAAGTCTAAGTTGTCATACTTGTTTAGAGTTCCGTTCTGGAAATTCTGTAAATCGTATCTTGAATACTTGTCAATCTTAGTGTTTACCAAAGACCACTTTTCTAGTTCTTTATGATTTACTCTGTAATAGTTATCACCGTTTTGAAGAGTAATAAATTTACCCTCAGGTGGCATCCATGGTTCTTTTACGTAAGTAATATTTGTACTTGATGTCTTTACTTCATTAGGTCCATCAATTAAATCAATACCTTCTGTTGATACTTCATCCGTAACAGTAAACTTTGATTTTTCTCTGTTCTTATAAGTGGCAATAGGGAATCTATATAGAATATAGTCTTTTCTACCATTAGCGCCTTCAAAGATTTTACTACCCTCTTCTGAACTCTTATCGCCCCAACCATTTAGTCCTATATTGTACATGTAAGGCGCAAACTCTTCACCTGTTTCATCATCAACTGCTTTAGAGTTAATGGAAATATTATAAGGCTGACTACCTGTTATATATGATGTAACTCTTACCAACGAATAGTAATATTCATTCACATCTTCTGGCTCTGGTCCCCAGTTATCGTTCCATACATCTGTAAATGGTGTTGCGTTATCTGTATCAGAACGTGAACCTAGAATTGTGGCATTCGTATTAATTGTAACATCTTCTGCGGTTGCTTCTGATTTTAACACACCACCCTTAGTATCAAGTGTAACAGTTGCTTTTAATTCTTTAGATATTTCACCGTCTTTGAAATTTGTTATGTTACCATCCAACTGATAACCGATTTCAATATTATATGTACTACCAACTTTGATTGGCTTTGTACTTGAAATAAGTATCTTATCGTCTTTTTCTTCATACATCCAAGGGCTATCTACTTCGATACCTTGTGCTGTAAGGTGTGTGTATTCATCTTTTGTTGGAATAGAGATTTGGAAACTATCCCCACTCTTACCTGTTCTATCATTAAACAAAGACTTCGGTACTTCAAATACAGCAGAATTGACACTACCTTCATCTCCACTTGTTGTTAATGTTAGTGAATACTTTACAATATGGTCACTTTCATTTGTAGATGGAGAATATTGTGTCTCTGCATTTGCAATAGAAAAGTCAGAAATTGATGTTGTCGTATTCGATGTCGTTGGTTCTTCTCCTGATACTTCTGTAACCCTGTTCGGAATAAACGTAACAAGGCACGCAATCGTAAGTATCATTTTTAAAAACTTATTTTTCATTGACTTAGTCATTTCTAAAGTCACTATTCTTTAAAAACTTTTCAAATTCTATTAAACTTGGATACGGACTTGTGATACCAAATTTACTTAAATCTTTAATTGTTCTAAAATCTAACACTGTAACAGATTTTATTTTATTATCATGAACTGTTATTTTTACATCCTTTACTGCTCTTTCACCATAAGTATCATTTAACACTTTCATGTAATCATTTCTGATTGTGTCTGCGTCTGTTACTTCACCTAAAGGATATTCGGCAGTAATTGAAACGGTTATAATGTTGTCTTGTTCATGATTGATTGTGATTGTTTCTTTGTCACTCTTATAGGTTATACTAGTACTGCATGCAGTTAGAAACAAGAGAGAGAACACTATTAAGAACTTTCTCATTTCTTCTCTCCCTTACTTAAATATAACGCAATGGCACATAATGTAATAATAGCGCCCCACATTAATGAGTTGTCTAATACACCTGTTGTAATCTCTTCTCCAAACTCTTTCTTCTTAGGTTCTTCTTGTTTTGGTTCCTCTGGAGTAATTTTCTTTTTAAACTCTACCTTGTCAAGTTTTACATCTTTATTTTTGTTATTATACAATACTGTCTCTGTATATAATTGGTTATTATCATTTCTCCCAACCAATACTTTTAATGTATAAACATTCTCTAAATCCTCATTAGTGTAAATCTTGTATTCGTGTTCTCCAACATCTGAAAAAGTTAATATAAGATTTTTAGTATTAACATTTTCTTTACCATTTTCTGATTCGACAATCACATTATCATAATCTGAATCAATAGCAACTTCTACTGTGGTTGTCTCTTCTGCATAAGCAATAATCGGTGATAATCCAATTGCTATACAAAACATTGCGATAAATAATTTATAAATTTTCTTCATATGTGTTCCCTCTATTATATTATACAACCTGCTTATGCTTTTTAGAAATAAATACAATTCCAATTCCGACAATGATAAATAATGCTCCACCAACTGGTAAACTGATTCCTGTCGGCACAATCAATGATTTACTATTAATATATCGAATATTTGCGTTTGCATTCTCAATGTTTACTGTTACCGATTTGCCATCTACTGGTTGTTCGCTATCATGTGCTACCTTTGTTTGATAGTCATTGTCTTCCTCTGTAATTGTAACGTTCTTGATAACTTTGTCAAAACCAAACAATTTTACAGTATCTCCATGTTTTAGTGTAAATTTATAGACATGGTTTTCATTTGGTGATAACTGCTCTACTGTACCATCGTGTTTAGCGATAGATACTGGTCCTGTATACTCTGCATCATTGTTATCAGTCAATTTTGCATTAAAGTCAAATAATTTATGACGATTGCCTTGATTGCCTTCCACTGACTTACTTACCATAACTGTTTGAATTTTCTTATTTAGGAACTCTACTTGATTCGTGTCTCTATTACCACCACTTAATTGTGGTGTTGATAATTCAATACCTGGAACAGTATTGCTACTTTCTACCGCATCGTTACCTACCGCTATAGCATAGTTTGGTATGTAACCAGAACTATTAGCATGTTGTGTAATAGTTATTTTTGCATAGTCTGGGATAGCATATATAGTCATACCTACAGTTGACGCACCATCTGCTTCAAAATCATACACAATCTCATTATTTACAGCATGAACTTCTATATGCTTCAATTCTGTACCACCAACAGGACTAAAAAGTACAGTGTCTTCCGGGTCTAAGCCTGTAATATGTGCTGTATACTGAAATTTTTGGCCTGGGTCCTCAGGTCCATCAATACCAGCGTACATAATTGTACGGAAAGCACTATAGAGCCTATCTCTCAAAATAATCTTCTCTTTTGAACCGGAATTCACTGTATAAGTATCTGTTTTAACACCTTGATTGCGTTTACTTACTACTGTGTCAACCAAATCGTTGTTATGATAAACCTCAATACTTGACTGATGTCTGTACTCAGTTTCGATATATTTCGGATATTCAATAGAGTATATTAGTTTGTCTACCCCTTTAATAGTAACTGTCGTAGGATATTTTCCTGTAATGGTGTATAGTGGTATAGTTGCACTACCATTCTCATCCGTCGTGATTGACATGTCTAATGGTTGACCTTCTTCCGAATCACCGTGTCTATTCCATTGATATGATTTGTTCGGCTCTAAACCTGAAACAATGAGATTTGCTAAAAAGATGTCATGATTTGGTAAATCAACATCATTTTCTGTTCTTTTAGTGCTAAACTCAAATTCCACATTACCAGCCTCTTCCGCATAAACTGGTGATACAATCAATGCTGATAATATGACAGTGAATAATATTTTAATTAATTTTTGCATATCTTACTCCTCTTTTAAAGATTGCTTGTACTCTTTAATACTTATCTCTGTTAGTTCCCCAAGTAGCACTGTTCTGTTAATGTCTGTTGTGACCTTGCACGTTGTTAATGCAATGTAACGTTTGTCGTTTTCAAGATTCCTCTCTTTATTAGATAGGTCTATTGAGAATGTCTTAGTGTCTGTTGCTTGTGTTTCAAAGATTTTAATAAAATGAATCTTGTAAACTTTATCTTTCGTTAAAAGGAAACCATTTTCATGTTCCTTGAAAAAGTTTTCATCATTCCAATTGTCAAGTGAACCAAACATGAGACCTTTATCCATGTGGTGCCCGTATAACAAATTGTACTTGTCTGTAAAGTCTGGTTTGTTTTGAAAATCTGCGAAAATACTACCTGATAATGAATACTTCCCGAAACAATCTTTATTAATATATTCAAGGTTGTCTTTACCTTGCATGATAGGATAATTGACTTGCGTATCTGGAATCGTTAACCAGGCTTTCGCCAAAGGTACATCGGAAAATGTAATACTATCCTCTGACACCTCTGGCCGATACCCTAGTTTTTGAGTTGCTACTGCTTGATTATAGACATTATAGTTATCAAGCAAACAGTATACACCAAGAAGCATACATGTAATACCTACTATTGTAATTAAATTGTCTATAAAGTTATTCACATGCTTTAAAGGATGCTTTTTATCTAATTCCTTTAACCCCTTGGTAATACGCATTTTAGTTCTCTTCCTTACGCTTACGAGAAACTAAGAATGCTGTTCCACCACCTGCTAACATAACTGCTACATAAGGCGCTGTTTCAAGTAAGATACCTGTTGGAATTAAACCATTCTTACTGTTAGTGAAACCTGTCTTGATGGCTGTTGTACCAAATGTACCTGTTGTTCCACCGTCATAAGCCTCTGTACCGTTCACTTCCTGTGTGATACCTGCTGTTGATGTATAATCTTGTGCATCCTCAGTTAATTCATACTTGACACCTTCTGCAATACCCTTAACTGAAATGTACTCACCATCTTTTAACTTGAATGTACGAGTGGCTGCACCATGTTCATCCGTTTCAATAACTGTCTTAGTACCTGTTGCTGGAGTATCTTGTGCATCTTCTCTAGCCTTACTGTAATCTACAGAATACTTTGTGTTAGGAGCCGCCCCTGTAAGTTTTAATGTGAATGTAAAGTCTTTGTTCTTATTACCTTGGTTTCCTGTTACTTCCTTACCAAAGATTAAGTCTGCTGATGTATAAGTATTTACGAAACCATCTGACTTATCTGCTAATTCATAAGCGGCGTCAGTATCTTTTAATTCAATACCATCTGCTGTCTTGTGCATTACATAACTTGATACTTCTAGTGAACCATTATTGTCAATTACAAATACGTCCATAACACGTGTCTTTACAGTGTCGTTTGTTACACCTGTGTTTGTACCTGTCTCTGTAACTACATAACGATATACGCCTGGTTCTGTAAAGTTGCATGAACTAAAATCAATCGTTGCTGTTTTCTTAGCGTACTGCTTATTTGCTGGTAAGTTATCTCCATGCTCACCAATCTTTCCTGTCTTAACAACTGAGGCTGTGTCTGTTGCAGAGAATGTAACGTCTGCAATCGTTGGAGTGCCTACACCTGCTAAGATTTTTGAGTGTGTAGCGTCTCCTGCTACTGCTGTACCTGCTGTTACTGTAAACTTAAATGTAGCATTAGGTACCTGAATGTCTTTGTCCATTACAAAGTACTTTTCAAATGTTGCTGTTGTACCCGCAACTGGGTCATAACCGTCGGCTGCAAATACTGGTGCAACTGCTCCGGCTGCCACAAGTGCTGTGGCTGATAAACTTCCGATTAAATTTCTAATTTTCATTCTTTTTTCTTTTCTCCCGAGTGCTTTTTGCACTGATTAATATTACAATGCCACTACCAATTAGTAGCAGTGTAGAACCATTGTTCATGATAATACCAGTTGGAATCAAACCATCTTTTTTGTTTGTAAATATAACATGAATATCTTGATATGGATATTTAAACAAATATGATTGCTTTCCACTTACACTCTGTTGATAATCTTGGTAGTCCTCTGACACTTCGTATGACGAGCCTATAGGCAAGTCTGTGAACGTGATAGTGTCTCTATGACTTAAAGGAATAGTCGCTCTTCCATAGCCTTTGGCGTCTGTTGTGAGAGTATATCCATCTCTTAGGTTATATGTAAAGTTGGGTATTGCATTTTTCACCTTAACTGTTACATTAAATCTCTGGAAAACACTGCCTTGATTACCTTTTACTATTTTCTGAATCGTTAATTTGTTTGTTGCGAGTTTCCCGTAGTATTCAAAAGTCTTTACATTATCACCTAAAATATAAGACGAAATTTCTAACTTACCGTTATTATCTGACACATAGACGGTTAAATAATCATACTCATTATCTGTCAAATAATATACTGTATCTCGTTCTAAATCTTTACTTGTTGTGAAGAAACCGTGTATCGAGAACTGGTAAACACCTGGCTCTTTAAAAGTTAATTTACTTAAATCTGCAACAACCTTAGTCTTACCTGTTTCTACCAACTCTTTTGATACCGGTGTAGAGAACGTTAATTCACCACAACCAAGACTACTTTTCTCTTCTGTGATTTCTAAGACAAAATGTGATTGTTGAAAGATGGCCGCCTCATGCTTATCTCTATCTACTAAATTCAATGTTATTTCAATTTTGCCACCATGAACTGGCTCATAGACATTGGCAGCCTTAGTATGAATGGTTAGTGTTAAAAACAATAAACAAATCAGCATTACTCTAAAACGCATTAGAAACCTCTACGTCTAAAAATAAAGAATAAGGTGCCTGTAATATCTTTCTCTTTTACTGACTTGAACTCTCTACTATCGGACGTGCTCTCTCGATAATCATTCAAAAGAAATATCTCGCCTTGTGGCACAGTATAAGGAAATACAATGTCGCTATTTTCTAATTTATGTGTCAATGTATTAGTTGCATTTACTGGTTGCTGGCCATCGACTGTTAAAATTCCTTTGTCTGTAATATCTACTACTTGATTTTCTCTTGCGATTACTCGATAAAAGTTATCATGATAATACACAACATCTTCGAGATGAGTATGCTTATCATATTTCTTAATAACACATAGGTCACCGTCTTTAACTGATGGGTACATATTGTTGTTGTAGTATATTGTCATTGTACCTATATAGGTATGAATCAGAAATAACACTACACCGATTATAAACAATTTTTTAATGAAACGAACCATACTCATCCTTTCTACTGGTATCTGAATATTATATCAGTTTTGACTGAATGCACTTATATTATACAACAATAAAACCCGCCCTGACTGACGGGTTATAAGAAACTTTCTAACCTGTCTATCATACTATTGAAAAATGCAAGATTTTATGATATATTTATTGAAAGAGAGGATATAATTTATGCCAAAAGTAAAAGCATTGAATAATAGAGGTGAACTAACATGGTGTACTGCTAAGACACCTGGCAGTGGTAATTGCAACCATGTATTACACCAATTAGACGGTATGACTGACGAGCAATTCCAACAAGAAGTAGATAATTACAATGAAACTCTGCAAAAAGCAAAAGACCTGCTCAAAGACGTTGGTACTACATACACAAAAGAAGATATTGAAATCCTTGAAAATGAGGGCTTAGTTGAAATTTACTACGCAACACGTGGTAATAAAGAAATGTTTAAAGACGCTGCCAACAACATTATCGAGAATGGAGATAGTATTATTATTGCTGATAGTAAAACAGAATTAGATAAGAAACTCTATTCTGTTTACTTTAACAAAATCGAAAGTGATATTGCAGACAAGTTAGATAACGGTGAAGAGTCTGACTATGGTTCAGTCAATACCGAGAGTGAGGATAGAGATAATCCTGAATATACAGAGTACTCCATTGATTTTACTTATCATGACATGGACGACTTAACAACAGATAATACAGTTGAGGGCTTAGATATCAACTTCGACAGAGTAAACGGTAAATACTACGCTGTAAATGTGTCTGACGAATAAAGGTTACTATATAGTGTAGTAATCTTTTTCTTGTCATTGTTCAAGAAATGATATATTATATACTTTAAAAGGAAAGAGGTAATCAATGAAAAAGAAAAATATGATTAAGAAGGCGTCTGTCGGCGTATCATTCCTGATGTCATCTGTACTTTTATGTGGAAGTGCATTAAAGACTTACGCACAAGCAGATTTAACACCAGAAGAAAGCCAGAAATTAACAGAGTTCTTAGCAACACAACCTACAAACGGTGCAAGAACAAGTTTAGGACTTACAAATAATGTGAGCCATAGTACTTACAAGTTTAAGGGTGTAAACAACTTTACTTCTGTGTTTGAAAGTCGTTCAACAAAGACCAAGTTAGATAAGGACTACGATTTTGTGTTGGGTGACGGAGACCACGCAGGAGAAACAGTACACATCAAGAATTGGCAAGACCTAGATGTTTTTGATATATCGACTGCTGATACTTACGGAGCAGACTATGGAATGGGTAAGTATTTATTTGCAAAACAGGTAACATTCGTAACAGATGACGGTACAGAGGTTACAGAACATAATGTTGCTTTACCAGTTGATTTTGATGGTGCAGAACGTTATGACAAGACTGCGTACCCTAATAGATACGTGTTTGATTATCCGATTGAAGAAGAGGACTCACGTTTTACCCATGATATTATGGGTGTAGAAGACATGGCTGCTTCAGGAGGAACTGGCTACTGGCAAATAACTGCTACTGTCAATGAGGAAATTCCCTACGATACGATTGCTGAAATTGATGAAAATTTAAAGCAGGGAGAAATTGTAGAAGTTACACAAGGTGCAATTGGTAATAAGATTGGTACATTTAACCTTACAGTAGGTGATGATTTAGGTAGTAGATACTTAGATTATGATGCTGATGTGATTTATAACGACCTAAAAGACTTATTTAGTACCTCGTCAATTCAAAAAGATGCGTTCTTTGTTCGTGATTGGGGAATGGCTACATTTGTTGAAGGTGGTGCAGTAGACGCTAAAGATAGACTATTACATGTAGGTATTGACTATACACAGTACGTTACAGAGGATGGAACAGAATTAAAGACTAAGGAATATGGGGTACATGAGAAAGAAACATTTGATGGTTACGAATATGTTACAACACATACTGAGGCAAATGGTAATACAGTTCATGTGTATAAGAAGGTAGTTGCTCCTACTCCTACACCTGAACCAGAGCAACCAGTAACACCTACTGACCCAACACCAACGCAACCAGAAACTCCTACTCAACCAGAAACACCAGCAAACCCAAATCCAACACCAGCACCTGAGGTGCCAGGAGACAACTCTGGTAATGTAAATGGTGGTAACGATGAAGACACGACACCTGCCCACCCAACAGAGGGCGAAACACCTGTCAGTCCTATACCAGAAGTACCTAATAATCCTACACCAAACCCTACACCAGAGCCAGAGAAACCAGTTGAAGATAATACACCTGTGGCTCCAACACCTACACCAGAACCAAATGTTCCGGGTGAAGAAGCACCAAATCAACCAGTGAATCCTGGTAACCCTGTTGAGGAAACACCTGTAAATCCTACACCAGGGCCAGAGGTTCCTAACAACCCAACAGAAGACAATAAACCAAATGCTCCTGTAGAGGAAAACAAACCAGACTTACCTGTGAACGATACTAAGTCTAGCGTTGTGCAAGAAGGCGGTACACCACCAACTGGTGACGGTATCTTAGCATATGCAGTAACATTGTTCGGCAGTATCATGTCAGGTGCAAGTATTTATGTATTGAAGAAGAAGGAAAGCGAATAGGCTTTCCTTTTTTCGGATTAGGCATTGCCGGATGTTTTATTTACCTAAGAGTATATTTATATTAAAAAAGAGCAACCTGCTTTGGATTGCTCTGTATTTGTGTAATAAGGGGTGTATGTCATAAAATGTTTTGCCACAATGGTAATAGGCGTTTCCTGACATTTTGTTTGTTTAGACAAGTGTTTTATCATACGGATTTAATACCGTTGGGGAATGCCTACTACCATTTGTTTAGTGTATATTAAAGTGTCTGGTGTAGTCCAACGAAGAGTAAATAAGTATTTTGATAATAAAAATAAGAGTAGGCTAATATACCTACTCTTTTACTTGGCGTTTGCTAGACTTAACAATTCTTCATACTCGTCTTCCGACATCTCTTCGATAATATCATCACTCTTTGAGTGGATGACCTCGTCAAGTTTCACCATCGACTGGTTATTGTAAACATTAATATTGCCTTTACCATATTTTTCTTCAAGATAATCTCTCAAAAAATAGTCATCTGCGAAGAAACCTTGGGCAATGAATTCCTCATCATTCAATGAAAGGCCTATGCGACCTCGCGGACTTCTGGGCACTAGGGTTCCAAGTCCGGTGTTGAATACCATTGTTGATAATGTTGGGTCTAGTGGTCCTGCACACATTCTAGCACTTGCGTTATTTCTCATAGCCATAGTGATACCTTGGTCTAAAGCGACACGCTGGCTCCATACTTGTACGTGTACCATTGCGGCACGTCCTAGACGATAAATACTTTCAATCGCTTGGGTGCACTGTGCTTGATACTGGGCGTTCATTTGCCCTTGTTCGTCTTCCTTACCTGCTTTGATAGGAGACAACAACTCACCTGCTTCGTCTACAATTACCATGATTGCCTGTGTTCGCTCTGATTCAGGTATGTCCATATAGTTTACAACATCTCTTTGGACCATTTCTTCATACCTATCCATCATTATCTTCTGTGCATAAGTTAAGATAGAGGCCGCATCTTCATGGGTCGTACCAACAGGTACACCGAATTTTAAGAACTTGCTACCTTCTACACGTTTTAGGTCAACAATCATTAACAGCCAGTTCTCTGGTCTCAATAAACATCCGTTTTCAATATTTCTAAGTAGTACTGACTTACCACCACCTGTTTTACCTGCACCGATAACCTGCGGGGCGTTCAACATGCTTGGTGGTTGTATATCTGTTTCTCTAATACCGAGTTTACCCATGAGTTTCCATTGTTCGCCTACAGGGTCATAACCGATAACACGCTCTTCTTTACCTGTTTCTGGGTTTTTAATTACCACTCCACCCTTAGATGATAGTCCTAAAGGGAAATAGTAAGGTGAGATATTTTGATTAAAAATATACTCGTTGCTCCATGGTGCTTTTGTTGGCAATGGGTCAAGCAAGATTAAGTGTAGATTATGATTAATAAAATCCCAACCGTTTGACGGATTTAACTCCCACTGACGGCCGGCTCCTAATTCTTTAGAAAAAGCACTTAATAGAGCCATTTCGTTTGAGTTATCTACACCGATAGGTAGTTTTAATGTAATCTTATTCGGATAGCCACCACTATCATATCCATCTATCGTAAACTCGTATTCATAAGTATAGGTACCTGTTTGAGGATATACCTTACCAATCCACTTTGACTTTAAGAGCATACAGTTTTCAATAAATTCATTTAACTTAGGATTATCGAAGGACTTACGGGTTGTTGTAATCTGCATATCATCTTCCCAGTCCTCGTCAGGTGCGTAAAAGAACTTACCTTTACCAAGGTTTTCACTCAATGACTGCATAAACTGGATTTTGTTCTTCTTCTCAAAACTTGGCGAAATGAACCATTTTATACTTTCTGGATATTCATTGGTATCATCCCATTTAATCTGGAACTCTGACTGGTAATTTCTGATTGTGACAGTTGGGTCAATTAAACCCATATATTTCTTCTTAAACTGCAAGAACTTATTAATAATGTTTAATTCATTATCTCGCTTTTGCTTTAATAAAACACGTAAAAGAATACTCCATGCAATACTTAATACAACCGCCACAAGCAATGCCTTAATATCACCAAAAATGAGTGTTAGTAGCATAAAAAGAATATACAAACCAATATACAACTTTTTATTTAATTTTAATTCAGGCCACAGTGTTCTGGAAAAAGCATATTTATGTAGAGCCTTTGTTTCTTCAAAGAACGTTTCCTTAGGAATGGCATCCTTATTCTGCATTCTAGCAGGTCGTTTCTTATTATCGCTTTGAAGTATCTTGACAAGTTGTTCTAAAAGTGTCCAGAAAGACAAGAATATAATTAAAGCAATTACTCTAATAACCATAATTTATTTCCTCTTCTGATTTTCCCAAAACTCGTCAAAGGCTGCAAACGGGTCTTTTCTGTCAAACTTCATTAAGACTAATTTATCAATATGCTTTTTTGCCTCTTCAGGAGTCTTAAAACCACCATTCTTCATCTTGCTTTCTAAGATTAATTTTTGGTAGTACATCTTCCATTTATTAGAGTCTCTTAATTTTTGTAGCAACTCTTTTGTGTCTGTTGGTTTCTTTTTAAATGGCATGTTTATTGACCTCTCTTCTATTTCATATCTTATATCAAGAATGTGTGTAGGAACGGTTTTAAGCGTGTTTTTACTCAAATCTGTATAATGTATCAGCCCGTTGGTTTTAGGTCTAAAATAGGTCTAAAAAGTCGCACGGACGAGGGTATAAAACGGTTTTAAGCAAATAAAAAAAGAGTAGATTTCTCTACTCTTCTGGAATTATTTTTAAATGTGGCAGTCCACAAGTGTTACCGTTGCGTGCGGATGTGTCTGTTTTAATTCTTCTAACGTTTTATTGAAAAACTTTGTGTACTCTTTGAAGGAATCATTTGTCGTATCTGATACTGCAAACCAACCCATCTTTCCCTGTTCGCACCATTTGCCATCTAACAACATTGCGAATGTACTAAGTGACGCCCTGTCTTTTGCAAACGTTTCCTTGTCACCGTATAATTCTTTGTAGTAACTTGGTTTATACCACGAAACGAAACCGTCAGCATATTCACCATCTTTTAATGGTTGCTTGTCAACAACAACTTTCCAGAAACGTTTGGCTTTCTCATACATATCTCTATCTAATGACAAGTCTAAGTCTTTAACCTCACACTCATCACATCTGGTACCGTCTAACTTCTTTAACATACCAGACCATCTACCACCGATTTCGTACCAATCCCATTTAGCATCTTTGTTACCAAAGTAATAGAGATTACCTTCGTTATCGTGTTCAGAAATATCAAATCCTTCATTTTTTACGACTGCTAAATACTCTTCAAGATTTGTTTCATTAACATAATCATACGGGAAATCAACATTGTGGTCTTTAAGATAAGTTTAATCTGTTCGGAAGTGTTTATAATCTGCACTTTCTTAAAGAAGTTATGAAGTCCTAATCTAGCACAGTTCTTACCAATTACTTCATCAGCGAAAGAACTTGTTACCATTTTAACATCTTCAAAATCTAATATGACTTCATCTTCTTTTTCAAAGTCAATCATATTACTAACTTCTTTACCTAGGACTCTACTTCCCAAACTTATTCCAAACTCTTTTAAATCTACAATCATAAACACTTTCCTCTTGGTTTAATGGTCGCTATGGCAAGAGTCGAACTTGCAACTACGTACCTATGAAATACGTTTTCTGCCATTGAATTACATAGCGATTAAGAGTGCCTCTGATAGGAATCGAACCTACAACCTTCACATTAAGAGTGTGCCACTCTGCCAATTGAGTTACAGAGGCATGGCGGGAACAGAAGAAATCGAATCTTCATTGACCGGTTAACAGCCGGCTGTACTACCTTTGTACTATGCTCCCAAATTCTAACATTTCTTTTAAGAGTGAATGTTGAAAACTCTTAGTACACTATGACAGACTCGAACTGCCAACCTCTTGTTTGTAAGACAAGTACTCTCCCGATTGAGTTAATAGTGCATGGCACCTGCAACGGGATTCGAACCCGCATGTTCTTCCGTGACAGGGAAGTGGGACAGCCTTTGCCCTATACAGATAATTTGAATTTTGACAACGATGTTTCAAACTCATAATAACAGTGTTATTTAAAATTTATAGATTCAAATTTGTCCTATTACTACCGGCACGCTCAAAGTGTGGAATATCATATTTACGTAATAGAAACAAAACTGTTCTTTTACTAAGTGCTGGAAACATTTTACATAACTTCGTGTTATAACCAAACCTCATCAAATCTACACCAGAATTGAGAATCAAATCCAACTTTTGTTTACAACGAGTTTCATCCTTATGCCAATATAATTCCTCTGCTGTATGCATTGATTTACGTCTCTCGCATAGTTCCTTAGAACTCTTAGAAACAATCTCTTTTCGTTTTTCTTTTGCCTCTTTCTCTATTTCAATTCTTCTACGACCATACTCTTCTTTCTCTTCTTTTAGATGGTTTCGTAGCAGTTTATAATCATGCAGGTTGTTATTGTGTATGGTTTTTATCTTGCTTCTCTCTTGCCTAGATAACTGGAAATATTGTGTCCTACACTGAATGCTACATAACATACACCGCATGTCATGAGGCTCCCTAAAACTATTGCCACATATAGGGCATTTTAATCCAGCAATAAATTCTGAAACAACTTCTTTTTGCCTTCTATCAAGACTACACAAATTACCAACCGTAGGTATATCATAACCAAGATTAATTAAAATCTTCTTTATCGTTTGTGGAGATACGCCAATCAATTCGCCAATTTCACGCAAAGACTTTCCGTCATCAAATAATTCTTTAATAACATTCTTGTCCTCTTCTGTTACTTTGTTGTTTACAAGAATAGTTTTATGAAAGTTGGAGGTTCCTTTTAAGTATTTGTTGTATAACTGTATACCTTCCTGCTTCATCTTACTCATCCAAAACGTTTCTCGCTCGTTAAGTAGGCTATTATCAACTGTCTCTAATATTGAAGTCTCAAAGTTATCCCACCCATACTCAATCATATCAGAACTAAATTCCTTATTATTCCGATATGACAGTTCTGGGTTTGGACCTATTCTCTTTTCTAACGACTTACGTGTTTGGCCGACATAACACTTTCCGTTAATCTTGTTTTTATGACAATAAATAATTCCCATCATATCTCCTTCTTGTTGATACTTATGAGTTATAATAAACTTTAGTACCAGTATTGGGTACTGCCCCCAATTCTTTGCCTTATCAAGACAACCCTCTACTTTTGAGCATATACTGGTATGTTAAGTGCTTTTGACTGGGCTCGAACCAGCAACTCATGGCTTAAAAGGCCATTACTCTACCATTGAGTTACAAAAGCGTATGGCGCTGACGGTAGGACTTGAACCCACATAGAGGGCTGCTAACCCGCTAAACAGTTTTCAGGACTGCCTCGATACCAATTTCGGTTTACGTCAGCATTAGGTACTCCCAATCGGATTCGAACCGATGATGCACGATGGAAAGTCGTGTGGCTTAGCCTCTTGCCTATGAGAGCATATGGGCGCTAAGGCAAGAATCGAACTTGCGTATATAGGCTTATGCTGGCCTAATTTCTACCACTGAATTACCTAGCAATATGGTGGGGTGGGTAGGACTTGAACCTACAATGTCAGAGACGCCGAATTTACAGTCCGGTGCAGTACCAATTGTTGCCACCACCCCAAATCTTAGAGTTTTTTGATAAGAACTCTTTAACTTAAGTGCCGATTACAGGACTTGAACCTGTACAATCTCCATATTACAAGTATGGCGCATTACCATTTTTGCTAAACCGGCAAATGGCGGTTACGATGGGAATCGAACCCACGTGTTTCTCCGTGACAAGGAGATGGGACTAAACCACTGCCCTACGTAACCAAATTTGAATTTTGTTTTCGAGATTTCAAACTCGCTCATTTTTAGCACCCTTGGTGGGAATCGAACCCACGATTAACGCTTTAGAAGAACGTTGCCTTATCCTCTTGGCTACAAGGGTATTTTAAGTGGAGATGGAGAATATGGGAATCGAACCCATCTGATATCCTGATTGCAAGTCAAGCGTCCACCCCATGCAGACCCATTCCCCATAAGTATATAATAAAAGGACAACTCTTTTTATACATATCATACGTTCAAGAATTGCCCTATATTAAGATTAAATATTTAATTTACGTTGACCTGCATCAACTCTTAATATAAGACGGTCCTTCTGCTGTACACCAAAACGCTACGAGACTATCGTTTTTATATGTTCTATTCATTTGTTCAAATTTAATTGAAATTGACAACATAGCGTTTCTCCTTTTCTTTTTGCTTACTTCTTTTATATCAGTTTTTAGTCGGTGTAATGTGATTTGAACACATAGTCTCTTCACCCCAAATGAAGCGGATTACCAAGTTTTCCTATACACCGATATGAAGTTGGTGAAGTGTCTACACTAATCTTTCTTCTTCCACACAAACCCATAAGCAGTTCTGTGTTTCCCTTTCAAAACGTCCGTAATATGAGTATATACACCATTGCACTCACTACGAGTGTATTTGTTTTCAAAAAGCCAACGAGCGGCCTCTCCACCTTAAGGATTCTCTAATTCAACGTAGGTAAGATTTCTCTAACCTGAGACTTGTGAGGCAACGACTAATTTAGCCGAGCACAGCCTCACCCTATCTCGCAACCGAACCACTTACATTTAATATTATACAACAATTTTTACTCATTGTACATAATTTATATCAATTTTTTGCATTTTTTTTGATTTTTGCCGACAATTGGAGTTGAACCAACTAATTACTCATCCCGAATCGACATATACTTCGACTGCAAATACATAAGTTGCTCTACCAATTGAGTTACCTAGCCTTTGGACATTTAACCTCACGCTACGGTTGGACTCGAACCAACATCTAACTTAGTCGCAGTCTACAATATATACTCAACTTTAACCCTATACTTATTGAGACTACAAGGTTAATTACTCCTTGTAAAGTTTTCAAAACGTTTCGAACCGTTTATTTAAGGTAACACTAATATCGTGGTCCGTCAGGAATATCTTCTCTGAACAGACTTGATAATAGTGTTTCAGCAGAGGACAAACACTCCTTGGTAGGGTTTTAGATGTATTGACTTATAAATAGTTTTATCTACATTCTGGTTTCTAATATACATTCTCTTTACCACAAGAGGTGTATAATACAGTTCATAGCCAGACACCTTGCTGGTTATGCCCGACAACTAATTGATAGTTAGTCATAAAACTTAAATGTGATAAACTCTAAATACAGTTTCAATACTTCTCTATGGCTTTGTTAATAGGTCTCACTATTATCAGTAGCATTCCCCAACAACTTGACCATAGGTTCATCATCTCCTGAAACACCATTAAGATGTTTCTGAATATTTTTTTTTGCTTTTTCTGGCTTACTGTCTGTTGTGCGAGTGTAGTTTAACTCGTTTATTTTTAATTACATTATCATTATACTACAGTTTTTTCTGATTGTAAATAGTTTTTTTAAAAAATTTTTTAAATCTTTTTAACTTGATATGTAGACATACCTGTGAAGTACGCTTCAATATCTGTTAATGACAATTCTTTACCACGCATTTCTGCAGGTAAATTCATATCAATAGTTGTGACTGTATTGGCAAGAGATGCTAAGTGAAGTGGTAATATCCCATACACATCGTTGCCTGTTACATCCTCTGCTGTTGCATGTGCGATTACTTTATCAAAAGTCAATCCCATGTTTGCAAAATACTGAACTAATGCCTCATGTCTAGTAACTAACACTTTCATATTACACATCTCTTGTTTACGAGATTATCTTAACATAAACAAGAAATGTTGTAAATAGTTTTTTTTTGAAAAATTTTTAGGCACCTCCGGTTGGTGTCGAACCAACTTCTCAATAGACATACTAAGGTGTTTTACCAGAACTTAAACTACAGAGGTATGGGCGTGACTATATTTATGCACCCCACGCTTTGGTGCCTTCTTTTCAACTGTCTGCTCACCTGTTGGACTTTGTGTTTATGCACAGTTGAGGTTTCGCAACCATAATCTGCCAACAACTTCGGTGTTCCACCGATAATACAAGACTTGTTTTCACTGCCTTATTGTTCGTTGAACACAACAGGAATGTCACACTCGATTGTGTTTTATTGTGTCACTTGATACAAAATAAGGACTTATATGTTGTGCGTTCTGACATTCAACTAATTTGGGTATTCGCACAGACCCTTAAAGAGAGCGCCTAATTTCCTCAACCAGACGTCCTCACATCTCTTGTTCCCAATCGGGAATGAGTCAAGCAAGTTTTACCTTGCAAATAAATTCAGTCAACTCCATTATCGCTTGGTTTTCGCTAGGAGTTGTCCTTTATGGATAGATACTTGTGGTCAGGTGTACCTTAGACCGCTATGACTTCCCGCTTCATAGAGAGTAACTCTCGGTTAGCAAATCTCGATAATGCTCCGAGCATCTTTGGGCTTATGTTTCTTTATTAAACGGACTTTCACCGTAAGACCCTCTACCATGGCCTTTTTCTTTCGACTATTGAGCATAGCCGGTCAACCTTATTACTGCCTATCCTTAATGACTAAGGCTTTGAGTAGTTGACCATGAGTTCTTTTTAGGTAAGAAAGAACTTAAACCTCTTAAATCCGTATCCTTGACAAACAAGGTTTAGGACAGTGGACACTGTAGGACTTGAACCTACAACTTTTCACTTATGAGGTGAGTTCTCTACCATTGAGATAAGTGTCCATATTAAGCAAGCATACTTTGAGTGGCAGGAGTCGAACCTACTCATTTTTCTTACCATCGAAACACAGCGCCGACATGGCTGCCACGCTCACCGATACGTGCCTCACTCTGATATTACTTTTGACGCTATGCTTATATTAAACATAAGCATTTTCTTGGGAACGTTCAGGTTACTCTCATGGTTCTAACACCACTACCATCCCCGAACTAATTTACCACGGTTGCGCCTTTCCGAAGTGTATTTAAACGCCTACACTCAAGGCTTGAATTAATATGTTTCTTGCCGCGTTCACATCTCTATCGTGGTGAGTTCCGCAGTCTGGACAAGTCCACTCTCTTACATTTAGAGAATTTACAATGTCCTTATGAACAGTTCCACAACAAGAACAAATTTTACTACTTGCATAGAATCTGTCAACCTGTCTAAACTCTTTTCCATACCACTGACATTTGTATTGAATGAAACCTACGAGTTGACTCCATCTAACATCTGAAATAGAATACGCTAGTTTATGGTTCTTCTTCATTCCTTCGACATTTAGGTTTTCAAACGCTAGTAGGTCATAGTTTCTGACCAGTTTGACACTCAACTTATGGTTAAAGTCTTTTGCACAGTTGGAAATATGCTCGTGTAACTTCGCCACTTTATGTTTCTGCTTTTGATAATTCTTACACTCGTCAAGATTTGCGTTCACCCTCTCTAACTTGGTTCTCATCTTCGAGAGTTTACGTTGTTCTTGTGCGAGTTTATCCCTAAAAGCGTAAGCAAATTTTGGTCTTTCGTACCTAGTTCCATCACTACCGATAAGTAAGTCTATTAATCCTAAGTCAAAACCAACTTGTTTTCCTGTTTCAGGAAGTGGTTGTACTTCTGTTTCAATACAGATGGATGCATAGTATTTTCCTGTATTAGTTCTTTCAATAGTGAAGTTGAAAATCTTGTAAACATCTGGCATATCGAAACGTTTAGTCTCAACTCTTCCTAACTTAGGAAGTTTGATATGTTTATTGTCTAAGACATCTGCATTACCACCGTTGTAAGGAGTTCTATAAGACTGTTTCAAGTTATGTTTTGATTTAAACTTAGGAAAACCAAAATGATTTCTATTTTTAAAGAAGTTATCTAAAGCAGAGTTAAGGTCTCTAACACTTTGTTGAAGTGCGGTAGAGTCTACTTCTTTTAAAAATTCATTGGCCTCCTTTAGTGGAACTAGGTTTATAATACGTTCTTTCTTAGAAGGAAGGTGATGTGTTTGTTCGTATGACTGTTTACAGTTTTCAAGCGTTTGGTTATGTACAAAACGACAACAACCAAGAGTCTTGTTAATTAAAACTTCCTGTTCTTCATTTGGATAAAGTCTTACTCGAATACCCTTTTGAACAGTTGTCACACAATCACTATCCTTTCTATCTCATCATATCCTAGGCTCTTATATCTGCTCGTCTAAAACTAAGTTTATGAGTAATCTTGAATAATTGACTGTTCCATCTTTTTATTTATTCCCTATGACTCACTTTGATTACCTCTAGAAAGTAATCTCTATGTAGGTACTAAAATAGGTTGATGTAGTTCTGACAGGATTTGCACCTGCTGTTCTGTACTTGAACTAGTCTCCGGCAAGAGACTACCGAGTTCGCTATTTACGCGGACCGAGAACTCAAACAATCATTTATTTTTGATTACATTATTTATTATACACCAGTTCTCACTGATTGTAAACAGTTTTTTGAAAAATTATTTACATGCCATGTTCATAAGTTCAGCAAGTGCTTCTACTACTTTACCTGCTCGTACATCGAACTTATCACCTTGGTATTCAATACGCATTTCCTTAATAGTGTAGATGCCATATCCATCATAATTGATTGGAAGGTAGTCACGAGATTCATCAGGTAGACTCTCTTTAATCTCTTCGATTGTTGCCTTATATACACTCTTAAAATCATCTTCACTTAATGCTAGTACTTTTTTAGAAAATACTTTTCCATTATTTTTTAAGGCTAACAGTTCTGAATAGAACTTCTTATTACGCTTGAAGTAGCGTTCTAAAGCACTATTCATATCATCTCTAATATCAATGCTATAGTCATGAGTTCTATCTTGATAGTCATTATCAAAAGCAAACAAATCAACTAAGATAGATAAATATGGAAGATTATTATTTAACTCATCAACAGTCCATTTCGTATCCTCTGTGATGTAATCTGCATCGTTCCAGTCACCTTTTACATACAATGTGCAGAGATTGGATTTCTTTGATGAGTTTAATTGCTTTACAAACTTTGAATTTAGATTTGACATACGAGTTCCTCTTTCTGTTTTTTATTACGTTATCATCATACAACAGTGGTCACAAGGTTGTCAATATTTTTATAAATTATTCAATAGTTATTTTATTCTGGGCAAATTCTCCGAATTCTATAATTCTATCGGCTGTTAAATTTAGTCCATTTTCTACAATAGACTTTCTGTCAATCAGATGTGTACTTAATTTTGTAAAGGTTAACCTTTTCCCTTTAATGTAAACAGAACACTCTATATTTAATGTCGATTTTGAGTGTTCAATAAAGATGTAAAATATTTCATCTTTAACATACAACATGCACATCTTCTCTTTACCAGATAAGGCATGCTTTCTCTCAAATTTGAAATACTTTAATATATCCATCAAAGGTTTAAGACTGACTTTTTTAATAATAATTTCTTCTTCCATCACTTTAACCTACTTACTAGATGGTTCACGAATACATTATCCAATATATTTGCACAAATCTTTATTCTTAATCAAATCTTCGTCAGACATGTTTAACATCTTAGCAGAAATAACATAGTCATTCGGTAACTGATGAATTAAAGTTGTTACATACACGTCTATACCCATAATGTGCCATGAAATATTTAAGTCTCCACAATCACTAAAGTCTAACTCTCTAGCAATTTCGATAATGTGTAGTATTCTTCTTTCAAACATCTTGTTAAGATATGGCACCTTACGCTTTAAGATTTGTGACAGCATCTTAATATCTGATAATGAAAAATCTTCTAATTCATGTTCTCCTAAGACTTTGTCCATGGATTCCCAGAGTTCAGACACTACACCACCATCTTTAATAGGTGTAGAGAAAGGAGCAACAAATGTTACGTCACCTCTACGAGCATTTCTAGGTAATTCTCTACCAAATAGTAATTTATACTCATCTTTATCATCAAAACCTGAATGGAAGTATACCTTGACAGATGCTAAACTATAAATATCGCCATACTCTCTATGTTGTGATAATCTTTGCGTTGTTAGAATAATGCTCTGGTGAGCAACTCTGCCAAAACGAACAATACTATAAGCAATGTCATGGACTAACTTCTTGCCCTCTTCTGACATGCTCAATGTATAGAACTCATCAAAACATAAGAGTAACCTTGCTGGATTATACTTACCAAAGTGTTCATCCTGAATAAGGTAGGTATTTTTAATCTTCCTACTATAGTATTCATGTGCCAAAAGATATCTCTGTTGACCATTCTCTAGGCATATCATAATATCGTCTGGCATAAGTTCAACGCCATATATCGTAAAAGTCTTAATTGGTTTTCCTACCAATTCTGTTAAAGTAGTTACACCTGCTTCGCAGATTAATTGATTACGGAACTTCTGTTGTGCCTCAACTACATCACGTAAAGATTTTAACTCTTCTTCTGTCATATTGGCATTATCGTTTAGCAATTCACCTGTAATGCATTTAACGTCATAAAAATCTGACTCGTGGTCATCCACATATAGCACATCTAGGTTGCTGTACTCTGCCCTTGCCTGTCGTAAAACCTCTTTAATTGTTCTTGTTTTACCTGTACCACATTTGCCTACAAGCATAATGCTAGTTGTTTTATCCAAATCAAGAGTCATATTACACTCGGAATTAAGTTGAATATTCATACTTTTACCTTTCTATTTAAAAGAGTAGACTGCATGTGAACCTGCTCTTGTGTTTTTATGGTTGCGGGAGTAGGACTTGAACCTACAACCTTCGGGGTATGAACCCGACCATCTACCATTGATAATATCCCGCCATAATGGTGTGTGCTTTTCGTTAGTCACGCCCATAGGTTCTTTTTACAACTAACTAGGCAAAGCACACGAAGCCCTCTGGTCACCTTGTGGTATTCCACCACTAAATACAGGACTTGCTTTTCATAGGATTTTAATGCCAATATTCAAGTGAAAGTCATCGCCCAGTGCTCGGCAATCACAACAGAATTTTAGCAACCTCATATAGGTAAGTTCAAAACTGGGATTTATAAATTGTTTGGGACACCTTACCACACCCGAAGAGGACCTAACGGTTGCAACCTATTTTTAGATACCTCTACTCATATTATACAACTTTTTTTAGAAAAAGTGCATAATCTTAACTAGTTCTCTTCTTTTTGTTCTTTGGATTCCTTGATTTTCTTTTCAACAAACTGCTTACCACCAAATAAGTTGTAAACAACTAGTGCTAAGAAAGAACCGATAAAACTGTAAATAATATACATTACTCTTTACTCCTTCTGCCAACTAGGCCATATTACGTTTAAATGAATTGCTATCACTTAAACTCACTACTTATATCAATTTTTCATGAATTTTAACCATATATATCAATCAACATTCAAGAACTCTTGCAACTTGAAACCGTAGAACTTGTGTCCCTTGTATTCTTGCCATTCAAAACTTCCTCTAGCACCGTACTTATTGCCTTTTTTATTTTTAAATTTTTCGTCAAAAATATCAATCGTCTCACCGTTCAATAACTTTTCAATTTCTTCTGCTGTGAACTTATGACCGTTCCACTCGTCTTTGAACTTCACCTCTTCACCTGTAGAAGTCTTACCTTCTTGTTTCGGTTGCGTTACAGGCCGTTCTATCTTAACCAATTCCCTGTTTTTACTAACAACAGGTATCTCTTTTTCAATAATTGTCGCCATTTCTTCTAAGTGCTTATCAATATACTCAAACTGACCCTGACCGATTTTCTTCATAATGGCCATCACATGCTCTGTTAGTTTAGTGCCACCAAATAGAGTGCCTGCTAGTAACTTGTGTTCTATAGAACCGTATTGCGTTAAAGACAATAAACCCTTATGGTTGCTCATTAAAGGGTAACTTGCCTTATCACTTGTAATTTGAGATAAAGTACTTGTTCTTGTCGCACCTGTACCAACATTAAATTTCTCTAACTGTTTCATTAACCATTTCATCGTTGGTTTGCTTGGCTTAGGTGGTTCACCCTTATATACAAACGGACTAGCCTTCTTACCAATACCCTTAGAAATAACTTCTTCTTCATCGTCTAAATCTTGACCGTAGACTGCTTTCCATCCAGACTTCTTAGGTATATTAACCTTAGCGATAAATAAAGGGTAATCAACAACCTCACCTGTCTGTTGCTCGTACTCATAATCCTCTGCCAAGATTGATAATGCCGATTTTGCTAACATGGTATAAATCGCAACACCAATCTTGCCGAACCTAGACTCTAAATCATTAAGCGACTTAGGAACTACCTCACCAGGTCTATTGGCACCATGAGAACCCTCTTCCTTAACATGAGAACTTCTAGCCTTTTTATGTGTCAATAAATCAACATCGACACCGATAACCTTAGCAATACGCGGAGCAAGACTAACTAACTCTAAAAACTGCTCATGTGTAATCGTATGGTCATCTGTTCTTGGGTAAGTAACAATAGACGCCTCATACATTTTCTGATACGTTGATAAAACATTCGCTGGCTTATAGCCTCTGCTTGCTAAACTTGCTGATAATGACGCCAAGTCCAGCATCTTAGGTGGCACTGTTTTCTTCATCTCACTCTTGATACATCTAACAGCACTTGATTTATATGTATTAGGAACCTTAGACTCTTCATCAAACTTAGGTTCTTTTTCATTCACATAGACATTGCCATTATCATCTCTAAAACGATTCTGAAAATAAAATACAGATTTATGATTATTAACCAACTCTTCTTGATTACCTACAAGTGTTACCATAGCACCCTTTAGTCTACCAGTAGCCAACACAGCCTTGATAGGACTGTTTAAAGTTAATACTCTTGTTGCTTGCATAGATAGATAATCCCATTTACTTCTAAATAATGCTTTTTGATAAGGAGGCCAAGACTCCAAATCTTCTATAGCCACAGGATTAGCCAAGGCAGACTCAATATCACGCTTACTTTCTGACACGTGGAATAGGCGTTTAATGACCTTGCCTCTACATAATTTATTCTCTATTAATACTTCGGCAGCAAGAAGGTCTCCCTCGCCTGATTCGTCATTGTCGGTAGCAATCCAGATTTCCGAACAACCCTTTGCCTTTTCCTTAATATTATTGATTACATCTCTGCACCCATCAGCAACAACCCTTTTCCATTTAAAGTCCTTATAGGACCAAGGTAAAGATGTCAGAGACCACTTACTATACGAAGGACCTGCGATTACACTAACATCAGCCCACTGATACAGGTGGCCTCTTGCATTAACTATGACAACATCATTACCTTCCCATTTAAACTTCTTGTCTACACTACCACCCATAGCAGATGCATAGTTCCTTGCCTGCGACGGTTTTTCACATAATATTAAAATCATAATCTCTCCTTTGCCTAGATATGAACCATTATACGCCTAACGTAGGAACGGTTTTAAACGTATTTTTACCTAAAACTGTACAATCTATCAGCCTCTTTATTTTTGCCTAAAAACAAATCAATAAAGTCACACGGTTTCTTCCTAGTTTTGCGTTTCGGCTATATTTTAAATTGAAATTTTTTCCTTAAATGCGGAAAAGGCGATGTATTATGTAAACACCGCCTGTTCCTGAGGTTTTGTTAAAAATTTTCAGATAGGCGATTTTAGACAGTTGTCTCTGTTGTCATCTTCGAGGACGACCCTAATACGGGTATTCAGGACGACTAATCCTTAACCTGTATATTCACCTTGTCTTTAAAAGTAAGTTTATGTTTGCTGTAGCCTATCTTTTATCATCAACTGCTCACTGGCTGTTGTTGATACTATTTATATCAGTTTTTAGTGGGTTTCAAGCGGTACCCACTAAACCGTAATTCTTAAATACGAACTCTGTCGTATCTCTCACTCTGTAGCGTTGTTAACATCACAACTACTGGGTCAATCTTCTGCTTTACTACAGTTTCACCCTTTTCGTTGACTGTTATTTCGTATTGTGTTCCATCAATTACATTCTTAAATAGAACAGGTGAGTAGCCACCTACCATAGCAACGTTAGTACCGTTCTTATCTTCTTGGAACATTCCACAATTACTTGTACGCACATTCCAATACACGATAGCAGGCATTTCGTAACCATGTTCTGCAAACTTCTCTACCCAATCACGATGTAAAGTATCACGACCACTAGCATAATCAAACTGCATATCAGAGATGACATACAACTTATTAGGAATATCTGATTGTGAACAGTTATTCTTAATAGCAGTATCTAAGATTAATCCCAACACCTTATTGAAGTCAGTATTCATGCCCCAATCTGCACGTTGCATGTTGTGAATCTTATCAACAATATCTTCACCTTGAACCTTTACAAGTTCAGGTCTACTAGAGAATGTGATAAATCTATTCTTAAATGGTCCTTTACACTTATCAGCACAATATAAACCAAGTGAGATAGCAACTTCCATAGGCATACCCAACATAGAACCAGACACATCGACTACACAGATTCCAGTTTCATTGCGACCCTCAAACCAGTTAGGCAAATTCTGCCACATAGCATCGTATAAATAGCGATTGCTTAATGATATGTTGTAGTTGTTCATAATCTTAGAAACAATATCAACAGGAATTAGTGTACCAGCGTTAATCTTAGCCTTACCTGTCATAAGTTCTTTTAGATACACCAAATAACGTTCCTGTGCCTTACGCATGAATAATTCACGGTAAATCATCTGTGCCTTAGATGGTAACTTAGAGAAGTCGATATCCTCATAACGATTCTCTGCAATCTTGATTTCAACTAAGTCTAATGCTCTACGTAACTTAGATAATGTCTTACGATATTCACGTTCAGACATATTAAGACCATTTACAATCTTTAATGCTACCTGACGTGTATTCTTGACACCATTAATAGATGGTAACCACTTAGCCATAAGACTTGGTGCCCCACCATTATCCACAGCCTTAACATCTGCGTCTAATGTTTCTTTAATTAAACTAATAACCTCAGGTTCAACTGGCGTATTCAATAAACATAACAAGTCATCATAACGACCATAAAAAGCAAAGTTATCTAAGTTCTTAATAACCACTTCTGGCTTGTTCTTTGCAAGATAATTCATAATAACACGGAAAACTCTACGTTCACCCTGTCCACCACGAATATCACGAACATAAAATAATAACTTCATCGCTAATTCTTTATTTTCTGCATAAGCAAGATTAAAAGTCTTGATGATTGTTTCTTCGTCTGTTTCACAGAATGTTGCCAATGTACTAAAAGCGTCTAATAAACCACTCTTAGTTGAACGTAGTGCAATCGCACCGTTCTCTGTTTCTGTAAAGTTTAATTCGTTCTCAATCAAATCTGTAAAATTTTTCATAAACAATAACTCTTATCCTCTCTTTTTCTTGTCCAATTTAGAAGTTTTTAATATTTTGCTGTACGATAAGATAACTCTAAGCACTTATTTTTCTGTCCACAATAGAAAGTTTTTAATTTTTGCTGTACGCTTAGAAAAGTTGCGGGAGCAGGACTTGAACCTATAACCTTCGGGGTATGAACCCGACCATCTACCATTGATAATATCCCGCCATATGAGAAGGCTTTTATAAGGTGCCTTCATACCCTTACACTTATATTATACAACTTTTTTATTACTTTGCAATTTTTAAAAATTTCAAAAATTCGCCCGCCGTCCATGGTGGTGTAATCTCTTATATATGGTTAAAAGAAGAAGCGGAAGATATTAATTGGTTAAAGATAATAGAAGATGTGATATTTAATTCAAGTACAGAGAAGTTGGTGAGAGAAGATGATATGATTGCGTTAAGATATAATGATGTTTAAAGAAGAAGAACCACAAAGGGGTTTAGAATGGGAGTACAAGTCTAAGGCATAGGTATCCAGATGGTTAGTAGGTCTAGGATAGTAGGTGCAGGTACTAAGGTTATTGGACCTAGGATAGCAGGTGTAAAAGAATATACTTAGATGAATAGGATTAGGTGGAATAATAAGAAGAGTCTGTTAGTGGCAGTTCTAATCTTGATATATTTAATGAAGATATAAACCATGAGTGAAATGAATAAGAACTAGGTTAGGTGTAGTTTGATGTGGATTTAAGAAGAAAATCTAAGAACGACTACTCTACGTTAGGAAGAACTTATGGTCTATTGAAAGTATAAAGGGACAATAGGACTACCGGTATTATAGGTGGTCTTATTTTAGGTTAAAGTACCTTAAGAGTTGAAATGATAATGTATTAAGACTGTTAAGGTGGAATTAAATCATTAGAAGAGTAATTATCTTAAAGGGTACTATCAATAGGAGTTATCCTAGGGGTCTCTTGTTCTAAGAGTATTAGTGATAATAGTTTCCTGATAGGATTAAAGGTACTAGTATTAGTGGTTTACGTTCTAGTAGAGGTACGCTTTGGTGTTATTAGAACTAGTAGTTCCAAGACGTATTGGTTCCAAGAGTTATTACTACTAGTTCCAGAACTATTAGAAGTTGTTTTAGTTCTAACAGTTCCAGAAGTTATACCTTAAAGTTTCAGAACTATTAGAAGTTGTTTTAGTTTAAGATGTGGGGTAGGGATAACACCCTACAATATGATAACGAATATGAATGAGATGTGACCATGAGACAAAAAATAAAAACTCACCAGAAATTTAATCAGTGAGTTTATTTTTATCTAATTTTATACCATTTAGCCTAGTTTTATTTTAGTTTAGATGTGTTTGAGGGCCAATGAGGGTATCGTCAGGTCCACAGATTTTCTCCTACCAAGCCAGTTTCTGTGATGACTGTTTCAGAAATATCTGCATTACCATCTGTATCTTCAAAGATTACATACTCTGAATTATCTTCCGGTTTATCCATTAACTCAAGGTTGTTGAGGTATGAGATAGTTTCATTTTTTAATCTTTCTAATAGTCTCATACCATTTTCCGCAGAAAGGTCCTTACTCTTAAATTGACTCATTAAATTCTTCGCTAATCTCATTACTTCTTCATCACTTCTGTATTTACCACTTATACGGTAATACTTCGCTAATACTATCATGTAGCCACGGTCTGTAAACTCTTTATACGCATAACCTTTGCTACCTGTTCTAGGGTCGAATGTTGGGTACATTCTCATAGCATAACTGTTATCATTGTTATATTCTAAGAGTTCTCTACCAATCTTTGTGAGTTCGATACCTACATATTTATATGCTTTTGTAAATGGGAAACTTACATCTACTGGCAACATGTCTAAGAAACCTAAGTGCTTACGTAAGTAACATACATACATAAATGTACCATGTAGTCTAGTCTTGTTGCCCTTACCTTTATGAATAAGGCGTCTAATTAGATTGTCTGTTGCAAGAATCGTAGGTGCTAGTGCCTGAAGACGGTCCCAACGTCTGTTTATTTCAGTAATGAACAGTTCATTGTTTGCCTTTGCCTGGTTACCTAACGCACTGATTCCGTGCCATAGTTGGTATGTGTTGTCAAAACTTAACTCTATATTATTAATACTTACAAAGTTTAAAATTTGCTCGTACTTGTCTAAACGTTCCTGTAGAGGCATACGCTTACCATTAAAGTTGATTAACATATCGTGTAACTGGCTTGCTAATAACTCTTGCTCAATTTGGTGTGCAAGTGCTAATGACTTTCTATTAGTCGCATAAATGGCGTTGATAACATTAGTGCTAACACCACTCTTAATAACAGCCTCACGCTTAACGTTGAATAAATCTAATAATCCCTTAATACGTAGAAGAGTCTCATTAACTTTGTTGTAGTTCTCTGTAAGTACATTACCAGTGATATAAGCATGCTCCGCTTTCACACCTTCTCTAATCTTATTGAAGTGATGGTGTGATAATGAAAGTAAAATGTTAAAGTAAGTGTTTATCTCTCTATACAACTCTTCGCTCTGGACAGTGTATCTAATAGGCACTGCCACGCCTGTATAGCGATTATAGAACTCATCCCTTGTTCCCTGTGGTGTTGAGGCGAGCAATAGCCTATGGACTAACTGCTGACGATTACTATAAATATCTGTTGAGCCTATACGCTGAACTGAAGCACCGTTTAGGTATTTAAAGACTCTTTTCAATACCGTTTGGTGACGTTCAATGTCTGGGTTGTCAATTACTTCATAAGAACGCTTTACAGGTCTTTGTAGTTTATCTTTACCAAGGTTATAAGTATTACTATGAGCCAGCACAAAAGGTGTAAAATCGTAATCACCGATAATACACTGTTGTCCGTTGTAATTTGCTACTCCAGATTTATTACCTCTATCATTATTTAATGTGTTTATAATAGCGTATAGCAAGCACTCTGAACGGAGTCCGATATTATGAACGGTCCCCTTGTTAACCGTCTTCATGTTTTCGCTCTGACTTAAACCAGTTCTGTATCGCTTTTGTTTAATATTGTTCTTATACATAACTGTATCAACAATCGCACTTGTGCTTAAATACTTATTACAGTACTTAACGTCACACTCTGGACTGTTAGGGTCGAACTTGCGTGCCTCGTTTACTGTTAATAAGCGGACAGGGTTTCCTTGTACAGGGAATCTTTCGTTCAATTCATTTATCATAATGTTAATTTGAGCCAGTGCTTCGTCAAAAGACATGCCTCCTTCAATTAACATGTGATAGAATAATGCATTTCTATGGCGTGTACGATTACCTACTCCTTCAGTTAAGAAAGTGTCGTATAAACGTTGATATTCTCTTGCTGATAGTTTACGAGCCTTCGCATTATCATAGGCAATCGCTGATGATTTTCTACTGGTTTCAATTTCAGGAATACCAGCCCACTCGTTTAAAGTATTAATATCGCTATAAACGCCTGATGTGTAGCCTGTTGTTGAAATAGAACAGTTATCGTACTTGTCGTAAACGTTGCCTACTGCACGCATTAACTGACCGATAGGCAAATCTCTTTGATAAGAGCCAGTTTCCTGCTCTTTACCACAATAGCGTGGGTTATGTGTAAACATACGAGAGAATAATCCCTGCATAGTCTGGTATTTTTGTAATACTGTATTACTTGTGATAGCCATCGGTGATGTAAAGATGTACTTTAAATGAACACCTGTACCTGTTACTACGACCATTGTAGGTGTAGGAACAACACCGTCGTTAATATCCTCGGCTAGGTTCTTCGCTCTTTCTGCATTTACATTATCAATATCAACATCATATCCGATGAACCCACGAAGGTCTGACTTACGGTGACGTATAACATCTGTTGTGTTAAGTTCTAATGTCTGTGTTGCTAGTTTGTCTCCTTTATAGAAGAAGTCAAACTTGGCACTATGCATATTATATTGTTCGCCCGTATTTGCAAATGCATAACGGTCGTAATGATTTTCTTCTGTGTAATGCTTTGCCATTTCTAACAGACGTGATTTTGATGTTGCATAGATACCATTATTTACGTATAAATGCTGTTTATCTTCGTCAGAGATGTTTTTAAGTGTAAACTCATCAAAGATAAAATTTTTATTCTTGTAACTTTGGTTACGATAAAGTGTGTTAACTTCAAGTTGGTAACCACCACCCATGACAGTACCTTTCTTCATATCAGATAATTCAAATGGTTCTTGCATAATACCCATCATTTCTGAAATGTCCTTCATAGGTCTGAATTGGTTTAATTCGTTTGTGAGTAATGTGTTTACCTCTGTGTTGTTCTTTTGAATGCTAGAGGCATTCGTTAAGTTTTTATTATTTTCTACTGGCATAACTTATGCCTCCTTTCCTATAATTCACTTTATATATCAGTTTTTTGTTTATGCAACGTGGCAAGACTTGAACTCACCCTAAGACTACCTGTACGCTGATTTTAAAAAGTGCTGTTTATAGTCTGCACTTTAAAGACTTGGAATCGTTTGGAGGAACGGTTTTAAGAGTGATTTTCGTTAAATCTGTGTAATGTATCAACCCGTTGGTTTTAGGTCTAAAATAGGCCTAAAAAGTCGCACGGACGAGGGTGTAAAACGGTTTTAACGCTAAAATTAAATTTATTTTTTCTTGAACCTGTCGCTAATAATCTTAGGTACTGCTCTTTCCCAGTTGATTTTGTGATGGAAACGGTAATCTCCACTACCCATGACGCCAACCTTTACACAAGATGGACAACAAATAACAGAGTAAAAAGATTTAATATACGTTCCTTGCTCTAAATATATATCGGTTAATCCACCGGCATTGGCCTGTGTAACTGTTTGGTCGATAGCAAAGTCACGAACTGTTAAGAACGTTCTGCCTTGTCTGCCCAGATATACATAACAGTTTACATCTTCGTTGATTTTACCCTTAAATTCAAAATCGCAACCAGTCTTACAGAAAAACACGTTCATAATCTTACGTTTTAGACGTTGTTTCCATAATCCTGAACCTTGGCCACCGATAAAGTCGCCGATTTGTGCCCAAGCCACACAGTCAACACCTGACTCATCTAAAAATTTGAATGTTTCTTCAATCGCTGTATCTAAATCGTTGATTTCGGTGCGTCTTAAGGCTGTACCGTCTTCCCAACGCATACAGAATGATACATAGTCATCATCCATCACGATGTAGTAATCCAGACCTAGTTCCTTAGCAATACGAGGTATTGCGTTACGAGCATAAACAACGGCGTTGCGTTTACCCTTTAGGGTACAGATATCTGTGTGTTCTGCTTGTTCTTTTTTATCAAACATAACAACCTTGTCACCGAACAGACGGTAATACTCATCTGCCTGGTCATCTTCATTATCAATTAAGAAGTATACCTTGCCTGTAAACTTCTTTTTCATTAGAGTATTATAAGTGAAAAGTCTATCAGGACGGCCATGCGTAGGGATAATAATCGCATAGTTTCTATCCATTGCTCTTGTTCTCCTCTAGTTGTTTACGCAATAGGGAATCCATAGTCTTGCTGTATTCTACATAACCATTCGCAATAGCGTCATCAATATCAATAATAACCAACGCTTGCTCTTCCATAAGTTCTTGCATTTCCTTGCTTGCATGGCTGTAATAGTCAGCGATTAATGAAAAATTGAAACCGATTAATCTAGTTGCACTTAAACGTAAGAACTGCTTTTCTTTTTCAGAAACATTACTCTTTTCAATATTGTGTAAGACTTGGTAATATTTTGTTGAGTCTAATAAGTGTTCTACTTCAGGACAGACGCTTGATGGTAAGTACTGAGGAACCTCTACCTTTAAGGTGTATTTAGAACCCTCTTGCTCCTTCTCAACATCAAACATGCGTGGAATTGTATTGCTCATAATTTTATTATCTCCTTACCTCTCACTCATATTATACAACAATTTTTTGCGGAAGAACTAATTTGTTGTGCTAATTTGGCCACTTGTTGCATTTGCGTTAATTGTGATAGCAGATAAAGTTTGGAAATCAAAATACGCTTGCTGGTCCTTATCAGCACCAATAATACGGCACTCTTTTGCATTTCCGCAGACGATGGAAATGTCAACATATAATTTCTTGTCAAAAGGAGACTTCCATAATCCCAAGATATGATTTTCTTTTGATAAGATGTCTTTGTGCTGTTTCATATACTCCTTTAATTCGTTTTTAAACTCTTCGTCTGACATGTTTTCAATATCTAAACCTAGAGAGTATTCAGGATAAGGAGACACTGAAAAACCGTTCATCACATATTTGCTGCCCTTAACGTCAATAGAGGCACCGGCGTTATCCTCTAAATAATCTGATACATTTATGCTATCCAAACTGAAACTACGCTCCCCGGTAGCCTTAACACGCTCACAAAGCACTGTTCTGTATAAGTCATAATTTTCTTCATCACGTTCTGCTAATTCCTTGTTTTTCTCAATATGCATATTTAAGATGTCATTGTACTGGTTGCAGTATTCGATGATTTCAGGTAAAGATTCTGTATGGAAACCACCGTAAGGGCATTTATTTTTCGCTCTACAAATCTGATAGGTTCCTGTTTTAGGGCTTCTATGGTATCTCATTTGAAAGTACCTCTTAATCTTTCGTCTATTAAAATCTCTTGGTTGTGAATGTATGCACATAATTCAGGATTTTCTTTTAATTCATATCCGTGAATATGAACCGGTAAACCAGTCTTAGGTCTAAATAAAGTTTTTAAAGTATTTAAGTTCTCTTTTGTTAGTTGAATTTTCATGAATAACCTACTCCTTCTTTTTAAATATATCAATAAAACTGATATATACCATATAAGAGAAAGGAAGATAGACTTATGTTTATTTTAAACGCAGGCTTTGAAAACCTCTTTAATTCGATTGTGTCTAACTATGTTACGTGGATTTACCTACTTTTCGTAATCTACATCATTGTTAAAGACTTCTTATCTGGTGGTGGTATCCGTAAAATCATCCAGGACGTACTAGTAGCAGTATTAGTAGCAGTTGTTGTATTCGGTGCAGTTGCACTATTCGGCGCAACAGGTATCTTTACAAAGATGGGTACTGACCTTGCCAAAGACATTGCCAACACAATTATCGGGTTGTAGGGTGTACAGACTAGGTGGAAATCTCACTTAGTCTTTTTTTATTTGAATTACACCTCTTGACAAAACTACTGAAACAAGTTAGAATAGTATTGTAAAAAGAAAGAGGTATCTCTATATGGAAATGAAAGCAACACTAAAAGATGTATTAGAACATTTTTCAGTAAATTATAGTAACCCTTATGTCCGTGTGCATTCGTACTTATTTGACGATGATTCGACTCACTCAACCAACTGGCTTTTGAGCCATCTTGATATTGTGACACTCGGACAAGAAAATACATGGAACATTTTAAGTGGTGGAGATTATTATGACTACGACATTGGCACCAAATAAGAAGGAAATTCTAAAAGAGGTTAATAAATTAGGCATGCGTTTATATACAGACATGCCTTTTCTTCGTAAGATGACTGTAACAGGTCTACATGGCTTTTGCATGATATTCTCTTTTATTGTTGCAAATACTATCTGTGCTTTTAATCCTGAACTTCTATTTAGGCAAGCATATGCCTTTGTTGCATTACCAATTTTCTTTATTGAACTATTCTTGATTAAAGGAGAACAGGTTAAAATAGGTCTAAAATCAGTTAAAGGCTTATATGAACTTTATACGCATGAGTTCTATTTTGTTGCAGTCCATAACGGTCAAGTCTATGGTGTCAAAGCATTGCCAACAGAAACAGAGCCACTCGTTCTTCATGAACTTAACTTTGAAGTTGAATTGCCAGGCAATCTTAGAGAAAAGAATATATATCTGGTTCATGAGTTGTGGGACAACAACGGGCAGTAGAATATGAAGGAGTATGGTGCTAGATGAAACTTTTGAAAAACGCTAGAGTTCTAGGATATCATGAGATAATTGAGAATAAAGAGACTAGAAAACTCATTCAAAAATTGACAGGCGATGATTACCGTGCTAAATGTGAATGCGTTGAGAAGGATTGTGGTCTTGACATCCTGATAAAAGATAAGGACTGGCGCATCAGAGCAGCCGTGGCAAAGCGTGGCTATAGACTAGATGTCCTAATTAACGATGAAGATGAAGGCGTTAGGGCCGCCGTAGCAGAACAGGGTTACGGTTTAGATACACTGGTCGATGACGTGAGCGGCCTTGTGAGGGCTGCCGTAGCAGAGCAGGGATACGGTTTAGAAAAATTACTCTATGACGAAGATGTTTATGTTAGAATGGCCGTTGCCAAGCAAGGCTATGGCCTGAATGTGTTAATAAAAGATAGGTCTGCACTAGTTAGAGAAGAAGTCGCAAAACGTGGCTACCACTTATGGGCACTGGTCCACGATGCTTCTCCTGATGTTCGCCAGGTCGTAGCACAACAGGGCTACGGTTTAAATATTCTAGTTAGTGATTCTTCCTCTAATGTTAAAAACGCTGTGCTTGAACATAATTACGGTTTAGAAAAGTTGGCCAAAGATGAAAACCCTGTTATCGCTAGTATCGCCCAGGCTAAAATTAATCTGCAAAAATTAAAAGAGTCTAAAAACCACTAGACTCTTTTTTGTAATTGTAGTATAATAGTATAGTAAATCGTAGAGGTGTATAAGTATGGACAACACAGTATTAGAACAAATGGTGAATAGTGGCTGGTATCAAACTAGAATGCGTGCCGCTAAACAAGGCTATGGCCTAGATAGACTAGTCTATGACCGTAACGTTTATGTACGTATAGAAGTAGCCAAGCAGGGATACGGCCTCAATATCTTAATAAAGAGTAGTAGTGAAAGAATTAGAGTTGCAGTAGCCCAACAGGGGTACGGCTTAGATAAGTTAGTTTACGACCGTTCAGAGTTGGTAAGAAGAGAAGTTGCAAAACAAGGCTATGGCCTGCATATCCTAATCAATGATAATAGTTCCATCGTCAGAGCAGCCGTTGCTAGGCAAGGCTACGGTTTAGATAAGTTAGTGCATGACACTAGTGTAGATGTCCTGTTAGAGGTTATACATCACGGCTATGGCCTAGATGAATTAGTTAACAGTGCCAATAAATGGGTTAGAATAGAAGTGGCAAGACAAGGCTACGGTTTAGATAAGTTAATAACAGACCCACGTCCTGACGTGCGCCGTACAGTAGCCCATCAGGGTTATGGTCTAAATATCCTTGTTAACGATGTTGATAGAGACGTGCGTGAAGAGGTCGCCCGCCAAGGCTACGGCTTAGATATCCTAATTAACGATACAGATACCTACGTGAGAACTATAGCAAGAAATGTCTTGACCTATCTCAACAACAAGCGAGGTAATAACGTAAATGACCAGTATTGAGATGGATAACACTGTAGACGAGGAAACCCTAGAAGAGTGGTTAAATAGCGATAATATCCATCTTAGATACCAGTGCCTCCTAAGGGATTACGGACTCGATACCCTTGTTCATGATAAAGATGTTGCAATCCGTATGAAGATGGCAGAGTTAGGTAAAAAGTTAGATGTCCTAATCCATGATGAAAATAAATACGTAAGAGCAGAAGTCGCCAGACAAGGATACGGCCTAGACAGGCTGTTGATGATAAAGAAGCATTCGTCAGAGCAACCGTTGCTCAACAGGGCTATGGTTTAGAGAAATTGCTTAACGATAAAAGCGAAATGGTTAGAACAGTTGTCGCAGAGCGTGGCTATAAACTGAATTTAGCACTGTTCGATGAAAGTTATTCCGTAAGGAAAGAAGTGGTAAAACAAGGATACGGTTTAGATTGGTTGGTTAAAGATAAACATGAACAAGTGAGATTAGAGGTCGCACGCCAAGGCTACGGTTTAGATAAACTAGTTCACGATAAGTCTTGGGCAGTTAGAGCAGTAGTAGCACAACAGGGATATAGTCTTGATACTTTAATCCACGACAGTTCAGCGGGAGTTAGAAAAGCGGTAGCCAAGCAAGGCTACGGACCAGATGTCTTAATTCATGATAAAGACGCCCGTGTTAGAAAGTCTGTCGCAGACCAAGGCTACGGTTTAAATGTTCTAATGAACGATGAGAATTTCCTTGTGAGAATGGCAGTAGCGAAACAAAAGTATGGCCTAGATGTCCTAATAAACGATGAAGATGGGTATGTAAGAGCATATGCATTAGAAAACATGGACATCTCAACAAGAATGAAAACAAACCCATAAGCACTCAACTTTAAAATAGTAGAGTGCTTTTATTCAAGCATAGAACGTAAATATACTAAAACCGCCTTAACAGGTTTAAAACAAACAGATATGGGTTGTATCGGTGTAGTAATGGCTTTGAAGCATACACTGGTAGTAACAGGCCGGGGAACAACCGGTTAAAGTTTTATTAGGTGATTAAAAAGCAACATTAGGGGATAACGAATAATTGGACTGTTCGTGAAGTACTGCACAAGCCAGTTGGTGAATAAACTAATAGCCAGATAGTTAAGTAAATCGGGCCGAGCAAATCAGCAGAAGCATTACATACTGTAGCCTGTAATACAGCCGAACGGGAATAGAGTAGTCTTAGATAACAAAAATTAGAACAAGTAAAACAACAACAAGCACCCTACAATAATAGTAAGGTGTTTATATAGTCGTTGATAAATCATATACAAATTTAAAACACTGGCAATAAGTGATAGCCATAAAACTAACGTAACCACTGATAAATCATAGTCATACTTAAAATACTGGTAATAATAGTAAATTTAAAATGCTAGTAAAAGTAATGGCCATAAAACCAATATAACTACTGAAAAATCATAGGTAATTTAAAATACTGGCAGTAATGGTAAATTTAAAAGTGATTGACTTAATCGAGAGTGGTAGAATAATAGAGGTAAAGATGAAACAAGAAGTACTAGAAAACTTATTACATAGCGATAAATATATACATAGAAAAATCTGCGTCAGAGAAGGCTATAAATTAGATGTCCTAGTCCATGATAAAGATGCCGACGTTCGTTTAGACGTGGCTAAACGTGGTTACAGACTTGATGTCCTTGTTCACGATGAAGACCACAGAGTTAGAACAGAAGTCGCTAAGCATGGTTACGGACTGGATATTCTAATTAACGATGAACATGAATTTGTAAGAGGAGCAGTCGCTGAACAAGGATATGGCCTAGATGTCCTAATTCATGATAAGACAGCATGGGTAAGATGTGCCGTTGCACGCCAGGGATATGGATTAGATACCTTAGTCTGTGACGAAAACCCATGGGTGAGAGCAGCCGTAGCCGAACAGGGATACGGAATGAACTTTCTAATCCACGACAACAGTTGCATCGTGAGAGAGACGGCCGAAGCAACTATGAAAAGAAAAAGACGATTGAGTAAACACCAGAATTAGAGAGTGTAGTGCATTAAGACGCTTGATGGCTTAGAGTAGTTAGCAAATACTAACACAGGGGTCATAAATACAACATAAGAATTGTAATACAGCGTAAATAGTTATGCAGCAATCTGTACAGCGCCAATAAACACAGCCAACAAGAATATAGCGGAGATAGTACACAGCCAACAACCTCTAACATAAGGGTTCACAGAAGACCATAACCAGGCAGGTGATAAAAGCAGTACAGTTAAGATGAACTAGAAGGGTTAAATAAAGCGTAAACAATATGCAGAATGGGTAATACAATGGACCCATAATAGCACAATCATAAATAACTACTCCTGTCAAGTAAAATAATTATAAGTATTCCAAAAAACCAACTATATAATAAATGACATCCTAAATTGCTCCAGCAAAAAAACCAAAACCCACTCCATCCATTGCGCCAGCACGTGCCAGCATTGCACCGTCTTCCTTGCCATCGCCATCATCTCCTCTTCCCCTTACCATATTATATTCTTCTTATTTTATCGATTCTGTCTTTGGTATGTGTTTGTACAGTTCTTCGACCTGTACTTGTTTTTGGTCTTGTCGTAGTTGGTTTTATTAGTTTTTGGTTATTATCTTTTCTCCTGTTCTCCTTATTCCCATCATCTACATCTATTTCCTATACTCCTATCGGTTTCTGCTTTATTTGCAGTTGGCTTTTTGGTAGTTGTTTTTAGTTTTTACGCCCGTACATGACTCTGTCCTGTACTTGCTTATACGCTTCGCTTTTATGGGTGGAAGTATAGTGTTTTTTGCGGTTGGTCTTTGCTCGTGCAGTTGATACTCACCTGCACTTCCTAGCGAGCGTACAGCGAGCGATTAGGCTATGCCGGGATTCCTGCTGTGCCAGTGTTTTACATCCTGCTTTATAGATGACGTGTATAGTGCCACATCGTGGCAACTACTGTACTTCTCCTGCCGTGCATAGGTACGCTCGATGACGTACGTGCACTCCACATGCCCCCTCCTGTTTGACAGGAGGGGGCTAGATGCCCGGTGAGCGTACAGCGAGCGGGCAGTCCTGCGAGAGCAGGCATGCTTTTCCACATGTGTAACAAGCATGCACGACATGTACTGCTCTACTGCTATGGCCAGTCATCGCCAGTACCCTTTACGATACGCAGAGTGCGGAGAAGTAAAGCAAACTCCCCTATGGACGTCATCTTATGAGCGTTAGGCGAGTAAGTGATGGACAGGCAGACTTAACATGACGAGCAGTCAGCGAGTTCAGGTTACAGGATGCACCTACATATCTATTGAATTATACTGGACAGGTATAATGAGAAAGAGAGGGAGGAGGGGGTTTGCTCGAGGGTTCGTCTGCGGAAACGGGTCAAAATCAGTTAAAATGACATTATATATCAATTTTTAATTACTTTAAGTCCTTCTTGTATCTTTTATAAGCAAAACTGATATAGTTATCGAAGAAAGGTTGTTAAAAACATAGGGTAGCAAAGCATGAAGGATAAGAATGAAAACTTTTCAGACTATATTGATAGTTTGTTACAAAATGATAGTGAGGATGTTGAAGACATCTTGGATATTATCAGAGAAGGCTCTGATAGTGACGAGGAAACTACCGAATTGGAGTATATTCAACCGATGAGGCTTAATCATGGTAGAGGTCTTAAAACTGATTTGGATATACATAATACAGAAACTGATAGCATTATTACTAAGACGGCTCATGAAGAAAGTCCTAAGATTTTTAATCAAGATGAGTTACTCTATAAGGTTGAGGAAATTGGTAGTAAGACATTGGTTGGAGATAAAGGTGATTTAGTTGTTAATTCTTCTGGTCTTACTCTATCTGAATATTTTAAACATAAAAGAGCCAAGAGAGAACGTAACAGTTTAAGTAAGATTGTTAAGTCAGTTAAGGATAATGAGGTAATTGATACTGACAATATCTATCGTAAAGGATATCAAGAGCAATTGGTTAAATTAAAAGGCCTTGGTAAAGAGCAGGTTAGAGAAGGAACTGTTAAAGAGAATACTAGAGATTTTTTAAGAAGATATAACAAGACTGGTGTGTATGAAAAGAATATATTACACTTCCTTGGTATTGATAAAAAAAATCTTGAAGAGTTGTTAAGCCCTGATAGTAATTTATCTGAAAAAGAAAAGGCTAAGTTATTAAGTGTTGGTTATTATACAGGTAAGAGAAGTGTTAATGAGGATAAAGGAAGAAAGCGTAAGAGTTATATTTCCTTTGGTGATTTAGATGTTCTATACTTTATTGACTTGGTTAAATTGGCTAGTTTAAATAATTTGATGTATGCTACTGGGCGTACTAAAAGTAGTATATACCAGCAGTTGTTAAAGTTACAGAGAATGGGTATAACAAGATGTTTACAAGTGTTCAATTCACCTGGTGTATGGATATTAACTAACCTTGGTAGAGCGTTGATTGGAAGTAATCGCAGAACTGTAAATAGAGAACAGGCAGGGCTTAGCAGTCTTGCAGAACGTATCTATGTAAACCATGTTGTTGCTTGCTTATATAGTGGTTGTTTAAATATTTTAAATCTTCCAGAATACCCCGTATATAATCGTTGTGACCCTGTTTCAGGTGAGATGATTAAGGGTGAATACATTATTCCGGAAATGGATATTATGAGTAGTTATTACTCTAAGATGTATGATGTCAAGGGTGGTCTATTCGTTAAAGATAACTATAAAGGTGAAACATCACGCATTATGAGAAATATGTGGGAAACGGCTTGGCGTACTTGGGAAAATAGTGGCAGAAAGGCTGATAGCCCGGAGTTTGAAATTGGTAATGAGTATATGTATCTGTTAATGTATGACGGTATCGGTCAAGAGTATTTACTGCCTGATATTGTAGTTAGACGTGGCAGAAATAAAGATGGTAGTCCTAATTCTATTGCGATTGAGGTTGAGAAATCAATTAAGACAGAAGAGGAATATATACGTAAACTAAGTATGTACAAGACTGACAATAGGGTCTATGGAAAAGTAATTTACATAACAAGTGATAGGGCCATTGTTGAGCGTATTAAGAAGTGTGCAGAACAGATTAACTTTACAAATTATGATATTGTGCCAATGATTAACAAAGATGGTCTTGTTGATGGAAATGAAAATAAATGGAGAATATAATGTATGCCTTTTAAGAGAAATGAAGAATTATTTAATCTAAAATTAGAATTTAGTGAGTGCCCGTTTTATGATGACGAGTTGGGTAACGATTATTCTTTAAGTGGATGGATTGGTAATTTTAATTTAGATTTAGTGTTAAGTTATGGACTGGTTATTGGTGCTAGTGATACGCATATTATACCTGACCATGATATTGCGTACTCTGTATTAGGGGATATTGTTAAGTGTAAGGATTTCCCCGTGGTTAACGGGGAAATTACCGAAATGCTTGTTGTTAGTATTTTAACTCATGAGAACAGAGGTTACTATGCAAGAGATTTTGAGTATGACGGTAGTTATATTATTCAGCGTGGTCCTTTTAAAGGCAGAAGATTTAGAGTGAATATGGGCAGAACGTTCGGTTTTACACAAATGACTTTTAGAGCAATTAATGATAAGATTCTTACTCTTGAAGAGGCAGATGTTGACAGTGAGTTAAGAGGCTATTTTGATAACGGTGCTGGTGTTATTCTAGTGTGTGGAGCAACCGGCTCTGGTAAGACAAGCACGTTGGCAGCCATTATTCAGGATATATTAATGACGAGTCGTAAGAAGATTGTTACGATTGAGAAACCGATTGAATATATATTTTCTGATGATGGTTTAGGAACGATTGTTCAGAGAGATGTGCCAAATGATAGTAGAAGTTTTGGTAGTGGCTTAACCAGTTCAATGCGTAGTGCGTTGAATATTATAATGATTGGTGAGGTTCGTAATCGTGATGAAGTTGATGAGTTGTTAAGAGCATCTGAAACAGGACATTTAGCGGTATCAACAATTCATACAGTTAATAATGTGGTTACATTAAATCGTATTAGAAATCTGTATGAAGGTAATGAACAGTTGAGAGTGTTAAGTACTCTAGGTGATAATTTAAGATGTATTATTAATCAGGTACTGGTTAAAAATAAAGAAGGAACCAAGCGTTTTCCTGTTAGGGAAATATTACCGATTACCTATGAGATTAGAAAACTTATTCAAGAAGATAAAATTGGCGAAGTGCGTAAAATGCAAGAAGATAATCAAGAAACAATGGAGCATAAACTAATTGCTTTATATCGTAATGACTTGATAACCTACGAAGAGGCTCGTAGTCATGCCCCAGACCAATCTTATTTTGATTATCTGTTGAATAAAGGAACTAGATGATTTTTGTCTAGTTTTTTTTATTTTTTATTAACTTATATGACCGGTGTCCTGGTGTGGAGATATTCTTGTATAATATAAATATAGGGGTAAAACTGATATATTGTGCGTAAATAGAAAATATTTATGGATAATATAGATTACCCTAATTACAGAAAGGAAAGATTATGAATTTTAAAAATTTAAGTAAAAAGATTACGGCTTTTGCACTATCTGCATTTACAGTATTAACCCTTGCAGGTGGTGTATTACAGTCAGTGTCAGCGAACGGTGGTTCAGGCTCAGGTGGTTCTGGTGGTGGCCAAGTAACAGGCGACAATCCAGGCTATACAGTATGGTTTGACCAGTGGGGTGCTGATGGAGAACCTGCTCAAGGTTGGGGCGAAGCGTCTATGAACAACATGCAGGCTCGTATTGAAGGCATGCTTGGTAAGACAATGAATCCTAACGCTTATGGTGGAACACGCCCGTATTTAGAGATTTATCAACAGGCTGCACGTGAAGCACTTGCAGATGCACAAGCCCGTTCCGCTACAGGCCGTGCAAGAATTGTCGGCGTCACAAGTATTTATTGGGACGGTGGCGACAATATGCAGGCCGCTTATGACTCAAAAGCAAATGTTATGCGTCTTGCAGGAACACGTCCTGGTACAGTAGATGAACTACCTGATAACACAGGTTGGTCTACTACTTATAACAATGGTGATGGTGCTAACGGTACTAACTGGAGAGATTGGTTAGAGCAGTATGGTGTTGCTGAGGCAGCAGATACTAACCTAACTATGATTGTATGGGCAGTTGCTGAAGGTGAGCCAGTTCCACCAAACATTGAACTTAAACTTAAGAAAATAAACGCACTTCCTACGTTAACACAAGGAAACAACTGTTATGCACAGGATTTGAGTGGCGCTGAATATGAGGTTCACCGCAAGGCTGACCTATCAGATACACCTTTATATACATTGGTGACTGATGCAACTGGTAACGTTAAGGCTCCAGAACAGATTCCTTTTGATTCTGCTAATCCTTATTTATATGTAAAAGAAACTAAGGCTCCTAAGGGTTATAAGTTAGACCCTGAGGTACATGTTGTTTCTCCTTATAAGAAAGATAGTTGGTTAGTCACTTCTTATGAAGAACCTATGAATGACCCTGTTGCTATTAAATTAACTAAGATTTCAGAAGATTTGGTTGAAAACCCTGCATCACTTGAGGGTGCTGAATTTACAGTTAAGTTCTACGCAGGTCAGTACACTAAGGAGACTCTTCCTGAGACACCTACTCGTACTTGGGTTATCAAGACAGTTAAGAATGCTAGTGGTAAGTACATTACTGGTTTACGTGATGAGTGGAAAGTATCAGGAGATGACTTCTATTTGACACAAGCAGGATTCCCTACTTTACCTTTAGGTACAGTTACAGTTGAGGAAACTAAGGCTCCTAAGGGTTATACTTTAAAGAACAAGACTTTAAA